AAAGGTGATACAGGTTCTACTGGTCCTAAAGGTGATACAGGTTCTACTGGTCCTAAAGGTGATACAGGTTCTACTGGTCCTAAAGGTGATACAGGTTCTACTGGTCCTAAAGGTGATACTGGATCTATTGGACCTAAAGGTGATACAGGATCTACTGGTCCTAAAGGTGATACAGGTTCTACTGGTCCTAAAGGTGATACAGGTTCTACTGGTCCTAAAGGTGATACTGGATCTATTGGACCTAAAGGTGATACTGGTTCTACTGGTGCTAAAGGTGATACAGGTTCTACTGGACCTAAAGGTGATACAGGTTCTACTGGTCCTAAAGGTGATACAGGTTCTACTGGTCCTAAAGGTGATACAGGTTCTACTGGTCCTAAAGGTGATACAGGTTCTACTGGTCCTAAAGGTGATACAGGTTCTACTGGTCCTAAAGGTGATACAGGTTCTACTGGTCCTAAAGGTGATACAGGTTCTACTGGTCCTAAAGGTGATACAGGTTCTACTGGTCCTAAAGGTGATACAGGTTCTACTGGTCCTAAAGGTGATACTGGATCTACAGGTCCTAAAGGTGATACAGGTTCTACTGGTCCTAAAGGTGATACTGGATCTACAGGTCCTAAAGGTGATACAGGTTCTACTGGTCCTAAAGGTGATACTGGATCTACAGGTCCTAAAGGTGATACTGGATCTACAGGTCCTAAAGGTGATAAAGGCGATACAGGTGCTACAGGTCCTACAGGTCCTAAAGGTGATAATGGTGCTACTGGTCCTACTGGACAAAAAGGTGATACAGGTTCTACAGGTCCTACTGGTCAAAAAGGGGAAACAGGAGCTACAGGTCAAGGAATAACTGGACCGACAGGGCAACGAGGACCTACAGGTGCAACAGGGCAACAAGGACCTACAGGTTCAATTGGTTTAACAGGACCTACAGGACCTATAAATGGTATTTTACAATATTATTTTTCTGGTGATTCAGCAGGTTTCCAAAGTTTAATAGGTATAAATAAACAAACAAATGAAGTTCCTATTTTCCCTATATTTGGAGGTTTATTGTATGGTTTTTCTTTACAATTATCAAATAATGCAAGTGTTAGTTTAGGAACAGTTAATATCTATGTAATGAATTTACGCTATGGATCATATACATCAGGTGTAACTAATAGTGGTAGTACGGGTGTTATGGCTACTATTAGATTTTCGGCTACGTCATCAAATATTACAATGCCAAATCCATCATGTATAAATATTAAATTGGGTGAGACATTATTAATACCTACAAATAATATTGTATATAGGACGCCTAATAATGCTACAGGTTTATTCCAAAATTATCCAACGGCCTCATTTAAAGTAGAATGGATAAGCGGTCCTCAAACAGAATACTTTCAAAGGGGTGATGCAATTGGTTTAGTATCTGATACGGGATTAAGTAATTGTGTAATTATTTTATATACAAATTAATATTTATTATTATATACATTAATTATATATGGAAACACAAAATATAATATTTATAATAACAATAATTACATCAATTTTAATATCTATAACTGATCTTGGTGCATCTAGTGTAGAAGTTGCAGCAGATGCGGCAACTGTAGGTGTAGCAGGTGTTCCCGCAGGAATTGCAGATTTAGGAATAGAATTAATTACTGAGGCTATACAAAATATTATTATAACGGTCAGTATTTTATATTTAAGCGGCGTTAAAAGTGTATGGTCTTGGATATTAATTTTTATCGTTGTATTTATGTCAATAATTGATATAATACTATCAATAGTTCAAATACCAATACCTTACATTGACGTATTAAAATTAATTACCGAAGTATTTACAGAATTAATACAAAATGGTATATTAATTGGCGTTTTCGTAAAAAATTCAGATATTATAAAACAATAATAAAAAAATAATAAAACAATAATAAAAAAATAATAAAACAATAATAAAAAATAATAAAACAATAATAAAAATAATTAAACAATAATAAAAAATAATAAAATAAATTATAATAAAATAATAAAACAAATAAAACTATAAATAAAATATACTTTATTATTATATATGAGAACTAAATCTAATCGTGTTAAAAAATTAAAAAATATATTATTAATACTTGTTATATTTTTAGTAATATTGAATACTGATAAATTAAACAAATCAGCAACAATATTTGTTGTAGCTTTATTGGTATCTTGGTTGTTCATATATAATTATATATGGTATAATAGACAACAAACATTAACTATAAATAATGATATTTAAATAGTAAAATTCATTGGTAATTCATTAATGATAGTATGATACATATTTTGTATAGTATTTATTTTATATGTTTCTTTGACATGAACAATATTAATTGCCGTTCCTTTTCTACCAAATCTACCACTTCTACCAATTCTATGAATATAAGATGACATTTGTGATATATCAGGTAATTCATAATTGATAACTAATGAAATTTGTTGAATATCAATACCTCTAGATAATAAGTCAGTAGATATTAATATTCTTGTTTTTCCCGTTTTAAATTCTGACATGATATTATTCCTATCTTCAGTAGATAAACCTCCATGAATAACTGAAATAGTAAAACCATCATTTATTAATGCAGCTTTTAATTCATTAGCTTTTTTTTTAGAATTTACATAAATTATTGCTTGGTTAATTGATATTTTATTATATAATTCTTTTAAGATCAATAATTTTTCATTGTAATTACCTATGACAATATAATATTGTTTTATGCCATCTAATGTCACTTCTTCAGGTTTTAAAGTTTTTATAATTGGGTTTAACATAAATTGTTTTGTCATATTTAAAAATTGTTCGGGCATGGTAGCAGAAAATAAACATATATTAATTTTTCCACTAGAACGAACTATATATTGTATATTATCTAAAAATATATCCTTTAATAATTCATCAGCTTCATCCATTATTAAACATTTCATATTATCAGATCTTATTATTTTTTTTTCCATATAATGATGAATTTTACCAGGTGTTCCAATTATTACACATGGATTTCTGTTAATAATATTTTTAATTTCATTATAATTAACATGTCTATCTTCTTTAACACATAATAAAACCTTGACTTTCATATAACACGCTAAATCTTGACATACTAACATTACTTGTCTAGCTAATTCTCTAGTAGGTAAAATAATTAATACTTGACAACCATTAACATTAACATCTATTTTGTTTAACGAACCAATTATAAATGTCCCTGTTTTACCAGTTCCTGATTGAGATTGTATTACTAAATCACGATTTAAATTAAATAATTGAATAGCATATGCTTGGACAAATGATGGCTTTTCAAAACCATAAGATATTATTCCATGTAATAAATCATTTGATAAATTCATATTTTCAAATTCATCAATTAATTTAACATCTTCATCTTGTTTATTTTCTAATTCTTTGTCCAATTCTTTGTCCAATTCTTTGTTTGATTCTTTATTTGATTCTTTATTTGATTCTTTATTTGATTCTTTATTTGAATCTTGATCTTCATCAAAATAAGAACTCGTAAATTTTTCAGAATATTCACAAGTTTCCCAAGTTTCCCATAAATTTTTACCGTCTTTTGTTAATATATTTTCCATTATATAGTTATTTATTGTATGTATTTATGTATAATTATATATAAAATTCATAGTAATAATAAAAAATATCATTTTTTTTTATACTAAATCCATGGCATAAGCTATATTATCTATAAATTCAGTAATATTACAAGATACTATTACGGTCTTGTTATAAATACAATCTTGAAATTCGCAATCATGCCTATCTATAATTTTCCATGTAGTTTTATCTTTAATTGTTTCATAATCATCTTTGTATAATAATTGTATTATTTCTTTACAACCATTATCATATAATTTTTCAGCAATAGATCTAATACATACGCAAAATTGTTCAGGGTTATTATTATATAATATCTCATATAATTCAGCGACATTATTTTCATAAATTTTACAAATTATAGAAACGTCTTGAAATGTCTCTTGAATAGTTTCGTATTTGTTATCGAAAATATATTTATATTCAAAATCGTGCATATATTATTAATGTTATTATAATTATTATGATAATTTTATTATGATAATGATAATTATATATTATTATTAATTTTAATTTCATTTTTTTTTAATAATATTAAAATGATATTTTTAAAATAACATAATTATTTATGATTTTAATAAAAAATCATGTGTATAAATACTATTATTATTATTATTTATAACATTATATAATGTTTAATTATTGGCATAATGTTAATAATATACCAGAATTAGTAGATAATTATATTACAAATTCAATAAAAACTTATAATTTAGTAAAAGATTTTAATTTTACTAATAATTTTAATAAAGATAAACAAATTTTATCTCTTATTTCGGATGAATGTTCAAGATATTCATATATTTATAATTTATTAATATTGTTAAATACTATTAAAAAAGATATTTTTAAAACTACTATTTTAAAAATTAACCAACATGTAAATAATATTGATAATGATAAAGATATATATAAACAATTAATAAAATTTTACAAATTACATAAATCGAATATGGACCGTGATGATATCAAATTTTGCGAAAGAATTTTTGACAGATACATTATATCAGGTATTGAAAATCAACAAATATCACAAATAAAAAAAGTATTAAATAAATTGGAAAGTGAATTATATATTGATAATTCTAGTGAAAAAATAGAAATGGATACTTATAAAATATTGATGAAATGTTCGGAAAATGAAGCAGAAAGGAAAAAAATAGAATTATATAATTCAGTGAGATTTTATAATAAAATAATAAATTTATCAAAATTAATAATTTGTAGAAATGAATATTCTAAAAAATTAGGTTTTAATAATTATACAGAATTTAAATATAGAAATACTACACTAAATAGTATGAATATTAAAACAATGTTAGAATTTTTAACTAATTATTTTAATTTAATAAAATGTCAAGATTTTATAAATATAGTCCAAAAAGAAAAAAAAACAAAAATAGGAACTTGGGATATAGATTTTTATTGTAATAAATTAAATGAATATAATAATAAATATAGTTTAAAATTACAAGCAATATTAGAAATATTTGAAAATTTGTTTATGATAAATTTTGTATTAATAAAAAAAAAGAAAATAAATGATATTTATAATAATGATTACGAGATATTTCAAAATAATACAAAAATAGGAAAAATTAGTATAATAGAATTAGATAATATGTTAAGTGAATGTTATATATTAAACTCTTGGGCCAAATATGAAAATGCTACGTTATTGCCCTATATTGTGATTACTATGTCTAATAGAAAAACAAGTAGTTATAATAGTATTTCAATTATATTTAAAAATATATTTTATGCTATTCATACATGTTTAAACAAAAATAAATATGAAATATTAAGCGGTAGCAATGTATCAAAAGACAATTTAGAATTAATAACAAAATTGATGGATTATGTATGTTGGGATAGCCGTATAATAATGGCATTAATAAACGAGAAAAAAGATATGGTTAATAATATCAAAAAAAATAAATTAATAACAAATAATATTATTGATTTGAGATATTGTGCTTTAACTATTTATGATATCATAATTTATACGCCGGATTTTATAAATAAAATAGCATCAATCATAGAAGATAAAAATAAAAAAGAAGAACAAAAAAAGAAAGATTTAATAATTATTTTTACACAATTAAACAATTATTTTATAAACAAAATAATTAACAAAAATCAAGAAATGGAAATAAACAACGGAACAATTTATCCAGATTTGTTAGAATATTTCATTGATGATTACGATTGGTTTTCTATTTTGTATGCCAATATGTGTGCCGATAAATTATTTTCTGATTTATGTAAACAAGGTAAAAATATGAGTGATATAATAAAAATGTCAATATTACCAATTTATAAAAATTTTACTTATAATTATTATGAAGCAGTAGGTTTATTAAATAATGACGAAGAAGCCGAATTTAATGATAGTGATGATTTAATAGAAACTGAAAATACCGAAAGTTTGAAAAGGTATTCCAAGTATATTAAAGGACTAAATTAATTTAATTATCGATTATTTATACTTTTATAAAAAAAAAATGAATTTTTAACAAATTAATAAATACAATGGTCTTATATATATTAATACTATATATAATAATAATGTCAGCTTTATTTTTGAGAAGAAGATTAAATGATATGAAAATGCTACATAATAATCCTGAAGACTTTATGGATGCTTATCCTGATCCTGACGATTTAAATAAATGGTACTTCTTGTTAACAAATTTTAAAAATTGTGATTATGAAGGAGGTTATTATTTAGGTATAATTATTTTAGATGATGGATATCCTTTTAAAGCGGGTAGTATTAGAATGCTAACGCCATCAGGTAGATTTAATATTAATAAAAATATTTGTGTTACGGCAACATCCTATCATCAAAACGAATACATTCCCGCATGGAATATTAAAACATTGGTTATAGCATTCCAAAGTATAATGTCATCAGATAATCAAGAAGATCATGGTCTATCTCATATTAGATTATCTGAAACATCACATGAAAAAAGAAAAGAATTTGCTAAAAATACAATTAAATATAATATCGAAAATCACTTTGATATTATTACCAAATTTAATCGTTTTATAGATGATAAAGGTTATCCATTAAAAACAATTATTATGCCAGAAAAAAAAACTAAAAATAATGATAACGATAATATTACTTCTATTAAAGAAGAAAACAAAACAAAAATTAAAGAAACAGAAACTAATGAAGCAACTAAGGAAACAGAAACTAATGAAGCAACTAAGGAAACAGAAACTAATGAAGCAACTAAGGAAACAGAAACTAATGAAGCAGCTAAGGAAGAAACAAAAGAAGAAACAATAGAAGAAATTAAACAAATAGTAGACAAAAAAGTTAAAAAACCTAGAAAAAATACAAAAGTTGAAGAAATAGTAGAAGAAACAAAAGAAGAAACAATAGAAGAACTTAAACAAATAGTAGACAAAAAAGTTAGAAAACCTAGAAAAAATACAAAAGTTGAAGAAATAGTAAAAGAAACAAAAAATCAAGAAAAAATAGAAGACACCAAAATTCAAGAAAAACCAAAAAGAAAATACACTAGAAAATCTCAAGATACAACAAATGCAGATCCAAAGCCAAGAACAAATAAAAAGTCAAGTTTTTTAGGTATATAATGAAAAAAAAATGATATTTTAAATCAATCGCGTATTATATTATTTTATACATATACAAATATATTAATTATAATGGTCAAAAATACTTCAGGAGGTAATAAACATAAAAAACAAAAACGCGTATCAAATTATGATAAAAAAGAAGTAGAAAAACTAATATTAGCAGATAATAAAGCAGATATTAAACAATTATATGCCCAAGTTATTAAAAAAGTTGGTGGCAAAAGATTACAAGTTAAATGTTCCGATGGTAAAGAAAGAAGTTGTAGAATACCGGGATCATTTTATAAGCGTGTATGGTTTAATGTTGGTGATATAATGTTATGTGAATTAAACACAATTGGAAATGATGACATGTTATGTGCAGCATTATTAAAATATGATGAAAATCAAATAAATTCCTTAAGAATGAATGGTCATTTAGATTTTATTAATAATGATACAGATAATATAGAAGATGATCAACATTTAATTAAAAAAGAATCCGATTATGTAAATACTATAACAGATACGACAGTTGAAAAAAAATTGGAAATAGAATATGACGATGATGATGATGATGGTGTTGATTATTTAGCTAGTGGCAATAAAGAAATAAAAAATTGTGATGTTGATGAGGATATTTTCTTTCTATGATTTTTTATAATGTTTTATCTAGATTTTGGTAATTATCAAAAACAAATAATTAATAAAACAAGATGACAAATTTATTTAAAATTATTTTAATCTTTTAAGAGGTTAATATTATAACTAATTTGTTTTAATAATTAGCAGTTTTTATAATTATTATCATTATTATCAATAATATCATTGTTGTCAATAATATTATTATTATTATTATCAATAACATTAACATTATCATTATTATTAACATCATTATTATTATCAATAACATTATTATTATTATCATTATTATCATTATTTTCAGTATTCATAATTTCATCAATAGCAAAAATATTAATTATGTTATTATTATTTACCAATAAATTTAAAAAATGTGTATAAATACTTGTTAATATATGAATACGGGCTACGTGATGTTCTCGTATTAATTTTGCAGCCATTTCACAAGAAAACCAATTAATATCTCCTATTTCTCCTTGTTCATTTATTTTATCTAAATTAAAATCTATTGTTTCTTTATTATACATTGCAACATAATATATATACTTGTATATTATTCCATCAGTTCCTAAAAATACTTCTTCTATTGGCATTATTTTATCAAATATAGTAATATCTTCTTTTTCTAATCCTGTTTCTTCAGTAAATTCTCTTAAAGCGCAATCTAAATCTGATTCTCTATAATTTTTTTTCCCTTTAGGAAATCCCCATTCTTGGTAAGTATAAATTGTTTTTTCAGAATTAATATAAAAACTTAATGGTAATATACCTTCTTCCGTACTATTTTTTATTTTCTCAAATTTTTTTTGTGCATTAATATAATCATTTTTATAAACACGATTAGAATTCACGGCTTGCTCAGTATCATAACTCCACATATCATCCCATAATTCTTTAAATGTCAAAGTATTTAATTTTTGTTTTTCTGAATCTAACATTTGTCTAAATAATGAACAAATACCATTAATATCATCACTCTTATATCTACCTCTCAAAAAATCAGTATAACCAATTGAATGTTTTCTTGATATCATTAAAAAATTTATACAGTTTTTTAATTCACAAAATAATTTTAATGTTTCTTGAGAATTTATTTGTATATTATTAGAACCATTTAAAGTATATGGACCATTTAAAATATCATATATTTGCATTTTTTTATTATTGTTTAAAGTTTTAATATTAATTAAAATAATTCCATAACTCGTAATTGGTTTATTACAATTCCTAGACAAATGACCTTTTATACCACAATTATTACAGTGCATATTTTTATAGTAATTTAAATTATTATATGATGTTTTTTTATAATTTTTTCCATTGTCAAAAAAACTCATTCAAGTTCTAATAATTGTAATAGTTATTAAATATTTAAATATAAATTATTAGTAAATTAACAAAAATATAATAATTAATAATAAAAAAATATAATAATATTATTAATTATAATCAATAATAAAAAATAATTACAAGTAAAAATAAAAGTAATTACGAGTAAAAATAATTATAAGTAAAAATAATTACAATTAAAAATAAAATAATCACAAGTAAAAATAAAAGTAGTTACGAGTAATAATAATAATTAATAATAAAAAATAATTACGAGTAAAAATAAAATGATAAAAAAATAATTATAATTAATGATTTAATACATTTATTTTACTAACTTTAAAAAGTTAGTAGCTTTATAATATTCATCATAAAACATTTGTATTTCATTTTCAGTTGCCATATCATATAAATATCCCATAATGGTAATATTTTCAGCATTATTTACAATTTTTGTTTGTTCTACTTTTATTTTTACGATATCATCTTTAACAACAGGTTTATATTGTTTATCATTATATTTATATTTTAATTCATTACCTTGAAAAATAAAATTATTATGCATGCGGTCAGGTATTATAATAACATTAATAGGACCATTTTTTGCCATTATTAAAACTTTAGTAATATTTTCTAATTGACACAATATAAAAGTATCATTTAATGGTTTACATAATATAACTGATGCCATAATATTAAAATTCGCCCCACTTTCTGTATTATTGATATCACATGTTCCATCACTCTTGTCAATTATTTTTATTATATCAATTATATAACCATAATTTTTATAACATTTTGATTTATATTGAGTTATTATATTTTCTTTTAAATTATTATAAATATTTTCATTCATTTGATCAGGCTTTAACATTACTGAAAAATATAAAACTGTAGAAATATATGGACTTGTTATATTCATATTTATTTATATATTATATGAATAAATATTTTATTATATATGTTTTTAAATTCATTTTTATTTCTTAATAAAAAATATTTAATTTATTTTATTCTTGTTTTATTCTTTTTATTTAAATTATCTATAATTATTCAAATTATCATTATTACTCTTTTTTATTATTAATATCATCAACGATATAATTATTCAAATTATCATTATTCAAATTATTATTATTATTAGTATTATTATTTTCAACATGACTATTATTTAATATTGAAGACATACGATTAATAGGTTCATGATTTAGGAAAATAATTTTGCTATTATTCGTTGATCCAATAGTATTAATAGTATCTAAATGTTGTATTGTTAAAACAAAATCTAATATTTTATTAGGTTCAATATTAAATTCTTTTGACATTTTATTTATACTTTCTTCATAACCAGACAAAATAGCTAATCTTTGTAAGGACATACCTTCACCTTGTAATGTTTTCTTTCTTTCAGCCTCAGCTTTTTTAACATATCCAAAATAAAATTAGCTTCAGAATCATTAATAGCAGCTTTATTTTTTTGTGAAGCATTAACTTTATTAATAGCATTGGCAATTTCTGTTGGTAATTGTATATCAGTAACAAGAACATTATTAATTTCATAACCATAATTAAGAATTTCTTTACCAACATGTTCATTAATCATGGATATCTTGTTGTGATGTTAATACTTCTAAAATAGTTTTTTTAGGAATACTATTTCTAATTTCACTTTCTACTAATGATTTTAATTGTTCTTTAGGATCATCTAAAGTATAAAATGCTTTTTCAGATAATTTGGGTTTAATACGAGTCTGTATAGCTATATTAATCCATAAAGAACCATCCTTAGCAGGAACATGAAAATTAAATGATGATTGATGTATTTTATTTGATACCAAATGTATTTTATCAACATAAGGTATTTTAAAATTTAAACCAGGAGATTTAATAGACTTGAATTTACCAAATCTAGTATGAATACCAGTGTTATTAGTAGGAACGATTTTAAACATATTATTAACTATTATTATTATTAATTATTAATTATTATTCTACCAACTTTATAATTTTTTTTTCATTTTTTTTAATAAAATTGAAATTATTTTTTTATAGTGAATCTTTAAGATATATACAAAATACTACAAACAAAATGATTGAACTACAACAAAATTGTCATTTAGATAATGATTATCCTATGGATTTGTTATCATTCTTTGATAAATATGAACCTATTGATACTTTAAGTGAAGCTTTGGAACAAGCAACAACTTTGAAACAAATATATGATAATAATAAAGAAAATGATTATGATATGGAATTAAATAATTATGACAAATATGATTTTAATAAGATTTGTCATAATGGAAACAAAATTTTATCTACCAGAATTCAGCGTTTTAATCATGAACTTTTAAAATTATACTTTGATTATAAAAACAATAAAAAAGAAACAATAAAAAATATATTAATAAAAATACGTATGGTTTCTGATATAATTCTGTGTCACGAACGACAAACGTGTAATAATAAAAATTGCATTATTATGGGCTTAATCGATTGTATTATTGATAATATAAAACATCATTTTTATACTTGGCCAAATACTAATGAAATTAATGTTATTATAAAACAAGCACAATATTTCAAAAAGTTAAGTGATTATGGTTTAGGTCGTGAAACGTATGGTCAAATTTATTCAGAAGTAAAATTGCGAAAGAATATTGCGGGGAAAGATTGGGGCAAAGATATCAAAAAATTCGTTAGGAAAAATATTGTTCAAACTCGCATATCATTATTTAATGAAGAAAGATATAAATTATATTTATTATGTACAGAAAACAAAAATATTTTTAATCATACAGAATTAACTAAAATATTATTACGAATATTTGATGCAACAAAGTACATTATCCAATATGAAAATATTACAACAATTGTTTAAGATATAAAAAAAATTTTAATATTTTTTATTTCAAATAATAATTATTGTTTTAAAATCTTTTTTTTTATTAATTAATTTCAATAATCCATTTTTTATCTTTTTTAACGGCATTAAAATTTTCTTTTAAATAATCATGATGTTTTGCGAGTTCTTCATTATCATTAATAATCATAGTATAAGTATTAACAGGTATATTATCTACTTTAATATTATTAGTTTTAACTTCGATATGTAATTTTTTATGAACATTTTCTAATAATTGTTGTTTATAATAATCTACTCTATCTTCTAAATTATAAGGGAATTTATAAACCGGATGATCTTTTGGTATCATCATATAAGTGAATTTATTTTTAGCTTTAGTAGTTGAGTATTTTTCCATAAATAATAATTTATTTTCAATATTAGAACATAATAAATTCCTAGTAACTTTACTTCCGTCACTAATACCTAATTTTTTAGATATATTTTTTAAATAATTTTTATCTTTTGCCGTTATACAAACAGCACCAAATAAATTTGGAATACCAACACCACGTTTTTTCTCGGTTGTTTTGTCCCTTTTCTCTCGTATTTTGAAAACATCTTTATTAGCTAACATTAATTCATTTTTACCTTTTCTCTTGGACATTTCTTTGTCAATAACACCTACTATATCAAATTCCTCGCGATTATCATAATATTCAAAAACATCATTAAAATTATATGATTTAGCATCTGCAACACTAATATTTTCAGTTTCAATACTACTTTCACCGACAATTAAATTTCTAATATTTGCAAATTTATCAACATTATTAATATAATCATATAATGTTAAACCTGATACAAAATCTTTATGAATATTAGTTCTATAATACATAGTAATATTTTCTGGTTGATTGAATGGTTGAAAAATATAATAACCACCAATATAAATTAAATATCCCGGATTATTAAGTTTATCGTGAATTACATTTTTAAAGTTATTAAAATCGTTTTCAGAAACAGGTATTAATTGTTCTAATGCTTTTAATACGAAAAAATCATCAAATAATGTTTTTTTATCTTTAGCATATGTATCTTTTACATATTCAATAATTTCTTCTATTTTATACATATAAGATATTTTGAACATTTCTTTAATTTTTTCAATTGCATTATTTATTTCGTTCTTTGACATATTTTTATTAAAAGTCGTTAAATCGATATCGTTAGGTAATAAATTATTATAAATATTCTTTTCTTTATTATAATATTTTGAATTTAACAATGGATCCATACATAAATAATTACAATCAGTAAAATCACATATTTGAGGACATATTACTTTATTATTTGGGTTTGGTTGTCCTGGACTAACACAATCTTTATATTCTTTTAATTCCTCGGGGAATATATTACCATTTCTATTTAAAGGACAATCTATAGCGGCTTCTTTAATACCTCTCTCTACTTGTTTTATTAATAAATATTTTTGTTCTGCTTTTTGATATAATTTTTCTTCACTAGATAGTTCTTTTTCTAATGCTACAACATATTTATAAACATGAACCTCAGGATATTTATAACTATCATTAATCATATTCATATGTGAACAATTTCTTATTGCCCTACCTATAACTTGATCTACCGTACCAAAATTATAATACACATCTAAAATATGAACTTCTGCTATATTTGCAAAATCAATACCTTCAGTCATTACTTTTGATCCTAAAACTAATTTAATATATTTACCATTTTTATTTTTAACATTATTAAAAACTGAATTTAATATTCGTTGTTTGTCTTGAGCTATAATATCTACAGTATCTTCAGGATTTTTACCTGTAAAAGATATAAATGTACTTGGATAAAATTCATGATCAGTTATATTTTTATTTTGTTTATGATGTAATAAACTGTTTCCACAATAATAACATAGTGTTTCGTCAGTTATTTTATAATTAGAATAATTTTCTTCATATTCTAAATAGCCATTTTGTAATAATACTTCTTTAAATAATTCTATACCTACTTTCACTAAATTGGAATAAACAAAACAAGTTCTAGGTCCTTTTTGACCTGATACTAATTTATTAATGTTTGTTAATGCATCATGAAATTTACTTGAAAAATTTCTTAAATATTTTAATTTCATAATAGATCCTGTAATTGTTTTAGAAACATCAGAATAAGTAATAAATTCTTCATTAACATTATTTTCAACACCTAATAATTCCGCTATTTTTTTATTTAATAATTCTGAATGTAATTTTAATTGTTGTTTTAAAATACCAATACCTTCAGGTCCTGATACTGATGTTAAACTTTTTTTATTTTCTGATAAAGCTGGGAAAGCAAAATTTGCAACTGATTCCGATTTTTTATCTAAAGCATCACTAGCCATTTCTACAATTTTAGTATAAGCGTCATTTTGAAAAGATGACATTATACATCTCGTTACTTTTGTAAATAATAATTCCTTAGGTTTCTCACCTACTTCTACTCTTTTAGCAAAAATTAATGGATCTGCACCACGTAAATATGATACATATCCTTGCGCTTTTTTTTTCAAATATTCTAAACCACCGGGTCTCAAAGCCATAGTATGATTTTTGTCTCCTGTAAAAATCTTTTCTCTTTTTACTAAATCATCTTGAGGTCTAATAAAATTTAATAATTCGACTATATCATCTGCTAAATTTTTCATAGGGGTAGCTGTTAATAAGACTATTTTTAAATTAATTGATTTTTTTATTATACTAGATAAAGCATCACCATATTGATTTCCGGTTAATCTATGAGCTTCATCTACTATAATAATTGTATTGTTTAATTGTAATATTCTATCAACTGAAAATTCTCTAACGAATTCACCTTCTTGATCTTTTCTATATACTTTTTTAACTTTACCATCATCGGTTTTTACTGTTTCTGTACTTTTTTCACCTGTTACTTTCCTATAAAATGTTCTATGTGTCATAAATTTATAATATTGTAATGCCGTATTTAAAGCATTTTTATATGCTCTAGTTTTATCGGCTTCATTTACTAATAATTTATCTGCTTCACTTAAATATTTATTTCCTGTTAATTTAATGAGATCATTCTTCCATTTTTCTTTAATTAAGGTTCCTGGAACTAGAACTAATATCTTATTACCATATTTTTCTACTAAATCTACAAACATTTCTGCAATAGCTATACCTGCTCCGGTCTTGCCTGTTCCTGTTCCGTGAACAACCAATAAACCTCGATACGGCGTTTCCATGTTTATGAAATTACTTAATAATGCTTGATGCTCATATAATGCAAACTTTCTGGCACAAATTTTATTACGATATTCTTTGACATTTTCATAATTTTCTACGTTATCTCTTTCAGGATATTTATTACCATAAAATTCTCGTTTTCTATAAATTTTTTCTTGAAAATTTGGTTCATTTACACTAGGATATGAATATTCAATTTTCATATATTTAATTAATTCATCTATATCATCACTTGTATTTTTATTATCTTTTAAATTATCCATATTTATATATATAATTCATATATATTTATTTTTATAATTTAAAAACTTTTTTATTATGCAATTATTATCCAAATATTAAATATTTTTGAAATATTTTCGGAAAAATAATTTACAATTAATAAAATATTTATATTTTACTAATTGTAAATTATTTTTGAAATATTTTCGGAAAAATAATTTACAATTAATAAAATATTTATATTTTACTAATTTATTTATAACACAAAAAATATTAAATTATAAAAATATCATACTTGATTTTGTGCTATCAACGATATTTTTTTTAAACTGGTTATTAATCCGTTAACATATTCTAGCATTTTTATATTATTACCATTATTATACTTTATATCTGTTATATAAGTTTGCAATATAGATAATATAATTTTTGCGACATTTTTTATATTGACACCAATTAAAAAATTGGTGATTTTGTATATATTATACATATTAGTTGGTGTAATGGAATCTGCATAATATACATGATATTCATTATTTAATTTTAAGATTACGCAAGAAAACCAATGACCGATATCACGACGACTATTATCAATATGCAAAGGTAGTATATAATTTTTCCTTTCTTTTAAATTTAATATTAAATTAAAAATTCTTTTAATTTTAAATGAAGTTCTCATGATTATTTCATTTAAATCATCATTATTTATATTTTTGACAAGAAGGTATGGAACGAAATTGCCCAATTGTTCCGCGCAAAAATCAGTAATTGTAGAACAATCGGTAGATACCATAATTACATTTATTAAATCATCAATATTATTATATATTTTATATCCTTCGTATTCACGAGGGGCGGGTAGGGAATCAATAGGCATTATATACGTTTTGTTATCTACATTTTTTAAAGGTATATGATTAATAGGATAACTTAAATCATGTTCTTCTAATAAACTTTGAACATTTAAAACACCAGCCCATTCAACACAACCGTCGAAATACTTGATTTTATTATTATTTATACTAAATTGTGTCTTGTTAATATAATCAACATTGTCCATTTTACACATGTGATTCATTAATTTTGCGCAAGCATTAATATTGTTAAAATATATAGTTCTATCGTTAATATTTTGAATATTATACCATTGCATATCGTATTTCATGCAATACATCATGTATAAAATATTAACCACGCTATAAATGCCACATGCGTTGTAATGGCGATAAACATTTTGGTCAAAACATGGTAATTGATAATACTTTATATTATTATTTTTTCTAGGTGCTACATCGGTTAATATCAAATGAGGTTTTTTATATACCATATTAAAGTGATTTCCATATTTAATATTATAATTATTCGAATGATTTCTAATATAAGTAAAACCAAAAGTGCTATAAAAAGACGAAATAGCTTCATTATCTGTCCATAGCCATGTGTCATTATTTAAATTATCTAATACATAATTTAATAAATATTCAATATAACTTTTATTTCTATAATCCTTGTCAACGCACACATAACCAAGTTCTCCCTGATATTTAACATTATTTATATTTAAAACTGAATGATTAAAATATGTTGCCGAACAAATATATTTATCGTTATTTTTATTACGCAATACATATATTGTCTTTGGCGAGTCCCCCCTGCTAGGTGCTCCCCAATGACAAATATTCATTAATCTTGTTATTTTATCATTTGTATTATTATAAGCAGTAATTTCATAATTATTTAATTTGTTTGGCATATTATATTTCATATTCCAATAATTATGAATTATATCTTCTTCTCTAGCTTGTCTAAGTCTTTCTGCTTTTTCACTAGCTCGTCTTTCTGCTTCTTCACTAGCTCGTCTTTCTGCTTCTTCACTAGCTCGTCTTTCTGCTTCTTCACTAGCTCGTCTTTCTGCTTCTTCTGCTTCTCTAGCTAGTCTATCAGCTTCTTCTCTAGCTCGTCTTTCCGCTTCTTCTGCTTCTCTAGCTCGTCTTTCTGCTTCTTCACTGGCTCGTCTTTCTGCTTCTTCACTAGCTCGTCTTTCTGCTTCTTCACTAGCTCGTCTTTCTGCTTCTTCTCTAGCTCGTCTTTCCGCTTCTTCTCTAGCTATTCTTTCTACTTCTTCTGCTTCTCTAGCTCGTCTATCAGCTTCTTCTCTAGCTCGTCTATCAGCTTCTTCTCTAGCTCGTCTTTCCGCTTCTTCTCTAGCTATTCTTTCTGCTTCTTCTGCTTCTCTAGCTCGTCTATTAGCTTCTTCTCTAGCTCGTCTTTCTGCTTCTTCTCTAGCTCGTCTTTCCGCTTCTTCTCTAGCTATTCTTTCTGCTTCTTCTGCTTCTCTAGCTCGTCTATCAGCTTCTTCTCTAGCTATTCTTTCTGCTTCTTCTGCTTCTCTAGCTCGTCTATCAGCTTCTTCTCTAGCTCGTCTATCAGCTTCTTCTCTAGCTATTCTTTCTGCTTCTTCTGCTTCTCTAGCTCGTCTGTTAGCTTCTTCTCTAGCTCGTATATCAGCTTCTTCTCTAGCGCGTCTTCTTTTCTGTCTTTCTGCTTCTTCTTGTCTTCGTCTTTCTGCATCAGTATCATAATTTTCAGTTATGACCTCATCGGCATCGTCATTTTCCGTCATGATCTCACCATAATTTAATATAGGTGATGTGTTTATACTTTTTGATGTTTTATCATGGTCTATGTTTTTGTATTTTTTAATTTTTTTATTAATAAAGAAAATATAATTAGCTAACGTAACTTCGTCAATATTAATATCATTACCTTGCTCTAAATATAATTTAAGCATTAATAATTTTTCTAATTTTTTAGTTTTATTCATTATATAATATTAATACATAAAAATTATAATTAAATATAAAAAAAGTAATCTTTATTATTAATTAAATCTATTTAATTGCTCTTTTAACATAATTTATTTGACGATAATTTTCTTTGATAGGATATACACGATTTTAAGTAATCAAGAATTTTTAGTGTATCAAGACAAAGAATATTTTTTATCATCGTCAAAATTATATACAATATGATCTTTATTGTCAAAATATTTTAATTCTTACTCTATCCATGATCTTATTTGATTACTTTTAATATTTATTTTAGGTTTTTGTTTTGTCTTAACTACTTTTTTATTAAACAAATATTCATATTTTTAATATACCCGTTATGATTACTTTTTATAATTTTAATAAATCTCAAATAATATAAAATCTTAATTTATATGTATATAGACCTAAAAATTATGGTCAATAAAGAAAAACAAGAAAACGAAATAAAAAAAATAACAATAAAGGTAACAAAAATAAGGGAAAAGAAAGACAAAAAATAAAGGAGCAATATAAAATCAGAGATCATGAAATTTTAGATAAAATATTTATAAACATGATAACCTTCGGCATTTAATTTATTTACATATTCAAAATTAGTAATACTTGGTAATTCAGTTATTTTAACATCATAATATGGTCTAGTAAATATTTTATTAGCATTAAAAGGACCTAGAGGTATATTCTTTTTTAAAAAATACGAAACGGGAACAAAATTATCGATTTTAATAAATTTATCATTGTTAATATTTTTGTTAGTAAATGTTCTAGGCTCAGAACATTCATCTAATTTAATATTATTACCATATAATAAAATGTCCATAAAAGACATTTCATTAGTATTACTAACTATATATACGTTAAAGCTTATTAGATATATTAATTTAATAGATGTATTATTTTAATAATTATTAAACATCTTGTTAATAAATATTATTTTCATTTTTTTTAATTATTTAATAAAAAGAAAACTAGTTGTAATAAAAAATTAACATAATTGTTCTTTAATGGTGCAATATTTACTCACTAATACATGATCTAGTATATTATAATATTTATTTATTTTGCTGTATCATAATTTTTAGTATAATCATTAAAATAATTAAAACTAAGAATGAACCAACCAATTAAAAATACCAAAAATCACGAACTATTATACAAAGACCATTTACTGAATCTAACAAGTTGAATCTAGGATCAATAAAATATATACCGATTAATATTAAAGAATACGTAATAATTAATGCAAGAAAACATGGTATTATTATTTGTAATATATGTATTATATACTCATATATAATTCCATTTATATTTTTATTTGATATTTCAAAATATTTTGTAATTTTATATTGTCTATTTTTTCTATTAAATAAATTATCATAATTATATTTTTCATAGTTATCGTTTTTAAACATTTTTGATTTTAATTTATTTACGAATTTAATATCATCACTACCATGTATAAAATCAGCATACATGTGTTTTTTCCAAATGTTTATTGATTTTATATGTTTTAATTTTTTCATTAAATATATTAATTAATTCAAGTTTTTCTCTTAATAATTGTGTTAGCATTATTTATATAATATTGATAAATTAGTTGCAACATTAATAAATATATTTGTTCTAAATTTTTAATTTCATTTTTAAAACACGTAATTTATAAAATATAATATAATGGTTATAATATTAAATGTCTACAAAATACTTAGTTGATCCAACAGATCCCAAAACCGTTAGAGTAGTTCCCGAATCATATATTGATGATTTATTAACTGCCAATCCTAAAATAAACAATTTTATTTTTCCTGATGGAAACTATTATCTAAAATCAGTTTTACAAATTACGAAATCAGGTATCAAAATATTAGGAGAAAGTAAAGAAAGTTGTAAAGTTCATATTTTTCAAAAAGATATAACAAAAGATGGCTTGTCGTTAAAAAATGTAATGGATGTCCAAATTCAATATATATCCGTACATGTTCCTCATCCTAGTAAAATTGCATTAAGTGTTGCTAGTGCAAATATGACTAAAATAGAAAATTGCCATTTTTATGGTAACAATAATTATTTTACTATATATTATGCTGGACCTAGTTTTTTAACTGAAGGTAAAGAAACATTAGATGCTTATAATGCAAGTAATTTAGATTATGGCAATGTGTTTAGAAAAAATGTCGTATATTCATCTTGGTCAGGTGATAGTGTATCATTTTCATTACAAAATCGTAGTATATTTACTGGTAATGTTATAAGAGGAGGTAAAGTAGCTATATATATGTGTAAAAATACATTTATGACTAGTAATTTATTATATGATTCAGGAACGAATGGAATTCACGTATCTTTGCCATGTTATAATTTGCAAATAAAATATAATAGAATTTATGAATGCGATTATTCAGGTATTAAAATAACAAACCAATTAGAACATGGACCTTTTGTAGCTAGCAAATATTATTTATTGATTGCTTATAATTATATTTATGATTCTAAAATATATGCAATTGAAGCAAATGATATTATTAGAGGAAAAATATTAAATAATAAATTTATTCAAACAGATAATTTTGGTATTTATTGCTTGCGCTGTTCTGATATTGAAATAGCAAACAATAAAATGTCATATTTTACAAATGGTGTATGGATAGAAAATAGTAAAGAAATAAATATAAATACCAATGTATTTTATTCCGTTTATCCAGATATAGCGCAAAGTTTAGCAAAAATAGTTAGATCGAGTAATAATAAAATCTACAATAATGAATGCAATGGTCAATTATCAGGAACAAATATTAGTGTATCTAGTGATTCTACGGATACCTTCTTGGACAATAACCAGTTTAATAAATGGTTTCCATACCCTCAAGAATGTGATATTACTAAATAATATCATAATTTAATTAAAATAATATTATAAATAATATTATAAATAATATTACAAATAATATTAAAATAATTTATAAAAAATGTTGTTAATTTTTTGGATATTTTTTTTTAATTTATATAATTACTATAATTATATATGACATGTTATAACAAATTTTTAAATTCTAAATTTAATTTATTAAAAATTAATCCAACTAAACCAAATATTCAAATTCATAATTATTATTTAGGTGTATTTATGAAAAATTTTGATAGACATTTAAATGATCCGGAATTAATAGAAGTAGTCCAAGCTCCTTCAGGTTCTAGAATAGAAGATTATTATCCTTTGGTAATAGAAGCCTTAAATAAACGTGGTAATTGGCAATGTTTAACAACTAATCAAGCATTAAATAACTTGTACATGACTTTTTCTTTTACAAATGCGACAAGTATTCTTACAAAATCATATGGTAATTATCGATTTTTATTAAATTCCATTGATCATTATATTTCCAATAAAGCTAGTTTTTACGATAAATTTTCATCTAATGATTTCATTGTTAAATATATTAAATTAAATAAAGATAATATTAATGATATTAATAATAATATTAATAATGACATTAATAATATATTAAATAAATTTGATGGAATGAGTGTAATATTAAAACCTGATAAAGGTAGTGTATCTAGTGGTATTTTAGTATTGGATAAATTCGATAAAGATATCATTATATCTCATATTAAAGAAAGTAAATACTATAGTTGGACAATATCAGAAGTATTTTTGCCTAAATTATATGATGGATATATTATATCAAATCGTATTTATTTTTTAGTAGTAAAAATAAACAACAAACAAGTAAAATCATATTTTTATAAAGATTTTATGAATTATCGAGCTGATAAAAGATTTAATGGTGATATTAGAATAAAAGAAGAATTTTTAACTAATTATATGGATCCAGATAATCCTAATGCTGATGAAATTTTTGTAAAAACTAGATTCGTCCCTCATGAAGATTGGTTAAATTCTTTTGATGAAGAAACACAGAATAAAATATATGCAAAATTAAAAGAAATATTTTATTGTATTACTGATACTATAAAAGATGATTTGATATGTTATAATGATAATATATTAAAAAATCCTAAATTAGACAATCGTTATAATGATATTGTAGGATTTCATATTTATGGTGCTGATGCATTAATTAACGAAAAAGGTGATATTAAAATAATAGAAATGAATGGTGCTCCTGCATTTAATGTTAAAACAAGATATTATAACATTCCAAGAAGGATAGATTATTTTGTAGTAATGGAAGAAATTATACAAAAAACGCTTGATTTAGTATATGAACCATTGTATAGGCAGGAAAAATTAGATAATTTTATAAATGTATATGATAATATTAAAAACAATACTAATATTACTAAATTATTTTATGTTCCAAAATCTATTATAGAAACATATAGATTTATATTTGATGCATTAAATTCTAGAAAATATATTACTAGAACAAAGAATATGTTCGATGATATTGACATATTCTATGGTTTAAGAGAACGTTATATAGTACCTCAATCTAGTATGAATTATTATGATGAATTAATAAATTATAAAATATCTGACAGAATGAAAAAAGCAAAAATAATTAATAAAATTCAAGGTATTACTTATTATTTGGCCAGTAAAGATGGTTTATATAAAAAAATGGTTAATAGGTATGGCGACAGTTATACACACAAAATGCATCCAGAAAGTATAATAGTTTATTATACGAATGACAGAAAAAAGTTATATAATCAAATAAAACATGCAATGCATAAATATAACGATGTTCAAAAATGGATAGTAAAGCCAGTGCATGGTTCTAGAGGTTTAGGAATAAAAATATTTAATAAATCATTTGCGGTAATAGAAAACATAACGAAATATATAATTGATTCTAGCGAAACGGGTTTTGATTTGTGTAGAAAAACTAACCAATATACTTTTGATGGTCAAGAATTAATAATTAAAGAACTTAAAAAATATAAATATTGGATAATATCAAGATATATTGATAAACCTCATTTATTTAAAAATGAAACATCAAATTCTCATTATTTAGATTTTATTACTAAAAAACCAACAATTTTATATAAAAAATATAATATTCGTTTTTATGTATTAATTGTATTAGATAAATTACCTACATTTAGTGATTTAGATAATTTTGATATTAGTAATAATAATTCAATTATGAATGTATATTTATATACTGATTATATGTTATACTTTTCAATGTTAAATTATTATGATGATAATATTAACGAAAAATATAAAAATTTGCCATCAAATATTATAAATGACATGAAACATTTAACTAACTTGGAAATGGTAAACATAGTTAGTCAACATGTTGATATTGATCCTGTCCAAGTTAAAAAAGATGTTACTTGTATGTTTTCTGATGTTTACAAAAAAAATAGTCCAGAATTTATAGCAGTGAAATCACAAATTATAACAATTGTTAAAAAAACGATAAATTCAGTAAAAAATGAATTAAGACCATTGAATCGACATGAAAATTATAAAAGTTGTTTTAATTTATTAGCTTATGATAGTCTTCTCGATGAAGATGGTAAATTATGGATTGTTGAAATTAATCGTGGTCCAGATATGATAGGTTTGAAATATAATATAGGGGAATCAGGATGTTATGAAATGTTTGATGAAATATTTAAATTAAGTGTGGATAAATTTTATCCCGATTGTTGTAATTTTAATCCAAATGATATCCATTTATTTGAAAAAATAAATATTAAATATAATATTGTTAATAATTAATAATATTATATTTAATATTTAAAAAAATGAATATTAATTATTGTTAAGTGTTATTGATCGTCGTTAAGTGTTATTGATCATCGTTAAGTGTTATTGATAATTATTAACAATATTATTTTTTTTGTTATATATTGTTTTTTAGATAAATTTAAATATTTTTTCAATTTTATATGCGATAAAATAAGTAAAATAATATGTTATTTATTTAAATATAATGCTAGAGGACTCGGAAATATTAAATTCAGAAAATAACGAGATGTCAGAAAATAACGAGATGTCAGAAAACGAAAACTCTGAAAATAATGAAAAATCAGAAAATAATGAAAAATCAGAAAATAAATGTAAAAAGTTTGATTGGAATAGAAAAGATGGTCTAAAAAACCGTATTGAAAGTATTACTGATAAAAGTATATTATATGAAATATATCATATTTTAAAAAAACATGAACCTGAATGTATTAAAAATGGAATGCAAAATAATTGTGGATTTCATATATATTTTCAAAATTTAAAACAGGAAACATATCATTTAATAAATGAATGTTTGAAATCACATGAAAAATAAAAATGAAATAATTAAACTAATATATATAAATATATTAACATATAAATAAATATAATGTCAAAGTTAATAACTTTTGAATATATATGTAATTATATTAAAAATATGAAAACATATGATACTATTGAAATGGAAATAATACAAGAAGAAAAAGAAGAACCATATACTTTATTAAGTCCTGGTAAAACTGATACAATAGAAAAATTACCGGTAAAAATAAAAAACTTTTTTGGTAATGACATAACAAAACTGAAACGTAATGGATCTTATAATAACAAATTGTCATTTTATGCGTGTATATTAAATGCATTTGATAATGATTTTTATAAGAATAATAAAAAAGAAAAAAGTATTAATGAATTTAAATCTAATATGTTGTATAATTTAAATCATTTGAAATTGTTCGATTATTTTTGTTATAAAAATTTAAAATGGAAAAAAAAAGATATTGTCGAAGACATACATAATAATAATATTAGTTTTTACGTTGTTCGTTTTATTATGGATTTTTTGAACATAAATATAATAATTTTAGATTTAAATAACGAAGATATTTACATATATTATCCGGAAGAAAAATTTGATATTCATAAAAATTGTATAATACTTACTCAATATTGCAATAATTACGAATTAATAACACATGATGATTATACGTGGTCATCGAAAAATCCAAATTTTATAACAATGTTAAAAAATACAGTAAATGTAAAAACTTTAAATTTTGATTTAAGTCCTAAAAAAAATACCAAAATATTTGATATACAAGATAATTATTATAATAAATTGTCAATGTATATGGATTCGGGTATTTATTTTTTAAATTAAGTGTATTACGTAATGATAAACAATTATTTTGTTTTTTTTATTAATTTTTTGTTTTTGTTTTTTATAATTATGTAGTTTATGTGGAAAAAGTTATCGTCTATTCATACATAAACAATAATAATGGTATTTATATATTTTTTTACAAAAATAAAAATGATTAAAATATCTTAAATATGATATATATACAGTAAATATAAATATAAATTATGAATATAAAGGATTTTATTAATTATATCATAACTTTTGAAAGCGTTGATAAAATATTAGATAGTTATAAAACGCAAGCTGAAAAAGGTTTTATTTTTGAAAGATTATTTGATATTATTATTAAATTTGGTTTTTGTGATATATTTCCTAATACTGAATACAAACATCTAATTGGTAATTCCAATGATGCAAAACTCAAAGTTTTAGAAAATTTTGATAAATATTTAAATAAAAATGTATTTAGTGGTAAATCTAGTGGTTGTTCTGATATTACGTTATTAAATAAACATGATAATACGTATGTATTTATTAGTTCTAAATATCCAAAAACAAATAACGATATAAAAAATCAAAAGTCAGTGAATTATTATAACATTCAAAATATTATGGCTATTGTATTGAAAAATATACATATTTACAAAAATTATAAAATATTTATCGTCGTTCCAAATAAAAAAAATGTTTTAAATAAAGTTAAAAAAACGAACAAATCAAGTTCATATATTACTGAGCATATGACAGAAGATAATATTTTAGATAAAACTGATTTGAATAAATATTTTTTGATATTTAAGCAACATATATTAAACAATATAGATAAAGATTGGAATGGAATATATTCAAAAGAACGTTTAAAATTAAGGTTCCATCAAGAATTAATTACACAAAAAACAAGTGATTTAATTGAAGAAGGTAATAAAACTTTTCTATGGGGATGCAAATGTCGTTCTGGTAAAACGTATATGTTAGGTGGTATTATTAATAAACAATTAAAAATAAAAAATAAATTAAATGTATTAATTATCACTCCTGCTCCTACAGAAACATTGCCGCAATTTACTGATGATTTATTTAATAAGTTTAAAGATTTTGATATTTTCAAAATTCATAATATTAAATGTTCAAAAATGATAAATGATATTGAAATAAGTGAAAATAATATATTTATAATGTCAAAGCAATTATTACAAAAATATATTAACAAAGAAACTATTAAAAAAATTAAAAATTTAAAATTAGATATCATTGGTTTTGATGAAAATCATTTTTCTGGAACAACAGATTTGTCAAAAGATATTTTAGAATCATACTCATCAAAAAATACAATAAAAATATATTTAACAGCAACATACAATAAACCATTAAAAGAATGGTTAATAGTTAAAGAATGTCAATTATTTTGGGATTTAGAAGACGAACAAATTTGTAAAAGTATATTAATTGATGAAAATAATATTAATAAATTAAAAGAAAAACATGAAGAAAAATATATTTTAAATACCATAAAATATTTTACTGATCTAGGATTAACAATTAAAGATATTTTTAAAGTTTATCAAAATATGCCAAATTTATTTTTGATTACCAATATGTTTGATCAAGAAAGATATGAAATTATTAAACAAAAAATAATGTCTTCTTGTTATGGATTTAGTTTTGATGTTTTATTTTCTTTAAATAAAGAAAATATTTTTGCTTATACTAATGAAGTAAAAACTATATTAAGATATATTTCAGGATCAGAAAAAGAAATAGATTATAAAACTGAAGATAGATCAATATTTACAAGAATCAATAATACTTGTTCCCGAGTTCCGTATATACAAATTTGGTTTTTGCCATCAGACAACATTAATTTAATTTCTGAAAATTTAAAAAAATTAATGCTACAAGATAAAATACTTAAAAATTATAATGTATTATGCATTAATCGAAAAAATACCGATTTAGCAAAAGATATAAAGGATGAAATTTTAAAAGAAGAAATTATTGCTAGAAGTGAAAATAAAGCGGGCTTAATTTTATTGGCTGGCAATATGTTAAATTTAGGTATTACTATTGATAATTGTGACGTGGTAATTTTGATGAATAATACTATATCGTCTGATAAAGTTATGCAACAAATGTATAGATGTATGACAGAAGGACAAAATAAAAAATATGGTTATGTCGTTGATTTAAATATTAGTCGAGTTTTACAAACTTGTATTAATTACACAGTTCATAAAAGTGATAATAATTTAGAAGATAAAATTAAATATTTAATATCAAATAATTTAATTAATATAGATATTGACATGATGTTAAACAAAGAATTAAATAGTGATATAATAATTAAAAAAATATTAGAAATATGGAAAAGTGATCCAATAAATAATTTTAAAACACTTTTGAAAAATTTAGATAATGATTATGTTACTTTTGATAATCCTACACAAAAATTGTTAAATAATACTTTTACTAGTTCATTAAAAGATAACAAGGTAAAAACAATTATTGAATTTGACGATGAAGATATACAAGATTTACCTTCTGGTAAAAAAAAAATTAAACAAGAAGATATTAAAAAAGATATTAAAAAAGATATTAAAAAAGAAATTATTATATCCTTTACGAAAGATGTATTGCCTTACGTAATTCCATTAACTTGTATTTTAACTATAAATAATAAAAATAAAGATTTTATAGATATGTTAAATATTATAAAAAATAATAAAGAACTATTAGAAATATTTGATGATCAATGTTTAATTTGGTGGAATAAAAAAGATTTGATAAATATTATTCATGACATAACAAATAAGTATTTTGATAAATCTTCAAATACTTATTTGATATCTGTACAATTTAAATTATCTTTAGAAAGCTTATTAGACAGACCTAATGAATTATTAAATTTAATCAATGATTGCTTAAAACCAAAATCACAAGAGAAAAAGATGTATGGTGAAGTTTTTACTCCTATAAATTTTATTAATAATATGTTACTAGATTTAGAAAATTATTATTTTTCTAAAAATAATATAAATATTTACACTAACGAAAAATTAACTTGGTATGATCCTTGCTCAGGCATGGGAAATTTTCATATATGTGTGTTTTACAAATTAATGGAAGGATTAAAAGATAAAATACAAGATTTAAAATTGAGAAAAAAACATATATTAGAAAAACAATTATATTTTGGCGAATTGAATAAAAAAAATTGTTTCATAATTAAACAAATATTCGATATTAATAATGAATATAAATTAAATCTATATGAAGGTGATACATTAAAAATAGATTTATTAAAAGTATTTAATAAAGATAATTTTGATATTATTCTAGGAAATCCTCCATATAATGAAGAATTAAAAACTAAAAAAGGTTCTGCTTCTGCATTATATAATAAATTTATTGAGTTATATTTAGATAAATGTAATATATTAACTTTTGTAGTTCCTTCTAGATGGTTTTCAGGTGGCAAAGGTTTAGATAAATTTAGGTCTATGATGTTAAAAAGGACAGATATAGTATATATAAAACATTATGATGATGCAAAAAAAATATTTGGTAATTTAGTAGATATTAAAGGTGGTATAAATTCTTTTTTGATTGACAAAGAATATGTTGGTATGTGTAATTATAATGGTTCTGAATTAGAATTAAATAAATATGATGTATTTGTAGATAAAAAATATTATAATATTATAGATAAAATACGTGTTTACAAATCAATTAGTGATATATTTATAGGTCAATCATATTCAGGTATAAATTCAAATGATAAAAAATTAATAGATACAAAATCTGACACTTCATTATTATGTTATGTATCTAAACAAAAAGGTTTTGTTAAATACATAGAAAAAAATCAAATTACAAAAAACCGAGATTTTAATAAATGGAAGGTTATTACAGCAGAAGCAGCATATGAAGCTCATAGTGGTTTCGGAAACATATTTGTTGGAAAACCTAATGAATTATGTAATCAAAGTTATGTTATATTTGAAGTAAGTTCAGAAAATGAAGCAAAATCATTATTAAGTTATTTAAAATGTAAATTACCTAATTTCCTATTATCTTTAAGAAAATCATCTCAACATATTAGTAAAGAAACATGTAAATGGATTCCATTACCTCCATTAAACAAAGTATGGACTGATATAGAAGTTTATAATTATTATAATTTATCTGAAAATGAAATTAAATTAATAAAAGAAACTAAAATTATTGGCTATAAAGATGTATAATTTATTATAATTATTATCATATGCTTTATTTTTTTATAATATAACAATTTAAAATGTCTTTAAAAGGCTTAACCTAAAGAATTATTAGAATTAATAAATGATTGTTTAAAATCAAAAAAAATAGAAAAACAGATAAATGGTGAAATATTTACTTCTATGATTTTAATAAATGAAATGTTAGATAAACTAAAAAAAATATTTAAAAAAATATACAATTTTAGGTGACTTATTTTTTTATAACAGTATAACAACTACACAAATATCATTATTAGCATATATATTTTGAAAATCAGTGCAATTTATAATTTGGTTGGCATATAAAATAAATAATAAGCTTAAAAACAATGTAAATGTCAATGTTTATTTCTTATTTTTTTTAAATTTTTTTATTAATATATGTCTAAAAAAATAAGAATATTTAGAAATGATTTAAAATATAAAAAATATAGAAATATAAATTATGACATATTAGACGACGAAAGTAAAAAGATGTATGATGAAGATTATGAAATGTCTGATAGTATAGAATATAGGATGTCAGAATTTAATCAACAAAAATGTTATTTAGATTTAAATTATATGGAATTAAGTGAAATACCGTTGCTGGAAAATAACATAACACATTTATCAATAAGTGGTAATAAATTAAAAAATATTCTAGATATTTCAAATTTAACAAATTTAAAATATTTTGATTGTAGTCATAATCAAATAAAAGAACTAAAATTGCCTCTAAATTTGGTTGAATTATCTTGTTCTAATAATAAATTTGAGAATTTGGATTTTTTAACTAAAAATAATTATGATAAATTAGAATATTTAAATTGTAGTAATAATAAAATAGAAAAAATAGAAAATTTGAAATGTAACAATTTGAAATATTTAGAATGTGAAAATAATAACATAACTAATATCCAAAAATTTGATAAATTAATAGAACTTGATTGTAAGAATAATAAACTGAAGAAATTAAATTCGTATCCAAAATTAAAATACCTGTTATGTGAATACAATTATATTACTGAAATAAACGATTATCCCTGTTTATACGATTTATGTTGTGCTTACAATAGTATAAATAAAATTAGTAATATACCTAAAATTAAGTTTATAAATTGTATATATAATACTAAAGAACTACATTTACCATATTTTGAAAAGTTAATAGAATTAAACTGCGATGTAAATATTAATATATCTACACAATATAAAATTCTAGTAGTTGATAAATATAAAAAAATATGTGCTAATTTAGTTTTTGAATGCGTCTAGTATTATAGTTATTTTATATAGTGTATATTTATATTTATATTTATAATGGAAACAATAACTAAAGAAGATTTTCAAAATTTATGTAATCAAACTGAACTAGATCCTGTTAATATGGTAGATCCTGATGAAATGGTAAAACAGATAACAAATATATTGTCATATATGGATAAGCAATTAGGACCTGGAGGCAAGTTTAGAAATAAAAACGATAAAAATTACGAAAATCATATGTGTAATAAATTTCAAAGTTTTGTAGAAAATTATCCGTTTATATTTTATAAAATTATTAGAAATGAAGACATATCGCCATTATTATCAATGTTGCAAGAAATAAGAATGATTAAAAAAGGTGTAAAAACTTTTGAAGAATCAGAAAATAATGTAGTAAATGGTCTACTAAATAAATATGTCAAAAAGAATATTAAATAAGATTTAAATTATTTTTTAAAATGTTATTGATTTTTTTTTTTTAAAATTTAATATATATTATGAACAAAAATTGTGATCAAATATTTATAAAATATTATGGCATCAGGATTAAAGGTAATGCAAATTATTGTAATGAAAAATATATTTTACTAAATAATATTTTATATAAAAATGTAAATAATAATTTGGTAATGATTAATGACGTTAATTATATATTTTATGACAATAATAAAAATAACATATACAGTGTAAAAAATAATGTAGTTAAAAAAATAATAGGTTCAGGTAATTTAATATATGATACTAATAAAAAAATCACATTTGAATATGTAAATTTTAAATGGATAAGGGTTAATATTTGTATTCCTGATATTATTAATTTAAAATATAAAGGTATTGCCATAACAAACATATGCGAATTATCTTCAGTAAATGATTATACTTATTGTTTTGTTGAATCAATATGTTCATTATTTATTAAAGATAATTGTGAATGGGTAATTATACAAGATAAAGATTATTATTTTTATGATATTTGTAATAAACATATTTTATATATTTATTGTTGTAATAACTCGTTAAAATATCGTAATTTGCCGTGTCAAAAGAAAATAATTACTGACACTGAAGGTAACACTTATTTTTGTAAAAATGGTAAATGGCATGAAAAATGTGAAAGTCATGAAAATCCAATTTGTAATCATTGTAATTGTAATAATATAGGTATAACTGGTCCTACAGGACCTAAAGGTGATAATGGAATTACAGGACCTACAGGACCTAAAGGTGATAATTGTGATAATGGAATTACTGGCCCAACAGGTCCACAAGGAAACCAAGGACCAACAGGACCAATAGGTCAAACAGGACCACAAGGAAATCAAGGACCTACAGGTCCACAAGGAAATCAAGGAGCTACTGGTCCACAAGGAAATCAAGGAGCTACTGGTCCACAAGGAAATCAAGGAGCTACTGGTCCACAAGGAAATCAAGGTTCTACAGGTCCAACAGGTCCACAAGGAAACCAAGGAGCTACTGGTCCACAAGGAAATCAAGGTTCTACAGGTCCAACAGGACCACAAGGAAACCAAGGAGCTACTGGTCCACAAGGAAATCAAGGTTCTACAGGTCCAACAGGACCAATTGGTCAAACAGGTCCACAAGGAAACCAAGGAGCTACTGGTCCACAAGGAAATCAAGGTTCTACAGGACCAACAGGACCAATTGGTCAAACAGGACCACAAGGAAATCAAGGTTCTACAGGACCAACAGGACCAATTGGTCAAACAGGACCACAAGGAAACCAAGGAGCTACTGGTCCACAAGGAAATCAAGGTTCTACAGGACCAACAGGACCAATTGGACAAACAGGACCACAAGGAAATCAAGGTTCTACAGGACCAACAGGACCAACAGGATCAATTGGTCAAACAGGACCACAAGGAAATCAAGGTTCTACAGGACCAACCGGACCAATTGGACAAACAGGACCACAAGGAAACCAAGGTTCTACAGGTCAAACAGGCCCACAAGGAAATCAAGGAGCTACAGGTCCCCAAGGAAATCAAGGTTCTACAGGACCAACTGGACCAATTGGAGCGACCGGCCCACAAGGTAATCAAGGAGCTACAGGTCCAACAGGATCACAAGGTAATCAAGGTCAAACTGGTCCTACAGGCTCACAAGGAAATCAAGGTCAAACTGGTCCTACAGGTGCCCAAGGAAATCAAGGTCAAACTGGTCCTACAGGTGCCCAAGGAAATCAAGGTCAAACTGGTCCTACAGGTGCCCAAGGAAATCAAGGTCAAACTGGTCCTACAGGTGCCCAAGGAAATCAAGGTCAAACTGGTCCTACAGGTGCCCAAGGAAATCAAGGTCAAACTGGTCCTACAGGTGCCCAAGGAAATCAAGGTCAAACTGGTCCTACAGGCTCACAAGGAAATCAAGGTCAAACTGGTCCTACAGGTGCCCAAGGAAATCAAGGTCAAACTGGTCCCACAGGTGCTCAAGGTAATCAAGGAGCTACCGGACCTACGGGTGCTCAAGGTAATCAAGGTCAAACAGGTCCTACCGGATCACAAGGAAATCAAGGTCAAACTGGTCCTACAGGACCAACTGGTTCACAAGGAAATCAAGGTCAAACTGGTCCTACAGGTGCTCAAGGTAATCAAGGAGCTACTGGACCTACGGGTGCTCAAGGTAATCAAGGTCAAACAGGTCCTACCGGATCACAAGGAAATCAAGGTCAAACTGGACCAACAGGTGCTCAAGGAAATCAAGGAGCAACTGGACCAACAGGACCAACTGGTTCACAAGGAAATCAAGGTCAAACAGGTCCTACAGGTGCTCAAGGTAATCAAGGAACTACAGGACCAACAGGATCACAAGGAAGTCAAGGTCAAACGGGACCTACAGGCTCACAAGGCCAAACTGGTCCTACGGGCTCACAAGGTCAAACGGGTCCTACAGGATCACAAGGTCAAACGGGACCTACAGGCTCACAAGGTAATCAAGGTCAAACAGGGCCTACAGGCTCACAAGGTAGTCAAGGTCAAACGGGACCTACAGGAGCTCAAGGTCAAACAGGACCTACTGGAGCTCAAGGTAGTCAAGGTCAAACAGGACCTACAGGAGCTCAAGGTGTATCAGGGTCACGAGGAGCGACAGGTTTTACGGGTCCTACCGGATTTACTGGACCTACAGGAGCGCAAGGAAATCAAGGTCAAACAGGACCTACAGGATCACAAGGAATACAAGGTCAAACTGGTCCTACTGGTGCACAAGGTAGTCAAGGTCAAACTGGTCCTACTGGTGCGCAAGGTAGTCAAGGTCAAACTGGTCCTACTGGTGCGCAAGGTAGTCAAGGTCAAACAGGACCTACAGGATCACAAGGAACACAAGGTCAAACTGGACCAACAGGTTCTCAAGGTCAAACAGGACCTACAGGAGCTCAAGGAGTATCTGGAATAAGAGGTGCTACAGGTGTAACAGGGCCTACTGGACCTTCAGGATCTCAAGGATCAACAGGTGCAACAGGAGTTCAAGGACCAACAGGACCAACAGGGATAAAAGGTGCAACAGGATTTACCGGCCCTACAGGTTCTACTGGACCAACAGGTTTATGTTTGTGTGATTTGGATAAAATAAAATGTTTTAATAAAAAATTTAGTAGTACCGCTAATGATACTATAAAATATATTATATCATCCCCTGGTTCAACAGGTAGTCCCAAAAATCCTAATTATCCTTCTTATACTAATATTAATGTTACGCAAGAACAATACGAAAATATTTTAATAACAAGTACTAATCCTACTGGCTTATATAATTGTTGGTGTATTGATATTTTTGATAATATTAATATTGGAACTGAATATACCGGAACTATAGTATCAATTCTGGATAGTAATATTAATTCAGTAATAGACACAGCTTTTTCTAATTCGCCTGATTATGGAACTGGTCATATATACACTACTTATTTGAATGCGATATTATATATTGTAAATCTGCAAACAAATTATATAGATTTAGGCTATACCTCAAACGATATAGAATGTGCTATATGGACTTTATTATCTAGTCCAAAAACTAATCCAAATGATCCAATAAATCCAAATACAGTAACAATATTAAATGATGGATTAACTTATACGGATGCAAATGTAAGAACTATAATGCAAGAAGGTATAAATGCCCAAAATACTATAACAGATCCGAATTATATTCCATTATTAACAAATAATATGATGGCTAGTGTAGTATATGTTCCTAATAATGCCGTACAAATTATGTTATTAACATGTAAATTAGAAGATTTAGAATTATGTTGTTGTACTGGACCTACAGGACCTACAGGGCCTCAAGGAATTCAAGGCGCAACTGGAACTCGAGGTGTCACAGGGCCCACAGGAAGTCAAGGTCAAACTGGTCCTACAGGAGCTCAAGGAACACAAGGGCAAACTGGTCCTACAGGAGCTCAAGGAACACAAGGTCAAACTGGACCTACTGGTGCTCAAGGAACACAAGGTCAAACTGGTCCTACAGGAGCTCAAGGAACACAAGGTCAAACTGGACCTACTGGTGCTCAAGGAACACAAGGCCAAACTGGTCCTACTGGTGCTCAAGGATCACAAGGTCAAACTGGACCTACTGGAGCTCAAGGATCACAAGGTCAAACTGGACCTACTGGAGCTCAAGGTGTTTCAGGAACAAGGGGTGCGACAGGTTTTACTGGTCCTACAGGTCCGGGAATAACAGGACCAACAGGTACACAGGGACCTACTGGTCCTACAGGTTCCGGAATAACAGGCCCTACTGGTCCTGGTTCAGTATTATCGAATTATGCTTTAGCTTATAGAACTACCACAACAAAATTGACAATAAATACAACAGTAACACAAGTACCTATAGATACTTTTATTGTTTCTAATGGTTCTTGGTCCATATCTAGCGGAGGAATAACGGTTAATGCTACAGGAACTTTTAGAATAACATATACAGTCATGATAGATTATAATGCATCTGCTTCAATCGTAGAAACATGTTTAAGATTAAACGGTTCCGCGGGTATTTTAGGTTCTCATATACAATCACAACAACCAAAAGATCATATCGTACCAACATTTATGAATACAATTAGTAATTTAAATAGCGGAGATGTAATAGATATTATTGCTATAAGTAATTCAGTAAGTCCATTGCCAAGTGTAGTTAGTGCTACCCCAACATTATTAGCTGCCGCAACTTATACTAATTTAGTTTCTGCGTCAATTAGTATTGAACAATTAAAATAAAAAATAATATAAATATTTATTAAATTTAAATTTATCTTTTTTATAAATATAATGACATCTTATTATAAATATATTTTTCCATGTATAACAGAAGGAATACCTGTTGAAACAGGATACATATCAACATTACCTACTGCATGTCCAAATAATAATACTCATGAGGTAAATATTGATGCTTCAAGAGTTATTGGAACTATACAAGACAAAGTAATGGTAATAAAACAAAATACAACTATAGACGTTAAATATTTTAAAACTGATTATTATGAAATAAATATTCCTGCTAATTCTACCGTATCAAAAGATATAACATATCCTTATAATGTTGGCATATATACTACAACTTATATGGCAACATTAAATAATATTGGCGATGAATTAAATGTATATGTTGCCCCTAATGGTACTGCGGGTTTATTAGCTGATAATGTTGATATTGGAGCTACTACTTTGTCTTTGGCAACTACATATTTTACTGTTTCCCCTGGTATGTATTTAAAATTAACGGATGGTGTAAATACTGACGAATTAGGTGAAATAAAAAGTATTAGCAACACAGGAGTAATTACTTTTACTAATCCTACTAGTCACAGTTTTGTAACTAATAATATTGTCAAGTTTTATATTTATCGCGTTAAAAATTTATTAATAGTTAATGATAAAAATATAACGGTTGGAAAAAATAAAATAGAAGCTAGTCCTGTTCCTGCTAATACTGTAATGAGATTTACATATAAAAATAATGGTAACATTGATAAAAAATTTTCTTTTATTATGGAAATTGGTTATTAATTATTTTATAATTTATAATATAAATGATGAATTATTATATTGGATTATATTTTTTTAAAAATAAATATGATGATTTGTTTACTAATAAGTTAATAGAAAATATAAAAATAGAAGCATTAAAAAAAAATATTAATATTCATTTTATTCATCTCGATAATGATAATTACAATAAATATAATTTTAATAAAATTATTACTAAATTAGATGAAATATATTTACATAACATAGTGAATAACAATATTATAAATTTTTTAACAACAAATAATCAAGTTAGAGATCCTATTAAATATCAATATGATATAGGTAATAGATTAATTATGGCTGATAAATTGCAAAATATTACTGTACATGTAAAAAATTTATTTATTCCTGAGTATGTGTATTTAGAACCTGGTTTAGAACCTTATGTTTTACCAAAACCTGTTATTTGTAAACCAATTAATTGTTTCGGTGTTAATTATGCTCATGATATGTGTATTATAAATAGTGATATTAATATTAAACAATATATAACAAAACCTTCCTTAGTTCAACATTTTTATGAACATGGAGGTATTATATTTAAAATTTATGTAATTGGTAAGAAATATGAAATAGTGATAAAAAATTCTGTATCTTTAAATGATGAAATAGTTTATTTTAATACTGGTAATATTAAAAACAAAGCATTAAATTTAAATAATCAAGAAAAAAATAATTTAATAATAAATTTATTACATGATATTGACATACCATATTTAAATATGTTGATTAACTTGCATTTTGGATTAACTTTATTTGGTTACGATATAATTAAAATAAATGAACAAAAATATGCCATTATAGATGTAAATTATTTACCTGGATACAAATCAATGACAAATTATTTAACTTATATGACTGATTATATATTAAATAATTAATTTAATATGATAAATTATATATTAAATAATTAATTTATTAATTATATTCATATTTTTTATAAAAAAATTAAATATTCAAAAACACGTTGACAAGTTTTTCAACAATATTAGAACTATTTAAGCTTAAATATTTGTTGTTATCATGAATACTTTGGATAGCTAAATAGTCATTTCCTTCCAATATATCAGTAATCACAAACCATTCGGGAGAAAGATCATTAAAATGATTTCTTGAAAGGCCATTACACAAGATAATATTAGCGTGAATAATTTTTGTATCAGTTTCTATGCGATAATACTGTCTTTTGCAACGTAATGGAATGTTGAACTGTTTCATTAACTCATCGACTTTTGTGTTATTTCCTTTGCAACAAGGAAAACCATATGTATCAACATTCGGTCCATTAGGGAAGGCTAATACTGTTGGTTTTGGCTTACCACAACGTTTTCCTTTGAAATCACGAACTTGATACATGTTAAAAGGTATAATTCGTATTTCTTCAGATAATCCTGAAGGTAAGTTATGAGAAACTTGAGAATTGAGTTGAATATTGTTATTGTTATTGTTATTGTTATTGTTATTGTGTTGATTATTAATATTGGTAACAAGACCTCGGCAAAACATTTCAAAAACCGCTTTAGTAAAAGAGGAAATATTTATGTCATTACTAATATTATTAACGTTAAATTTTTTTATTTCGCTCATTTCTTGCAAACACCAATCTAATGATGGAGTATTAATAGCATCATTAGCTAGTTTGTCTAATTTACCAACATTTACATTATCAATAGTTAATATAAATATTGGAGTTCGTTGGAATACTATATAACCGGTAATTTGTTGCAAGAACAAGTTAAATGGCATATAGTATTTGATTTCTTCATGAAATTCGCGCCAAGCTGTATAAATATGGCATCCACCATCTTTTGAGTCCATTTTGCCACAACCAATATTAAATAATCCTTGATAATTACCACCTCGTTCTTTTCCTAATATAAGGAAAGTATTATTATTATCATTAGTTAAAAATAATACACCAGCGCCACCATTAGGTTTGATTGAAGGTATATTTTTACATAAATTAGAACACTTGGAACAACTCATTGTTAATGTATATGTATAAATATTAATGGACATATTATAAAAAAAAATATTCAATTTTTATTTTTAAATAATTTAATTACATATTTTTTTCAACTTCAGAAATTGCCAAGATAGTTTTAATTAAAGAATCAGGAACTACCGAAATTGAATCTATACCTTGTTTTACTAAGAATTGAGCGAATTTAGGATTATCACTAGGACCTTGACCACAAATTCCTATTTTTACATCATGTTTTTTACATGTTTTTATCGCTTTTTTAATCATATACTTGACACTTTTATCAGTTTCTTTATAAATATGTGATACCAATTCGGAATCACGGTCCAAACCTAAAGTTAATTGCGTCAAATCATTGCTACCAATAGAAAATCCATCTACATATTTACAAAATTTTGAAGCCAATATTACATTTGAAGGTATTTCACACATGATATATACTTTTAAACCATCTTCTCTATTTAAACCTTCACTTTTCATTATTTCGATAATATTTTTACATTCTTTAACCGTTCTACAAAAAGGTATCATTACTATCACATTTGTTAAACCCATTATATTTCTAACTTGATATATTGCTTTACATTCCAATTTAAATGCTTCTATGAAATCTTCACTATAATATCTTGATGCACCTCGCCAACCTATCATCGGATTTTCTTCATTAGGCTCAAAAAATATACCGCCTAATAAATTTCTATATTCATTACTCTTAAAATCAGAAAATCTTACAATGACATCATTTGGATAAAAAGTAGCAGCGATTCTTGCTATGCCGTAACTTAGTTTATTAATATAATATTCAGTATAACTATTAACATTTAAATTTACTATATTATTTATTTCATTTTGTGTCGCCTTATCTAATTTATTATAATTTATTAAAGCCAAAGGATGAATTTGTATATAATTATTAATTATAAATTCTTCTCTTACTAAACCAACACCAGAAATTTGAGGATACATTGCATATTTAAAAACATTCACAGGAGATGCAATATTTAACATAATTTTAGTTTTAACTAAAGGTAAATTATTTATATCGGTATCGTTTTGTGTATAAGGTATTAAACCCGGATACACAAAACCTATTTCACCTTCGGCACAAGAAACAGTAATATTTTTATCATTATTATTATTAATATAGTTAGTTAATATCGTTGAACCATTTTTTGTTCCAACTAAAGCATTTATACCTAATTCTCTAGCTATAATTGAAGCATGACAATTATTCACTAAAATAGGACAATAATTATTTGTTAAAACTACATAATTATGATTATCTTCTACAGTCAAATTATATACCCAATTATCACTAATATTAAAATCAGAATCAACATTCATAGAATAATAATCATTAAAACCAATATTTGACAATATACAAGTATAATTATTTAGTTTTTCAATTATATTATATTTTATTCGCAATCTTAAACATAAATATATTAATTCCTGAATAATTTCAAAATTATCAATTTCTAAACTAACATTATCATATTTTATATCCTTAACATATTTGCTTATTAAAATTTCCAATTTATTATATATTTCGTTTTTACTTAAATTATAATTTATACATTTAGGTAAATATTTTAAACAAGTTAAAGTATTATTAGTCTTAATTATTTCAGTAATAGATATATCATTTATTTCATTATCTATGATATTTATCATTTTATGGTCTTCAGTTAAATCTAAATAATTACTTTTGTCATTGTTAATATAAACACGAATTGTTTGACTATTTTTTTTCATTACATGTTCAATCATTTTCCATTCTATTTTTAAAGTTGTACGATTAATAGAAGGAACTAGAATATCTTCTTTTTTATTAAACAAATCACACATTTTTATTATTCCCTTATTAGTTAATACCATTGTCTCACCATCAAAACATGTTCTTCCACCTTTATTTGTTATAATCGCACTAGCTTTTTTCATTAATGGTTCCCAATCAGGATCAGTTATGTCAGTAACTAAAACATCACCTTCATTAAATACTATATCAGTATCAGTTATAGATTCTATTATTTTAATTTCGCCACTTGTTATTTTATTACCCACAGCAACACCAGTTAAAATTGGTTTAATATTATGTTTTTCCATAACATGTTCAGTAATATGATTTTTTACTTGTTTATTTGAATGTATAGTTTCCGGTCTCGCTTGAACTATGTATAATTTTTCATTATCATAGGCCCACTCAATATCCATAGGTTTATTATAATATTTTTCTATATCCATTATCCAATTACTTAGTTGAATAATTATAGGATCTTCCAAACAAAATGTTTTATTATCTATAATCGCAATTTGCTCAATACCATTATTTGAGTCATTACTATTGGTATCTCGATAAATTGTTTTTTGATTTTTTACACCTAATTTTTTATCGATTATTGCATTATAACCTTTACTTAAAGTATTTTTATATACAATAAATTCATCAGGTAATACATGACCTTGAACGATTGACTCACCTAAACCATAAGAACCATTAATTACAATAACATCCTTAAAACCAGATTCAGGGTCCAAAGAAAATGCTACGCCAGAACATCCTTTATCTGATCTAACCATTTGTTGAATACAAACTGATATTGTTAATGGTAATGGTAAATTATAATTTAATTCGTTTCTATAACTAATAGCTCTGTCAGTATATAAAGATGCAAAACATTTTTTTACGGCAAACAAAATATTATCAATACCAACAACATTTAAATAAGTATCTTGTTGACCAGCAAAAGAAGCCATTTCTAAATCTTCGGCCGTACTACTAGATCTTACAGCAACACTTACATTGTTACCTAATTCTTTGTAATAATCTAATATATTCGAAATATATTTTAATGGCATTTCAGCATTAATTATATTTTTTCTAATTAAATTACCATAATAATTTAACGAATTTAAATCATTATAATCTATTCTTTTTAATAAATTTTTTATTGTTTTTTTTAAATTATTATGTTTAATAAATTTTTCATAATATTTAGTAGTCAATGCAAATCCGGGAGGTATTTTAACATGAGGCAAATTTTGTATCATCTCGCCTAAAGAACTAGATTTTCCACCTACCAAATTTATATCTTTGATACCTATTTTATTTAATTTTACTAAATACATGATTATATATTAACATATTATATATTTTTTTTATTTTAAACATTATCATTTACTTTATTATTTTAATCTAATAAACATTTACTTATAATTTTATTAATTTGATGTTCATTTATTGGTTTTGGTATCATATAATTCATGCCAGATTTTATACATTCTTCGCGTGTTTCATCATCAGCATATGCAGATATTCCTACTATATGATTTTTATAATTATATTCCTCGCGTAATATTTTAGTACATTCTATACCATCTAGGTCAGGCATTTGTAAATCTATCCATATTATATCATAAGTATTGCCATTTTTTATTAAATCAATTACACTTTGACCGTTATTAACTTCAGTTATATTACATTCATTCTTTTTTAATAGTATCTTTATAACCATTCTATTTATCGAACAATCATCAACAACTAAATAATTTTTAGCCATGAGGTTATATAATTTAAAATTGAAAATATTATTTTATATAAATTTTATTAAATATAAAACAACAATACAATATTAATAAATATGTCTGATTTAGAAGATTCTATAGAACATATTAATACAAATGAAATCGAAATTAACATGAATAATATAATCAAAAATGTTAATACAAAAAATGAGCCTTTAGAAGAAGAAATTCATACTGAGACTATAAAAACTTTGGATATCAATGATAATGACAAATGGAATTGGAAAATTGTAACATTATTTCGTAATGTCGGGGAAAAATCTTTAGGTTATAGATGGATGCATGAACAAGAAGCAGTATATAATGATAATGTCCATTATGCATTTTTAATTGTTGAAGTTATATTAGGGGCAATTTTAGGTTCTTTGACTAGCGCTACTTTATTAATTATTATTATAAAAAGTAATTCTACAAATAGTATTATTGTTAGTATTGTATTAAATGCTTTCATTTTGGTTATTACTTTTATTTTTGCGATAGTTTATGGTATTCATCAATTAAATGATTATCCGGAAACTAGACGTAGGCATAAATATTATGCATCCAAATATAATACAATTAGTACAAAAATTAAAAGACAATTAGCATTACCAATTAACAAACGTAAAAATGATAAGGATTATGCAATAAAAATTGAGGCAATGTATAACACATGTCAATTTGAAGAACCGCAAATTAGACCTAAAACAGCAAAACGATATTTGAAAATAGTAAATGAAGGAAGAATTACAAAACCAATGAATTTAACTGATTTTGATTCAATAGAAGTAGTAATGACAGCAGAATGTCCTAAATGTTCCAAATTACAAAAAAATCGTGGTCTAAATCAAAAAATATTAATAAATGATGATACACAATTTAATCATGAAGTTGCTAGATTTTTAAGAGCTTTTTAAAATTGAAAATATAATTATTTAATATATCCTTTATTTTATAAATCAAAACAAAGGATTAAATAACATGATTAATATGATTAATATGATTGATATGGATGATATTATTGTATATTATTATCCTGATAGAAATATACAACTAGAACATATTAATAAATTGTTGAAACATGAACAAGAAGCTATTAAAATGATAGACAAAATGTTATCACACGATACGATTAGAGACGAGAACGTAAATAATAAAATAAACTATTATAAAAATATTGAACCATTTAAAAAAAATGTAGAAAAATTTTATATAAAAGGTATTTATATATGTTTAGAAAAAAATAATATAACATGTGAAATTCAACATTATTACAGTAAAAATTGTAGTTATTGGATATATGAATTCAAAAAAAAAATAAATAATGAAAGTATAATTTCATGTGTTTGGTATGGTGATACAAATCGTTACATATAACTTTTATAAATAACTTTTAGCTCGTTATAAATAACTTACACATTCAATACTAAAATAAAATACTGTTCCAATATCAACGATACTATTAAACCATAACTTCCCCCCTAACATTTGACATGTATAGTTTGATATATATAAACCAAACCCTGATAATTTTGTATTTTGTTCAATATTATTTTTTAATAAAGTTCTAATAATTTTTTGTTTATCAGGATTAATACCAACGCCGGTATCAGCTATTTTAAATACCAAAATATATTTTTTATTTTCATTTTCTAATGTTATACATTTATCTACATGAACGGATATAATTACACTTCCCATTTTTGTAAATTTCAAAGAATTAGATAATAAATTTAATAAAATTTGTTTTATTTTATCTTTATCAGAATAAAATATTTTAGGAACCTTACTATTAACATTAAATGTCAATGTTAATTTATTATCAATGTTCTTTTTTTTAGATATTTCGATAGTCGACAATATTAATTTTGATATGTCAATTTCTTCTTTTTTTATAATTACCTTGTTTTTTTTATAATTTAATATATCTATTAAATCATTTGCTACAGAAATTATGTCACCGCTAGAATTTTGAATTAATTCTACATATTGTTGGTATAATTTATCATTTTTGTTATAATTATATATTATAGGAACCAAACCTGCTATATTTGTTAATGGATATCTGATCCTGCTAGATGCCGTTGATAATATGTATTGTATTTCTGTATTTTCTTTTTGGAATAATGGATAACTTATTTCATTTATTAAATCATTTTCACACATTTCTAAAGTTATTAAGGTATCATTATATAAAAATTTGCATTTGTTAAAATCACTAAAAAAATTTTTAACTTGTTCAATGTCCTCAAATTTTTTTAAATAATCGTCTTTCGAAATATTAATTACACTACTAACTGCTGCTACGCTACTAACTGCTGCTACGCTACTACTAACTGCTGCTACGCTACTACTACTAACGCTACTACTACTAACGCTACTACTACTAACTGCTGCTACGCTACTACTACTAACTGCTGCTACGCTACTACTACTAACTGCTGCTACGCTACTACTAACGCTACTACTACTATTTTCATTATTATTCGTGTAAATCAATGTTAATATGTCTGTATTAAATTTATAAACATTTATTTTAATTTGAATTTTGTTCAATAAATTTTTAGGATCGTAAGTATGCAAATCTTCTTGCATTTGTATATAATTTGTATATATTTTATTTTTTTTATTTTTATTATTTTACTGTATCTAAATATATTTTGTAATATTTGCTTAACAAACTATTATATGTATTAATATTATCTATAAATATATTATTATTTACCATGATATCATTTATTATATTATTTTTAGATTTAATAAAATAATCATTACAGATATTTTCAATATTAGAACAAAATAAACCAAATAATTCAAAACCCAATTGAACTGAAGCTCCTTTTAATGTATGTGCATATTTTTTTATTTTAATGCTATCAAAATTATCTAAACATTCAGTAATATTATTGATACAATCTTTAAAATTTTTGTCATATTCACATAATAATTCTTTTTTCATTTCTTCATTATCTTTGCCAATAATATCATATAAAAATTGTTTATTTAATAATTTTGGATTTCGGTTAATTGATTCAGTATTTATAGTATTTATTACGTTCATTATTTTTTCTACATTAGCATTTTTCTCAATATTACATTCGAATGCTTTGCAATAATCATCAGCAGACATACCTATGATCGGAATATGTATATCTAATAATTTTAATTCATTCGCAGTTTCTAAACCATTCATAATCGGCATTTGATAGTCCATAAATATTATTTTTATATTATGTTCTTTATTTATTAAATGATTAATAGCTTCTTGGCCATTCGTAAATAATAATGCCCTACATCCTAATTTTTTTAATTTTTCTCTTAATATAATTTGATTGGTAAACATATCATCAATTATTATAATGTCCAAGTTGTAATTTATTATAGGTAAATGTGTTATAGGTTCAGAATTGTTTTTGAATATATCCTTGCTATACTTTGAAGTAATCATTGGTAATGAAGAATTTAAAAAAGTATTCTTATATTTTTCTATTTTACTGTTATTTAGTATGTTTTTAGATTTTTTTTTAATTATTCTTTTTTTATCCATCATTTCTTCTAAATCAATATCTGAATTATTTTTATCGATTTTGTTATTGAAATTATTTTTATAATCTATGTCATATCTGTTATTATTATTAATAATATTATCATTCTTATTATTGGTATCGTTGGTATCATTGGTATTATTATTAATAATATCATTAATATAATTGGTATCATTGTTATCGTCATTATTATTGTTATTAACGTTATTAGTATTATTGATATTATTATTATTATTAGTATTGTTATTAACGTTATTAGTATTATTGATATTATTATTATTATTAGTATTGTTATTAATGTTGTTATTAGTATTATTGATAGTGATATTTTTATTATTACTAATAATAATATCTGGACTAGAATTTCTACAATTAAGACTTGCATGTAATAAATTGTTATTGTTATTGTTATTGTTATTGTTATTGTTATTGTTATTGTTATTGTTATTGTTATTGTTATTATTTTTATTTTTGTTTAAAAAAGTGTTAATTGTATTTTTGAGTAAATCAAATGATATTGGTTTAGTTAAATAACTATTAAAGCCAATATTTAAACAAGTATATTTTAAATCTGTTGAGATATCAGCAGTTAATGCGATTATAGGTATTTCTTTGTTTGTCTTTCTTATTATATTAGTAGCTTGTAATCCGTCCATTACTGGCATATGTATATCCATTATAATTAGATCAAAATTTCGTTTTTGAACTAATTCTACGGCTTCTAAACCATTATTAACTGATATGGTATTACATTTATCTATTTTTTTTAATAAATTACAAATTACTTGATTATTGATAAGATTATCTTCTACAATTAAAATATTATATTTATCGTTAATATTAATTGTATTATTTTTTATTATTTCATAATTATGTTTTATAGGTAATTTTACATTATTTTTATTTAATAAACTAACTATCGTATCTAATAATATTTTTTTTTTAATTGGTTTAGATAAAAAATGATCTATACAATCATGTTCAGTTATAAAATTTTTATTTGTAGAAGAACTTAACATCAAAATATTTGTATCATTTTCGTATTTTTGTTTTAATATTGCGGCGACCTCTAAACCATTAATATTTGGCATATGATAATCCAAAATAATTATATCATAAGGTTTGTTTCTTAATTTAGCTAATTGAACTTCATTTATTCCTTGAATACCACATCTAACAGTTATAACATTACAACCATAATTTTTTAATAAATTTTGTAACATTAAACAATTTACGGCATTATCATCAATTACAATTATGTTTTTATTATCTAAGGAACTATAATTAGTATCGGTATTTACATTAGGGTTTGGATTTAATTCAAATTTAGCCGTAAAACTAAATGTTGTCCCTCTATTTAATCTACTTTTCACTTTAATTTCGCCATCAAATAATTGTACTAATTCTTTACATATAGCTAAACCTAAACCCGTACCACCATATTTACGAGTAGTAGAAGCATCAGCTTGATTAAATGGTATAAATAATTTATCCATTTGGTCTTTAGATATTCCAATACCTGTATCGTTTACTTCAAATTTTAACATTAATGGATTTTCACTAACTAGGGATATTTCTAATGCAACTTCGCCAAATTGAGTAAATTTTATTGCATTACTTAATAAATTTGTTAATATTTGTCTTAATCTGGATGCATCACCAATCAAATTATCTGGGACATTTGATTCGATATTATAAACTAAATCTAAATCTTGCTCACATGTAATATTTGTGCTCATTATACATACTACATTTTCTATAACTTCCAATAAAGAAAATTCTAATTTTTCTAATTCTATTTTAAATGATTCACTTTTAGAAAATAATAAAATATCATTTAATAATGTCATTAATGATTCAGATGATTTTAAACATATATTAATATAATCTTGTTGTATTTGATCTAAATTAGTATCTTTTAATAAAGATAACATTCCATATATACCATTCATAGGAGTCCTTATTTCGTGAGACATATTAGCCAAAAAAGCAGTTTTAGCGTCATCAGCAACATTCGCTTTTTTTATTGCAGCTTGTAACTGTAATTTTTCTAAACTAACGTCTCGAATAATAATATATATTGTATTATAATGTATTATATTGTAAGAAATAAATAAATTTATATTTTTATTGTCTCTTGTTATACCATCTATATTTTCAGTATAATTTTTATTATCTAAAGTTATATTTGGTATTAAAATTTTAATATTAGAATTTAAAATATCCTTATCATCATAACCAAAAATTGTTTTGATATTTTTATTAACTACAGTTATTACACCTTGAGGATCAATTATTATAAAACCATCTAAAATATGATTAATTGAATTTATTGTTCTTATTATAGTAACATAATTATTTTTGACATGTGATAATGTCATTTCTATTTGTATCAAATTACCTGATTTAGTACTTGCCATTACATGTCTATATGATTTAGATAATTTTATATCAAATGATCTTTTAGAATCTTCTATATATTTATTATGCTTTGATCTATATGGTTCCGGTATAATGATATTTATGTTTTGACCTATAATTTCCTCTTCAGAATATCCAAACATATTACTAAATAACTCATTTATTTGTATAACTATTCCATTTATATCTGTAACAATAATTGCTTCACGAATATCATTATAAATTTTCATTATAAAATAATAATATAATAATATAATATTATAAAATATGTTTTTCTTTTTTAAATACTCAAAAAAAACATTTTAAATGATTTAAACAATAATTTACAAAATTTGTAATAAATTAAAAATCCAAGATAAAAATATATATAATTATAATATAATGGAAAATAAAATAGATATACCATGTCTCATAGCATTGCTTTTTATTGGAGCAAGTTTATATACAACAATATCACAATGTAAGCCATGTGAAGAATTAAAGCAAAACCTAGATCCAACACAATTAGAAATTTATTCCGATATTGTAAAAGAACGACTATATAATTATTATATTGGTTTAATTTTAGGAATAGTTTTAGCTTTAATTTATTATAAATATGGTAGAAATGTAAATGTAAATGTAAATGTAAATGGTAATAGTAATGCTAATAGTAATGTAAATAATAGTGAGGGTAATAATATAAATGGACCTTTAGGCAATAGGATATGTTCAATTTGTATTTATTTGGCGATAATATTATCAACGCAATTTTTATATTATATGTTAGTTCCTAAATCAAAATATATGTTAGATTATTTAAATGGAGATCAAATAAAATTATGGTTAGAAACATACAAAACAATGAGAAATAAATATTATTTTGGGGCTTTATTTGGAATTATTGCTTATTTTATTTTGATGTTTATGTATTATTAATCATCTTGTTATCTTACGTTATCATTATATTTTTATTTTTTACTTTTAACTTTTTACTTTTTACTTTTTGCTTTTTACTTTTTTTTTGTTAGTTAATAATATTTTATATAATATAATAGTATAATACCATAAAGTAATGGATGATTTTATAAATAAAATAGATGCTGTTTATGTTATTAATTTAAAAAATAAACACGAACGGAAAAAAAAAATTAAAGAATTATTAGAATTAATACCTTTCAATAAAATAAAATATATTGATGCGTTCAATGCTAAAATACCTATTCATGTAGAAGAATACGATAAATTAAAACCTATCATACGTAAAAAATATTTAAAATTAGGAGCATCAGAAGATGATATTAATAAATTTTTTAAATGGTCTTTTCAATTAGGAGCCTATGGATGTTTAAAAAGTCATATACAAGTAGTCCAAGATGCAGTAGAAAATGATTATAATATAATTTTAGTACTAGAAGATGATATTACTTTTAGTGAAAATTTGATTCAAGATTTAAACAACTGTATGCATCATATACCTGATAATTGGGATTTTGCTTATTTAGGAAAAAAACAAGGTTCAGGTGTTCCTATTGAAGAAATACAAGAATCAAAAATATCAAATGAATCAAAAACATCAATAGAATCAAAAATATCAAATGAATCAAAAATATCAATAGAATCAAAAATATCGAGAAAAACAACAAACAAAATATCAAAAGAATCAAATAAATCACGAGAATTAAACGAAGAATTATTAGAAAAAGAATCAAGGAAAAATAATGAATCTAAAAATCAAGAAAATAATATATCGGACAATAAAGGATCTACATATCAAACAAAAAAATTTGTAGAAAAAAGTAAAAATGATAGTGATATAATTAAACATAATAATGATATAATTAGAAATAATAATAAAATGATTAATAGATCTATTAAAAGTCATAAAAAACATAAAAAAAGCATACAAATTTACAATATAAATATTGGCAAATATAATCTGACTATAATTCATGATCCTAATAATTTACAAATAGATGATGATATTATACAATTACCATATGGTTATAGTTCTAGTTCTAGTTCTGATTCTAGTATAAGAATATATAATAAATACAATTATATAAAAAAAATAAATAAAAATATAACTAGCAAAGAACATAATAAAAATGTTTCAAATATAACTAGTAAAAAATATAATAAAAATATTTCAAATTTAACTAGCAAAGAATATAACAAAACAAATTCATCAAAATCAAAAAAATATGATAATAAAATTATTATTGATGATAATGAAGATAAATTAGTAATTTATCATTGTCATAAGAAAAAAGTAATAAAAAACAGTTCTGAATATTGGTATTTACCTAACAAAGAAACTTGGGCCAGTCATGCATGGTTAATTAACAAAACAATATTTAAAGATTTATTAAAATACTATAATAAATTTATGGATCCAGTTGATATAGTTGTTCATAAATTATTTGATAAATATAATTTTTATGTATTAAAGAACGATTTATTTATTACCGGTTACGAATCTGACATAAGAGAATTAAATCAATATGAAATTAGAAATTATTACAAAAAATGGAATTGGCAACCTGAAAATTATTATCCAATAGACATTACAAATGTTTCTGAACTTGCTAATGTAATTGTAGTAGGTTTCCATCCTACAACTAATAAAGACCATACACATACATATATACATACTAACGTCTATAACACATTTAAAAAATTATATCCTCATCTTAATGTTATGCATGTTCCAGAATTAACATGTAATGTATCAAATACAATAATTTTTGCATCACCTGCTCAAAATGAGAATTTAGAATTACCTAAACATGCAAGTAATTTTTATATTATTCATATAGATTATAATAATGATTTAAATAAAATATATGAACAATTTAAAGAAGAAATAAAAGATAATCGGATATTATTTTTAACATGTAGAAATTATGATAATAATAAATATTATAATTTCTCATTAGACAATAATACAATATGCTTGCCTTGGGCTTCTGATTTAGATCCAAAACGAATATTAGATAATTATTACAAGATTCAAAATATGAAAAAGTTACCAGAAAAAACATTGGTATTTTTTGGTTCAGTATGGTATTTGAATATTGACTCAATCATAAATTTAGCGAGAATAGCAAAAAATAATAATTATAAATTAATTATAATTGGTCGTATTAATCATACATATTATAAAATGGTTAAAGAAGAAAATGAAAATGTAATTATTAAAAACTTTTTCTCATATAAAAATGATACTGATAGTATTGATACAATAATAGAACCAAATACATATATATTAACAATACAAGGTCAAGAACATTATAATAATTATATAACTTGTAGATTATTTTCTACAATTTCTCGAGGTTATTTAGGTTTAAATAATAATCCTTTTGCAAATACGTTTATTAAAAATATAATAATGGATGAAAATATTGAGACCTTAATTCATAAAGCGTTTAGTTTGACGTTAGATGAGTATAAAAACATATTGACAAAACAAATAATTGATGTATATTTTAATCATACTTATGATAATAGAATTTTCGAATATGTTAAAGCGACACAAAATATTTTAATGAAAAGAAATTTATCGAATTATAGAGAAAATATCATGGTTTTAGAAAATTATACAAGTAAATTAACAAAATCATATATTGTATTCTTAGGATTTCAAAGATCAGGATCAAGTTATTTAGGCGATTTAATGGATAGTTTTAAAAATGTTCATGGAGCTCAAGAAGTTTATCAATCCGGTAAATTAGGTTTTAATTATTCTACTATTTTAAAATTAATGAATGATTATAATATTATTGATAATGATAATGAAAAAATATTAAGAAACAATAAAATAGTAAATAAACGTGATACTAGTCATTATGTTGATACATTATTGTATATAGAAAAAATTACTGACGAACCTATAATATCTTTAAAAATATTTCCCGATAATAATATCAATTTGGCTAATATTTTAGAATTAATTAGTAATACGAGAATTATACCAATTTTATTAAAACGAAATTTTAATGATATTTATGTTAGTTATAAAAAAGCTAAAAAAACTAGTCAATATGCAAATTTTGATTATACTGATATTAAAATTGATTTCGATAAATATGAATATGATGGATTATATTTTATGTATTCAGAATGGTTTAATACATTGGAACAATATATGATTAGCAATAATATAAGTTATTATTTAGTAAATTATGAAGATTTAAATAATATTAATTTTAATACTTATTTCGCTAAAATTGGTATAGATATTGGCAATCAAGAAAAAGAAATACCAACTAATATACAAAATAAAAATCAAGGTAATTATGATTGTTTCACTAATAAAGAAGAATTCGAAAATTATATTAAAAATAAATAATAAAAATCATAAAAAATAAAAATTATAAAAATTTATAAAAAACTATTTGTTTTTCATTATTTATTCTTTTTTATTTGTAATAATTTCATATTTGATGCCTACTAATTTTGAATCCTTTTTGAATATGAAATATGTGTTTTCATTTTCAGTATGTGTAGCTTTTCCAATACATTTAAGATAACCAAATGTAGGATAAATATATTTCATAAAATTATAAACATCATTATTCATTTGAATTTTATCGGGTTGCATATTTCTATCAAGATACAAGTTTATTGTTTCTTCCTTATCACCATCAAAATTTAAATCATCTAATGCTTGATAATAATTTTCGATTTCTTGTAAATTGCCAACATTTAAATGATTAGTAATACATGTAAATCTTTTACCACTTTCAATATTTTCTAAAAACATATTTTTAGGTCTTAACCATGTTTTTTTTGGTAAATACATACTAGAATATAAAACATGTTCTTCCGGATTATCTAGCAAATTTACTGTGCCAATTACATTATAAAGTTTTTTTTTATAATGCATATATATTGATCCTGGTTTTATCATTTTATAATAAATTAAATATAAGTTAATCAGAATATTAAAGGTTAATTAGAATATTTATTTTTCAATTTTTTATATCAATTTATATATATATATATGAAATATTTCAACGATGTTTTAAATCAAGAAATTATATTAACTAGTGATAATGTTCGCGATTTGTTAAATTATAATAATTTAAAACTTGTTAATTATAATAATTTAAATAATTTAAAAAAATTAGAATATGAGCCATATGTTCATAATAATAAAATCTATTTTAGCAAAAGATCAAGTATGATAAATTATATAAAAAACAGAGGAACAAATTATATTTATAATGATTTAATTAATAAAAATATATTGTTAAATAAAAATCAGTACAAAATATTTTCTAAAATAAATAATTTTTTTAATGACTTTGTAGAATATAAATATTTACCGATACTAAATGAAAAAAAATGTATATTTTTAGATAGAGAAAGTATTAAATTTTTTATTTATCATAATTTTAAATCAGATAATATTATTAATTATATTTTTAGTTTAAGAAATAATGAAAAATTTATGGTATTGGATAATATTAAAAAAATAAAAATAAACAATCCTATTTTTAATAAATATGTTATAGCTAATTATAATCAATTTAGTGAATGGATATTTTTGAATAAATTTTATGTTGATAATACTGATACATATCATTATAAAACAAATTATTATCCTATTCCAAATTTACAAGACATAGAAGATGTTATAAAAATGCAAGACAGATATTTGGCTTATCAAAGTTATGATATGAAAACACAAGATATAATAAGATTTGGAGAATATGATAAAATGTTATTATTGCGTAATTATCAAAATTCTTTAATTGTTAATAATTTTGATAATATATCAATTATCGATTTTTATAAAATGGAAAGGTTTAATGAAAATAGTTTCAAATATATATATCAACTTAGTCAATATCCTGAAAAAAATATTGTTAATGTTAATAATATATTTGACGAAATAAAAAACACTAACTTTAATCATGTATTTATACCTTATGTTGATAATGAATTATTAGATTTTAATATTACAAAACATAAAATATATAATAATATACAAATCATTGAAGAAGACAAGTTTATTACTTATATAAAATCATTATTTGATGAAACAAAACAAGAAATATTCGTATTTAATTTATTAAAATATTTTAATTCTATTAATGATTTAAAAATCAATTCTGCATTTTCTAGCAAAATGAACATATTATGGAATTTCAAATACAACGAAATATACAAAGTATTTAAAAAAAGAAATGACACACTTAAAAATATAAGTAAAGTAATTATTAATAGTAATGAGGATTGTAATGATGTGTATAATACTTTTTTGAATAATTTTAGTCTAAAAAGTAATAAAATATCTGATATTGATTTTATTAATAATTTTGATATTAATCGTTGTTTAGTTGAAAAATACAATTTAAAAATTTTAATAGATGAAGATATAGAAAATTACAAAGATCATACTATTTTAAATAAATGTCCAAATATGAGATTTAATAGTAATACTATGTATGTTTATAATGGTGTAGATGTTAGTAATTATTTAAATTGTGATAAATTCATAGAAAAAATTAATGATTCAAGAATTAAAAAAGGGATGGAATTATTTATAGAATATTTATTAAATAAAGTAGACAATAGATTAAATAACAGTTTAAAATCAAATAATGAAAATATTGTAAATATTGATTTTAAGCTATATGAATATTATATGCCGGAATGGTCATATAATATTATTAATAATAATTATGAAGGTGTTCATAATAGTAAGCAAGTGTTTTTAGGTGATTTGGAATATATTGACAAAATAAAAAAATGTAATATATTAACAAAATCAATATTTGTTAATTTGTATCAAAATTTAAATTCTAATTTAATTAACTTGCATATTGATAATGTAAGTTGGGATATGGATATAAATAAATCAATAATTACATGTGTCGCAAATAGTAATTTAATATTTCCAATAAGATTTATTATCCCAATAAATAAATTAGCAACTTATGTATCTGATCATAATAATATTGATGATAAATATTTATTCATTGGTAATGTGATAACTAAATTAGATATAATGACGCGAGAAAATAAAATAAGATATTATAATACTTTTTTGTATTGTAATAAAAATAATTATAATATCGTATCGTATAATTTTAGAGGTAATAATACTTTTAATAATATACCAGGAACTGATAATTTTAAAGTGACCTTTGTAGAACTAGAAACTTTAAAATATTATGAAAAAGATTATGGTATTAAATTATATTTTTATATAATAAAAGAAACGATAAACCAAGAAAAACAAACATTTTTCGTATCAAAATATAATAGACAAGAAATAATACAAAAATATAAAAATTTAAATATATTTACTGACGAAGAAACAAATGGAATTATAGATAATTTAATAAATTTTGAATGGTATAAAGATCATAATAAAAGGTTAAGGATACATCTTATAAATTAATGTTTATCATCGATTCTAGATTTTAAATAAAGAGTGTGAGAATTTTTTAAATGATACATAAATTTTTTTAACCATTTTGCATTTTTTTTATATACTATATTGCTAATATATTTGCGATTTTTTTCGAATAATTCTTCATAATCAATTAAAAAAGTAAATAATATTTTTGTTGTTTTAAATTGTTCTAATATATATTTCATAATATCATCATAACGATTACAAAAATCATCACTAATATGTTTAATAGGATACCATATTTCTTTTTTTTCTAATTTTTGTATTATATCAAATAATATTTTAGTTTCTTCTTCATTAATTTCATACTTATTAATACCAACAATATAAATTTCTTGAGACCAAAAATTATTATTGGATTTAAAAATATAAACGTGTTCAAATTTAATACTGGCTATATATACCAAATAAATAAACTGAGGACTATAATTACTAGCGATAGTTTTCATTATAAAATTGCCCCCTAAACGAGGTATTAATAAACCATATAATATTTCATACACACTTAATTCTTTTTGAAATATATTATCTGAATCAATAATCCAATCTGTACCACAATCACTTATTAAAGCATCGACATTTTTATATGTATTATAATAATGCATAAAATTATCATATTTAGTAATATCACCACCATTATAAAAATCCCATTTTTTTTGATTATTTTTTATGAAACCATAATGATCGTATATTTTACTATCCTGTAAAGATTGAGCTGACCAATCGTATAACATACTAGTATGAGATTTTATATAAAAATTACAACTGTTAATAAAATTACCCGGTGCTTCACATATATGTAATGTTTTTATACTTTTTAAATTATTTTTTTCGTTAAAAGAAACTATATTTTTAAAAAATTCAGTTTTTATTAAAAGTTCTTGCATTTTTAACCATGCTCTACTAGTTTTTTTTTTGTTGATATTAATTTTCAAATTTTTGTATAAATAATCATTTAAATCTTTTTGTCTATTATTAAAAAATAACTCGACCATTTTAAATTTATCTTTATCTACTTTTTCGGTAATTTCATATGCATTTTCAGATAATATGGACCATGTTGAAAAATTATAATTTTGTATATTATCAATTATTTTTGTTAATACAAGTGTATCTTTGTTATGATTTAATTTAAAAATATCGCATAATTCTAAATTTTTATAATATTTTAATAATGTTTTTTTAAAATATACGTTAATATCTGTATTTACCCAATCAACAATTTTAATATCATATTTTTTAGTAAAATTTATTGCTTTTAATTTATTTAATTCTAAAATATAACTAATAGCAGTTTTATTTGTGTTATTATTGTATAATTCTATTGCTTTTTTTAAAACAGTATGTTTTTGTTCAAATTTATGTATAATATATTTTTTATATCTTTTATAAATTTTTGTTATTAAATTATTATTTTTAAAATTTATAAAGTTAGTCAAAAAATTATAGTTATTATTATAATCATAATCTAAATCATAAGCTTTTGCTTCTTGTTTTGAAGATATTTTGTAATTTTTTCCAGCAGAAGGATCATTTTTTAAAATCATATTATTTAGAATATTTAGTTCATTTATTTTTTTATCATTTTTTGTGTAATTTTCAAATATAATAATTTCGTAATCTTTCATATTTACCAATTCGTTAATATTAGCAAAATAAAATTTATTAAACATTGATGATAAATATATAAAAATATTTAATGTCAAAGTATTACATATCGCATAATAACATATTACTAAGTTTCCATTATCATTTAAATTATTTAAACTTATTAATGTTGTTGATATTAATAGTTGCAAACTTGCATTATTAGCAACTAATAAATAATCAGAATTAATTAATAATGGTAAATCGATAACAATAGTATTATATTTTTTAATTTTAAGATTTTTTATAAATTGTTCATCTAATATTTCTGGTAATAAAACATGTTTTATATCTTTTAGTTCTTCGGGATAATTTTTTAAATATTCTGGTTTTACATTATCTGTTTTTATCATCATTTGAATTTGTTTATCTATTTTCGTTTGATACAAACTATATTTTTTATAGTAAAAAATTGCCTTATAAATTGCAGTAGTTTTACATAATAATAATATATCATGATCAAAAATTTTAGTAATTTTACATATCGTAAAAAATAATAAATTATATAAAGCAGGAAAATTATATATCGTTATATTTTTATAATCAATATGTAAATCTTTATTTATTATTATTTTTTTTTCGGGATAAATTTTTATTTCATCACGATAGTTTTTAAAATACATATCATTAAAATAAGTATTGGTTGTTAAATATTGTGACCCATTAAAGAATGGTATGTAATTTGGTATTAATGGATCTAATTCCATAAAATTTATAAATTCTTTTTTATAATAAGAAGAAACTTCTAAGGGACAAATATTTTCGTCATTATTTATATTAGTCTCGTTAAATTTCGGATCAAAAATATATTCTAAATCAAAATTTTTATTTGTAATGTCAATGTAAAAATTATTAGTATACATTTAATAATATATATATATATATAATCATTATTAAATAATATTTTGGTAATTTATTAATATCCTAGTAATTTATTAATTAGTAATTTATTAATAATTTATTAATATCATCATCTTTGTTATTATTTTTTTCTATTATTTTTTTATTATTTCTGTGTTATTTATTATTCTTTTTTTTTGTTTTTTATTATTCATTCCAAAAAGTCGAATATTGATATTAGAATAATAATAAAAAAGTATACAAAATAATTTATTTTTTAATTATTTTGATTGGTTAGAAAATAAATCAATACAAAGTTATTATAAAAATTACGATAATTATAAAAAAATAATATCTATACAAAAAATCAAAAATAACATCGACGAAGAGTTAGCAAAGGAATTTATAAGTAATGCGTGGCAAGAAAATTTATTGTTACAAGACTTTTATATTAACTTTAGTAAATATTTTGATGATCAACCATATAATTTTTTTAAAATATATGACTGGTTAAATAATACGAATATACTAGAAATTTTTAATAATAATATAATATTATATGAACTTTATTTATCTCAACATCTAGAATATTTAGATTGGTGGAATAATAATATTGGTATTAGAGATTTGTATTACAATATTATAAAAAAATATGTTTAGAAATATAAATAATAATATTATAAAAATGAAAATAAATATGAAATAATTATAATATAAATATATCAAGTAATTATAATGTATAAAATGTCTTATACATACATATGTATTTTGGATTTTGAAGCAACGTGTGAGGAAGATGCCAAGTATTTTGATAATGAGATAATAGAATTTCCAAGTGTATTACTAAAATTAGAAAATGAAGAATGTAAAATAGTATCTGAGTTTCAACATTATTGTAAGCCATTATTAAAACCAATAGTATCTAAATTTTGTGAAAAATTAACTGGTATAACACAAGAAATCGTAAATAATGGCAATAATTTTCCTGATAGTTTAAAAGCTCATCATAATTGGTTGTCATCTTACGTTATTGATTCTGATGTAATTATTGTTACTTGTGGTAATTGGGATATCGCACAAGTAATGCCTAGTGAATGTAAAAAATGGAATATAATACCTCCGACAGTATATCGTAGATTTATAAATATTAATGATATATTTTTAGACATGTATAAAATTCGCGGCAGAGGTATGGTAAATATGTTAAATTTCTTAAATATTAATTTGGAAGGTAGACATCATAGTGGTATTGATGATTGTAGGAATATTGCAAGTATATTTCGAAAAATAATATCAGATGGATACATACTAAATAATAATTTAGTTATTAATGTTGATATACAAAATTATCAAATAGAACATAAAAATAGTGATAAAGAAATAGACAAAACTAGGTTAAGAAATTTAAGGACAAATAAAAAAAATAAAAAATAATTAAAATATTATTTTGTTGTTATAAATTTTTTGTTATAAATTTTTTATTATAAATTTATTTTATATTGTTTTTGCATATGTTTTTCAGTTTCCAATAAATTGATACATTTAGCTTCGTTGTCATCATAATTTTTAGTTAATAAACCAATAATAGGTTTACAGTTATTGTCTAATAACCAATTTAATATTTCAGGATTAAAAGACAAGGCATATTTGAAACAATAGCGATCCGGTAATATATTATTTTTTTTAATGTAACTAATGAACACATCTAGTTTAGTTTTACCTAAACACATATGTCTCATTATATGAATAGGATTATTAAATATTTCTGCTTTTATTTTTTTGATATAATTTAATTTATAAAGGTTATAATAAATATTTTCTGAAATAGTAAATTCTATATTTTTTTCTTTCAGAACATTCAGTTTATCGCTTAAAATGCATAATAGAATTACATCATCATTAATAGGATAATTATAACTTATTAATGTTTCTACGATTTCTATTATAAATGATTGTATTGTTATTTCTGAATTTTTTATTATTAATCTTTTTCCATTTTTATGTTTAATATCGTTATATTGGCCAATCGTAAGTAATTTAATCAATGTCCTTAATGAATTTGGATTAGGTAATAATTTATAATTTAATAAAAGCTTAACAATATTATGCATATTTCTTAAATATTCAATCATAATATCATAATATTTTTTTGATATTTTTCCATTAGAATTATTTTTTGCAATGTAAGTAATTATTTCATTATTTAAAACTAAATCAAAATGATTTTGGTAAGGATAATAATTATTTTGTATCAATAAATTTACCATTTCTAATATAGGATATTTATATATCAAATTAATTGTATCTTCGTTTATAATATATTTAATATTATCTTTAAAATAATTTAATCTAGTTTCTGTAAACATTGTGTTTATTTCTTTTATTAATGTATTATAATTGAAAAATTTGTTGTACATAGTATCAGATTCTATTATTTCTTTATTTTTAATATTAGTTTTTTGAAAATATTTGTCATATACAAAAAATACCAAGAAAATACTAAAATAAAACCTGGTATATTCTTCTGTTTTTAGTTCAGGATGTTCATCAAATGCAATATTTAAAAATAAAATTATAAAAGGATTATGTTTTTTATAAATTGTTAAATTAAAATACTGTATCATATCATTAATAATATTATGATAATCCTTAATCAAAAAAATTGATGTAGTTTTCAGTATGACCTTTGGATATTAAAAGAGGTAAGAACATATCGTATTGATATAATATAGAATATGTTTTTTCACTAATATAATTTTCATTTTCACATAAAACGTATATTAATTTTGTCATATTTTTATCTAAATATTTTTTAATGTCTAGGTTATTGTAAAATATTATTTCACGTAATTGACGATTTAATACAAATTCTAAATTTATACCAAAATTAATCATCTTTGTAAACATATTTTTTTCAATTCTCCTTATTGCACCTTTCAAAATAATATTTTTGTTTTGATTAGAAACTTGTTCAGATTCCATTATATTTAATGATGGTAAATATTGATATTCAACATATTCAATTAATTTTTTAGGCAATTTATTATTTAAAAAATAATAATCAATTAATCCATCTAATACATTCGCATAAATATATGAATTTTCAGTTTCAAAACATATATTGATTTTAGAATGTGATAATGGATCTTTGTCATTTTTAGCATTTTCAAAACAATTGTTTTTAAAACCATAATTTATTTTTTTATCAAACAAATTATAAAATATATCAAATAATTGCTTAATTTTTGGATATGTTGCAATTAAATTGACTAAAACGCTGGGATTAATTAATTCTAAATTATATTTATTACGAAGTCTAGAACTATGATATTTTGGACACATACACAAAGCAATAGATCCCGTTTTGGCTTTTTCAATTATACCACAAATAAACATAATATATTTTACAACATAATTTTTAAGATCAAGACCATGTTTTTTTAAGGTATTTAATTTTGATAAATCTAAATCATAATATCCTAATAATAAATCAGTTAACCTTAAAATATTATCTATATTATTTACTAATTTACATGTTGGTCCTACATTATTAAAAAAATCACTAAATGTCAAATTAATATTAGTTTCCAAAGTTATTGATTTATTTATTAAATCTATTGTATTCACTTTTGTCATGATTTATATTATAATTATTAAATGAATTATTATAAAATATATTTAAAACTTCATTTTTTTTTCAATTTTTAATGCCAAATTTATAAAAAAAAAAATGTTAAGTATTGTGTTTAAATATTTATTTTATATTGCTTTTGCATATATTTTTCTGTTTCTATTAAATCGATATATCGCAATGTTTTTAAATCATGTTTTTTTTTAAGAGAACATAAAACCGGCTTGCATTTTAATGATAGTAACCATTCTGTTATATCATTATTAAAAATAGATGCATATTTGAAACAATATCTATCTGGTAATATATTATGTTCTTTGATATAATTTATAAATTTATCTAATTTACATTTACTTAGACACATATGTCTCATAATATGAACAGGATTATTGAATAATTTATTATTAATTTTTTTAATTTTAATACCACATAATTTATAAAGTCTGTAATATATATTTTCGTTAATTTGTATATTTTTTTCTATTATTATGTTTTCATTATGCATAACTAATAATAATATTACATCTTCGTTTAGAGGATAATTATATTCTAATAATGTTTTAGTAATTTGTATGATAATATCTTTGTATGACAAGTTATTACATTCTTTATCTTCAATATCAAAGGTTCCACCATGTCTTTCAGAGACACAATCTTCAATTATTCGCGAGGAATATATTTTGACCAATGTTTTCATTGCATTACTTGTAGGCAATATTTTGTATGACAACAAGTTTTTAATAATTTTATGTATGTCCACTAAATGACGAATTAACATTTTAAGAGTTTCGCTAAGCATACTTCTATAAGTAATTTTGTCAGTATGTAAAAGTAATAATTCATTATTTAATACAGAGTCAAAATTATTTTGTGTAGGATAATGATTATTTAATAATAATCCTTTTATTATTTCTGATGTAGGAAATTTATATGCAAATGTAGTATCTTCGATTATTTTACAAACATTATTTTTAAAATAATCTAATTTTGTAGCACAAAATAACATATTTAATTCATTAACAAAAAATTCATGTTTAAAATCATTACTATATAATGAAGGATGTTTATAATTATTATCTATTTTACATATATAATTAGGACTAGCATTAATAAAATGACAATAATAAATTGCATAAATTTGAAAATAATAACGTATATTTGTTAAAGTTTTTAATTCTGGATATTTATTAAATGCAATAGTTAAGAACAATAATACTGAATAATCCAAAAAATTAAAGTAAATAGAATCATTTAAAGGAATATACATTGTAAAACTCATTTTTATTTGATTCGTTAAAATATCAATAATATTTTTAGTATGTTCTTGTGAAATCAAAAAAGGCAATAAATATCCTTTTTGACATATTTTTATATATATATTTTCACTTAAAGTTTTGTCATTACAATGTTTATAAATTAATTTTATATAATTCGATTTATAATATTTATCATTATGATAATTTTTAAATTGACCATGTAAAAATGATCCATTATCAAAATAAAGTTGTTTTAATTCAGTATCAAGTATATAATCCAAATTTATATTATAATTAACCAATCCATTTATAAAATCGTCATTTATTTCATATATAAATGTTTTCACAACATAATTTATTGTATCGTTCGAAATAGTATTATTATCTAAAATAATTTGCTTTGAAATACAAGTAAAATTTATATATTTGTTTAAATTAGCATATTTATTATTAATAATGTAATAATTAAATAAATTATTAAAAAGATTACTAGTCGAAATATAAAAATTATTTATTGTTAAACAAATTTCAATATTTTCAGTAACTGATTTTAAATTTTCAAAACATTTGTTTGTAAAATCATAACTATATTGTTTATTAAATAAATCATAAAATATATCAAATAATATTTTAATATTTGGATATGTTTCAATTAAATTTTTTAAATATTGGAATTCAGTTTCTAATAAACTTACGTGTAATAATCCATTAAGTTTTCGATAAGATACATCATTAATTTTACATGGACAAATATATTCCACAAAATAATTTAGATCTTTTAAACCTGATATAAAAATTATGTATTTTGCAACATAATTTTTAAAACAAAAATTATTTTTTTGCAAAATTTTATCGTCACAAGACAATAATTTGTAATACTCTAATAATAATTCTGTAAATTCCAAAATATCGTCAATATTATTATGAATATTACAATTTTTACGAACATTACTAATAAACGTACCAAACTTTATTTCTATATTATTCTTTGTTTCTATCGCTTTAATTATTAACTCAGGTATATCGTTTGCTATTATATTTTCCATACTATTATTTATTTAATAAATACTAACATTAATACAATATAATTTTTTTTTTCATTTTTTTTTATCAGAAATCTTTGTTTTTGTTGACCTTTATTTATAATATCTTTGTTAATAACTTGATTTAATCAAAGCTAACTTTTATGTTTATACAGTATTCTTATATATTATTAAAATAATTACCACACTATTATTATAAAAAAAAAATAATAATTAGCAATAAAAAAATTTTCAGATCAATATTATTAATTAATAATCAAGTGTTCATAGGATTGCATCATATATTCTTGTGTCTCAGTCATTTTGATACATAATTTTGTATAATAATCATATTTAATCGTTAATAAACCTAAAGTAGGAAAACATTTATTATTAATTAACCAAGTTGCAATTGGTTCGTTATGAGATGCCGCAAATTTAAAGCAATACCTATCTGGAGTTAAATTGTGTTTTTTTATAAAATCAATAAAATCATCTAGTAAAGTGTTTTTGAAACACATATTTCTCATAATATGTAAAGGATTGGTAAAATACTTGTTATCAAGTTTTGTTATGTTATTTTGTAATATTTTATATAATTTGTAATATAAATTTTCATTTATCATAATGTTATTTAATGCCTCAGTTTTTCCCAAACATAAGAAAATAAAAGTTAAATCTTCATCTACAGGATAATTGTATTGCGATAATAATTTGGTTATTTCAAGTATAATATTTTTAATATTATTAATATTATTAATATTATCAGTTAGATTTTGTTTTTTTGATTTTTTTGATTTTTTTGTTGTTTTAGGATTTATTAAATTAAATACACTAATTATTTTGCATAATAATTTTAGAGAATTTTTTGCAGGTAATATTTTGTAATTCAATAATTTTTTTACTAGGTCTAACATTAATTCTAAATGTGAAATTATTGCTCCCATATACTTTTCACAATGGTATTTGATTTTCGATAATTTTACTATTTTTTTTAATATTACATTATTTAATAACAAATTAAAATTTTCAGATGTAGGATAATTGTTTTTTGTTAAGAACATGTTAATCATCTCAGTATTACATATTCGATAAGCAAAATTAATATTATTTACGTCCAATAAATTATAATTATCATGTATCAAATTTGACGTAAAATTCGAATAAATTTGTCGAATGTAAATGCCACTTTTAGATATTTCCTTTTCTATATTTTCACTAATTATATAATTTGATTTTTTAATATTGCAAATTTCTAATATTGATGAAAATGTAGAATATATATTAAAATAAAATCTAATATTTTTTTCTGTTATTAAATTAGGATATTTTTTAAATGATATAACAAAAAACAATAGTAACGCAAAATCATCAATAGGCTCATAATAATCATCTTCATTATCATCAATACTAAAAATATGAGGTGTCCATATTTTTTTAAAATTTTGCGGTTTTATAAAATGTTGCGGATTTATAAAATGGCGCGGATTTTTATAAGTTTTATCACTAGCTATATTATATAAATTTTCAATAAATAGCCTAGTGTGAATTTCTGAAGTCAGTAATGGTAAATATACACCATTATAATTTATATCATTGTTTTGTTTATTATACAAGCTAACATATATATCATTTTCGAAATATTCGTTATGATTAGTTAATAATAATAGTATTGTATAAAAATTTTTGTTATAATTGCTAAAATCACATATAATATCTTTGATATCTAAAGGATATTTAGAATGAAAACATTCTATAACATTATATGGAACATTATATTTATTCTTAATTAGGTCGAAAACATTTTTTTTATAGTTTAATGTGTCCATATTTATTAAACTTATTAAAGTTCTAAAGTGAGAATTTACCAAGTCTGAAGCCAAATATGCAACCATGTCGTAATTAAAATAATAATAACATAATATATTGACCAAAATATTAGAATCTACGTAAAAAGTATTATTTATAAAACATGTATAGTCTATAATTATACCATGAAAACCATTTACTTCAAAACATTTATTTAAAAACCCAAAATCATATTTTAATATGATCAAATCATTAAATATTTTAAATAAATTGCATATATTTTCATGTCCTTTTATTTTATTTTCTAAAAAATAATAATCATTATTAATAATCACTAATTCATTTTCTGAACTGATATCCGAACATGTTCGATGACAAGAACAATTGCCATTACCACCTTGTTTTTTTTTAAAGCCGCATATATATAAAATATATTTTACCAAATAATTATAATAATTATTTTTACCTTTACTCGATTTTTTTATTAAATCATAATAATTTAATAAATGATTTGTTAATATTAATATATCATTTTCAGTATTTATACATTCTGTTTTACTAAAACATGCATCAAATATGTTATCAATAATATTTTTAAAATCATTATTTTCATAAATAACAACATTATTAATTTTTAATATTTTTTTAGACATTTATAATATTATTAATTATTTATAAGTTAATTTTGCGAGTTAATATTTTTTTTTCATTTTTTTTTTCAATTTTATAAAAAATATATCAAATAATAAACAAATATATCCATAAAAATATATCAAATAATAAACAATCGTATTAGTAATAATAAAATATTATTAATTAATTAAATGTTCATAAGGTTTTGCCATATATTCTTGTGTTTCAGTTATTTTAATATATAATTCAGTAAAACGATCACTTTCACGTGTCATTTTTTTATTAATTAAACCTACAGTTGGTAGACAATTGTTATCAATTAACCAATCTGCAATAGAAATATTATAAGATGCGGCAAATTTAAAACAATATCTATCTGGTATTAGATTATTTTGCTTTATGAAATTAATAAAATCATCTTTAGATGTCTTTTTAAAACACATGTTTCTCATAATATGAACAGGATTAGTAAAATATTTATCATCAATTTTTATTATATTATTTTTTAATGTTTTGTATAATCTATAATATAAATCTTCAGATATAATTATATCATTTACTAAATCAGTCTTTTTTAAACATAACAAAATCAAAGTTAATTCTTCATCAATTGGATAATTATATTGTAATAATATTTCGACTATTTGAATTATAATATTTTCGACTTTATTTTCTACATTAGGTTTTGATTTGGTATTTTTTTTAAAATTTATTTTATTTGGTAAGATTATTTTATTAATTATTTTTCCAAGTAATGATAATGAATTTTTTGTAGGTAGTATTTTATAATTCAATAAATTTTTTACTAAATTTAACATTAATTGTAAATGTGAAATTAATATTGTTTTAGTATATAAATTTTGTAGTTTTCTTTCACGTTTAAATTTTTGCATTATTTTTTTTAATATTATGTTATTTAACAACGAATCAAAATTTTTAGATATGGGATAAATATTTTTTGTTAAGGATATATTAATTAATTCTGTATTACATGTTCTATAAGCGAAATCAATATTATGAACATCTAAATATTCATAATTATCATATATTAAATGATCTTTAAAATATAAATGATTTGTATTAATTATTGGTTTAGTATTATATATATCAAATTTTTCTTGGCGTTCTATTTTTTTAACTTTGTATATTTCAAACCATGATGAATACATTGCATACAAATTAAAATAAAATCTGACATTTTTTTCTGTTATCAAGTTTAAATATTTTTTGAATGCTAAAATGAAAAATAATAACAACATACCATCGCAAACACTATTAGTATAGTGTGTAATAGGTTGAACATCTGGTATCCACATATTTTCGAATGAATAATTAATTTCTGGATTTATTAAATGTTGTAATATGGTTTTATTACTTAAATTTTCGATAAACATTTTGGTATGATTTTCTGAATCTAATAATAAAGGTATATATGTAGATTCACTATAAAATTTGTCATATACAGAATTATCAAAATGTATATTACTCGTAATTAAAAAACTAATTATTTTTCTTCTCGAAATATTAGAATTAGGCGAATATTTAATAATTTCTTTAATATTTATGGAATATTTAGTACATATACATTTTATAACATTATCAGGAATGATTTTACTTGAACTTGAATATATTAACCAATAAATATTGCGTTCATTGTTTAATGTATTAATATTAATTTTGCTCATTAAAATATCATAATAACAATCTATTAAATTTTGATATAAATATTTTCTATTTATATCAATATTTAAAATATAATAGCATGTTATATTAACCAAAACATTTGATTTTATATGTGTAATGGTACCATTAAAAGTATTACACATAAAATATGTTTGATTATTATTGTTGTTCATGAATCCACTGTATTCAACACATTTGTTCAAAAAATCAAAATTGTAATTAATAGATAATAAATTATGGAATATTTTAACTAAATTATGTATGTTTTCATTATTATTAATTAGATTTTCCAAAAAACTATAATCACTATTGATAATTGTTAATTCATTATTAGAAGGCGATATATCGATACGTAGCTGGGTGATACATCTTTTATTAAAACAGGTGCAACCTTGAAAATAATTTTGTACTTTTTTAAAACCAGATATGTATAAAATATATTTTACTAAATAATTTTCAAATTTAATTTTATTTTTATTTACTATATTTTTTTGCGAATTCATTAAATCATAATAATTTAATAAATAATTAGTTAATGTCAATATATCATTTTCAGTATTTATACACAAAATTTTAGAAAAACATGTATTAAACATAATATCGATATGATTTTTTAATTCATCTCGCTCTTTAATTATATCTTGTGATTTTTTAACCATTTTATTAATTATATTATTTCATTTTAATAAGTTAATAATTTTTTTTCATTTTTTAATTATCTAGACATTATAATATATATGAACAATATAACTGCATATATTGATCCAATAACTAATGCCACTACTACTAACGCAACTAACGCCACTACTACTAACCCAAACGCTACCAACTTAACAACAATACCTACTAATATAAATCTAACAACAAATCAAGTAACAAATTTATTAAATAAGAATGACGTATTAAATATAAAACCAGAATGTACGGAAATCACTTATAAAAATCCATCATTAATTTATGCGATATTGGCAATATTATCTTTGATTATATCTGCATTAGGAACTTTGTATAATTTTAGTGTATTAAAATTAGTATTATTACCGATAAAAATAATACTTGGTTTAATATGGATTTTTGTATTTACTTTGTCTTTATTATTAGCATGTAATTTTTTTACTAGTACCATAACATGGATATTAGCAATAATATTTTTATTATTCACAACAATAGGAGCAACTACAACAATATTTTTAGGTTCAAGTTTTTTAATAATAATGTATGTATTAGGGATACCATTATCTGTAATAACTGCGACAACATATTATAATAAAGAAAAAATCATGAACTATTTTAAAAAAAATGATGAACCAACACTACCTCAAACAACAACTCAACCACTTGATAACGCCACTACTAACGCCACTACTAACGCCACTACTAACGCCACACAAGCAATTTAAAGCTTAATCAAATTAATCAAATGATAATATTAAAGACGATCTATCACTACTTGAACTAGTATAAATTTCTATACTAGAATTACTTTTGCTACTATTACTACTTTTTTGTTTTGTATTTTTTTCTTCTAATTTTCTTTTTTTTTCTTCACGATTAAAATACTCATGATCAGCTTTTAAAGTTTCTAAATTATCAGAAATATATGACATTATATTATTCTCGAATAACCATTTAAAGAAATGCAATTGACCCAAGGTAGTATTAATAGTATATTCTGTTCCATTTTTATTTCTAGTATAAACAAATTTTTGTCTTCTTTTAAAAGGATCAAAGTTAATTTTTTTATAAGTTTTTAAACTCGCTTTATAACTAACATGTATTACAAATTCTTCGCCATTTTTTTTGGTGCATTTAGTTTTATATTTTTCAGCATATTTAGTAATAAACCAATCTAATAGCCTTAAAGATATTGGATATTTTAATTTTTTATCATGTGAGTTTATTATTGTTATCATTAATATAAAATTAGGTTCATCTAATTCAGAAAAATATTTGTTTAAATTATTATACCATAATACTTCTCTAGGAGATAATTTTAAATATTTAGCTTCAATTACCTCTTTGTTTTTTGTTTTTTTACTATCTGAATTTAAACTTTTTGAACCATCTAAATTATCATTTGCATTATCGTTAGAACCATTATCTAAAATTTTATTCAAATTATTATCTGAACTATTATTTAAACTATTATTTAAACTATTATCCAAACTATTATCTAAACTTGAATTTTTATTAAATTCTTGTTTGTCATTCATTTCAATATTAGAATTTACTAAATTATCATTATTTTCTATTTCTTCTTTTGTTTTTTTGTTTATATCACTTCTAATACGTTTATTGTTTGGATAAATAATTTTATTTTCATAATTTGCGTAGTGAATTTTTTTTTTATCTTGCTTTTGTTTTTTATCATCTATTTTCTTGTTATTCATCATAAAAAAATATTATATATTAATATATCCATTAAAATTTATATATTATATGCGTTTAATTTGTCTCATGTAAATTAGAATAATAAGTCGTTTCCTCGATAGAATTTTTAATAATTAATCTAATAACATTAACAACATTTTTTTGACCTGTTCTATAAGCCCTACCAATTGCTTGTTTTTCTTGTTCCTTACGGTATTTATGAGTTCCATAAATAGGGTCTAAAAATATAACTTGACTAGCTTTAGTTAAATTAGTTCCTGAAGCGGCATTTTCTGAAGATAACATAATGACTTTAATTTTATCATCATCATTAAATTCTCTAATACATTTATCTCTTCTAAATACATTACCTTTACAAAATAAATTTTTAATGCCATGTTCTTCTAAAATTTTACCTACTCTAATTAATAAATTATCCCATTGAGAAAATATAATAGTATGTTGATCTCTTTCTTTTAACAAGGTTATTAAATTTGCTAATTTTGTTCCTAATGTATTAGTTAATTCTTGTAATGAAAGTTTTGTTTTATCTAAAGTTGAATTTTCTACTTTTTTAATTTCTGGCATTACTTTAAAGTAATTACTTTTATCTATTTTAGCTTTACAAGCAGGACAATTACCAAATTTTTGAATAGCCGTATCTAGACAACTATAACAAAATATATGACCACACATAGTAACACCTACACTACCTTGATCCATTTCAGATAAACATATCAAACAAGTATCTTCATCATCATTATCATCTTCTAAATCATCTAATGTTAATTTATTATTTTTCATATTTTCGATAGCCAATAATTTACTATGATCAATATTTTTTTTAGTTATTTTCTCTAATTTTTCTATTGTAGTAATGAAAAAGTTTAATGTTCTTGTTTTACCACTCAAGATATTTTCATTAGATTTAATAGTATTACAATACTCGCCCAATCTATTATTTAATGCATTTATAGTTTGACTAATTTGATATTTATCTTCAAAATCAGGATTAATTTTGAATAACTTGTCTAGTAATTCTTGAACTTGGTCATTAGTTATATCATTATTATCGTCTATATCTATATCCATTTCTAAATCTATTTGATCTAAACCTATTTCATCTTCTAATTCTTGTAATAATATTGTAATTACATTTTTATCATTTTTATTAATTGGTTTTTTATTTTTTTTCATATGGTTGTATATTCTTTTAATTTTATTAATATTTATTTTTCTTTGGACGAATGCAATTTTTTTAACTAATTTGTCTTTTCTTTGAATAGATTCTGTTAATATTTGAGTTGCTGCTTGAACTTCATTTTTATAATGTTTTACTATGTTATTTTCGATATCTTTTAATGTATGACAATTTGATAATATATTTTTAGTTTCTTCTGCTAATTGAGGATGACAACATAATTGTCTTAAATAAACTGTATCACTTTTATTATTATGATCACTCAAATAAGCATTATACATTAATCGTTCTGTCATTGAAAAATCTAACCATACTAACTCTTCAGTATATGGAGGAACACGAACTTTTTCAATATTATCAATAACTGCTTTTGTTAAACCTCTATATAAATTTTCGGCAACATAATCAAAAATATGAGGTAAGGATACTAAACAACCAGGTTTATTTTCACAATTTTCTTTTGATTCATAATTTGTTAAAAAATTAATACTATTTGTTACATTTTGCAAAATATTAAAAGGAGTAGCTGAAACAATCCATCTAAATAATGAATCAAGTAATCTAATAAAATTTATTACTGCTGCATTTTTTGACTCTGAGAATACTTCATGAAATTCATCGATTATTATTCTATGCCAATTAATACAATGTAATTTTGGACATTTTAATTTTAGAAAATCTTTATTCTTTTTCAAATCATTTTTATTTTCTTCTTTATATTGTTTATTATCATTTAAAAAATTTAATGGCCATACTTTTTTATGACATGTTTTTGTTTCTGAAAAATGTTCATTTAATTCTTTAAAATATACTGTTCCAGTAATGAAAGTAAATGATACAACAACAAAATCTGCTTCTAAAATTTCTTTATATGTGCATTTATCAAAATCTACTTTTGTTAATAATTTTACTATTTTAACATTTTGTTTTCCATTATCTAATGGTTTGTCGCCATTTAACAAGATATTATAATGTGTCTTTAATAATTTACAAGTAATTTCTCTTATCCATTGACCACATAAATTATTAGGACACAATACTAATGTTGCTTTAGATTCTAAATTCATAATATTATAATTTAACCTCGGATTTAGAAAAGATAATAATATCATTTGAATAGTTTTGCCTAAACCTACTTCATCAAATAAACCACCACCATAAAATGTTATTTTTTGTTGATCTTGGAATAACATTAATTTTTTACTTTGTAAATCATAAACATAATCATTTAGATTAATATGTTTGTTTAAATTATAAGTAAATTGTTTTAAATTTCTTTCTTTTTCTAACATCCAATAAATATTACATTTTTGATATTCAAATAATTCAATGTTTATATTCGGATATTCCGTAATTTTAGGATCATTACGATAATCATAAGGAATTTTTACCTTTTGTGTTATGAATTCATTGTTATTATTAATTTTACTGTCGATTGATGTTGATGAAGAAAATATTATGTCGCTACTTTTTTTTTCTACGTCCTCATAAAATTGATGATTGTAACAAACATGAAAAAATAATTGCGGATGCGGTAATGTTTCATTAGTATATTTTACTAAATTATTAGTATTAATACTTATTACTGTGCAAATTGCTTCAACATTATCTATCATTTTAGTATAAACCGCTAATTCATAAATGTCATTTAAAAAATATTCTTTTTTTAATAAATCATTTTCACTAACAGGATGTTTATAACAAGTTTCTAAATATTTTAATGCATCGTCGCCATATCTAACATAAAATGTTCCATTATCTAAATCATTTATAGTAATGTTATCTGCTACTGTATTTATTCCATGATGACCTGCATATTTATTATGAAATAGTTGTATTTTCATTATATATACTTAATTACATGTAAATATATATATATATATAATAAATGCATTAAATTATCAATTTTTTTTCACATACAAAGGCTTATAATATAGACCTGTTGAATTATCATAATTCCAAATACAAGCTAATTGAAATATTATAGAAACACTAGACTCGTAATTTATAATATCTTGATATACTTCATATATTTTATTAATTTTTATAATATAAAATTCATTATCATCTTGAGTCATAATTTTTATAAAAGATTTAAAAACATCTGCTTTTATTCCTATTTGTTCTCTATTTTGTTCTATATAATCTATAAATAAATTTTCAATATCCATAATTTTTTTTGCTATTGAATCTTGCAATTTTAATATTATTTCATTGTCAGTAATTTTAGTTATAATTAAATCTTCAATACAAAAAAATATTGGTTTATTGTTTATTAATAATAATATTTTATTATCATCTTTTCTAAATGTTATTTCTTCCAAATTTATTTGTGTTAAATCTTTTATATGTTTCGTGTTAATTTTGTTCATATTATATTATTATTTATGTAATTTATTTGATGTTATAAACGTATAAAAATATTGATTTATTATTTTTGTTGATTATAAAAAAAAATAAATGATGATAATATAAAAAAAAATAAATAATAATATAACGATAAAAATATAAATTTTTATAAACATTGTAAAAATTATAAAAAAATAGTAAAATATATTAAAAATAAATTCATTAAATAATAATTTAATGTTTTTTAGTTGAATTTTTAACTGGAGCTTTTGTAGCTTTAACAGGAGGTTTTACATTTTTAGTTGTTTTGGGGGGAGGTGTTGGTTCTTCAATTACCTCTTCTTCCTCTTCTTCTATTTGTTCATCATCTTCTATTATTTCTTCGTCTGACTCGTTTTGTTCTTGATCATCTTGATCATCTTGATCTTGATCTTGATCATCTTGATCTTGTTCTTGATCATCTTGTTCTTGATCTTGATCATTTTGATTATCATCATCCTCGAACATGTAATCTTTATACATGTCATTATTATTTTGAGATTTTTCTTTTAATGTTGATACTATTTTTACAATTTTAATAGTAATTCCATAAGTTCTTTTTTCTCCTTTTTTTTTATTAATACTTACAGGAGACCAAAAATTTTGAATCATTAATAATAATTGAACTTGAGATCCATAAGGTATTATTTCATGTAATCGTTCATTGGAATTTTGTTCCGTTATTTCAAAATCTCTAATATAATCTGGGTGATCTGGTTTATACTTTGGATCTCTAACAGAAAAAATAGTTTTATTTTTTCCGTCATAAGCAAAATTTGCTCTGATATATGGAACTTTAACATATTTTTGATTTTCTAAATCATCAGGAATTGGTTTATTATTTTTGTTGTATTTTTCTTTTATTTCCTCTACATCTTTTTTATGGATAATATCACTAAATACGAGATCTTTCAATTCATCTTTACTTACTCCAGAATTGTTAAATAATTTTTCTATTGTATCTTTACTTTTAGCTATTTTAGTTAGTTTAGTAAAAAAATCAAGTAAATATTTACCATTTGTAGTTTCTTCGTCTAAAGGTAATTCACAATATTTTACAATATCACTAAAATAATCTTTACAATATTTTTCTGAAGGAATACCATGAACATCTAAATTAATCGTTCCAGTAGGAATTACTAACTTATTGTTATTTGAAATATAACCAATATAAGATAATAATTGTTTGGTTTTTTCTTCCTTTACTTTTCCATTGCTATCTTTTATTTTATAGGAACTTATAAAATTAGGTATTATGATTTGGTTCATTTTAACATCTTGACATTTTACAGGACCTTGACTCATTTTATATTTATATATTATTTTTATTATTTATATATAAATTATCACGTGATACAAAAAAAATATCATTTTTTTTTTTCGTTTAAATAGTAATATATATATATATATATATATATATACATATATATACAAAATGAATAAAAACAAGCCTAATCCCCCTAAATCCAATAAATTAGTCAATGCCTATACGGTAAAAAAGTCAAGACCTAACGTAATTTTGGGGCCAAATGTTCATAATATGAATAATTTACATAATACAAATAATAATTCTGATAGTTCCAAAATAATAAAAAATGAAAATAAAAGTAAAAATAATGAGGATGTCAATACTTGTTTTAAACAAATTGAGTCTAAATATACTAGTAATTTAGACAAGTATTGGAAAAACAGGACTAATGTTCCTTACAAGAATATATTATATGACCAAGATTATAACAAAAAAATTGATAATGAACAAGATTTGATTTTGTGTAATGTCAAGACAATAGATAAAATACACGACGAACAAGTTGAGAACTATAAAAATAATCTAGAAAAACATAATAATGAATTGAAAATTATATATTCTACTAATAAAGAAGCTGAACATTTTAGACAATTTGAATATAACAATAAACATAAATATAGATTAGCAAATTTACCAAGTTCTAACCAAGATGAAATTAAAAACATTACTACTGAATATTATAATAAAGAAAAGAAGAAAACTGATAGTGAAAGAAGAAAAAAAGAAGAATTATTAAAAAGTATATTGATTTAAAAAAAAAAATTAAAATCTCGTTTAAGATGACAAATATATATTATTTTACATTATATATATGGATAATTTTGATATTGATGATTATTTTAATGAAAAACAGGAAGTTAATGAAGAAAATGAAATAATAGAATGTTTAGGTATAGATTTGGGGACAACTAATAGTTGTGTAGGTGTATGGGATCAAAAAACTAATTCGGTAAATATTATTGGTGAAGATGATAATAAGACTATACCAAGTTATGTATCTTTTATTAATTCAAAAAGATATGTTGGTCATTATGCTAAAAATAATAAAGAATTGAATCCTAATAATACTATATATGAAGTTAAGAGAATAGTTGGTAAAGATTATGATGATGAAATGGTGCAACTTGATAAAAAATTTTTATCTTATAAAATTATAAAAAATGAAACTAAACAAAATAATAATATTTTAATAGAATTAAATAATTTGACAAAAACTCCTGAAGAAATAATGGCTCATATATTAACAAAATTAAAAAATTTAGCAAGTAAAGTAACAAGTACAAACAAAGCTGTAATTACTGTTCCTGCTCATTTTAATAACACACAAAGAGCTGCGACACAAAATGCTGCTGCAATGGCTGGTTTAGAATGTATAAAAATAATAAATGAACCTACTGCTGCTGCTTGTGCTTATGGTTTAGAAACTATAGCTAACAACAATGATATAATAATGAATATTATAGTATATGATTTTGGTGGTGGGACATTAGATGTATCATTATTAAATATATCTTACGGTATAATAGAATGTGTAGCATGTTCTGGTAATACACATTTAGGGGGTGCTGATTTTGATATGGCAATAATGAATTATTGTTTGGATTATTTTAACGGTGTAAATGATTTAAATATAACATTAGAAAATTTACCTCCTGTTATAATACAAAAATTAAAAAAAAAAAGTGAAAGAGCAAAAATTGCTTTATCTGAAAAATCGAGTGTTGATATTAAAATTGATAATTTTTATTTAGATAATGATTTGTCTATTAATATTACTAAAACAGAATTTGAAACAATGTGTAGTGATTTATTATTATTAACAATGAAACCGGTATATGATGTATTGAATGATTCAGAATTATCAATAGACGATATTAATGAGATTATTTTAGTAGGCGGTAGTACTAAAATGCCTGCTATTAAAAATAATATCAAAACTTTTTTTAAAAATAAAAAAATAAATGATACTATTAATCCTGATTTAACTGTCGCTATTGGTGCTGCTATACATGGTTTTAATGTATGTAATCCGAAAAGTAAATTAGCAAATGATGTAACATTATTGGATATAAATTCAATGTCTTTAGGTATTGAATTAATAGATGGTTTAATGGATGTAATAGTTCCTAGAAATACAATAATACCAATTAGTAAAAAAAGGAAATATACAACTACAGAAAATATGCAAAAATATGTTAAAATAAAAATTTTTGAGGGTGAAAGATCAATGACTGAAAATAATTTTTTTATAGGTGAATTTGTATTAGAAATTGATGAAGAACCTATGGGGATGCCAGAAATTGAAATAACATTTACAATCGATGCAAATAATATTATTAGTGTTCAAGCCATTGACTTAAAAAAAAACTCTAAAAAATCAATAGTAGTAAAAAGTAATACAAGTAATTTAACGAAAGAAGAAATCAATAAATATATAGATGATTCAATAAATTATCAAAAACAAGATAAAAAATTAGAAAATAAAAAAAAATATTATTGGGAAATATTAACAATGTGTGAAAATATTAAAGAAAATATAAAAAATTTAACACTTAGTAATCAAGAAGAAATTAATAAAATATTATTATTTGTAGAAAATACTATAATTAGTGTTAAAAAACAAGATTATAATAAACATAAATTGCAATGGTATCAACAATTATATAATACGTTATTTAAAGATTACGGAACATTAGTATTAAAATATAAAGAAAATTTAGAATATGACACAAATGTTGAACAAAAAGGAACATTAATTTATGGTGATGAAGAAACAAAAATTTATGGTGATGAAGTTGAAGAAACAAAAATCGAAAAAGATAACAAAAAAAATAAATCATTAAATAATTCCAAAAAAGAATTGATAAATTTATGTAATAATATATTAAGTATATTATTAGATACTAACAATCCTATAAATATTGATTCAGAAGATCATGAATATTTAAAAAATTATGTTAACGATACTTTATTGTGGGTATATGGATATACTAATTTATTAGAACAAGATTTTATAGACAAAATAGACCAAGTTAATGAGTTATGTGATAAAATTATGAGTAAATACGAATAACAACAAAAAATAATAACAAACAATAAATAAATAAACGAATTATAACATGAAAAAGTTAATATCATCAGAATAATCCCAATGTGGTAAAATATGAAATCTTTGATCAGGTAATTTATCCATCAAACAATTATAATCATCATCTTCACATTCTAAAATTTGTATAAATTCGTCAAAATATTTAGAACTAGTATTTTCTTGTTTTAAATATTGATACATATTATAATGTATATTATGTATGTATGTTAGGTGAGCTAATAATTTATTTGTTAATTTTTTATCACATTCATAATATAATTTTGCTTTCACATTAATTAATTGCAAGTATTTTAACCAAAAAGAACAATATGTATCCTTATCAGACCATACATATTTTGATAAATGGCAAAAGAAAATTGGAGAAATACCGATTTCACTCAATTGGTAAATTAATTCTAAATCTTCGTCTTCTAGTTTATTATTTGTGCGAGTTTTTAACGAGTTTGTAAAAATATTACGCCAAATAATATTAAAATATTTTGGATTGCTGTTAATATGATTAATTTTGTCTTGCCAATTATCAATATATTTAATTTCTAATTCTTCTTCTAAATCAGTTAAAAATTTAATAGCATGGAAACATAACACTGATAATTCAAATAATTTTTTTATTTTTAAAGGTGTTAATTTATTATAATTATCTTGTTTCGAGTTAAATTCAATAAAATGTTGAATTTTATATATGTGATGTCTAGGATATTTTTTACTGTGAATGTCGTATTGTAAAGCCATTGTGATTGTATAAAAAAATATATAATGAATAGATTTAAAAAAATATTATTCAATTTTTATTATAATACCATAAATTATCCATAATGCAACAATTACGTCTTAATGCAAGGGGACGTTTTTGTTTAATATAATTTATGACAGTTTTCAATTCATAATTATGGTAATTTACTAAATAATGAGCAACTATAGCTGCTGACCTATGATGCCCTTTTTTGCAATGAACAAGTATTGAACCATTATTTAATCTCAATAAATAATCTATTAATTTAGTAATATCATCAAATAATATTTTATAATTTACTTTAATATTTTTACAATCTTGTTCATCTTTAATTGGTATATGAAAATAAGTAATTTCTTTGTTATTTTTAAATTGTTCATCAATATTTACCATAATACATATAATATATTTGATATTATATTTTTTAATATATGCCATGTTTTTAGATGATTCATAATTGCCTAAATATAAATTTGGAATAATATAATCTATATCATTTTCTTTTATCATTATATACATATACTTTATAAAATCATGATTTAATTACATTTTCATATATAATATTTAAATTTTTTACGCATATGTCATATTCAGATGTCATGTTATTTGCCCATATTAATAATTCATTATTTTTTTTTTTAATCATCTTATCGATATTTTTTGTTGCTTCATTACTTGTATATAATTTATCAAGTTTATCAACATTTTTTTTATATATAATAATATTCGTTTTAATATCGCTATGCATTTTTTATTATAAACAATATATATAAAATACATTTATTATTTTTTTTGATTATTTTTATTAAAATTCTATAAAAAAATTATAAAAAATTATAGTTTTTTGATTTATTAAAAAAATTTTAAATATAATTTTTAATAATTTATTTAATTTTAAATAAAAGTTGATGCGTTTATATTTTTTAAAAATTTTACAATATAATCATATAATAAAATGGCAAAAACAAATACTAAAGTTGAGTCGAGTAATTTACAAAAAAAAAATAATAGAAAAGTAACAAAAGATTTAGAAGAACCAAAAACAGAAGTCAAAATGGAAGAAGTCAAAATGGAAGAAGTTAAAGTAGAAGAAGTTAAAATGGAAGAACCTGTAGTCGGAGAAGTAGTAAAAAGAAAACGAAGAGATAGAAAAAGAAATTTTAATATTTTAACTGATGAAGTAGATGAAAACGGTAAAAGAAAAACTTATGGTAGATTTAAGGCAAGAAAACCAAAACAAGCCGGTTCAAAGGCCTTAAGATCAGTAGAAAATAGACTAATGAGTGAAAATAGAGATGCAATTTACGATATTAATAATAAAATCCAAGTTAAAATTATCGAATGTACACAAGGTATTAAAAAAAAGAAATTGAGAATTCATGGTTATGAAGGTTATTATGAATACGATACTACTTTAGAACCTGTTAAATTATTCAAAAAAGTTTTTGATGAAAATAATGTTCCAGTCAAAGAACAAAAAGAAGTATATGACAAAAAAAGTAAAAAAACTGTAATGAAAACTGTTGATAAAAAAGTTCCTTTAATGGAACCTGTTTATCAAAAGGATGATTTGGGTAATTTTGTAAGAGATAAAGATAACAAAAAAGTTATGTTATATACTGAAGAAAATGGTGTTCAAGTTCCTGTAATGGAACAAAAGAAAGTATTTTATAAACGAAAACCTAAAATTAATAAAATTAAAGGATATAGAGAATACATTTTTAAGGATTCTATTGGTAAAAATATCGAAGATGAAATGGAAAATGAAGATGTTAAAAAGAAAAACAAAAAAAATGCAAAAAAGGTTAATAAAAAAAAAGCAATTAAAACTAAGGAAGTAAAACAAAAGGAAGCCAGTTGTGAAGTTAAAGAAGAAGTTAAAGAAGAAGAAGAAGTTAAAGAAGAAGTTAAAGAAGAAGTTAAAGAAGAAGTTAAAGAAGTTAAAATGAAACCTAAATCAAGAAGTAATAAAAAAGGCGGGGAATCAAAAGCAGAAGAACCAAAAGTAGAATCAAAAGCAGAAGAACCAAAAGTAGAACCAAAAGCAGAAGAACCAAAAGTAGAATCAAAAGTAGAGGAACCAAAAAAAAGAAATACAAGACAAAAAAAGAATTAAATATTAGAAATATATAATTATATATAATAAAACAATAATTCTGAATATAATATATAAGTAAATAATATTAATAATATTTCACCGGCTTTAGATTTTAAAGGATTATTTATATCAAAAAATTTTTTTTCTTTATATAATTCACAAATAATAAATGGTATTAATTGCAACATTAATAACCTATATAAATCACCTCTAGACAATTTAGAACTAGTAATATACAAATGTTCATATTGTTTTTTGTAATATTTTTTTTTATCACGATTCTTGTATTCTAAAACAAGATTATAAATAATTATGAATGATAATATTAATAATAAAATAGCAAATAATATATCAATGTTCATTATACTATAATATAATTTAATAAAATATTATTTAATTATTTTTAATGTTATATTGACATTAAAAATTATATAATTAGTTTATATAATTATGTTATATTGGAATATAAAAAAAAATACAAATGACGGAACTTCTGAAATTATGAATACGGCATATAATAACCAACTTATCGATAAAATAGTATCGGAGCAAATAATAAGTAATGTTATTAATGATAATATCAAATTTTATGACAAAGAACTAGAACAAGGTTTAAATCAAGATTTAATTTCAAATCAAGGATTAAATCAAGGATTAAATCAAGGATTAAAACCAAATCATGGAAAACCAAACGATATATTCTATAACGATCTACAAAATATGAACAAAAATGCTGTCTTCCCTAAATTAATGAATAATCATGTTTTCGCCAATAATAAACAGTTTGCTAATAATCAGTTCGCTAATAATAACCAGTTTGCGAATGATTCGGTAAGACATAATGACATAGACAAAGATAATATATTTAACGTAGATAATATTTCGAGTGAATATAAAAAAAATTTATATGATAGTGTTGATAAAAATGCAATATATGCAACTTATACAAACAACAAATTTATAATAAAAAATTATAGACAGAATACCATCGGTCATTTTTCTATAATTGAATTAATGAAATATATTTTGAGTCCTTATGATAAGTCAGATTATTTTATAAAAAAGATATTTAATATTAATTCTATAAATACGGAAATATATGACAGATCAAAAGCAATAATAAAAAAATACATATTAAAACGTGAAAAATATTATACTTATGAAAACGAATACATAAAAATTTATAATTTTAAAAAATCACCTTTCATGAGTAATTTGCAAATGCTAATTAATTTAAATAAGGATATTTTAAGATTCGAAAACTCATTTAATAACAATAACACAGAATATAAAAATTTGTATCCAGATAATTTTGAAATAATTGAACATATTGTGTCAGAACTAATTTATAAAATATTATCTTATACACTAAAAGTAATTACTATAGTTAGCACTAAAATAAATAAATCAATCAATAAAAATAATTATAACAGTATGTTAAAAATTAGAAATACATTATACACATACTCAATACAAATAATGACCAAAATTACAGAACATATTAATAAAAATTTTAATAATATAGATTTAGAACAAAAAAAAATAGAAAGTTTAGTAAAAGAAAATAAACAATTAAAACATATCATAGATGAAAAACTAAATTCTAATATTAACCTTCTTGCAACACAGAATGATATATTAAATAAAAAATTTTAAAATTTGATGCGTTTAAAATTGAAATTTAATTACATTGTATATATCATTATGAATAACAACAGTATAAACATAATGGATATTTTAGATAATATTGTTAATTATACTGATGACATGTTATTCGATAAGGCGGATGAATTGGATATATTTTTAAAAGAAAGTAATAATAATATAAAAATGATAGATATTAACGATAATAATGATAAACAATTAAATTGTATTAAATGTATTAATGATGATATTATATTAATTGACGGTAATAATATATGTAAAAAATGTGGCAAACTAGTTTCTAGAAGTATAGAAATTGGTAAAAATTTATTTGAACATAATAATGGTTATACCTTAATTAGCACAACTTTAATGCCAGTTAATAATAATGGTAGTTGTGGTTATACAAAAACAAACAGTTTTAATGTTAATAATTTTGATATTACAAAAGATACTAGAAATATTTACCAAGCTTCAAAAAAAATTAGGGAAATATGTCAAATGGCTAAATTTTCTAAAAAAATAGAAGATACGGCTAAAATTATGTATATTAGTCTAAAACAAGATATGAAAAATATGAATAAGAATACATCAAGAAGAGATAAAAAAAAGAATAATTTAATAGCAATATGTTTAAAGGAAGCTTGCATTAGTAATAAAAATTTATGTAATAATAAGGATTTTGCAAAATATTGTAATATAGATCCAAAAGAATTAACAAAAGGTAGTAAAATGTATGCAAAACTAGTTAGATCAAATGATAATCAACCAACAAGAATAACATGTTTGGATTATATACCTAAATTATGTGAAGATTTATTAATGGATAATGTTTATATGGAAGAAGCATTAAAAATAGCCAAAAATATTAACAAATTATATTTGTGTTCGAATTTTGTAGCTCCAACAGTTGCACCAAGTGTTATTTTAATAGTTATATATAAATATAATTTACCTATTCCAATAAAAACATTATCACAACACTCGGCAACATCAGTTCCAACAATTAATAAATGTTATAATAAAATAAGTCCTTATATAAATATTGTTGTAAATGATATAAAAACTGATAATATTTTAAAACAAATTTATAAAAAAAATATTCCAAAACCAAGTTTATTCACTAATATGTATTTAAATTGTTTGTGTTAATTAATTTGTTATATTGATCATTTAATTCAATTAATAATTCCATGTTATTTTTTCCTATGATATTATAATATTTTTCTCTTTTTTTTTCATATTCATAGTATTGTTTCCAAAATGGTGAAACAGTAATATAAACTATTATAAATCTCAAACCAACACAAACAAGACAAAATGGAATAAATATACATAAGAATAAATATATCAATATTACGATACTCGCAATATATATATTCAATTCAGATATTAATAATAAAATTGGCAATATCGTACACATTATTAACATCATTATAGTAATAACAAATAATTTTGTTAAACTTACTTCTTGTGATTCTGAGATATATAAATTATTTATGAAAAATTGCTTCTTTTTTGGTTCAACATTATAATATTTAATTAGATTATATTTTTCATTTTTATTGTTAAACAGATTATCATAATTATAATTATTTTTATAATTCCATAATTTTATTAACCAATTATTATTTTCATCTATAATTACTCCTCTTTTAATACAATTATTAACTTTATTGGTATATTTTATAAAATTTTCATAATCACCATATTTATTATCATATACTATATAATTGTTATCAACATAATCTTTGGCAATTAAATTTCTTATTAAAAGTATTTTTTCTTTATATATTTTTAATTCGTTATTTATGTTTTGAATTACTTCTTTTCTTTGATTATTTATGTTATCAATTGTTACTTGTTTTTGTTTGTCTGAATTATTTTTAATTGTATTTATATTTAATTCTGTAACATATTTTATTTTTGCTTGTAATATTGGCGTTTGTTCGTTATATTCTTGCATTATGCATAATTATTGTTATTATAATAGAATAATATTTTAAGAATAATAATTTCATTTTTTATTAATAAAAAAATTACTTACATAGTTCCATATTATTTTTACCTATAATTTTATAATATTTCTCTCTTTTTAGTTTCTTATCTAAATAGGTTTTTTTTTCGTTTAACATATTATTAATACAAATAATATAATTAGTTATATATAGCAAAAGCAAACAACATAAAGCTACAATAATAATTAATGCAATTATACACATAGTGATAACTATATCTTTTGTTAAACCAAAAAATAATACAGATACGAAAATTAATAAAATTACGAAGGCAATAATATTATAGATAATTTTTTTTTTATTAAAATCTTGATTTAATTTTATTTTAAAATTAGGTTCATGATTATATAATTTTATTAATTCATATTTTTTATTTTTTGTTTCAAATATATTATCATAATCATAATTTTCCTTATAATTCCAATTATTTACTATTAATTTATTATCATCATTTAACACAAAACCATGTAATTCTGTATGTTTATCTAATTTTGAAATATATTTGTTAAATAATTCAATATTGTTATATTTATTATCATAAGATATATTGTTTTTTTCTACATAATCTTCTAAAATTAATTTTTTAATTAGATGAGTATATAATTTGTATATCCTTAAATCATTATTGATATTTTTGATTATTTCGTTTTGTTTATCATTAATATCGTTTTGTATTGTTGCAATGTTCAATGTATTGTAATTAATTTCTGGTCCTAATAATGGCGTAAGTTCATTGCTCATATGTTATAAAATATTATAAAATATATGAATTTTATAATTTTAAGCTATAAATTTCATTTTTTTTATTAGAAAATTTGTAATATAGGTTTATTTTATTAGCTAAAATATCCATATTTTTACCAATAATATCATAATATTTTTGTCTTTTTGTTTTTAAGGTTTTATTATTAATAATTATTTTAGTAATTATACTAATAATTAAAAACAAAAACAAAAAAACTAGAATAAATATAATTATATCAAAGAATAACATATCAAAAAATGATTTATTTAGTAATAACAAAAAAAATACGGTTATTAAAAATAAAAATATAATCATATAATATTTTTTTAGCATATTGTAATATTCTAATGAATATTCATTAGATATTTTGTTTTTATTAAAAGCAATACATATAAATTGATTATATTTTTTATTATAAAAATCGATCAACATATATTTTTCATCTTTTCTAAATAATATGTTATCGTAATCATAATTATTTTTATAATCTTTTAATATATTATCATTGTTATTAAAAGTTAATGAATTGTTATATAATATTTTTTTTTTAATAGAATGATTACGTAATTTATATGTTCTTAAGTCATTGTTTATATCAATTATTATTTTGGTCAAATCTTTTTTAATTATTTCTGATACTATTGTCATATCTAATTCAATATAATTATCATCACAAAACATAGCACCTTAGGTAATTAATAAAGTTATTATTTAATAATAAAGTTATTATTAAATATCATAAATAATTTTTCATTTTTTATTCTAAAATATAAAAAAATGAAAAAAAATATTATAACATATGAAGAATATATAAAGGATATATAAACATAATTATTATAATGACATACAAATTAAATATTCCTAATGTTTATCAAGAATTTTTTAATGATCCAAAGATCATAACAATGATACAAAAAATTACAGAATTTTTGGAAAAACAAACTAATAAAATTTATCCAGAATCCTGTAATGTATTTAAAGCATTAGAATTAACGCCATTAGAAAATATTAAGGTCGTGATTTTAGGCCAAGATCCTTATCATACTCCAGGTTTAGCAAATGGTTTATCATTTTCAGTTCCCGATAATAAAAATATACCTCCGTCTTTAAGAAATATTTATAGTAATATGCTAAATTTTAAACATTATCAAACTTTACCTAAATCAGGATCATTGGAACATTGGGCTAGACAAGGTTGTTTAATGTTAAATACAGCATTAACAGTAAATGAAGGTGTTCCAAATAGTCATAAAGATATATGGGTAGATTTTACTGATGAATTGATAAAATTTATATCAACTAAATGTAATAATGTTATATTTTTATTATGGGGTAGTTATTCTTTGAGCAAGTTAAATTTAATAGATTTACAAAAACACAAAGTTTCTATTTCTTCTCATCCTTCAGGATTATCTTATAAAAAAAAATTAAATATTTATCCGGAATTTTGTAATTGTGATCATTTTGGTATAATTAATAAACATTTATTAGATAATAATATTGAGACAATAATTTGGTAATTATTCGTCTTAAAATACTTAATCTATTTTATCATTTTTTATATTGCTTAGTTAATTTATGAATAATTTATTTTTCTAATTCTTAATTTCATTTAGTTTTTTATTAGTTATTAATTTTAATATTTTTTGTTTTACATTACTTTTTTTATTTGTTATTTTATAATTGATTTATCTATTATTTCTACAAAGTTTTTAGAATTACAAAATATAACGCAAGATATAAAAAAAAAAATGATAATTTTATTTATAAATGATAACTATATTTATAAATGATAACTATTAATTAATATAATAAAACATGTTTGAAATTAATTATAAAAATGAAGAATCGAAATTATTAAATCGTAATTATGTGTATTTGCAATTATTAGAAAAACGATTGAAAAAATTAGAATATTTAGAAAAATATAATATAAATGTTAAAAAATTCAGTTCATCAGATAACACTTATTTAGAAGAAAAAGATTATTGTGAAATAAAACATTCAAATAATCATGGTATTTGTAGTTATTTAACCAAACATCAGACTATAATATTAAAACAACAATTAGAAGAAAATTTACAATTTGATAAAATATTTACAAAACATTTAGAAAAACATATATATTTAGATCAAGAAACACATGAATCATTTGAAAAAATAAATTTACGTTATTTAGGTTTTAAAACATATTACCAAATAGACGAGTGTGTTGATGGTTATAATATTAATAAAGATTATTACGATTATATATATTGTTTAGATACAAATATTAATGGATATTTAACATTATATGATACATATTTAATTGTTTTTGAAGTATTAGATGATAATTTCGATAAAAAATATATATTTTATTCTAATTATTCTCAGAAATTTTATAAAACTAATGAATTTATAAAACTAGATTATTCAGTAAATTATATATTTAAATATCAATTACAAATTACTAATAAACTAACTTACAAAATTGGTAATTTTTATAAATTTGTTATTAAATGTATGGATGATGATATACATAAAAGCTTTACCAATAAAAATGGTACGTATAGTATGCTTTCATTTCTAGCAAAAAATTACGACTTTTTTAAAAATCATACGAAAAATACATACACGAAAGGTATAAATAAAATATGAATATTTAAAAAAACATAATATTCATAAAAAATATTTTTCTTTGTTAAATATTATTTATGTAGAACACGTTTATCCTTAAATTGAATATTCAAATAGTAATCAATGCTTATTTAAATGAAACTATTTTATGAAAATATTTATTTACTTGAACCTAATAATTATTCGTCTTCATAAAATACTTCGTCGTCTATTTTATTATTTTTTATAATATATTCTTTAGTTAATTTAATTTGCAAATAATTTATTTTTCTAGGTAATTCTTGTCTGATTTCATTTAGTTTTTTATTAGGATATTTATTTATTGTATCAGTTATTAATTTTAATGTTTCTTTGTCAATAAAATTATCTATTGTTATTAAATCATTTTTATATGCATTCGTTAAATATTTTTCTATAGTTATATTATTTAAATTTGTTATTTTTGCTAATTGTTTTATTTCTTTATTACCTTCATTGTATAATTTAATAATATCTTCTTGTGTATATTTTTTATTTATTATTGGTTCTGTTATTTCTTCTTTTATTTCTTCTTTTGTTTCTTCTTTTATTTCTTCTTTTATTTCTTCTTTTTCTTTTGTTTTTTGTGTTGATTTTTTCTTTGTATTTTTTATTATTTTATTTTTTATAATTGGTTCCTCTATTATTATTTTTTCACTTGGTTTAGTTGTAGTATTAGGTTTTTTAGAACTAGACGCTTCGGTAGATATTTTAGAACTAGTCGCTTCATTAGATATTTTGGTCGACGTTTTTGTTACAGTTGATTTAATATTTTTATTATTATTTGTAATTTGTTTTGTATTAAGTGTAGATTGTAATAATCTTGGTTCAACTTTAAAAATAATATTTGTTTTTGGCTTAGTATTTAACCATTGGATACTTTTTTGTGTTAATTTTAAGGTCGCTCCTCTACCTCCAGGTATAGCATCTTGTTTTAAATAACCATTATTTATTAATAATTCGATTAATTCTTTCCACCATTCTATTTTTTTTTCAATACCAATTCCATAAACATTTAATTGTTTATATTTTGTCGGTATTTGATTAGATTTGGAACCTCTTATAATATTACATATCATTGTAGAACCATATAAATTTTTTGTTAAACAAATTGTTTTTAAAATAACTTCTGCATCATTAGTAAAATCAATATCAATTTTGTCATTTGAAATACAATTATCACATAAACCACAATTGATGACATCATATACTTCACTAAAATATTCTAATATATTTTTTCTTCTACAACATGTACATTGTATGTATTTTTTAATTTCTGCTAATAAGGTCATTTTGTTATTTCTTAACATGTCATCTTCAATTCTATTAATATTATAATAATGATTTTGTAAATCTTTACTACTTTTAAATAAAATGCAATTAGCTAAATTACCATCTCTACCTGCTCTGCCAATTTCTTGATAATATGATTCTATATCGGGCGGGGTATTATAATGTATAACTGTCCTAATTGTTTGATCTATACCCATACCAAAAGCTACGGTAGCGACAACGCATAATATGTTAGCATTTATAAAATCATTATGAACTTTATTTTTTGCTTCAGTTGCCATACCACCATGATATGCTGCACATTTTATACCAATTTTTTTTAATATTTCTGCATTTTTTTCAGTAGCATCACGTGTTCCACAATATATTATGCATGGCATATTTTCAGGATTAATATAATCAATTATATCATTTACTATTGAATCTGTTTTATTTTTAATTGCAATATATAAATTTGTTCTATTAAATGTAGTCCTTATAATTTTAGGATTTTTTAAAGAAATAGTATTTATTATATCTTGTTGTACTTTTGTAGTTGCTGTAGCTGTTAATGTTATTATAGGAACATTAGGAACTGTATCCTTAATACATGACAAGTTTTTATATTCGGGTCTAAAATCATTACCCCATATTGAACTACAATGAGCTTCATCAATTGCAACCAACATTAAAATGTCTCGATTATTTAGTTCAATTAATATTTCTTGATGTAATGTTATATACTCAGGTGTAACATACAATATACGATAATGATTTGCATATAATTTGGATATAATATCTAGTTTTTTGGAATATGGTATTTCTCCATTCAATACACACGATGGAACATTAATATTTGTCATTTTTATCATTTGATCATTCATTAATGATATTAATGGTGATACTACAATTGCTAATTTATTTGCTATTATTGGCGGAAATTGAAAACATAAACTTTTACCCGCTCCAGTAAACATTATTGCACACACATCATTCTTATCCAATAAAGATGTTATTATTTCATATTGTTTATCACGGAAATTATCATAACCATATGTTTTTTTTAATATGGCTAAATGATCTTGTTCAGTCATATTTTTATAATCGTTAAATTCTTGAAAATCATACTTAATATAATTATCAAAATTATCAATTAAATCTTGGTCAATTAAATCCTCTATATCCAGGTTATTTAACGAATCCATATTAAAATACATCATACTATCATCAGAATCACTATTATAAGTCATTTACTATAATTATATATATATATATATCCTTATTAATTAAATAATAAATTATCATTTTTTATATCATTTTTATGTCATTTTTATGTTATCAAAATCCTTTAGCAAAACATAATATTATATTTTTTTTATTATTACTAGATTTTAGTAATAATATTGGTATTATTTTATAAAATTATTATTATTACTTTTGATAATTTTTTACCCAAAATATAGATCTTTTTACACTCGATTTTTCATATAAATCTTCTTTTATTACTTTGTTATTAAAAATATCTTTATCTTGCATGTATATCAAAAAATCACGATTATATTTTTGAGGTATGATTGTATCTTTTGTTATTATTTTCTTTTTTTTAGCATATTCGATATTATAATCACTCCATATTAAAATAATGATAGATTCATATATTTTTTTTAAATTTGCATCGGTTAAAGTATCTACTTTTCTGAATGGTGATATTTTACTTAACCATAAGGCATCAGCTCTAAGATAATTACCTACTCCCGATAATAATTTTTGATCTACAATAACATTACCTATTAATTTATTATTTCTAGTTCTTATTATTTTGATAAATTCTTTATAATCAATATTTAATACTTCGGGACCAATTTTTTTTAATTTTTTATCTAATTGTTCTTTATTTAATATTGTCATAGTTCCATAACTTAATGTATCATGGAAATACATTTTACCTGAACTAAAAACAAACTCGATATTTCTATGGTTCATGCTAGTTTTATAATAGTCTTTCATATTATAATCTTGAACTAATGGATATAAAAATTTTTTAGAATTATTAGGCAAATATACAAAACCTCCTGATAATCCCATAGTAAAACCTAAATATATATCATTGAATTCCATATACATAAACTTACCTTTTGAATATACTTTTATTAATTTAGTAGGTAATAATTTCTTAATTTTTTTTAAATCTATACCATGTTTTTTATATCTACCTTTAAGTATGTTAATTTCTAATAAATTTTTATTAGAAACATGTTTATTCAAAAAGTCAGTATATTTTTTGATTTCTATTATTTCTGGCATTATATTTATTATCAGTAAATTATAATTCAATAATTGTATTAAAAAGTATATTCCAAATTTTTATTTGTTAGTAAATTTATTTATTGAATAGTTAATAAGGCTATTTTATGAATATTATAATTAAAATATAATTATACATTTCAATTATTATATTTTTATGAAAATATAACATAATATAATTTCTTTTGTTTTCGTAAAAATATGTGTTTTAACGATTATATTTTTGTGAAAATGTTATGTTATTTTATTTTATTTTGTTTTGTTTTATTTTATTTTTATTTTGTTTTATTTTATATATAGGATGGCGTCACGAAGAATTATGATGATTACGAGAAATATTACGATTTCACTTGAAAAAATCAAGGGAATTTTAAGTAACGAAGATTATTATGTCAATAATACAATTAACGAAAATTTAATCAAAAGTTTAAGTATTTTAGAAACACATATTAAAGGATATAAAATATTTACCGAAAGTATATTTGGCGATATTTCCGGAAGTAATAAAATAAATGGTAATATAAATTGTGATTTAGATTCAATAATTCCATCTAATCCTGTGTGCATATTACATAGTGATGGAATTTTTGCAAATTTTTGGAAAATTAAATTTCCTCATGAAATAATTGATAATTTAGAATTTGTAAAAATATTTAGTAAAATTTTACAAAATATTCTATTTAGTATTTCATTATATATAAAGGATATTGATAATTTTATACCATTATTTATTGAAAACGTAAATAATATGACAAGAGATAATTATGTTGTATCGAATTGTCCAAATAATAAATTAAATATCGATAGTAAAATAAATGAAAATAAATATACTTGTGGCAGAGCGATAATTCCTTTATTATGCATGAGTGATGTAAATTATGTTCCGCGAATTATTATTTTTGACACTGTATCATCTGAAGATGATAATATTAATGAAATGACATTTACTAATTATGTTAATTCGGCAGTTGAAATAGATGATAAAGATAAAAATGCTTGCGTTTCTAGTCTTTTTAATTCCCAATTAGGAGGCAATAAAAATTTTAAAAAAAAATATTTAAAATACAAAACGAAATATTTGAAGATAAAAAATATGAAATATTAGTAATTTTTTAATATTAAATACAATATTTATTTAATGCGTAGATTAAACTATTATAATTTGCGTTAAATATAGATTGTGTATTTTTAATATTATTTATTATCACAAACGAAGGAAATATTTTTATTTCTAAATCTTTTATATCTTTTGCATGTAAAACATGGAAATTTACATTTTTATAATTTAATAATTCGTCTTTATTTTTTTTAATATTTTTTTTAAGTATGTCACAACCCGAACAATTATCTGATATTATTAACACTATATCATATTGACTTTCAGAATTTTCAATATAAATTTTTTTATTTTGGATCTTAATGTTATACAGTTTAAACATTATTTTCAAATACCTTAATATGATAATTATATATAATCGACATAAAATAGAACTTTTTTTTCAATTTTATTTTGAGAAAGTTATAATAGTTTATATAAAATATTAAAAAAATATTCAATAACATATTTACAAACAAAAAGATAAAAATATATTAATAAATATTGTAATTTATAAATATCAAGCCAATAAATATTCATCAAATTGTCCAGGATACAATAAAATATTATTCAGTTCTAAATAATCTTTTTTATTATCTAGTTTAATTTTATTTTTAATATGATATTCCAAAGTATTTATTGGATATTTTTTTGTTTTATCGATTATCATAATATTTCTTTTTTTACCTTTTATATTACTAGCAAAAGGAACAAGTTTATTACTATATCCAGAATTATATTTTAAATCATTTCTTTTTTTATGATACTTTTTATAATAAGCGTGAAAAATATGACATATTACAATAATATCGAAAGTAAAATTTTTTAATAAATTATTAATATATTTAGCACCTATTGTATCACGAGTTATCATATAATTCAACCATATTGGATCATTGCCTTCTCTATATTTTAATATTGCTTTACAAGAATTAGGAATATATTTAATAATATTTTTAAATATTAAACAATGTAAATCATTATAAATATTATTGTATTTTTTTATGCTAATTTTATTTAATTCGGTTTGTATTTTTTTTGTATCTATATTATTTTTTATCCAAGGATCAGGTAAAGTAATATTAAAATAGTTTTTAACATGAATACAAAAATCACCAGAAAATATTTGTATCATATCATAACTTAACAAATATATTTTACCTTGAATTGCTAATTTAGTTAAAGTTTTTCTAAGATATGACCAAGTAGGATTTATATAAATTTCTAATTCTTTTATATTTTTGCATCCTGATAAAATTATATCTTGCATTATCCATAACGATAAAGGAGACATTTCCATAATAACTAATTTATTGTTCCTTGTTATCATAGAATTTATTATTTCTATTTGTTTATTAGCTATATTTTTATTTTCGTGTTCGGATTCCGCTAATATAGTTATCATATATAAATGACTTTCATTAAATTATTAGTAATTTGATAAAAATTCATAAAAAATAAAATAAAAATAATATTGGTTTTTCGTTATTAAGTTTTTCATTATCAAATTTTAAATTCTCAATAGCAATTTAAAATTGTTGCTGATGGATCTTGAACATCAGTTTTTTGCCATTTTGGCAACCAATAATAAGGATTAACATTATCACGATTAGGATATATTGAATCAAAAATTTGTCTAAAATATAATGCATCAACAGTTTTTGGTTTATTCATAATATATGTATTATTTAATAATTTTTCCATGGTGATTTTTTTACTAGCTTGAATCTTGATACTATTAATCCAATTATTTTCAGTATTAGATACCGCATCTGAAAATGCTTCTTTACGCCTGTATAATATTTCTTCAGGCAATAATTTAATAAAACTATCCCTTATTATTTTTTTTTCCATATTTTTATCATTAAACATTAATAAATTTTGATCAATTGATAATATATAATTAACATAATCAAAATCCAAAAATGGAACACGAACTTCTAAGCCATGATTTGCCATAGTTCTATCAGTTCTTAGATTATCAAAATAACATAAATCAGTTAATAATCTTTTTGTTTCTTTATTAAATTCAATAGAATTTGGCGCGTTATAAAAATATCTATAACTTCCATGTAATTCATCAGATCCTTCTCCTGATAATATAACACGTATATCGGTATTATCTTTAATATACTTTGCCATAATATATTGAGGCGTAGAAGCTCTAATAGTAGTAATATCATATGTTTCTATTGTTTCTATGACTTGAGGCAAAATACTTATACCTTCTTCTATTAAAAATGGTATTATATGATGATTTTTGATTCCTAAATAATTAACTACTATTTTGGCCGCTTCTATATCTGGACTTCCTGGTATTCCTATTGAAAAACATGTTATGTTCTCCGGACCTAAAATTTTACTTGCTATAGCAACAATCAAACTAGAATCTAAACCTCCTGATAATAAAAATCCGATTGGTCTATCTGCTATTAATCTTTTTTTAACTGCATTAAATAATAAATTTCTAATATTTTGTTTTATTAATACTATATCGTTATTTACATTAAATTTTACATTATTAATATCATAATATCGTTCAATATGAACATTTTCGTTTCTAGGTTTATCTAATTCAATTTGAAATATGTTTTGAGGTTTTACTTGTTCTACATAATCCATTACAGAATGCAAACTTTTTAATTCTGAACCAAAACCTATTAAATTATCACTAAAACCATAATATAAAGGTCTAACACCATATTTATCTCTAGCTGCAAATAATTTATTTTCTAAATTATTATAATAAATCAATGCAAATTCTGCATCTAAATTATTAACAACGTTTGTAAAATCTAGTTTATTTAATAAAGGTAATAATATTTCACAATCACAACTTGTTTCTAAATTAATATCATATTTTTTAGCTAAATCTAAATAATTATAAATTTCTCCATTACATATTACATAATCTCCATTATTATTCGTAAAAGGTTGCATACCATTAATAGATGTATCCATTATAGCAAGTCTGGTAAAACCAAAATATATATCATAATTTTCTTTTTTAATAACCAAATAATTTGTTTTATCCGGACCACGATTTTTTAAACGATCCGTACATTCTTTAAATTTATCCAAGTTAAAGTCATAATTTTCTTTATTATGATAATGAATTATACATATTATTCCACACATTATTATTATATTATTATTGTATTATTATTGTATTATTATTAAAAATTAATTTTCATTTTTTTATTGTTATTTATTATTTATTATTTTGTCTTGATTTGATAGTTATTGTTTTGTCTTGGTTTAATAGTTATTGTTTTGTCTTGGTTTATTAGTTATTGTTTTGTCTTGGTTTAATAGTTATCGTTGTCGTTTTTAATTATTTATTAACCAAATTTATAATTAATTGCAATATGGTTAAACAATTACTCATATATTTTATAAATATACCAATATTTTGTAAAATTTTATAAAAAGATGATTATAAAAAATAATAATAACTTGTATATTTTATAATAATTAATTATTTAAAAAACCAAAACGTTGGTTATCAATAAAAATGGTAATATACAGTATATAACGCATATAATATATTGTAGATATAGAAGCTATAGTAGAATTTATTACCAAAACAGAACCAATATCTATCGTAATAATAGAATTATTTCCATATTCATATAAAATTATGTTTAATATATTTAATAACATTGTCTCGAAAATAAATATACCTAATTGCGTTTTTACTTTTGGTAAAATATTCACAATGTTAAACAAAATTAACCATATATTGGCTGTGTTAATAATGCTCGATATGAATACAATTAAGCAAATAATCATTATCGTTAATAATATTATACATAATGGAAAATGTATCGACCACTTATCAACGAATGATAAGCTAAAGGTGTATAAAATCATATAAATATTAGAATAATCAAGTTTATAATTATTTAATGAAATCATATAACAAGGAAAATTTAGCAAACTAAATATAATACAACCACACAAAAATATAATTTTATAATTATTTATAATTGTCCTTTTTATTGACGAAAAATTTGTAGAAATATTTATTTGAAAATTATCCATGTTATTTTGATTATTATTGATAATATCATTATTGATAATATTATTATTGATAATATTATTATTGATAATATTATTATCGATAATATTATCGATGTCATTATTATAATCGTCAATTTGTTTTTGACTGATATTTAACCAATTTAATTTTAATATAGTTAAATATTTATGTTCTTTTTCTAATCCTAATGATTTAATTGCGATAGCAATTTCTAATTTATTATTTATAATATTAATACAATTTCTAAATATATGTTTTAATATTTTGATATCCAAGTTTTTGAAAAATTTTAATTTGTCATTAGTATATAATTTTGATAAATCATAATCATTGTATTCTAATAATTTTTGATAATTTTTTTGATTAATATAATCGTAAATAATTTTTTCATTATCTAGGAAAGAACAATTTGGATATTGATTTTCTAATTCTTGAGGATTTTTTTCTAAATACTGTTTAATTTGTAATTTTAATGACAAATTTGGTATAATAGTTTTATCCATTTTCGTTCCTAACATTGGCGATATATTACTTATTTGTAAATGTTTAGTTATTGCACTAAATTCATAATTAAAACCATCACTTGCTAAAACAGGATTATGAAATATGAATTTGGTTATTGGACAAATATAATTTTCCATATGGGTTTATTTAGTAAATATGTAATAACTTGATTATTTAGCAAATACGCGATAACTTTAATATTTCAATTTTTTATTAAAAAAATGATTTTTAAATGATAAATAATGTTTATTAATAAATAATAAATAATAACAAGTAAATAATATATACTGATGCTCGAAGTTGAAGATTGGATTAATTGTATAGAACAGGTTTTTAACATAACTGATAAAATATATCTTAAAGGGGGTTCAGTTTTAGGTTTTTATCTATTAAAAATATTTATTGAACAAAATAAAATAAATAGTGAAAATTTTGATATCATTAAAAAATTTATAAAAGATTATGATTTTATGATAATAATTAAAGATCACCAAGAAAAAAATAAAATTAAAAATATATTCCTAAATAATAATTTCATTGATGAAGGAAAAAGTTTTGTAGTATTAAGACATAAAAATAAATTATTAATTAATAACGAAGCATTATTTGAATTATCAATGAAATACAAAGAAACAAAAACAGATTTTGAAATGCCATTAACACGTTTTAAAATAAAATTAACTAGAAATAACATAAATAATATATTTACTATTGCCGATAATTTTTATAATAATAATGATAATAATATACATTTAACAAAATTATTGGAAGAAACTATTATAATACCTAAATCTAATAATGGTCTATTTGATGTTAAAAATATTGATATGAAAAATGTAAATAAATTAATAATTCAGTGTTTAGATAATATAGATCATAATATGAAACAATTTATAATATCACATTTTGTACAACCTGACAGATTATTTTTTAGACTAGACAAAAATTTATGTAAAACTAGATTAATATATGATATTATAAAAAAATATGAAATTAAACAAGATACTAATTGGTTGATTACTGATGAGAATTATTTGAACTCGAATATTTTATTGTTTTTACAAAATATTAATAATTTATTTAAAAATATAGCAATTAAAAATAATGTTACTCGCAATAATTTTAAGAATTATGATTTATTAATTATATTAAAAACATATTACGATAACATTAACCAAATAAATATTTTAGAAAAAATAAAAGATAAAAATATAGGTATACAAAAAAAATATGATAAATTAAAGGAAGAAATTTATAATCAAGAACAATTACTTGAAATCTTGAAAAATCAATTATCAGAATTACGATTATTAACAAATCAAGATTCTGGAAATGATATAGGTATTATAAGGCTTAATATTAAAAATATTTTGGATAACTTGATAAATTCAATAAATAATATGTTTTCTGATATAAATAATTTGTTTATGGATGGAACAAAATATGCCATAAATATAGAAAGATTAAATAAAATGATTATTTCAGATAATAATTCATATATTTTTAACAATCCTATGATCTTAAAATGGTTACACTTATTGGTAAATATTTTGGATGATGACGTTAATGATATAATATTAAAATTAATTAAAGATAAAAAAATTATAAATAATCCATATATTAACATGTTTTATTATATTCATAATTTTAAAATTAATGTCTAATTTTATGTTTGTAATGACAAATAATATAGAAATTAGAAAATATTTACACAAGAATTATTAATTTGAAATATAAAACGTAACTTTTTTTTTCCTCATAAAAAACAAACAAGTAAATAAATAAACAAACAAGTAAATAAATAAACAAACAAGTGGATAAATAAACAAAATCAACAAAACAAACTCTATAAAACTCGGACAACATTTTTATAAAAAATTATCCGCTTTACTTATCCAAGGATTCATAACGCTTACCAACATATTTTTCACACATATTATAATATGCTTTTTTAATTTTTCTTATTTTATGGGTATTAAAGGGATCAGTTATATAAATTCTGATTGTTTTTTCTGAAACTTTAGTTGGTATCAAAATGTTATTAATTTTGGCTAATTTTTTACTAGCATTAATATTATTATTATCATAAAAATCGACTGATTTCAATGGATTTTTATTACCTTTACCAAAATTAATTTCAAATATTTCTATTCTTAAATCGTTATTAATTATAGTGTTATTACAAAATTTAATAATATCATCCATAATATCATTACAAGTTAAATTTTTGTATTCGTTCTTGGGTTCCCATTTTTCTTCAACTATTACTGTATATATTTTTCCTTTTTTCATATTATTTAGAATATTCAAAGCAATATTATTTTCACCTTGAACATGAGAAAAATATTCTACTAAACTAATAATATAGTTATCAGTCAATTTATAAAATTTTTCAGGATCGTTAATATGATCTTGAATTGATATAATAGGTCCAAGATTAGATATAATATCCATAATCATCAATTCAATACCTTTATTTACACCATTCATATAAACATGTTTAAACATCAAAAATCTAGATCTAAATAATTCATATATATTATCTATTTGATCTTCGTTGTAACAAATTTTATTATTAATTACTCGACAATTATTTATTAAATTTTTATAATTAAACATATATTTATTACCAGTAAAATAACAATCACGTTGAATGTAATCAAATTTATCAACATCAATACCCGTTTCTTTATTACTAACAATGCAATACATAAATGTTTTTGCAATATCATAAGGAGGTATGTTACCTTTGATCATATGTTCAATACTAATAATTTCTTGTTCTGTTAAATTAATATTGTCATGTTCAACTATATATTTTAATAAAACTATTGACATATTCTCGTGACAAAAATTAGTTCCATTTTTTTTTAAATATGTTTCAAACATATGTGAATATGGTCCATGACCTAAATCATGAACCAAACCTGCAATACCTACAATCTCGATATCTCTATCAGTAATATGTAATTCAGGTTGTTTTTTTTTTAATAATTTCATTACTTTTTTTGCTAAATTATAAACACCTAAAGAATGTGAAAATCTATTATGAACTGCTGTAGGAATATACATGAAACATGCCCCTAATTGTTTTTTATCACGTAAGGATTGAAAAATGAGCGTGTTGATAATAGAATTCGCTAAAAAAGAAATTTGAATAGTATTATATATCGGATCGATTATTTCATTACAAGTCTCTAATAAATTAGGATCAAATAACTCGGATTGAGGATTTTTAACAGGTAATAATATATGTGGTTCGTCTATTTTTAATTTAGATAAGCAAAGTGGATCTTTAGATAAGCAAAGCGGATCTTTAGATAAGCAAAGCGGATCTTTAGGTAAGCAAAGCGGATCTTTAGGTAAGCAAAGCGGATCTTTAGGTATGTCAATGTCAAAGTTATGAATAGAATTTGACAAGTCTAATCGAGACATTATTAGTAGTTTAATGTATATAATAATTATATATATATATGTATTTTGGAATTTATTTTTCATTTTTATTTTTATTATTATTATTAACTATTATATTTATTACATTATTAGATAATTAACATCATAATTATTACAAATATGCTAGTCATATAATTTCTGTATTCTTTTTTACATTTCCTTTGATTTTTAATTAATGTTGGTGTTAGCGATGGATCATGCATTTTGCAACATATTTGTCTAATCATATACATGTCTATTAAAAATAAGAAAAACATCAATACTAACATTAATATTATTTTGTCTTTATCTAACATATTTAAAAATATTACAATTACTAATACACAAAATACATTTATTAAACATCTAAACATATCATTGTCAGAAAATAATAACAATATTGAATAAAATAATGCAATGTTTCTTATGTTATCAAGATCGGTATTTTGCTTATTATATTCAAATATTAAATAAAATAGAAAAGTTAATGATATAATAGATATATCACAATTATTAAAATTTACATTTGTTATTTTATTTATTAACATTATATAAAAATACCAGTAAAAAAATTATTAAAAATTATAAATTATTGGAATTATAAATTATTGGAATTATAAATTATTAAAATTATAAATTATTAATTATTTAAGTAATGGTTATTTAAATAAATATTTATATTTTATAATATATATAATGTGTGGTATTTGTGCGTATATAGGATACAATGAGGCTTATGAATATTTGATTCATGGATTAAAAATGCTGCAAAATCGTGGTTATGATTCTGCTGGAATATGTACTTTATTAAATAATACACATACTATTAAAAAATACGCATCAACTGATAATGAAACTGCTGTTTCCATGTTAATAAATTGCGCTGAATTGTTTAAAAATGCAACAATTGGTATAGCCCATGAAAGATGGTCAACAACAGGACCAAAAACTGATGAAAATTCACATCCCCATATTGATTTTTATAAAAATTTTGCTTTGGTGCATAATGGAATAATAGAAAATTATGAGGAATTAAAAAATGAATTAGTAAATAAACATGGTATAGAATTTTATTCACAAACTGATACTGAAGTAATAGTTAATTTAGTAGGTATATTTTATAAAAAATTAAGGAATGTAGAAATGGCAATTAAAATGGCATTAAATGAATTAAGAGGAACTTATGGTCTAGTTATATTATATTTACATGATCCTAATAAATTATATTGTGTTAGACATGGTTCCCCTTTATTAATAGGAATTGGTGATGATTTTGCTATAATAGCTTCGGAACAAAGTGCCTTTAATAAATATGTAAAAAGTTATGTATGTTTAAAGGATAATGATTTAGTAATTTTAGAAAAAAGTAATAAAAAAATAATATTTACCAAACAAAATAATTATGTATTAAAAGATGTAAATCAAGATATTTCTAATTCATATGATTCATTAGGTAATTATAAACATTGGACTATTAAAGAAATATATGAACAACCTGCAAGTATTTTAAGGGCATTAGGCAACGGTGGAAGAATATTGGATAATAATGCTGTAAAATTAGGTGGTTTAGAAAGTCATAAAAATATATTAAAAAAAATAGATAATTTAATAATTCTAGGTTGCGGAACTTCTTATAATGCTGGTTTATATTGCTTAAATTTATTTAAACAAATATCTGGTTTTAATACTGTTCAAATTTTTGATGGAGCCGATTTTTCTTTATTAGATGTCCCTAAAATAGGTAATACTGCTGTATTATTATTATCACAATCAGGGGAAACTAAAGATTTACATCGAGCATTAGAAATAGCTAAAGAAAATAGTATAATTAGTATAGGAGTTATAAATGTAGTAGATTCTTTGATAGCTAGGGAAGTTACCTGTGGTGTTTATTTGAATGCTGGTAGGGAAGTTGGTGTGGCGTCTACCAAAGTGTTTACTTCTCATGTAGTAATATTGTCTTTAATTGCTATTTGGTTTGCTCAAATTAGAAACATATATTTAAAAGAAAGAATTGCGATAATTAATGATTTGAAAAAATTATATATGGATGTTAAAACTGTCATCGATGATAATCATGGCAATATGATAGAATTAGCGAAAAATATTAATGCTCAAAATATGTTCATATTAGGTAAAAATTCAAATGAAGCCATAGCTAAAGAAGGATCATTAAAAATAAAAGAAATATCTTATATACATTCTGAAAGTTATAGTACATCTGCCTTAAAACATGGTCCTTATGCTTTAATTACCGATAATATACCTGTTATAATTATTAATTTAGCTAATGATGATTTTAATAGAATTAATGGCGTTATTGATGAAATAAAATGTAGGAATGGTTATATAATAACTATTAGTGATATAGATGATTATAATAAAGGTAATATTAACATAAAAATACCTACGAATAAATATTTTGGTGGTTTATTATCGGTTATACCTTTACAAATATTAGCTTACGAATTATCCTGTTCTAAAAATATAAATCCTGACTTTCCTAGAAATTTGGCGAAAACTATAAGTACAGATTAAAAACTAAGTAAAAAAAAAATCATGTTAATAAATAATGATTAATTAATAAATAAAAAAAGTATAATTTTGTATATTTTTTATACAATATTAATATATATTAATGTCATGTTCAATATTTGGATTTAATTTATTGTTGGTAATTTTGATATTGTTAATTTCTTTAATTTGTGTGTCTTTTTCTGTTTATCAGTATAAACGTGCCGTGGGGCCTGGTGATGTGGGTACTGGAATTATAGCTGTTTTCGGTGCTATGTTTGGATGCATAATTTTTATAATATGTTGTGTTGTACAATGGATTTTTTTACTTATGACAACATTTTATTGTCCTAGTGGATTTATTATGTTTTCTATTAACGCGATTGTAATAATAATTGTGGTTATTATGTTGATTTATTCTATAATTAGCGAATTTGTAAATAACAAATAAATTATTTTTTATTAATTTGTTATTAATTTGTTATTAATTATTTTTTATTAATTTGTTATTAATTATTTTAATAATTTATATATTTACTCCTATACCTTTATAATTAACGATATCATAAAATATGTCATTTAATCATAAATATCATTTTCTAATAATAATAAAATTCTAGTTTCAACATCCATTTTATATAAAGACAAAACTAGTGCTTTTTCGTATTTGTTTAAATTATCGAAATATTTATTATAAAATTCCATTTCTGATAATGTATAAATATTGGAAAATATTTTTTTGGTTCTGTTATTTAATGAACTTAATGTATTTATTATTTGAACTGGATTTATTTCTAATCTTAATTGTTTTTTTTCAATGTAATTTAATAATTCAGGTTTAATAGTATTAATAAAATTTTGTTTTATTTCTTTTTTGTTAAATACCATAATTAATTCTTGTTTAACGTTATTTTTAAAATATTTTTTAACATGTTCTTTTCTTTCAATAACATATATTAATTTTAAACAATTAATCAATAAATCAATTCTGTTTATTTTCTTAATTTTTCGTTTATCAGATATTATTAATGGTTTGATGTTATTAATAAAATATTGTTTATGATTATTTTTAATATTATTTAATTCTATATTATCTTCTAATTCCTTGATACAAGATTTATACATTTTTCTATATTTTCTACTTTTGACATATAACCAATAATCACGATATAAATCAAATAATATATTTTCATCATTATAATTAAATCTGTATAAACAATTATTAATATATTTAATGACATCAATACAATTTAAATCATTCGTATTTTTGAATGATGGTTCGCGTAATTTTTGTGTGAAAATACTCAATTTTTTAACATTATGTATCACAAATTCATATTTTTTTATATTAGCATAATCATAATTTATTCCCATATATTTATCCCGCAAATCTGTTCTAATTTTAATATGATTTAAATATTTTACTACAAGATATCTACGTTTTAGTTCCTTGTCATAGTAATACCTTATATATTTAATTGTATTTATATCACCTAAAATATATTCTGAATCCAAACATTCTAACCAATTATTATCATAAGTAAAACCTATATTATCAGTATTAAAATGATTAACACAAGATCTGTTATAAAATAATGTGTTTTTATCATCATTATAATTACCATAAAAACGAATAATATTTTTGTCTAAACTGATATTTACACCATAATCAATTAAATCTAAACATTTATAAATTAATTCACTATCAAAGGTTTGATTTCTATATTTACTTATATGTAACCAATTTTTTGTATTATTACATATATAAATTAACGTTTTTGAATCACCGATTTTTTTCCCGACTTCAACATAATATATTTTATTGCAAATGACAACTTCGTATAAGCTCCAATTATTAATTGGTTGCCTTTCTAATTTATAAATTCTTCTACAACCAATTTGACAAAGATGGTTAAAGTATTCTATGTCGTAATAATTCATTATATATTTATAAAATAAAAAATGAAAATAATTTGAACTCACATGAAAACGAATAATAAATTATATATACTATACATATATATATAACAATATGGCAGAATTGAATGTTTTGAATAATTTTACTATCGTTGATGATGATACTTTAATAATAAATCATGACGAGCAAACAATAATTGAAAAAATCAAGAAAGATAAAAATGTGTTCATCAATTTGCCAAATAATAAAAAAACTGAAAATTTATGCATACAATTAATGTATATCGATGCGACATTAATTGAATATATTCCTAATAAAACGCCAAAAATAATTATTGCAGCTTTAAAAAATAAACCCAAGACTTTACAATATTTAACAATTGATGAACAATTACCAAATTATTGTGAAATAGTAGTAAATAATGATGGTATGAATTTAGAATATATTAAAGACCAAACTGATAAAGCTTATATATGTTTATTGGCAACCGACAAAAATCCAGAAGCTTTACAATTTGTTCAACATCAAACTTATGATATTTGTATGCAAGCTATATTAAAAAATCCCGAAACTATTAAGTATGTTAAAATTAAGGATGAATTATTATATTACGAAGCAGTTAAATTAGATGGTAATACTATTAAATATGTTCCTATTAAATATCAAACAGAAAAAATATGCGAATTAGCGTTATCATATAATGGTCTTAATCTAGAATATATTGAAAATCAAACACCTAAATTATGTCAAATTGCATTAAATAATACTATAGAAAGTTGCAAATTTATTAAATCATATTTACAAATAATTTATAATAACAATGACCTAGAAGTAAAATACAAAGATAATATTAAAGTTATGATTCATGATTATAATAATAACAAAACATATTATAAAAATTATGATAAGACTTTATTAAGTATAATATTTAATTACGTTGAAAATGAATTAGGGGAAAGAGGATTAAATAATACTAAAAAAATATTTGCCAATAATAAAAGTGATCCAGAAAAAATACGCTTAGATAATAGTTTTACTGAGGGTCTATTTATTATGCAAGTTGAAACAAACAAGTATAATATATATGAAAAAAAAATACAAGTTAATAAAGTATTAGGTTATATAATGGATTCTACTAATATTATTCCTAGTATTCAATTAATTAGAACTTATGGATTAATGGAATATCTAACAGATTAAAAAAAAATGAAATTATTAAATATTTGTTTTATTTTTTATATATAAATATATATACCATAATATATACATATAATATGTCTAATATTTGTCCAAGCATAACCGTTGAACAATTTTTAAACTATAAAAACATTAACCAAGACATATTAGAAGAAGCTCAATCATATATTGAGAAAATTATTATAGAAAAAAAATATAAACCAAAACCTTCTTATAATCGTAATTATAACAATAATTATAATAATAATAGATATAAGAAATCATCTTGGCTAGCACCGAGAGACAATTTACAAAATGATGATATATTATATACCAAATTCAGAAGCATATTAAATAAAGTATGTGAGCAGAATGTAAAATTTGTTGCTACGGAAATAAAAGAGTCAAATATAACAAAAGAGGAACATTTAAAAAATCTAATTAATTTTATATTCGATAAAATTAAAAACGATAAAAAATTTTTAACGACTTATGCAATGTTAATAAGATATTTATTTGATTTCAAATTAATAATAGATGATAAAGAATATTTATTCACCAATTATTTTCATGCAAAATGCAAACAAATTTTTGATCAATGTATATCATATGATGTGGAATTAGAACAACAATATACGTTAATAGAAACACAAATAGAACAAACAGGATTTAATTTTAAAGAACAAGTTATGTCTTGCATTGAATTTATAGCATCAATTTATAATTATGGAATTATAAGTGATAAAGTAACAACTATATGTTTACATAATATAGTTGAAGCAATTAAAAAAAATAAAGCTTATTCAATAAATATTTTTTGTGTTTTCGTTAAAATAATTGCTAATAAATATGTTAAAACGTTGCAACAATATTTAATAAATTATTGCAAAGCGGTAAAAGAATTACAACCAACTATGTCAAGTATTCGAGATAGGTTTAATATAGATGATTTATTTTCTGATTTACAAAAAAATTTAAATATTGTTATCGAATAATTATTTATTTATTAATTATTATTCGTGATTAATAATCAATAATATTTTAAGAATTACATATATTATCTATTATTAATTAATAATCAATAATATTTTTATTAATAATATGTCTATTTTTTAATAAAAATAAATTTGTTATCAATAATTTGATCTAAAATTAATTTTTTTTTTAATTCATCTTTTTCACTTAAAAATATGCATGTTTTATTTAATAATTCAAATATGTTATTAATATCAAGATTTAAATTATCAAAATACCAATAAAAGTATAATTCGCTATTTATCATTGTACATTTTGGATCAATATATATTTGATGATCATTATTGGATACTATTATTTCAGTATTGTTTATTATAATTTTATGAATATCATTTTCATTAAAATAACAATGTGTATCTATTATGAAATTATTAAAACATTTGATAAAATTTATTATATTTTTGTTATAAACAATTTCATAAATGTTATAATCTATATTAAAATGTAAAAATAAAGTTTTATTTAATAAATTTTTTATGTTTATTATATTATTAAAACAATTGAAATTCAAGTCTCGAGACGTAAATAATTTTAAAATATTACAATTATTACACATTATATTAAAAAATTATATAAATGTTTTTTAAATTCTAATAATAATTTTTTTTATTCAATATATAATATATGGATAATAATAAAATTATATTTTTAATAATAATCATGTTTTTATTTATAATCATAATAGCATCATGTTGTGTAGCTATTATATTTGCATTACAAAATACAAATTCAGCATCTACAACGGACATACCGGATGAAGAATTAAATTATGATAATACAGATGATACTACAGATTATACTGATGATACTACAGATTATACTGACCCTACAGATACAGGTAATGTAGATCCTTTTCCTAATACTACGCCAGGAACTCAAATACCTACACAAGATACACAACCTACACAAGATCCAACATTAACAAAACTAAAAGAATTAATAAATAAATATCTAAATAAAGATGAAAAACAATTATTAATGGCAATTGCTATAAATTTAAAAAAATCGATAATTGAAATAGCTAATAACCCTTCCAAAGCATTGTTTATGATAGGTGTTAAAGCAAAAAAGAATAACAAGATTGATTCGGATGATTATAAAGCTTTATTTAAAGCAATTAATAATGCAAATTTGAAAGATAATAAATATACTAGTTATTCAGGTATTACATCAGGTTTATTTGGTAAATTAGTATAAGTTATTAAAAAAATGATTTTTTTTTTGTAAATATATAATTACATAAATATACAATATATATATTATGTCTAAAAATATATCCATAGATAATTTTACATTACAAGTATCAAATAAAATATTATTAAAAAATACAAAATTAGTAATATCACAAGGTAATAAATATGGTATTATTGGTAAAAATGCTATTGGTAAATCAACATTATTAAATTATATTAATGATAAAAATAAAGGAATACCAAAAAATTTAGATATATATATGGTCAACCAAGAATTTAATGTTGATAAAAATAAAAGTGTTTTTGAAACGGTTATCGCTGCTAATACTTTAAGAACTGATATTTTATTACAAATTAAATCATTAGAAGAAATAATTAATCAAGAATCATTAAACCAACCTAATAATCAAGAATCATTAAACCAACCTAATAATCAAGAATCAAAACAAGAAAACTTGAATAATGATAAATTAAATAATTTGTATGATAAATTAAATGATTTGTATGATAAATTAAATGATTTCCATAAAGAAGAATCATTAGTAAAAAGTATATTACATGGTTTAGGAATAGAAAAAGACAATCAAAACAAACCAGTTTCATATTTTTCTGGTGGATGGCAAATGCGTATATCATTGGCATGTGCTTTGTATATGAAACCTTCATTGTTATTATTAGATGAACCAAGTAATCACTTAGATTTGGAAGCTATTATATGGTTGACCAATTATTTAACAAAAAATTTAAAAAATTCTACTTTAATAATAGTATCTCACGATAAATATTTTTTAAATAAAGTTTGTGATAATATTATCTTGATAGAATCATTACAACTAAACTATTATAAAGGTAATTATGATAATTATGAAATAATATATCAAAAAAACATAATTGAGTATAATAAAAAGTGGAAATTATTTGAAAAAAATTTAGCATCATTAAAAAAAAATAACAAATTAAACAAGGACGATAAAAACAAAAAAATTCAACAATTAATTAACGATAACGAACAATATAGACCATTAAAAATTAATAAAATAAGATTTAATTTAGCAGAAATAGAAACAAAAAAAACAAATATTTTAGAAATAAAAAATTTATCTTTTGGTTTCGATAATTTATTATTTGATGATATCAATTTAAATATACATTATCGTGATAAAATAACAATAATCGGAAAAAATGGTGTTGGAAAAAGTTCATTATTTAATTTAATTTTGGGTAATTTAAAACCAACAAAAGGAACAGTTGAAATATGTTCAGGCGTAAGAATAGGTTATTATTCTCAACATTTAACATTTGATAATAATTTAGAATTGAATCCTGTAGAATATTTAAAACTCAAAATGCTAAATTCACATAAGTTACATACTGATATAATAAATAGTAAGTATAATACAAATAATCATGATAAAATGGAATTTTTTGCCCGTAAATGTTTAGGAGACATTGGCTTAAGTAGTAAAACACATTACCAAAAAATAAATACTTTATCAGGAGGACAAAAAGCAAGATTAGTTTTTGCTTCGCTATTTATAGAAAAACCACATTTAATTTTATTAGATGAACCTACTAATCACTTAGATATGGAAACTATTGATGCAATGATAACTAGTATTAATAACTTTGAAGGTGCAGTAATTATAATTACTCATAATATAAATTTAATTAACAATACCAATTCTATTTTATACGAATTATGTGATAAACAATTAAATATAACTGATATAGATACTTATTCAGATAAAATTATTGGTTATGATGATTAAAATAAAATCAAAATAATAACCAAAAATATAATAAAAACTACAAAAAAATGATAAATAATTTATAACAATATAAATGATACAATAATAATATAATATATGAATAATATAATATCTGTAACAACTTTTAATGATAATATAAAAACTATATTATTAAATAATTACAATGATGATGTTATAATAGAAGGTGAGATAGCAAATTGTAAAAATTATGGTAATCATGTATATTTCACTATTAAAGATAATTTTAGTATTTTAAATTGTTGTGCTTGGAATTGGTATTTATATAATACCGAAATTATACAAAAAGGTGATAATGTACAAATAATGGGTAAGGTAACGGTTTATAATAAAATGGGTTATTATCAGTTGAATGTTAAAAAAGTAATTAAAATAGGTGTAGGTAATGCTTTTGAAAATTATGAAATAATGAAATCTTATTATGAAAATTTAGGATACTTTAATAAAAAACGATATTTAAGTAAATATATAGATAATATATGTGTAATTACAGCATTAGAAGGAGCAGCATTACAAGATGTGTTAGTAACTTTAAGAAACGGTAATTATCAAGGTAAAATAACTGTAAAAGGTGCATCTGTCCAAGGTAAAGACTGTCCGTCTAGTATTAGCAATTGCATAAGGATGATGGATGATTACAATTTTGATGTTATTATCATAACTAGAGGCGGAGGATCATATGAAGATTTAATAGGTTTTAATGATCCATTAATAATAGAAGCAATATATTCAGCTAAAACTATTATTTTATCAGCAATAGGACATGAAATAGATAATTTATTATCTGATTTAGCGGCAGATATTAGAGCAGCAACGCCAACTATGGCGGCTTCTATGATATTAAATTATAAATTATATAAGAATGATTTTGAAACCAAAATAAAAAATATGAAAGAATTAGTAAAAACAAAATTATTATCATATGATCAAAAATTAAATTATTTTAAACAAGAATTATTAAAACATAAAAATTATGATAATAATATTCAAAAATATAATGATAATGTTTTAAAATATAAAAACATCATATTAAATACTATTTCTACAATAAAAAATAATCTTAACAAGTTAAATTATAATTTTAGTTTAACAAAATATCAAGTATCAACTATAAAATTAATAGATGAGAATGATGTATATATCAAAAGTAAAACAGATTTCTTGTATAATAAAAATAACAATATAAAAATGAAATTAATATTTGAGGATGGTGAAATAGATATATAAATATACACATAAATATATAATATATGCAAAATATCCTTAATAATATAGAAGATAATATTAGCAAGTATTCTAATACATTTGGTAATGATAAAATCATTTTAGAACAAAATATATTACAAGAAATGGCAACAGTTGAAGATACTATTAATAATTACATTAATATATTAGATGCAAAAGTAATAATAAAAGATAATGTAATAACAAAAGATAAATTTTTAGAATATAATAAAAAAATAGAAAAATATGAAAATATCTTAAAAACATGTCAAGATTTAGATATAATGATGAAATATTTTAATAAATTAAATATTGCAAGCAATTCATGCATTAATTATATTAATAATCAACAATTTAATGTTTGTTATGACAATCAAATAATAAATAATACTTTAACTAAAGAAACTGTTATAGAAGAAACTTTAACTAAAGAAACTATTATAGAAGAAACTAGTAAAGATATTAAAAATACTCGAGATATCCAAAATATTCAAGATATTCAAGATACTCAAGATACTCAAGATACTCAAGATACTAAAAAAAACAGCAATAATAAAAAAATAATTACTAGAAAAGTAATTGCAAGAAAAAGTATAAATAAAGATACAAAAATTAATAAAAAATCATAATAATATTTTATATTAAATAATAAAATTATTATGATATTAAAAATACAATATCATCATCAATTATTTTTTATTTTTTTATTACTTATTTTTCAATATTTATTAAATAATTTATCTAAAAAGCATAATAACAAGTAATAATATAATTACTATCATTATAATTGAAAAACATCCTGACATTAAAATTAAATACATAGAATTAAAATTTGATATTTGGTTTTGTGTTGATGTTTGTGTTGATGTTTGTGTTGATGTTTGTGTTGATATTGGATTTTGTTTTATGTAAAAATTTTTGGTAGGGATATTAATTTTTAAATAACCATTTGCAGTTTTAAGATTACCTATATTAGTTTCATTTAACATTGTATATAAATATCCTTGACTATCAAAAGCTGAACAATTGGCTAACGAATCACATTCAGTTTTATAAGATTCTATTAATTCTAAATAAGTCGGAGCTTTTATATATGTTCTATTTACTTGACCTATAATATATTTATCTTTATCTGATACATAACCTTTTTCAATTAATGTATAACCTGGAATTTCCATTAAGTATATATATTACAAATATTTTTATTAATATGCTGATTTATATAATTTTAATGCTAATTTTTTTTGAGTTTTATAATCCACTATAGGTTTTACATAATTTATATTTTTATATTTGTCATATTCTAAATACCAATTATGAATATCTTTACTAGGAACATCTTTTAATTCAGGAATCCATTTTTTAATATAAGTAGCATCTTTATCATATTTTGCACTTTGTAACCATGGATTAAAAATTCTAAAATAAGGTTGAGCATCTGCGCCGGAACCACTAGACCAACCCCAATTACCTGTATTTAATGAAGGGTCATAATCAATTAATTTGTTGGCAAAATATAATTCACCTTTTTTCCAATCAACTAATAAAATTTTTATTAAAAACGAACTAGTTATTAATCTACCCCTATTATGCATATAACCCGATGCATTTAATTGTCTCATACATGCATCTACTACAGGATATCCTGTTAAACCCTCACACCATTTTTTATAATATGTATTGTTATTTGGCCATTTAATATTATCATAATTTTTTTTTAAATTACCTTTCTTTGAAAAAATATAATTATAATTAAAAGCAATATTATAATAGAAATCTCGCCAAAATAATTGTTTTATTAAATCATTATTTTTACCTAATTCTAAAAATTTTTCATATACTTGTCTAATTGATACTATACCAAATTTAATATAAGCACTTAAATGAGTTGTTTCATAATTTAAATTATTACGATTTTTATTATATTCTTTGAAATTTTTTATATTAGCTAAAACATTAATATAATCTTGAGCTAAAAAAGCAATATTAGGATTATTTTTATAAAATTTTGATTTATCACCTTCAAATGTTCCGATTATTTTAGTTTTCTTATTAATAAAATTTTTACATGTGTATGTATTTGGTAAATTTATTTTTATTTTTTTAGCTGCATTAAAATAAGGAGTAAATTTTGTGTATGTTGTGTCTTGTTTTGTTTTTACATGGTTTATTGGTAATAATAATACGTCTTCATAAGGACAAAATTCTATATTGTTATTTAAACATATTTCTTTTATATTTTCATCTCGTTTTATTGAAAATGGCGTATAATCACTATTTAAATATATTGCATCTATTTTATTATTTTTTATTATTTTTTTAATAATTGTATCATTATCGCCAAAAAAATAATATAATTTACTATTATGTTTTTTTAACATTTGATCCAAATTATCTAAGCATGACATCATAAATTGAACGCAATTATCAGATTTATATGGATTATTAATTAATTGGTCCTTAGTAAATATAAAAATTGGTATTACCATATTACTATTTTTAGATGCATTGATTAAAGCCGTATTATCATATAGTCTTAAATCGCGGCGAAATATGAATAAACTTGTATTGTGTTTTTTCATTATATATTTTGTATCATAAAAAAAATTAAATATTTATACAACAATTATTTAAAATCTTCTTGCTTTTCTTTTTTTTATTATAATAAATATTGCTACAATTACAATAATTAAACATATACAGGATAAACAACATGATACACTACTTCCTATAATATACCATATATTATCCTTTAATTTTTCAAAAAATGTTTTGTCTTCTAATGTAGGATCTGTTATTGTTCCTGTTGCGTCCGTAGTTCCAGTAGTAGTTCCTGTAGTTGTTCCAGTAGTAGTTCCTGTAGTAGTTCCTGTAGTTGTAGTTCCTGTAGTAGTTCCCGTAGTTCCAGTAGTAGTTCCAGTAGTAGTTCCTGTAGTAGTTCCGGTACTAGTTCCAGTAGTAGTTCCAGATGTAGTTCCAGTAGTAGTTCCTGTAGTAGTTCCTGTAGTAGTTCCAGTAGTAGTTCCAGTAGTAGTTCCGGTTGTAGTTCCTGTAGTAGTTCCTATTGTTCCAGTAGTCGTAGTTCCCGTAGTGGTACCAGTAGTAGTTCCTGCTATAGTAGTTCCAACCCCGCCGAAACCGGTTGTAGCTACAACTGTATTATCAACAGTTAATGGTGAAGATACTGTAGTTGCTGAAGTAATGCCAGTTGTAGTAGTTGGATTAGCGGGATTTATTTTTATATATAAATTGGATCCTACTAAATCTTGCTGTGCTTGTATTGATGATTTTAACCAACCATCAGAATTAAAAGCTACACATTCAGGTAAAGCATCACATTGAGTTTGGTAATCTGTTAAATTTCCGGGATATGGTTTGGTAGATATATATTGTATAATATCATTACCTTGAGCAATTTTATTTGTTATTAATGTATAACCAGGTATTGTAGTCATTATATATATAATAATTAAAATAAAATAGATATTAATAAATTATTATATTAATAAATATTTATTTTTTCTTTCTGATCATTATTATTGTTATTACTATTGCTATAATTACTAATAAACACAAAAGGCTACTAGATATAACACTACCTGCAATAGCCCATTTATAGGTTTTTATCTTGTCTAACATAGTAGGTGTTGTTTCTTCAGTTGTATCAGTAGTATCAGTTGTGTCAGTTGTATCAGTACTAGTTCCTACGGGTGTTCCAGTAGTAGTAGTAGTTCCAGTTCCTGTAGTAGTTCCAGTAGTAGTAGTTCCAGTAGTAGTTCCGGTTATGGTAGTTCCAGTAGTAGTAGTTCCAGTAGTAGTTCCGGTTGTGGTAGTTCCTGTACTAGTAGTTCCAGTAGTTGAATTTTTGATATATAAATTACTACCATTAAATGGTGCAGCATTTGCTATACTTTTTTTTAGCCATCCTCCTGAATTGAAAGCGACACATTCCGGTAAAGCGTCACATTTTGCTTTATAATTATTTATATTTTCGTCGGTATTTTTTGTGTTATCATATAAATTGGGACCTATATCATTACCATTTGCATCGCTGTTTGTTGTTAATGTATAACCTGTAATAGTTGTCATAATTATATATTAAATATTATATAAAAAAATTATAATAATTGTAATAAAACAAAAATAATAAAACAAATCATATAAAATTAATTATTTTATCATATTCTTGACCAAATATATTTTTATTTTTTTCTATACAATATTTAAATTTGCTCAAATCAATAAATTTAGAAATTAATTCCATCATGTTATACAAATTATTAGGGAAATAAATTATCAATTCGTCTAACATTGAAAATATATATTTTTCATAATTAATATTATTAATCATATCTTTTTTAATAAATACTTTTAATATTTCCAACCTCTTATTAATATCTTGTTCTGTTATTAACAATTCAAATAAATTTTCACGAGAAATTATTTTTTTTATTATATTAATATCATTTATATATATTGTATTAATATGTGTTCCTATTTGAATCTTATTTGTTGTTATGTTTTTGATTATATAGTCTAAATTATTAATTCCATAAATATGATGATGATTGTAAAATTTAATAGCATAATAATTTTTAATATATGTTGAACAATTATCCATAATTTTTGTTTCGAACATACAAACATCATCATATAAATTGAATTCACACAAATAAGACCAATATATATTTACTAATTTATCAACCGATTCAGAATCATTTAATAATATTAAAATGTTATTTAAATTGCAAACATAATCATAATTTTTTATATTAAATTGATTATTAATAATTAATTCATCTAATACATTTATTATAGAATGAATAATTATTTTATTGTGTTTATTTTTAATAATATTTTTTAAATTAACATAATCATTAATTATAATATTTTTTGATAATTCATTTAACATAATAGTTCCGTTGATATTGTTAATATATTTAAAATTATTACAAATATTATTTACTGTTAATTTATAATTTTGACATATTATTTTAATCAATTCTAATTTATTAATATTATAACTAGAAAAATAATCAATTATAGGGACAAAATTATTTTCCATTATATTTATTTTTTCTGATTCATAATAAGAATTATTCAGAAAATTTAGTAAAATTATAAATTTCTCTTTATTAATACCTGAATTTTTGAAATGATTTAATATTTTCATTAACGAACTATTTTTAAGAATATTTATATTATCATCATTATCGAGATCAGTCTTGGAATATTGAATTCTAAATTTATTAATATATGCAATATAATGTAAGAATTGAAAAGTTGTAAAATTCATAGCATTATTAATAATATGATGAATTTTAATACTATTAATTATATCGATACTATCATAATATACTAACACACAATAATACACATAATATTCTATTTTTGTTTTATATAAACATAACATATTCGCCCTAAAATATTCTAATTTTTCATTTACATTTGTTAATTCTTGATAATAAGACACAAAATATTCACCTAATTTTATACCGATATTTGATACTAAATCTAAAGCAATTTCTTTACTTAATTCACTTAAAATTATTTCAATTATGAAACAACAATATAAATGAGTTTTTATAAACATATCACTTAATAAATTTCTATAATTTTCATCACTAATTGTTTTATATAATTTTAAAAATAATTCAACATTATTAGAATCTGGAGCCGTAAAAGTATTTTTTACAAATAATTTTAATAACTTGATAATATTTATTTTGTCTTCATCGTTTAAAAATGAAATTAATATTACTTTTTCATTAGAATCACATTTTTTTACAATATTGATATAATTTAAAAATAATTTGTAAATAATATGTTTGTCACTAATATATTTTTGAATATTCAGTAAATTTATTTTGTTGATATAATATTCAGGTATTTTATAAAATATAAATAATTTTTTATAATATTTTGTAATTACATAATATTTTTCATTATCGTCGTAACTATAAAAATTATTCATAAAATCATAAAAATTTAAATTATTTGGTAAAGTTTTTAAAGTATTATCTATTGATTCTTGATTATTTATATTTAAAGGTTTGTTAATTGTATCATAAAGTGGTACGTTATTATTATCATAGTAATTTTGATAACTATTATTATTTAAATTATTTGTATAACTAGTATAACTGTTATAACTAGTATCATTATTTAAATTATTTAAATTATTTGTATAACTAGTATAACTGTTATAACTAGTATCATTATTTAAATTATTTAAATTATTTGTGTAACTAGTATGACTAGTATTATCATTTGATAAATCCATATTTTCCGTTTTGTTATCTAATAATTGATATTTATATGTAGGGTAATTCATATTTATATTATCTTAAGTATATAGATATAACTTTTAATTATTTTTATCAATTTTATTTTATATAATAATATTTTTTTTGAATTTAATACCTAATAAAGTAATTTCTTCCATTTTTTTTATAATATTATTAAACTCGTTGTTAAATTTATCTTGGTCATTATTTAAATCTTGTTCCAAACAATGATAATTATGATAACTATTTATAACAATATTAAAATCAATACCAAATAATTCATATAATATTATAATTATGTTAGCGTTACTAGTTATTTTAATGTAATCGTAAAATATTTTAGTAAATAACATTGACAATACCAAAGAATAAATATCAAAACTATTATAAAAAGGATAATTACCATATCTAATCGGTATTATATCATAATGAATATTATTTGGTAATTTGAAATTATTATGTATAATATAATTATGGTCGTCAATATCATAAAAATTTACCATATTAACTAAATTGTTAAAAATATGCAAGTTTTGTGAATTTTTAGGCAAGGGACCTTTAAATAAATAATCATTTCCAATATTACGATATCGTTTATTATTAAAGGTAATTGATGCTTTATCAAAATCAGATATTTTAAAAACCAAATTGTCAATAAAATTTTCAAAATTAATAACATCACAAGTTTTAAAATTATGTAAAATATTTTTATTTTTGAACTTTACCAAAATATTTTTTGTTTTCAAATCAGAATGTATAAAGTTAAAATAAGAAACTGATTTTAAAAAATCAAAAATTTGATTAAAAAATAATATATATATTTTAGATAAACATTCTTCATTTTCTTCATTTATTACCTTAAAATTAATTATTTTATTTTTATATATAAAATTTTGTTTTGATAATAATGTTGAAAATGAATACATATCCATATCAAATAATTCGAATATATAATATTGTTTTTTATTATACACAAAATAATTATATATTTTCATATATCCATTATTATGACTATTATGAATATTATGACTATTATGAATATTATGACTATTATGATTATCATGATTATTACGATTATCATGATTATTATAATTATTATGATTATTATGATTATAAATACGATATATCATGTTTATTATTCTAGTGATTATTATGGTATTATTATAATCATCTGATAACACATAATCTTCGTTGTCTATAGTTATTTTTTTATTATGAAATTCTTTTATGGCATAATTATGATTAATATATATTTTTCCTGAACATCCTGAGGAATATATATTACCTAATTTATATATAATACCGTCATTATATATAGTATTTTTTTGGAATTTTGCTAATAACGATCTTAACATCAAAAAAAAATGATTTTTTAAATGTATCGTGTAATTAGTATAATATAATATATATATAAAATAAATATTATGGACATTAACCAAAAAACTGAGACTTTTTATGTTGAATGCGATAAACCTCAAAAATATCAAACATCAATTATAATTGATCCAGAAGTAGAAACAGTATCAGAATTAACATTAGATTTACCATTTTATAAAATATGGCCTTTAAATGAAAATTATATTAATGAAATGATAGTTATGCAAGATTTTGATGAGAAAATATTCGACGTATTACTTGGTAATTTTGCAACTATTTTATCTAGTCTATCTAACAATACTACATGTTTATTTAAAAAAATGAAAGGTAAATATGTAATTAATAGCAATAAAATTGATCTTGATAAGTGGAATGACACACATTATATATTAGATAATCATATCAAAAATATTAAAATGGAATATCAACAAAAAATATATGAATTATTAGATAATATTATTATTAATAATTATAATTGTATAAATTTATTATTAAAAAATAATTTGAATAAATTACCCAAACCAAACATATTAATAAATTATACTTGGTTTAGTAATTTATTTGGAAAATTAAAAAAAGGAACTGAATTAAATATTAATGAAATTGATCGTGATAATTCATATGTAAAAACATTTGATTTTTCTAATTTATTAAGTTATAAAAATTCTGATAATATTAAAATATTACAAGTAGATAATTACAATAGAAAGAATTTCAAGCATGAAAATATTATTGGTTCTGAAGAACAATTTAAAAAGAATTTAATTGATTATACATTTGGTTTAATTAATTGTATTCCATTATCGCAACAAGTTATATTTTCTGGAGGTTCCTTGTATGATATTATTACAGAAAATTATGATGAAGAAAGTAAAAATAAATTTTTGGATATCGACATTTTTTGCTGTAATGTCGTAAATATCACAAATTTATTAGAAACTATTATTAAAAATTTAATAAAAAATAATTATACATGTTATGTTAATCAAATAAGTAATTCAGTATTCTATATTTTTATAGAAGGAATTCCTAGAATGATACAATTAATACATTCCAAATTTAAGTATCCTTGGGATATTATTGATACATTTGATAGTACACACGTACAAAATTATTATGATGGTTTTAATGTATATTCATCAATTAAAAATTTAAAATATTTACAATATGGTATCAGTGGATTTAGAGGTGAAAAACTTGTAAGGATATATAAAATTTTGAACAGAAATTTGAATATTACTTTCTTGAATGAAAATAGAAATAGTAACTTTTTTGAAAATCATAAATATTATAATGATAGTAATAAATTAGTATTTGGAAAACCATTGAATAATGTTGATAATATAATTAAAATAAATTATTTGGATTATAATGAATTAATCAATGACAAAAATATTATATTGCATGAAGAAAAAACAAATTACGGCGCGAATTATGATAATATTGATGAAATATGTAAAATGTATAATTTTAATATAAATAATATGGTATGTTTCCATAAATTTTATAATAGTGAATTCTTAAATATTTTGACTAAAAATTATAATAAAAATGATCAAGATAAAAATAATAAAAATACAACCCCTAATAAAAATACAACCCTTGATAAAAGTATTAAAATTAGGAAGAATAATACCTTATATTATTATAAAACTAAAATTGAGCTACATGGAACAGTATTAACGCAAAATAATTTATATGATTCTGAATTATATTTAAATGTTGATACCAGTAATGATCAGAACAATATTGATGTATTACATAAAATGATTAGAGAATACGTTGAACAAAATATACAAAATGTACAAAAAAGTAAAAAGACGCCAAAAGTAGAAAATCATTTTAATATTTTTGTTGATAAAAATAATAAGGATTATAATTACCTGAAATTTAGATTAAAAGCTTGTGGTATCGATAATTATGATACATGTTTTAGAGTTAAAATTCCAAGTGGAGAAAAAGAAATTAAGGTAGGAGATAAAGTTATAATTGTTTGTAATTTATATACATATAATCCAAATTTTCGTTGTTCTAACGCGTATTATCATGGTTTGAGATTAAATAACTATAAGATAGTAGAAAAATCACAAATTGTTATTAATCAAGATATTAATAATGAGGAAGATATTAGAAATGAGGAAGATATTGATAGTGAGGAAGATATTGATAGTGAGGAAGATATTGATAGTGAGGAAGAATATACCAACTATGATAAAAAAATAAAAAAACAAATGAAATAAATTTATAGATATTAAAATTATTAAAGTAATATATATTAAAAGTTTTTAAATTAGTTTAAAAAATTGAATATTTTTTTTATAAATTAGACTATTTAATAATAATATATATAAACTAATATAATGAATTTAACAAAGAACGAAACGATGATTATCAATGATTTTATTAATTATGCAATCGATGCCTTAGCATTTAGAAATTCACAAGGTTATTGTAGTAAACATTTTGCTCATATTTTAACACAAAATTGCCGGATATGTAGGAACAATGACAGACAATAGTGATAGGGTATTCTGGAGTGGTTGTAATTATGGGGAACATGCAGAAATGGCATGTATTAAAAAATTTAGAAATTTAAATAAAGTAAAAAAAAAAAAATATAACATGGTAGTAATCAGATTAACAGCAAATTTAGAATTAAAACAATCCAAACCTTGTAGTAATTGTTTAAAACATATTATTCAAAGTGATATATCTATTAAATATATCTTTTTCTCAGAACATGGAAAAGTAGTTAAATATAAATTAAGTGATTTATTAAATTCAGAAAAATATTTTACAAAAAGGTTCAAAAAAAAATAATTTTTTTATAATGAATAATTTTTACCATGTTTCTAATCGTTTTCTTAAAGATATAATTTCATTTACTTTATGTAAATAAATAAAAAACAAAAAACAAAAAAACAAAAAACAAAAAAACAAAAAACAAAAAACAAAAAAACAAAAAAACAAAAAAACAAAAAACAAAAAATAATAATAAAAAATAATTAAAAAATAATAAAATAACTAATTAAAATTAATTAAATCAATATAATAAATTATATTTAAAAATCATCACTAGAATCGTTAACTAAATCATCATTATTCAAGATACATAAATATTCTTCGAATTTTTCTAAAGTTTTATCGTAACAAATATAAGGATTATAAGTAGTTTTTAAATCACCTTTATCTAATAAAATTATAGTTGGCCATTTATTAATATTATATAATTCACCAACATTATCGACTTTATCCATATTAATTTTTAAGAATGCAATATTTTTATATTTTTCCATATTACTGACACTTTCATATATTGGTTGAAATATTTTACATGAACTACAAAATGTAGTACCAAAATTTATACATATATGATCATATTCACCATTCATAACGATATCTTCAAATTCTTCTTCTGTTTCAACAAGTTTATACATTATATGTTATTAATAATTATTAGATTTATATATTAAAATACATATTTTAATAAAAAAAATTTCATTTTTATTTTTCTTCTAATAATTCCACTATATCATGAAAGTTATAAAACTTTGCATAATCTATCAAAGATATATTACTAAATTTTAAATTGACTGGTAATCCCTTATTTAATAAATATTCTATTATATGTTTATGATTATTTAGTAAAGCAGTTAATAATACGAAATTATTTTGATACCGAATATTTGCCCCAATATGTATTAAATAATCAACTATATGTAAATGACCGTGTTTTGCGGCATTCCATAATCCGTCATTTAATGTTAATTGATTAGGTTTATTAAATAATTTTAATATATTTAAATTACCTAACTTACATATTTTTATAAAAGGAACGCAATAATGCTTACCAAATTTATAATATTTTAATAAGAATTTTAATTTATCATGTAAATAGTCATCCTTTTTATTATTACAAATATGTGATATGTATTTGTATAATATTTTAGAAACTTTTTTTTTAAATTTATATTCTTTGCATTTATTAAATAAACAAATCATATTATTATGATTGTTTGTTGTTGTATTGTATTCTATTAAAAACCATAAAGATTTTGATAAAGCTAACTTCTTTATTTTTTTCATTGAATGGCAATCTTCAGGATCTTGAGATTTAGTAAAAACATAATCAAGTATTAACATAGTTATTTCTCTAGTTTCTTCATCAGTATAAACTACTTCACTATTACTGACGCTACTATTACTAACGCTACTATTACTACTATCACCAATGTTATTAACTATAGTTTTTTTATTATGAACAAAATATAATTTAAATGCATCGATATACTTTTCAACTAATTGTTTATTATTTCCGACATTTAATTCTTTTAGTTTTACAAAGTATTCTTCTTGCATTAATATATTTATTTAATAGATTATTATTAACGGATATAATAAACTATATTTTTTTCAATTTTAAATAAAAAATGAAAAATAAAACTTGTGTTATATTTTATATATTGATATATAATAACAAATGGAACATTCAGTTAAATATATTATTGCTAAAACTATTGATGGTTTACATAGATACAATACCGAATATGATATGTATTTCAAAGAATTATATTGCCAACATTTAAAAAAAAATATCCATCTTATAAGAATAATTCGTGATGCATATATTTTTATGTTAAAACGCCGTTATACTTCTAATACTAATAATTTTAATGATGTACCAACAAAGATGATATATAATAATATTCACAAAAAAATAAAAATTGATCAAATAGTTAAAGAAATTAACGTGTGTAATAATTTAATAAATGAAATTAATAATATTAATGATATTTGTTATATATAACAAAGTATTTATATAACGTTAATTATTCATATAATTTTTTATAAAAAAAATTGATATTAATAATTTCATATACATATAAGTATTATTATAAATAATTAACTATATAATATGGAATTACAACCAACTATTAATATTGGAGTAATAGGCTCAGTAAGTAATGGTAAAAGCACCCTAGTTAAAAAAATTACAGGAATTACAACACAAAAATATTTGTCTGAACAAATAAAAAATATAACAATAAAGTTAGGATATGCTAATGCAAAAATATACAAATGTCAAAAGTGTCCTAGACCTTCATGTTATCAAAGTTTTAATAGTAATGTTTTTAATGCAAAATGTAAAATTTGTGATGAAGATATGTTATTAATTAAACATGTTAGTTTTATAGATTGTCCAGGTCATAATCATTTATTGGAAACGATGTTAAATGGAACATGTATAATGGATTGCACAATGTTGATAGAATCAGTAGGTAATAAAATAATACCAACTATGCAAACAATCGAACATGTTAAGGCAACTAATATATTACAAGTTCCTAATATTTTAACATGTATTAATAAAATAGACCTAGTTGATAAAAATGCGGCAAAATTAGCAATAAACAAACTAGATGATTTTTTGTCTGAATATTCTATTACAGGTAATATAGTTCCAGTATCTGCTAATATGGAATGGAATATAGATGTTTTATGTGAATATATATGTCTTTATGCAAAAGAACCTGAACATGATTTAGAACAAATACCAAAAATGTTAGTAATTAGATCATTTAATGTTAATAAACCAAATACAAATTTTCAAGATTTAGTAGGTGGTGTTATTGGTGGTTCTATTGTTAAAGGCAAATTTGAAATTGGTGATAAAGTATGTTTATTACCAGGATTAGTGTATGATAATTTAGAATACAAACCAATAATCAGTAAAATAGTATCAATTAATTCAGAAAATAATATATTAACAAAAGCTATACCAGGTGGTTTATTAGGTATTGGATTAGATATAGATCCAGCATTAACTGTTAATGATAGAATGTCAGGACAAATTATGTTTTTAGAAAATAATATGGATAATCATAGTGTTTATAAATATTTAGGAATAAAATTAAAACCAATTAATGAAGATTATAAAAGTTTAAAAAAAGGAGACAAAGTTTCAATAAATCATTGTGGTAATAATATTGAAGCAACAATAGATAAAATTAATAATTTAAGTATGTTATTAAATATTAATAAATTAATATGTATTGACAATAACGACAAAATCACAATTAGTAAAGTAAGAAATAATAATGAAAATAATACAGGAATTATCTACGGCATGGCCATATTAATACCTAAATATTGTGTATTAGCTAAAGCAATATAAACGAGTTATAATAATTATACTTAATAATTAAATTAAATTTTTTAATTTTATTAACATATTTTTTATTAAAAAAATGAAATTAATAATCATTAATACATAAATTTATATATTAATTTCTATATTATAATAATGTATAAAAGAATACATTTATATATATTAGATAAAAATAATAATGTATTAGAAAAATTAAATAATCCATATTTATATAAATATATACCTAACAAAAAAATTAGTAATTTAGATTTATATAAACATGAATTATTTAATGTATTAGAAACATTAAATAATCCATATTTATATAAATTTATAACTAACAAAAGTGGATTAGAATATCATTTTAATTTGTCATTTGTTAATGATTTAAAATCAGTTAAAAATAATGATTTTATGACTTTAGATAAAAAATACTTGAACGATGATTATATTATTATTAAAACAAATGTAATTAAATCTAATATTGAATTTCCAGAAAATATATTTTTAAAATATTTATTATCGAAAAAAAAAGTAATAAATCATACATATGAAGAAATAAATGATACAGAGACAAATACTGATTTAACTATAGATTATTATTCAATAGAAAATAATAATTTAACTTTTTATGGTGAACAAGGATATTTAAAATTATTAGAACATGTATTAAATTGTGAAAATCGTAATACTAGAAATTCAACTACTTTTGCAAGTTTCGGTCATCAATTATCATTTGATTTACAAGAAGGTTTCCCTTTATTGACTACGAAAAAAGTATTATTTGATAAAGTTATTAGTGAATTATTAATGTTTTTGAAAGGAGAAACTAATACGAAAACATTAGAAGAACAAGGTAATTATATTTGGAAACATAATACAGATGCTATATTTTTAAGTAAAATGAATTTGGTATATCCAGTTGGTTTTATGGGTCCAATGTATGGTTATAATTGGCGATTTTATGGGAAACCTTATTTAAGTAAAAATAAAAATGTTAAATATATTGACCAATTGCATTATGTAATAAAATTATTATTAACTGATCCTACAAGTAGAAGAATTATTATGACTACATATGATCCTTTAACAGTTGATCAATGTGTATTATATCCATGTCATGGCCTAATAACACAATTTTTTGTTAGAGATAATGAATACTTGGATATTAAAATGTATCAACGATCCGCAGATTTATTTTTAGGAGTTCCATTCAATATAGCTTCATATGCATTACTAAATGAAATGTTATGTAAAATAACGGGATATAAACCAGGTATTTTGAATATAACATTCGGCGATGTTCATATATATAAAGATCATTTGGAAGCAGTTCAAACACAAATAAATAGAAAAAATAATATACATCAACTACCAAAATTATTAATAACAAAGGAATATCAAGATAATAATAATATTAACGATGCTATTAATTATATTACTAATTTAGAACAAAAAGATTTTACAATAGAAAATTACTGTCACGAGCCTTTTATTAAGGCATCAATGATACCATAAAAAAAAATGAAAAAAATATTTTTAAATAAGGGTTTTTTATTAATAAGCTTAATAATAACATATGTATAAAATGGATTATATGACGTTAATATTTAATGCTTTGGATAATATGCCTGACAATGATCCAGGTATGGAACAAATTTTATATAATTTAAATAGTCGAGACTTGAAAAAATATGGCTTTAGATTATTAAATGATTTATATATTAAGGAGAAATTTAGCTTTTTTTGTCTTATTGCTAACAAAATTAAAATAGATAAATTAATATCTTTTGCCAATAATAATATTTTGGGTAAACAACAATACATTAATATTGTTATTAGTGAAATTATAACAACATTAAATAATTGTTATTTCCAAGCTAATATTCAAAAATTATCAGAATGTAATGAAACGTTATTAAACATTATTTTACAAAGTGGTAAATATATATATAACAATAATAATATGGGTATAACAGAAAGTATTTGTGAAGAATTGAAACGTTCCAATTATAATATTATATTAGCCGAACATTTTTGTAAAAATTTTGGTAATAGTAGTGTTGAAAAAACAGTTAGATTATACTCAAAATATAATTTATTATTTAAAAACAATAAATTAAATAAAAATATATTAAATAATATTTTACCAATATATATTAACAATGACATCGTAAAATTATTATGTGACGTAGTAAAACATGATGTAGAAAACATGTTAGATTTGTTAGATATATTTAAAAATTTAAGTATTAAAAGCTTAATAAGCCAAAAAAATATAAAAGTAATAATAAATTATACAGACGAATTCCATTATAAAAATATTTTAAACGATATAAATTTAGAATATTATCATACTAGTATTTATAATTATTACAATGAAAAAAAGAAATTCGATTATTTGTTTGAAAATAATAAATTAAATAGAAAAATATTGAAAAAAAATATAGACAACATAATAAAAAGTGATAATTTTGATATGTTTATAAATATTGTTAAAAATAATAATGATAACATATATGTATTATTAGATACAATTCCTGAAAATACATATTTGGAAAGTACCTATGCACATATCATAGGTAAATTTTCTAATAATTATGATAATATATTAGAAAATATAAATTTAAAGTATTGGCATAAATATATTTATGATAATTATATTCAAAATAAAGATATTATAATACTAAAATTAATAAAAAACAATGATATTATTAAAGAAATAATATGGAATAGAAATAATATTGGTAATTTAATAAGTTTGATGTTATCAAAAGATATAATTGATATTAATCTAATAACCAAAATATTATTACAGGTTCGAGATAACGATATCCAATATGAAAAAGAAAATCAAGGTAAACTATTTTCACTTCGTAAAGTTAATACATACAATATGTATGATAATCTGGTATATGAGATTTGTAGTATCGAGAATAGTGTATTAATTATTGAACAATTATATAAATTGAGATATCTTTTAACGACTAATTTTGATAATTCATACAATTTTTATGCAGGTAATTTTATAATAAACCGTCCAACACAAGATAAAATATTGGACGAACATGAACTTGATGATATTGATGTTATGGTTACTATGAAAGAACCTGATGAATATGTAAATGCAAAAAAACAAATACAACTAGAATATATGATAAAAACAGGTATTTATCATATTGACGAACAATTATATAAAATACCATTAAATAAACAGATTTTAACAAGAATATGTGTAAATGGTAATATAAATGTATTTAAATGCTTATTTAAAAATTATCAAGCAATTTTAATAGATGATTATAAATACATGTTAGATTCATTTTTGGACAACTTAACTAAAAATAATATTGAATTATTAATATACTTGTTGAATAATCCAACCACAATAGATTATTTAAATGAAGAACTAGTTCATAATTACAATAAATTTTTCATGTGTTCGCTTAAGTTAAAATATTATAATTTGAACATTACCATTTTAAATTCAAATATTAAATCAACTATTAAAGATTTCAATATAAAATCTATAATTGATAATAAAAAAAAGATATTAAACATATTAGATTATTGTATTAATAATAACGTTTCAAAAGATTGTATTATGACATATTTAAATATGTTATCACCTTTTCATGATAATTATGAAAGTATTAAAGAATATTTTACAAATTTAAATGTAAAAGAAGAATATAAATTTATTGTAGAATATTTAGAAAATATTGCATGCGATAAAAATAAAATCATAAAAGATATGTTAGAATTCAAAACACCAGGTAATTATGATGTTGATATTGATTATGATACTATTAAAACATTAAATATTAATACTGATTGCATTCAATGTGAATGTTTTATTTGTTTCGAAGATTATGGCCAAACTGATGGTCATACTAATAATGACAATGAAAATAATGGCAATAATGACAATGGTAATAACGATAATAGTAATAATAATGATAATAATGATAATAAAGCAATTATTAATAATTACAAAATCAAAAAAAATATTAAAATTTTAAAATGTGGTCATATGGCTCATGCACAATGTTTAAATTCATGGAATAAGAATAATGATTTAAAATGCCCTATTTGTTTATGAGAAAAATATAGAATATGCTAATATACCATTTTGTATAATTTCTGATATAATATTTATAATTATTTCAACAACACCAGAAAAAGGTATAAAAGCTCCTACTATAGAAACAGCTACATTTAAAACAGCTATAACTGTTACAGTTCCAATATTAAACAATTTTGTTTTTAAAGAACTATCATCAAATAACAAAGTTCCCGTAACAATAACAATTATTTGTATTGCCTCCGATAATAATTCGTTTAATGCTTCTAATGGTCCTGCAACAGGCGTAGCAACACCTACAGTTGCTACTTCTGATGCAATTTCAGCCCCTTCAACAACTAAATCTTCTATCGAAGCTAATAAAGATATAAACATAATTATAATTTTAATAAATCCTTTTAATAATTTAGATGATTTTTTTATTTTTGTAACTAACGGTTTTGTTTTTTGATAAATATAATAAAATATCCATAACACAAAAATTACACATATAAATGACATTATACACATTATTATTGACGATAATAAACTAGATAATAAATAATATGTTGTATCATCTTTGTTTTTTTTATTTGTTTTTTTCTTTGCCATTATATAATTTTTATAATAAAAAAAATAAATACATTTTATAATTATTTTATAACTATTATTTTTTAACTATTTCATTACTACCTATTTCATTACTACCTATTTCATTAATTATTTCATTACTACCTATTTCATTACTACCTATTTCATTAATTATTTCATTAATTATTTAATTAATTATTTCATTACTATTCACTTATTTCATAATTTTTTTTACCATATTTTCTATATACATAAAATCCCCCGATTGCCATTATTGCAAAAATTATTATCATACAAATACAATAAATGATTGATGATACACAAGACAGAATGGTTGATAAACCGGAATTTTTCTTTTTTGATTTCGCCATTATATTAAGATATAATATAAAAGTAAAATAAAAATGAAAAAATATATTTTAATACATACTTTTATATATAAAACACAATAATAACATATAAACTAGCCATGGATTTTAAAGACACTTTAATTGAACAAGTACAAAAATTCAAACCGAAATTGGCGTATGGTTTAATTGAAAAAGAGGAAGATGCTAAAAATTTAATGGTTATATATTCTGAATTTGAAAGAGAAACTAGTTATCTCATAGACACGCAAGAAAAAATTATAAATAATCAATTAAACGATTATATTCAAAAATATAGGGAAGAATTTGAACAATATTTAAAAATTATAAGTGAAGAACGACAAAAATATATGACAAATGGTGTCTGTGGTCTAAAAAATACGGGTAATACATGTTTTTTGAACGTAATATTACAATGTTTAAATAACGAACCTTCATTGAATAAATTTTTTTGTAGCAATTATTTTGAAAATGCATTAAAAAGGAATATTTGGGAAAATTTAATGACTAATAATCCAGAAATGACTGATACAGGAACAATAATAATAAATGAAGAAACAATTAATGAAGAATATATAAATAAAATAACTTATCGGTTAGCAGAATTAATGAAAGTTATGACTAGTAATAATAAAGTAATTATTCCTACTAGTTTAGATAAATTAATAAGAGAAAAAAATGTTTTATTTGAGGCAAGACAACAACAAGATTGTCAAGAATTATTAAATTTTATAATTGATTCAGTTCATGAGGAAATAAAATATAAATATGATAAAGTTGAACATAGAATAAACACATTTTTTTCTAATAAATTAGATGAAAATCATAAATTATACGAGTTAAATAAAGATTTAATTAGTTATTGGGGTAATTATGCTAAAAATAATTATTCTATCATCACAGAATATTTATCAGGAATCTATACAACTTATGTTGTTTGTTGTAATTGTAATAAATTAAAACAAAAATACGAGCCATTTACTACATTACAATTATCAATGCCTGAAAATGAAGATCAAGGATATGACATAGGTGAATTGTTGAAAAATTATTCGGCTATGGAATCTTTAAGCCAAGATAATCAATATTTTTGTGATACTTGTAATCAAAATCAAGATGCAGAAAAATATAGTTTCATTTCCTTATGTCCCAGAATATTAATAATACAATTAAAAAGATTTAAATATGATATTAAAACACAAAATTTAGTAAAAATACAAACAGAAATTAATTTCCCTTTCAATGATTTACATTTAAATGATATAATCGATCATCATTGTAATGTTAATTATTTAAATAATAATAGAGGTTTAAAATATAATTTATGTAGTATTGTAAAACATGTTGGCAGTAATTTACAAAGTGGTCATTATGTATGTTATTGCAAGAATACAGTGAATTCTATGTGGTATAAATATAATGATGAATATGTATCATATATTGAACCTGAACAAATAATTGAAGAAACAAAACAAGATTCTTATATTTTATTTTACCATTTAGAATAAAAAATCAGATAAATTTATATTTTTTTATTTTGTTCTAAAAATTGTTTGCCATTACGATTTAATATTGCAATATCAATTTCAATTATTTTTTTTTTAAACATCATTAACATTTTTAACATTAAAGCATTACATAGTATATTTTCATCAGTTGGTAAATCGACAGAATTTACGGGCAACAATAATAATTTATCAATGTCCTTTTTTGTAATTATATCGTCACCTACATATGAAAAAAAAACATCATTATTTAAATTATTCAAATATTTATTTTTAACGTGATTGCTACAATTTTCTAAAATTAATATATTATTATTATATTTACCAGTTATTTTTTTTATAAAATTTGCAAAAAAAACATCTTGTTTTTTACTTAAGAAACAAATATTAATATCTCTAATAAATATAAATCTCGCTAATATATGCAAATATGTATCTAATGATTTATCAGGTATTAAAGATTGTAAAAAATTATCAAGTAAATTTGTTGTATTTTTTACATTAAAATTATAATTAAATTTTTCTACTACTAAATTTTCAGGTAATTTCGGATGTATAAAAGACATTATAACGTAAATATTTTTTCTTATTATATTTTTATTTTTAGTTTCGTTATCATAATCGTAACTAACTTTGACTGCACAATTATCTAATTTAATATATTTATCCATGTTTTATAATTAATAATAATTACATATTAATTTAAAATATATAATTTCAATTTTATTATGCGTATTTATTCTATATTAAATCTTTTTACATTAAATATATGGCACATTATTATGAACAAAATATAATCAATATAGAGGAAAAATACACAACATTTTTGTTAAATATTTTGACTCCCTTATTATATGAAGGTATAGTATCAGCATATCAATATTCAGTTGATAAAGATATTAAAATTAAAAATAGTGGTGAAAAATCATTAGGACCATTAAAAATATTTCAACAACAATTAGAATATTTTCCTTCGTTAAATGAAGAACAAATATTAAAAGAATTAGAACGTATTAAAATTGGTAGCAAATGTTATGATATATTCGATGATTTAGTAAGAGCAGTAATTAAAAGTAATATACTATTATTGACTTTTAATGTAAATTTAAAAAAATCCCCTATAGTAGAATCTAAACATCATGAAACTATTTCAATATCTAATTTTATACACAAATGCTATATAGAATGCGCAAAAATATTTTATAATATGCCAGGTTTATTTTGGCATAAATATCCTCCTATTGTTATTAAAAATAATCAAGCAAAAATATGTAAATTAATAAAATTAGCAATTAAAGAAGCAATTATGAAAATGTTGCCTATGAAATTAGTGTTAAACGAATTTTTACAAAATGATTATAATGATGAAAATGAATTAATAGGTATTCAAGTATCTAAAGCAGATTATAATAGAATTAAAAAGATGTTGGAATTATCTAAAAGATCTTTATATGAAGGTCAAGATTTATATGACCATAAATATAATGTTATAAAATTAAATGAAGATTCAAATAATTATGATAATATGTTTAATCATGGCGTAAAATATGTTAATGTTTCTCAATTATTATCAAAACAAGAAAATGATGATGTTAATAGTAGTAATAATAATAGTAATGATAATAGTAATGATAATAGTAATGATAATGGTAATGATAATAGTAATGATAATAGTAATGATAACAGTAATGATAATAATAATAAGCATAGAGAATCTTTGGGAACTAGGCATAAAAAAGAAACAACTCCTGTAGAATATATACAAATGCCAGGTGTGGAACTTAAAAAAAATGATTTATTGTATTTGCGTCAAGGTGCCAATGAATTAATGAAAAAATATAATATAAAAAATGGCAAAGATATGAAAACAGAAGAACAAGAAACTAGACAAGAAACTAGACAAGAAAATAAACAAGAAACTAAACAAGATACTAGACAAGATACTAGACAAGAAACTAGGCAAGAAAATAAACAAGAAACTAGACAAGAAACTAAACAAGAAACTAGGCAAGAAACTAGACAAGAAACTAAACAAAATGACCAAGAAATAAAATTTCGTGAGGTAGTAAATGAATCAGAAATTAATGATTCTGTTGGCCAAAAAGAACAAATAAATAATTCACAACAACAAAAAAGCAGGGAATCAAATAATTCGCAAAAGTATAACAAAATGTATAAAATAGAAAAGAATAAAAATATAGAATCAGAAAAAGGAAATTATTTTATGCGATATATGTAAATTTTTTACTTGCGATATATAATATATAACATGAATATTACAATTTTGTTAAAATCAACTATAACAATTCCCTTAATATTATCGGTTTTAGTATTCGGTATATTATTTATGATGTATAAAATGAATAAAATAGACAACCAAATATACACTCCATTAAATATAGGTTTAATAACGGCAATTACTTTTATAGTTTCATGGTTTATAGTAGATACTATATTAACTAATAAAAATAATAAGGAAATGTTATATGATAATATACATAAAAACAATAGAGAACACGTAGAATCTAATGAAATAAATTCAAAACTACAAATAAAACAAAATAAACCAACAAAAGAAATGAAACAAAATAAAATGAAACAAAATATGATAAAAGAAACAGTTACAACAGAAATTAATAATAATAGGAATATAAAAAATATATTAGAAGAACCTTTAAATCAAATACCAGAATATAAATATATGACTACTAATAATGTCCAAATACCCGAGGATGTTGATTTATATTTAGACAGAGGTAAAATTTAAATAATTTTATGTGATATAAAACGATTTAAAATAATATTATAAAATAATATATGTCGAGTAAAGAAAGTGAAAAAACAAATAAAACAAAAAAAGCAATTAAAGCATTATGTTGTGGTGAAGCAACTTTACCAGTAAAGTTTTTTCCTATAAAAAAAATGGTTCAATATGCAACAATATTATTAATAGCAAAAAGGGGGAGTGGAAAAAGTTGGATAGTAAGGTCTTTATTATATCAATTTAAAGATATACCCGTTGGTTCTATTATTTGTCCAACTGACGAATTAACGGGGTTTTACGGAACTTTGATACCTGATTTATATGTTCATTACGAATATAATAGTGATTTTATTAAAGGAATATTTACAAGGCAAAAAAGCATGATTAAAAAACATGCGGATTATGTAAATAGAAGATTATCTGTAGATCCTAGAGCATTTTTAGTTATGGACGATTGTTTAGCATCTAGAAAAGAATGGGTAAAAGATAAATGGATGAGAGAAATATTAATGAATGGAAGACATTCAAAGTTAATGTTTATTTTGACTATGCAAAATACGTTGGGTGTTGATCCGGAATTAAGAGAACAATTTGATTATGTATTTTTATTAAGATGTAATAAAATTAACGAACAACGGAAAATATATGAACATTTTGCCGGTGTATTTCCGTCATTACAAGTATTTAGACAAATATATGATTCTTTAACTCAAGATTTTGGAGCTTTGGTAATAAATAATAAATCCAATAGTAGTAATTTATTAGACAATATTTTTTGGTATAAAGCTGACAAACCTAATAAAGCTATTATGGTTGGTAATAAACAATATGTTAAATATCATAATGATAATTATAATAGTAAATGGAATACAGTTGATAAAATTATTGACTTGAATAAAATTGACAAAAAACAAACAATTAACATTACTAAAAAATTATAATAATAAAAAAATAATAATTAATTTTTTTTATTATAAATTATTCATAAAAAAATATTAAGAAGAAAATTTTCTTGCAAATTTATTGGTCCAATTTGAAATAAGAGGATGAAATTTGTTTCCAGAAACATGTTTTACGCATTCAGGAGAAATCTCGTAAAAATGTTGTTCTTCTATCCTGTAATAACGATAATTTTTATGTTTAGGTTCTAGCAAATAACATTTATCATTGCTTGCCGGCATATTGAAAAAAATATAGAGCAAAGAGATTGCCTTCCAAGTCTTTGAAAATCAAAATTTCACCTTCATGTCGCAAATTAATTTTCTGTTTGTTTTGTTCAAAATACTTGATGGCTTGAGCACAATTAGAGGATGCCATTGTACAATTGTAATGTTGCATAGCAAAATTAGTGACAGAGCGTCCCCAACTTTCTTTTCCTACTAATTCTAATCGCAGGTTCTTGTTGTCTGAATTCATGTTGTAATCGTTGTTTGTTGTCGTGATTGGTTATGTTAAAACATAATATAATGGATTTGTTTAAAAAAAAATATTTTCAATTTTTTTTTGATTTTTATGATAAAAAAAAAATAATAATAATAAATAAAAGATTAATATCAAATATCTTTAGTTTTTCTTTTGCATTTTTTTCTGTAATTGTTTAATTTTTTCTAGATTTGCTTCAAATTCATTTAATTTAACTTCTTTATTTTTAATACTTTGTTCCAAGTTTTCTAATTTCTTTTTTTCTTCTTGTTCTTCTTTTTCTATTTTTTCGAATTGTTCTAGTAATTCATCGGCTTTTAAAATCTTTTTTTCTCGTTTGTCGCTAGTTTCTATAGAACTTGTAATAGGATCAACATTTTCAAACAATTCGGTTACTTGGCCTTCTTTTCTTTTTTTTTCTAATTCTGCTTTTTCTTTTTGGGCTGCCAATACTAAATCATTACGTCTTTTCTCTTCGAGTAATTTAATTTCATTTACTTGTTCAACTTCACCATTAATCAAATCATTTAATTCTTTCTCATAATATACTTGATTTTTTGCCCTGTCTGGCGCAGGATCTAATGGTAACCACCTTCCTACATCACCAATAAATATATGAAAATAAGGGTCAATTTTTTGTAATTCTAAAGCTCGTTTTTTTGCTTCTTCTTCAGTCTCATATACACCTCTGATTTTAATAGCACTAATTTTATCTTCATCACCTGGTCTAGGTAAAACAATTGATAAACATACAAATTTTTGATTAAATATTTCTGGATCGTTTGTTATTGACATTGTAATAATAATATTTATTGTGTTTTTATTATTTATATATAAACGCAATAAAAATTGAAAAAAAAAATTATAAATATGTTTATGTATATCAATTAAATAATAATAACAATAATCATGACCAAAATTTTTAGAAATAATAAAATTACCATAATTATATCCATTATTGCGATCGCTAATATCATAAAATATAGGCGCAAAATATTAAACTTGTTAACTACAAAATTGGGTAATTTTTATGATTATTTAATAAAAAAAAATTTTGATTATATTACATATGATAACTTATCAACTTACGAAGATAAAAAGCAAACATCTTATTACGAAGATGACAGGCAAACAATTTATGATGATGATGAAAGGCAAACATCTTATTACGATTATAATAATAATGATGTTTAATTCAATAACTCCAAAAATTTATTTTTTATATCAAATGATTTTTTTTTGTCTAGTTTTGATACATAATGTAATTTTATATTTTTTCTATTATCATAATAATATACTAATGCCATATCTACAGCTAATATATCGTTATTTATATTATGTTTTTGATTTTTATTATTATTATTATAAATATAAATTGCTTGTTGGATCTGGCAACCTTCACGAATTTGCATTAAATAATTTGCCAATTCGATATAACAAGCAAAAGTGTTAAGATGTGCAACATTATGACCTAATATATTAGTAATTTTTAAATTTACCAAGTTATTGTATAAATTTGGATTTTCTGTGATAGTAGTGATAAATATTTGTTTATCTAAATCTTGTTTTATTAATTTTCTAGTAGTACAATTAATAACTAGGCCTGCTGCTTTTTTTTTACCTCCATGACCAAATAATTCTGCTATTTTTGCAACATTTGTACTATTTTCATCTGATCTTAAAGCAAACTTAGTTTTATCACTATTATCAGACATACTATAAGTAGCTGAAAAATCTATATTAGGATATTTTACCACAATTTCATTTCCTACATCAGTTTTAAAATTTGTTTGATTATGATAACCAACAAAATAATATTTAACATCATCTTGAACTTGTATTTTCATAAATGTTTGTTTTGCATGTTCAGCGGAACCATTTATATAATAAGAATATTGTTTATAATATATTTTACCATAATTATTTATCATTTTAATCAACATACTATCATTTAAATATCTTGAAAAAGTTTCAAAAGCTTGAGGTATAGTAGAAAACCAAACAAAAAATTCGTTAGTAAATTCCATAGAATTTTTACCTGTATCACGATCTTCAATATATTGAAATAATAAAGGTATTTTTCTATTAGGGAAAACATATTTCCAAGTTAATACGGCGGCACTATGTGTCATATCAAATATTTTACATTCATCAGGTATATTTTTTAAATTGTCTTGAGCCGTATCATGATGATCTATTATTAATACATTTTTTGCATCTTTAATTATTGACATAGTAATATCATAATTATAAGAAAAATCACATATCAATACATTTTTATTCTTAACATCAGGTATTATATAATTATTATGATTAACCGCCACATATTCTAATTGTTTATCATCATCAGTTAAATTTTCTCTATTATATAAATCTATTGTCAATATACAAGCAAAACCATCTATACATTTGGCATGATATATTACGAGATCAATATCTTTAGGACTTAGCATATAATATTATAATATTTTATTATTTAAATATAATATAATAATTTATTTTATCAATTTTTATTTATTAAAAATTCATTATTCTAGTTATAATTTATTATTGTTTAAATAAAATTTATTTAAATTATGTTTTTTTACTTAGTTATATAATTTTTTTCTTTTAAATAAATATATTAAATGTTTTCTGATATGTTTGATGGCGGGTATAGAAATTTTAAAATACCAATTACTAGAATTACCGATTCAGGTTCAAATACTTGGATAATCGTAGTTATTGTTATAATAATTATATGTTGTATATGTTGCTCATGTAGTTCATCTATTGGTGGATTAATTTATTATACTAATACGGATACTACGACTACTGAAGGTTTTAGAACAGTTAAACCTAATAAATCAAAAAAACATAAACGTGTTAAACCAAATTCACATAGAACTAGCGAAATTGTTAATGTTTATTAAAAATAATAAAATCAAATCATAAAAAACTATAAAATCTAATTATAAAATCAAATTATAAAATCAAATCGAGTTCGTAACTAATGTTGCACATCAATACAAAAATATTCCATATTTTGTAAATTATATTTTTTTTTTTCAATAAATGTCATGAACCAATTAAATATATATTTATACATTTCATATATATTAGAATATTTTTTACTTTTGTTTAACAACAAATTAGATAAATCGTTAACAACACATTTTAAATTTGTATTATTATTTAAACTAAATAATTGATTTTTATTAAATATATTTAAATAATCAATTAACAATAAAAATGACCTCATAATAGTATATTCAAATAATGCCGCTTTCTGATAATAAAATACTTTATCAGTTTCAAAAAAACTAAAATCTTTATAACCTAAAAAATAAATAATTTTTGCACTATGATATATTGAATATAGTATTTCTATTTTTAATAATTTTTTATATTTTTCTATTGTAAATTTATTCTTAAATATTTCAAAAGTATTAAATAAAGTATGTAATATTGTTGCATTAGTATTACAAAATACCTCATATAATATTATGTTATTAATATTATATTTCATTTCTATTGGTTTTATTATTTGTACAAATTTAGTTTTAGGATCAATCATGTTATAATAACCATTCTTAAATGTCCAATTACACAAATCCATACCATATAAATGTAATAATTCATGTGTCAATAAACCAAATATTTCAGGTAATCTAGTACATACTATATTTATTTCTTTATGCTTCATAGTATACCCAGAAGCACAATTATAACAACCTTGATAACTAATATTATTAATTTCTTCGATAATATCTTTTTGTTTATTGACTTTTAAATAGGTAGTTCTATTGGAATCATGTAAAAATAATTTTATAGATACTTTGTTTAAAATAACAAAATTTTCATTATCGATGTTTAAATATGTGATTGAAAAAATTCTGAAAATAAATGAGGTAATATATTTATCAATACTAGAATTATTAATTACTAAGGAATCATAATAAATATATAAATCAAAATTTATTTTAAAACAATCAAAATTAGTAAATATATATTTGTCCAATTTAATAAATTTTTTATAGTTTATTGTGTTAATATTTATTAAATTAATTTTATCATAATCTTTTTTTGGATCATAATGACCGGATTGTTTTTTGATTTTATTATTTTTAAACCATTCATTAAAAACAGTTAATAAATCATAATAATTTTTTGGTATGTAACTTATCATATTATTTATTATATTATCTAGAAATTTATCACATTGTTTATTTTGTTTAATGAACATCAATATATCATTGTAATTTCGTAATGAAGTTTTGGTTAATTTCATATATCATTTGATTATATAAAAGTATTAATTATTAATAATTAATAATTTCATATATCATTTGATTATATAAAAGTATTAATTATTAATAATTAAAATATTTTTTATTTTTTAATAATATATGTCTTTTAATTTTGATGCCAATAAATTATATGAGCAAGCAGAAACACCTATTAAAGTTGTTGCTTATGGAACTATGAGTTATTACTATATTAAATTAATATATGGTATGATTGTTGGATGTGTTGTATTTTGTATAATATGTTCATTTTTATCTAGTTTTGGTTATGGTTTAGCAAATGGTCAAATAGATATGAAACAAGTAGATAAAAAAAAAAATAACGTCAGCTACAAAATAGGAATATAATAATAGTAACAACAAAAAATAGTAATGAAAACAGAATAATAAAATAATATCATATCATATTATGTCATATGATATCATATTATGTCATATAATATCATATTTTTTTTAATTAGTAATATAAGAAGATGAACCATTATATAAGGTTATTTGAATACTTATTTTATAAGGATATTTTTTGACGTGATTTCTAATATAATTTAGGCCAATAAGTTCTCCTAAATGGATACCAGCAATAGCATCCATACGATAATGAATACCAGCAAAATTTCTACCAAAAGCAATATTGCTAGCTAATTTATCTAATTCTCCTGATAAAGTAGAATTAAATCCTGATGGAACTAAATTGGCACCAACATTATCGGGTTGTAATAATGCCATTGGCCATTGACCATTAAAGAAGTATTTAAGAACTGTAATACAAGCGCCAGCAATAGTAGCATGACCTGATGGATATGAAGGATGAGTAGGCGCTCCTTCAGGGTAAGCTTGAGGTAATAAATAAGTTGCATAATTAGCAAATATATCATTTAAAATTGGATTATTTAATATTTCTTGATTAATAATAGGATTTAATAATGTATTTAATCCGGCTTTAACACGATGAACCATAACTCCAACTTCCTCAGGTCTAGCAAATAAAGCTCTTATTTTTTGACACCATGCACCTAATAATGCTAATCTTGTAACTTCACCTAAACAAGTTTGAACATCGGCTTTACCAATATTTACAAAACCTGCACTAGAAGGGAAAGTAGGGAAACCAGTATTATAAGGTATATTTTGTTTGTATATTACGCACATTGCCCTAAAAAATGCTTGGAATGGTTCGTCTCTATGAACATATGAAGCTAAATCACGACCGTTAATAATATATCTTAATGGTAATAAAGGGGCTAAAACTTCATTAACAGTTCCATTAATACAAGATAATGCGTTAGGTAATGTTACCATATAATCAATATTATTTTGAGGGGCATATAATTGTTGATATGTTACACCTCCTTCTAAATAATCCAAATATAATAATTGTGAAATATAAGGTCCTACTAAATCACCAGAACTTTGCCCTCTAAATATAGTATTTGCACTAAGTAATGGTCCTGAATATTCTGTCAATAATAACATGTCATTAATACAATTTGTAATTTGACCATTAGTAGAATAATCAACAAATGATACGTCCCTTACGGTAGACATGCAATATAATTCTACTAATTCAGCACCAAAAGTAGCAGTATCCAATTTAGGTAATCTAAATTTTTGCCTACATACTATTTTAGGGGTATCTTTACTCCAAGCAGCACTCAAATCAGTTAATTTTAATGTTCCTCCTAAGGTAACGTTGTTTAAAATATCTACATCTTGATTTTTTAATGCCTTATAAAATTGTATAAATGCATTTCTATAAACATATCCATCAGAATCATGAGGTAATCCTTTACTATATAAACCATAAGGATTATTAGGAACTATATTTTGATTGAATCTCTTTTCAGGATAACAATTTTTACAACCATGAGAAGATATAGAAGTATTTGCATCATTTGTATTTATATTAGGAACACTATTTATAGATGATGCGGAACTTGAATTATGATGATTATGATTATGATTATGATTATGATGTTTGTGATGAGAACTAGAACTAGAACTATGTCTATTTCTAGAATTTCTCCTATTTCTAGAACTTCTTCTAGAACTTCTTCTAGAACTTCTTCTAGAACTTCTTCTAGAACTTCTTCTAGAACTTCTTCTATTTCTAGGGGGTTCAGAACTTGACCTAGAACTAGAACTATTATTTTCAGCATATGATCTTCTTTTAGAGCGACCATTAGTAATATCCTTACTTGCTCTAGAACCCGTAATTTGTCTAGATCCATTTATTGTTCTAGGACGAATACTATTTTTTGACTTTTTTTTTGTTTGAGTTTTAGATTTAGAACCATGAACAATAATTTTTTTTGGTCTTAGTCTTATAATTTTGTCTCCACTAATTAAATGAAATTTATTGTTTTTCATATATTTAAATGTGATATAAAATTTTTTTTATTTAAATTTATAATAAATAAATGCAAATAATAAAACTAAAATTATTATTATTATTATATACAATGTTATATTATTATTACTATCGTCATTATTCATAAAATTATCATAATCATTATACATATAATTTATTGCATCTTCATATTTTAATATAGGTTTATTATTTTCTTTATTAACTTCATTATGAATATCTATTAACCATAACAATAAATTATATCTAGAACTCAAAACCTCTTTAGTTAATGGTTTATCATATAAATGTCTCAAGTAATTATCAGAACATAATTTACAAGGTATTACATATTGTAAAGAAGTAAAAAAGTTTTTATATTTAATTTGATCATATTCGCTAGGATATTTTGGATAGTTTAACACTACACAATTCAAAAATTTCCAACATGAGCTACCCCAATATTCAGGATTCATTATAATATATTTTTATAATAACATAATAAATTACCAAAAATATATTATATTACTTTTTAATAAAACCAAAAAAAAAAACAAAAACGAAACCAAAACCAAAACTAAAAACCAAAATCAAGGCAAAACAAACCAAAACGAAAAACCAAAACCAAAATAAAACAAAAATTAAAACAAAAAATTAAAAATAAAATAATAAAAAAAAAAATGTAGAATTAATATGGAAATAATATTTGTAAATTTTATTTGTTATTTAAAATTTGTTTTTGGTGTTCTATATATTTTTTAATCGAATCGACAAATAATTTATCTTGATCATGTATTTTCATTAATGTCAAGTAGATTTGACTAGAATATGATCTTAACATATCATTATAAAAAGTTGTCATAATATCTTTATAATATTTTAAATTAGTATATTTTAAAGAATAATTATATTTTATTTTACTTGGTGAAAAAATAAAAGGTACATTTTCTTGGATTATTTTTGGTGTTAAATTTATTATTAACGATATTTTTTTATCAAATGGATCTAATGATTCAGCATAAATATAATTATTATAATTTCTTGCAAAAGTTAAGGGCATATTATTTACTGAATCTATTTTTAATAAGTTTTCAGAATTATCTATCATTGGAAAATAAGCATATAAGAAACCAGGATGATAATTTATTAGTAATTTGTATCCTGAACTAAAAAGGAATGTATTAATTATTTTTTGTTTAGGATTTAAATTATTTATAATATTTTTATTAATAATACTTTTATATTCGTTATTTAATAATATATTTGTGATATTATTAGTAAATTTTTTATAATATAAAATATAATTTTTAACTGTTGAAACGTTTAAATAATGAGACTTGCACCAATCATATATTTTATCATAATCATATTCTTGTTTAATATTCTGAATATTTATAAAGAATTCTTTAATATTTTCAAGTTCCAAGTTGCTTAATTTATCAATATTTTTGGTTAATATACCTTGTGTATCTAATTTATTGAAAATATTAAATATTTGTTTATCTAATAATTTGCCATTAAAATAATCACTTTTGGCTTTTATAATTTTTTGCGTTACATCTTCTTGTTTAATATTTAAATCCATTTTAATATTAAAACTTGTATTTATTTCGTTAGTAATATCATAAATGCTTGTTATATCTCCATAATCATTTTTATATAAATTTAATAATTTTATTAAATAATCAGTATTATTTTTTTTTATACTAGTTTGGAAAGCCATATTTTTTAATGATATTTTGGCTACATATAAAAATGTTAGAACTTGTATTATTTCTTTTAAACAACCTATATTTGAACTATATAAAATCATATTTACCCATTCTAATTTTTCATTTTCAGTTTCTTCGCCGACGAAGAATTTATTATTTTTAAGTATATCAAAAAATAATTGACCATATACAGTTTTACAAATATCCTTATCTTTTTTATATACAGTATTTAGTTCTATCAAATAATTCCATGAATATTTAATTTTATCTGATTTTAATAATTTTGTTCTTTCATTATATAAATTCATTTCATCACATTTTACAATATTGCCAAGTATATTTCTATAAATAATCGTTTCATCAGGATGAATAATATAAAATGAACAATTTTTATCGTTAATTGTATCAAGTTGATAACCTGTTATAAATCTTTTATGTGGTTCAATATTATTAATATAATCATAATGTTTATTATTGCCATAATAATTTATAATATTTACTTTATTACTATTTTTATAATAATATTGTTTTTTGATTATTTTATAAATATCACGATTAACCATATTTTTAATAAAATTAATATCAGTATTTTTATTATTTATTAGAATATTATTAATGTCTAAATTCATTATTAAATTAACATCATCGCAATTTTTTAATAAAGAATATAATAATGATGCTAAATTTGTTGTAGTTATATCATATTTATCAACATTATCATACATTTCGCCTTCTTTATATGTATAATATACACTGCCAGAACTTTTACGACCTACACGACCTTTACGTTGTTTTCTTCTAGCTTCAGTTATAAAAGATTTAACAACTTTATCAGTCCTAGTATAATAATTATAATCTAATACTTTTCTTGTTCCTGTATCTATTACATATTTCAATGAATTAATAGTAATAGAAGCCTCTGCTAAATTAGTTGCAACAATAATTACCCTAGTATATGTTCCTTGAGGAACATATTTTATACTTTTTTTATCTATAAATTTATTATCGTATTCAACATTTTTTGGATATATAATTTGCGCCCTTTTTTCATCATTTAAATCTTCTATAAAACTTTTTTTATTGGTATCCATATTCCCATGATATGGTATTGCAATAACATTATCAGGTGTCATTTCATTTAATTTTGATACCATTTTGTGTATTTCATTTACTCCAGGTTGAAATATTAAAATATCTCCTTTATTTTCTCGAATTAAATCATTAACCAAATTATAAATATCATCAACCTTAATATCATATGTTTCTTTTATTTCATATTGTGTTGCATTGGTTGCTATAGGTGAAAAAATATGTATTCTTCTATCAACATTAATACGGTCTAATTGATGTTCTCTTATTATTACGTTGTGTGGATATATTAAATTATCATTAATATTTCTAAAAAATCTTCTATATTTTAGTTCATCTTTGTCCATAGTAGCACTAACAATAACTAATTTAATTGAATTATTATGATATAATGAATAATTTAACAATGTCAAACTCATATCCATATTTTTATTATGTTCGTGAGCTTCATCTATTAATACAATATCATACTCATTATCTTCTTTATATTGAAAAGTATTATTTGTATATATTTTCTTTTTTAATAATGGATTATTTTTTATAACTTCATAAATAATACCATCTGTTGCAATTGTCAAAGTTAAATTTTTTGTATTTTTTACGTGTATTTCTTTTTTTTTAGCATATTTCATTTGAACATAATAATTATTGGTTTCTATATCATCTAAAGTAATTTTAGAAGTTTCTTTTATAGGAACTCCTAATTGACCTGAAATAGTTTCACTAGATTTTTTAGTTGGCGGAATACGAGGTTGAGAACAAATTATTTTACCTTCATATTTATAATCTAAAAATTTTAAACAATATAATAATAATTTTGGAACCTGTGTTGATTTACCTACTCCAGTTCCTCCAGTAACATAAATTACCCTATTATTTAAATATTTATGATAAAATAATATTTGAGATATCCAGTTCATTGCATATACTTCATTCCAAGAACCATATTTTTCTTTTGAATGTGTCGTAGTCATATATTCTAAATATTCTTTTTGTTCTAAACTTGCCGTATTTTTATTATAATAATTAAATTTCATGCCAGTGTATTTTTTATTATTTAGATAATAAAAACAATTTTCTAATAATTTATTATTCTTAAAGTTTTTTATTTTTTCTTCTATTAATTCACTATAATTACTTTTATTTTGAGTAAATTTGAAATCAGGTTGGTATATACTCAAAATACCGTTAAAGGTCATAGTCTCAAAAATTATTCGTGTTATGTTATCATATATCTTTTCTTTAATAAGTTGCATGATTGTATTAACAGTTTCTTTATTTTTAATACCTAATAAATTATCATGAACTAATAAAATATTATTAGTAATATTAAACCATTGTTCTTTTGAATTATCATTAATTTTACTTAATATTTCTAATTTTTCTTTTTTTTCGATTGATCTCCATAAATATTCATATTGTACAAACGTCCTTTTTTTAGTTTGTTTTTTTTCTTGTTTTCTTTTTTTATATTTTGAATCATACGAAACTATTGCTTTTGTAAAATTATAAAAATTTTTAAAGGTTAATTTAAAATTTACGGCGTTATGAACTATTACATCAATTTTATTATCTCGCTCAATTTTATAACCATACCATGTTTTTTTAAATCTAAATAGGCAATATGCTATATAATTAAATAACCATTCATCACGAATACTTGAGAAACTTTTTTGAACAGTTTTATAAATATTATCCATATTATTTTCAGTAATTTCATAATTTTTTATTCTTACCTCTTTTTTCATCGTTTCAGGTAATTTTACATATCCATTATTAATATACTCGTCATTATTTTTATTATACGAATCAAAAAATTTTGTAATATATATTATTATTTTTTTTATACAATCTGTTGTATTTTGTGATTTGTAATGTTTTAATTCCATAATTTTATTTTTAAATGATTGTTGCATTTCTGTTTGATGCCATTTAACAGGATCATTATAAAAATTATTAGCCTCAATTATTTTGCCAAGAGGTAAAATTAAATTTAATATTTCATATATCGTTATTGTATTATTTTCATATTTTTGTAAATCTTCGAATATTTTATTATTATTTATATCAAATACTAATTTTATAATATCTAATTGTTTGGAATCAAATTTTACATCATATATTAACCATTTTATATCTTGGATTTGTGAATATAAATCATTTCTTAGTGTATTATAAATATTTGAAATATCTAAACCAGCATAATTTTTAGCATATAATTGTGCCAATACATTTACATTACTCTCATTATCGTAAAAAGGATCATAATATGGAACGCCACCTAAATGTTTTTTTTCGAAAACTTTTTTTGTATTTTTAAATAATTCTAAACTTTGAAAATATTTATGGTCACATGGTATAGGATATACATCTATCCAATTAACATATAATTTATTTGCCGTGTTAATAATAGTTTCTTTTAATAATACATAATTATTATGCAAATGTTCTAAATGATAATTAATTTCCTTGTTAGTTGTCCTATCTATTCTACCATATTGTAAATTTGAATAAATATATTCAGGTTCAATTTGTTTTAATAAATCAGTTTCATTATCTTGTCGTAATGTATATATATCTTGGATATTTTTTATTAATTTCGTGCTTTTTATTTCCTTGTTTAAAAAAGGTAATAACATATATAAACATCCTATAATATCTTCATATGAATTTTTTTTCAAAACCTTCTCGTAATTGATATGTCGAAAAGAATATTTTATAACTATTAATTCCAATATATCAATTAAATATGTTAATAATAATTTAGAATCTGAATTATTTAAAATAGGAAATTCTTTTTTAATGACATTTGTATTAATTTCGTTAATAAAAATTTGAGAAAATTTAAAATATTTCGCCATTAATTATATTATAATTTAAGATATAAATTAAGATACTAAAAAATACTAAAAATACCAGAAATACTAGAAAACAAAATACTACAATACCAAAAACAAGATACCAAAAACAAGATACCAAAAACAAGCTATCAAATACCAAAAATAAGCTACCAAAAACAAGATACCAAAAACAAGATACCAAAAACAAGCTACCAAAAACAAGCTACCAAAGATACTAAAAACAAGATACCAAAGATACTAAAAACAAGCTACCAAAGATACTAAAAACAAGATACTAAAAATACTAAAAACAAGATACTAAAAATACTAACAAACAAGATACCAAAGATACTAAAAACAAGATACCAAAACAAGATACAAAAGATACCAAAGATACTGAAAATATTAGTTATTGATATCTTGATTGTTAGAATTAATTATTTCTTATTAGAATTATTTTTTGAAAAATATTAATACATTATATATACAATGAGTAAAAAAATTAGAAAACAAGAATATGATAAAAAATATGAATTTGAGGAATATAATATAAAAACCATACCAAAATTTTATACATCTGACGAATGTAAAACGTTTATACAAAATTTTCCGGATGATGTCGGTAAATTAATAGATTATCCTATTATAACCGATTATAATAAATTAACTGAAATAATATTATCAGGTATTACACAAGAAGACGATATAGAAAATCCGATAAAATTACCCGATAAATTTGATAAAATAATTGAGAATATACAAATTAAAAAAAGTATATATTTACCTAATAATCCTTTAAAAGATCGTATATTAAATACCCTTCATTATTTATATTATCATATGAGGTGTGGTATTTATTGTAGAATAGAAAATAATCAAGTAAAGCAATTTATAATTTTTGTTAATCCTGATTATACTAATAATTGGAGTAAGTATTTAACTTTTGAAGGTGAAAATGGTAATATAGTAAATGATAAACAATATTATCATTATAAAAGAAAATATTATAGAAGGGAAAATGTTATTCCATTAAATAAATGGTGGTGTAATGGTCATATGTTTGATAATGAATTAGGTCAAACATTATGGGGACAACATTTGGTAACATCGATAGTGGACATGTTATATTTTTTGACGACTACGAAGAAAGTAAAAAACAAGTCATTTTTTATAAATAAACGTGATTATCCTCAACTTAGGGCAGATTTGACTGAACCATATGAATTTTTATTTCCTAAAAAAACACAAATACCATCAAAATATATTGGTAAAGGTTTTATTCCTATTTATTCATTTTTTAGTTCTAATACTTTTGCGGACGTATTAATTCCTAGTACTGATGATTGGGATACAGCAACAGGTTTAATCCCTTTATCTGATAATCCGTCTGATAAATATGCAGATTCTAATTATTATAAATATAAAAATATTAAATGGGATGATAAAAAACCATACGCCTTTTTTAGAGGTTCAGGAACAGGAGGGCCAACTATAGAAAGTAATCAAAGATTTATGTTAGCTAAATTATCTAATGAATTAAATGATAAAAGTATTTTAGATGCAGGTGTAGTAACTTGGAATATTAGAGATAAAAAAATATCTTCTGATAAACCTGTAACATTTCCAAAAAAAGATAAATTAGGTTTTAGTTTGGCGCAATTTGTTCCAATGTCTGAACAAATGAAAATTAAATATATTATTTATGTAGATGGTCATTGTGCGGCAGCAAGATATATTTATTTGATGAAAATGAAAGTATTAATTTTAAAAATAGAATCTATTCGTCCTGAAACGGCAGATTTATGGTTTTTTCCATTATTAGAAAATATGGTTGATCACGTATCAGTCAAACCTGATTTGTCTGATTTAGTAGAAAAAATTAAATGGTGTCAAAGTCATGATAGGGAATGTAAAAAAATTGCAAAAAATGCTTACAAAAAATATAAAAAATATTTAAATAAGAATATGATATTGGATTATTTTGCTTATGTTATTAACGAAATTTAAATAATAAATAAAAATGAAAAAAAATATAATTTTATTTAAATTTAAGTAATTTAATTATATTATAAATGCCTATTAATAAAAATAAAGTAAATAATATAATTGATACAATAATTGATAATCAAGAAGCTAATTGGAATGATGTATTTAATATTGATGAAGATATAACAGGAAAATTACATGATTATCAATTATGTAATTTATACGAAATGCTAACATTATTTGAATATAATGATGTGATATTAAATGGTTCAGATACTGGAACGGGTAAAACGTATGTATCTGGAGCTTTATTAAAAAAAAAAGAAGATTATAAGGCTATAATTATTTGTTTAAAAACGGCAATTAGCTATTGGAAAATGGTTTTAGATTATTTTAATGTAGAACCTTTATTTATAATTAATTATGATGCAATAATAGAAGGTAAATATTTAAAAAATGGTAAATTAGAAAAATGTCCTTATTTAGATATAAATCATGGTATTTTTAAATGGAATGTAAATAAAAAAGTAATATTTATATTCGACGAAGCTCATAAATGCAAAAATTCTAAAACTTTGCATGGTAAATTATTATTATCTACAAAAAATAAAGGCAAAGTATTATTATTAAGTGCTACAATTTCAGCCCGTGCTCAAGATTTTGCTATTTTTGGATACATGTTAAATTTATATAATCCTTTAAATGTTGGTAGGAAATGGATAAATAATTTATTAGAACAAGATAATAGAATGTTAATAAAGCCATTAATTAGTTCTTTAACTAGTAAAATATATCCTGATAAAGGAGCAAAAATGTCAATTTTGGAATTAGGAGACAGATTCCCAAAAAATAATGTTATACCATTACCTATTGATTTAGATAATAATTTAATAGAAGAATATGATAATTATTATACAATGAAAAATAATGATATTCAAAATATTATGAAAATAAGGGTTATATTAGAAAAATATAAAACAGAACCTTTAGCAAAAATAGCAAAAGATTTTATCGATGATGGTTTAAATGTCGTAATATTTTTAAATTATACTGAATCCATTATGAAAATAGCAAAATTGTTAGGAACAGATAATATATTATATGGAAAGACGCCAATAGAAAAAAGAGATGAATTAATTAATGATTTTCAAAGTAATAAAATAAATTTATTAATATGTAATTCAAAAATAGGCGGTGAATCTATAGGATTACATGATTTACATGGCAAACAACGCGTTTCTTTAATATCCAATTCATTTTCAGGAATAGAATTAAAACAGATATTAGGTAGAATATATCGCGTTGGTTCTTTAACGCCTGCATTGCAATATATAGTTTATTTTGCGAATACATTAGAAAAAGAAATATATTATTTAGCTAAAAACAAAATATCATTTATTGATAATTTAAATGAACAAGAAATTGGCTATTTAATGATAAATTAATAAAAAATATTCGATAAACTAAACAAATTTGTTAAATTAATTTTCAGAAAAAGTAATAATATTATCTATTTTTTTTTTTATGTAATCAAAATAATATTTTTTTTGAGAAATGAAATAAAAGGGTTCATCTTTCATTTGTATTATTTTTTCACTATAATATTCGTTATACTTTGACACATAATCATAAATTCTACTTCTATTTGCAAATTTGTTAATAAAATAATTAATTTTTTCTTTTTTATAGTATTTTCGTTCTTGATCAGATTTTTTTATATATATATTTTGTTCTTTATCAGTAATTTCTATAAATATGAAACTATAAAAATAATCATATAAATCATCAATCCAAAATTGTTTAATTAATTGCATGTAAAACTCGACTATCACGTCTGATATAAGAAACAGTTTCATTTGAATTTGGTAACATGCATTAGTTACACGTAATTTTGTCAATAAAGGTATATTTTGATCCCCTAAAAAATTAATATATGAATCATAATTAACTATTTTATAAACAAAATCTAAAAAATCATGGGTATTTAAAATTTCAGCCCAAGGTTGTAAAGGACTATTTGTAAAATTATAATTAATGTTTTTATAATCACATTCAGCTAATCTTAATTTATAACGCGGAAACTCTTCATTAACATATTTATTATGTTTATTGTCGTTATGTTTGCTATCATTATGTTTACTGTCATTAGGTTTATTATTTTTTTTACTATCGCCCATTTCAATTTTGTTGATATAATAACATGAACTAGCATTTAGTTTATTTTTACTATTAACATATCTAAAACTTCTATTTAGTGAATTTTGATGGTAACAATAGTCTATACATTGAGTTTCTTTTATAGTTGAAGGATAACCAGCAAGATTTTTATTAATTAAAAACTCATTATTTGCAATAATATTCATAAGTGTATATTATATACACTTATATTAATATTTTTATTATCAATATTATAACAAAAAATATCTTGAAATACCTATCAGTATAAAAATAATAAATCCAAAATATATTATAACAAAACACAAATATTTGTTTCTTAAAAATATTCATATAAACATTTTTACAATAAATATTTTTATAATAAATATTTTTATAATAAATATATTTATAATAAATATTTTTATAATAAATATATTTATAATAAATATATCAAGTATATAATAAATATATACCACCTAATAATTCATTTTATTATTATGTAATTACTTTGCAACTACTTCGCAACTACTACGCAACTACTTCGCAACTACTTCGCAACTACTACGCAACTACTTCGCAACTACTACGCAACTACTTAACTACTTGACTACGAAGTAGTTTCGCAACTATATTATTTAATATATTTTACCTTAATTTATTTTTAAAATATTTTTTTTTATTTTAAATATTTTAAAATATTTAATATAATATATAGTATAATGTATAAAAAAAATAAATCTTCTAAGAATAAAAAAGGTGGTGTTATGCCCTATTATGGTCCTGTTACATATTCACCAATTAATCCATATTATAATGATCCTTTTTATAGTCCTCTTACTGATAGCCCTATCATAAGTATTGATGTTGCGGTTCCTGTAGTATTTAGCGATCGATTTATCAAACCTTGGGTTCCTAGTGTAACTTATCCTATTTATTATAATAAACCTAACGATTTAAATCAAGATCCAGTTATGAGAAAAAAAATAGTTAAATACTTTAAAAATATTATGCTAGACAAATGGTTATATAATGAATCACGTGATATTTTAAATTATTTAAAAGTTAATAATGGCAAAGTTGATTTCTTATCTAATTTATCTGAATATAACCCTAGAAATGTAGATAAAGATAGTAGTGTTGATACAGAAAATAAAATTAAATTTATTGAAAAATATGTATTATCTGACAATACACTTTTAAGATTATTAAGTAGATATGTTAATGAATCAACGGTTTCATGGGTTAATTTACCTAAAAATAAATATTATATCAGAAAATTAATGGAAGAAAAATTATACAAAATGATAAAATACGCAATTAGTGAAAATCGTAGTTAAAACGAATAATAAAAAACGAATAACGAATAATTAAAATAAATTAAATTTTTTTATAAAAAAAATATTACATAAACTATAAACGAATAAATAATTATAGTTAAACATGGATGAATATGTATATTATTACAAAAAATATACTGAACAATACGGTGTTAATAATACAGTAATATTAATGCAAGTTGGTTCTTTTTATGAAATATATTCTCAAGATAATAATGATGAATATTTAGATAATATTACAAATTTATTAGAAATTAAGAAAGCTATTAAGACAAAAAAAAACGATAATATTATTTATATGGCCGGATTTTTATGTATTTACATAGATAATTATTTGCCAACATTACTCAAAGCTAATTACACAGTGATAGAAATAGAACAAATAGGTAAAACAATCAAAGGGGTAATACCAAAAAGAGAAGTGACACACATACATACGCCAGGAACTTATTTATTAGATCCATTATCAAAAGAATCAAATTTTATTGTATATTTATATTTATCTGAACAATATATTAGAAAATTTAATTCTTCTATTACATGTTGTGGTATGACCGCGATAGATATTACAACAGGGTCAGTAGAAGTTCATGATGTGATATCAACTGATAATGATAACTTATATGCAATAGATGAAGCTTTAAGATGTATTAGATATTTTGTTCCTAAAGAATTATTAATATGTCATACTAAAAATAATTTTCCTAGCGATTATAAATCTAAAATAGATGAAAAATATATTATTAATTTTTTTGATTTAGAAAATAAAAATTATAAATATTATGATAGTTATGATTTAAATTTTAAAAAATATTCTTATGTTAATGAATATTTAAAAAAAATATATAATTTAAATACAAAATGTTCGATTGAGACTTTTAAATTAGAAAAAAAACCTCACGCATTATTAAGTTTAGTTTTATTATTAGATTATATACACAAAAGAGATTCTAAATTATTGCAAAATTTATTTTTACCAATTACTTTTAAATGTTCAAAACATTTATTATTAGGTAATGATGCATCTAGACAATTGAACATTGTTAAAGTTAATGATGATACTCAGAAAATTAATTGTTTAGCCAAAAAAAAAATAAATTGTTTATTTGATTTAATTAATCATACCAAAACACCAATGGGTCATAGATATTTATATCACTTGTTAAATAATCCTATTTTATCAATAGAAGATTTAAAAATATCATATGATAATATAGAAACTTTTATTGAAGGTAATCTTTATATTAAAGTTGGTAATATATTAAAAAAAGTAGTTGATATTGAAAGATTATCTAGAAAATTATCTATCGCAACGATTGAACCTTATGAATTTCATAAATTATATGATTCGATGATAGAAATACCAGAATTATTGGTTTTGTTAAATAAAATAGAAAATAATAAATTACCTCCTAGTTTTAATTATATTAATGATATTAATAATTTTATTAATGAATTTAAATTGTTTTTCAATGACGATATAAAAGAAATTACCAAAATGAATTTTAAAAAATGTTGTTTTAATACTGATATTATTAACAATAAAGATTACGTTAATTTAATTAATATTATTGATAATTTAAAAAAAATAATTGATTTAGAAAATAAAATAAATTACGAAAATACATTAATTTATAATATTCGTGATAAATTATCATCATACATACCAAAATTAAACAATCCAATACAAATTAAATCAGTAAAAAAAGGTGGTCATTATTTACAAACTACTAAAATAAGAGCAGAAATGCTTAAAACGGCATTAAAAGATCTTAAAATTATAAATATTACAGATACATTTAGTATTGATTGTTCTAAATTAATATATCAAGATTCATTAAGTAATAAAAATACAAAAATATATTTAAGTGAATTAGGTATTACATCGGGAAATTTAGATCAATTTCAAGAAGAATATTTCGAAATTTTAAATATAACGTTTAAATTAATAACAGAATATTTTTATAAAAAGTATTCTGAAATATTAAAGAATATTATTAAATATATCACTATTATCGACAATATTCAATCTAGTGCTAGTGTTAGTGTATCATATAATTATTGTAAACCAAATATCGTTAATAATAATAATGGATATATTAGAGCAAAACAATTAAGACATCCAATTATAGAAGCTATTAGAAAAGATACTGAATATATACCTCATGATATATCTTTAGGTCATTCTGATAATGATAATAATGAACTAGATGGAATAATTATTTATGGTTTAAATTCGGCAGGTAAAAGTAGTTTAATGAAAGCAATAGGAATATCTATAATAATGGCGCAATGTGGTCTTTATGTTCCAGCTACTAGTTTTGAATTTAGTCCTTATGATTCTTTGTATGCTAGAATAAATGGTAATGATGATTTATTTAAAGGTCAATCTTCATTTACATTAGAAATGACAGAATTAGATTCTATTTTAGAAAGAACAGGACCAAAAACATTAGTTATAGGTGATGAAGTATGTAGAGGAACGGACAGAATATCAGGAACGGCGATCGTTACGGCAACAATTATGAAATTAGCAGAAACTAAATCGACGTTTATATTTGCTAGTCATTTACATGATGTAGCTAAAAAAATAAAAAAATTAAAAAATGTTAAATCATTCCATTTAACAGTAACGAAAGATGAACAAAATGATACTTTGATATATGATAGAATATTAAAAGAAGGATGTGGAGAAACTATATATGGTTATAAAGTTGCCGAATATATAATTAAAAATAAAAATTTTATGGAATTAGTAACAAAAATAAAAGATAAATTAATTAACAAAAGAAATATATTAACTAATAAAGTTTCTAAATACAATAACAATGTTTATGTCGATACTTGTCAAATTTGTGGATTTAAGCCAACCGACGAACAAATTAAAAATCATATTGGCTTATTAGATACACATCATATAAATTTTCAAAAAGATTGTTCAAATGGTTTTGTAAAAAGTAAGCCTCATTTACCCATGAATCACGAAGCTAATTTAGTAATATTATGCAAAAAATGTCATCACGATGTTCATCACGATAAATTAGTAATTGAAGGATATAAAGATACTATACAAGGTAAAAAATTAAAATATAATTTTATAAATAATGAAATATAATTATTCATATGTTTAAATAATTTTTAGTATTTGAATTTATAATTGCTTTTTTTAACTTTTTTTTTATTTTTTAGTATTTGAATTTATAATTGTTTTTTACTTTTTTTATTTTTTTTAGTATTTAATATAATGTTAACAAAAAAAACATATTCATTTGTAACTAGTAATAGAAATTTTGATAATCAAGTATTTCTAAATGACAAAAGTACATATTATTATCAAATATGTACTTTTCCCGATCCAAAAACTTCGAGATATCATATGAGAAGATTTTTATTTGACGGCGAAAACAATGTTTCAGATATAACAAACTATTATTTAAGTCAAGATCAAAATGCATTATTCTATAAAACAAAGACACCAAATATATACAGGGCTTATCCTATGAATAATTTCACAAATATTGATTATCCTACTGAAGAAGATTTGGATGTTGCTAGATCAGAATTATTTGGTATTAAATTGAATAATACGAATTATTATAACATATAGTTTTTATTAAATTAATTATATATTTAAAAATAATATAATTTAGTTTTTTTCGTAATTAAAATTGAAAATAATAATCTATAATATAATTAACATTATTATATTTAAATATTAATATATATAATAATAATATCATGTTTTACGAAACAAATATTAGATATTACAAAGAAAAATATCCTCAAATAAATGATATTATCATGGCAAAAATAGAAGAATTAACTGATACAGGCGCAAATCTGAAATTTCCTGAATATTGTAATTGTTCCGGTTTTGTTACTGAATATGAACTTTATTTTAGAAAAAATAAAAGAATACAAAAAGTTAAAATTAATGATTTAATACCGATGATCGTTTTATCTGTAGATACTGATAAAAATTTCATATTAGTGTCTAGAAGACGTGTTAGAGAAGAAGAAGAAAAAACTTTTAGAGAAAAATTTAGGTACGTAACTAATATTAATAAAATATGTAATGAACTAACATTTTTACATAAAAAATATTATAATACCGAAGAAAATAATAAAATATTAAGAAATAATATTTTTAATTTCTGTGAAAAATATAAGGATAACATAACTGATAATAATAACCTATACAAAAATATGTATTTGGAAATGTTATCAAATATAGATAAAATTATAATTGATTCTGAACCAAAATTTATCGATTATGTTTTAGATTCTTTTAATAATAGAATTATTCATAAAAAAAATTCTTTAGAAACTAGTTTTGATTTAACTTGTTTTGATAATTCACCTATGAATAATATCAAGTTAATATTAAAACAAATATTAGTATTAGATGATTTAAAAATACCTTATAATACAGTTGTTAATTCACCAACATATAAATTAATATTAAATGATTGTTTGGATAAAGATATTGATAATTATAATAATATTATTAATTCTATTATCGATAACATGCAAAACTTATGTGATAATACTAATTCTAAATTAATTGTTTTACAAAAAAATAAAATAATATCTAGTAATAACGATAATATTATAGAATTCAAATTTTTACCTACTGATAATTTTACAAAATAATAATAAAAAACCAAAAACAAATAAATCAAAAAAAAAAAATAATAAACCAAAAAACATTATTAATAACAAAATAATAATAAAAAAATTCAAAACAAATAAATCAAAAATAATAAACCAAAACCAAAAACAAAATTAATGACAAAATTAATAATTAAATAAATAATTAAATAAATTTTTTAATAATTTTTTTATTTTTATATGTGGCATTTTCATCATTTTTATCATACACATGATAATGAATTACTACTGTTCTTTCTTTTTCATTTATTATTTCCTTTTGAATAACAGAAAAATTAGTTGCAATTTTATTAAAATGATATAATAATTTTTTTAAATAATTATGAACATACCCATTGTCAAATAAATACATTAAAACTGTATTTTCATATATGCATTCATTATCATTCAATTCATATGTTCCTCCTTTTATATGTTTAGACCATAATGGATCATCTAAATAAAATCCATCAGCTTTATGATGATATTTTAATAATAATGAGTCAGCTATACTTAAAAATTCAGTTAAAGTAATATTTTCTTTTGGTTCTAGTTCTAAACCATAAAATGAATATGATAATATTAGTTTATTAATATTATCAGGCTTTAATATTTTGTTCAATATTATTTTTTTTTCTTCTGTTTCCATATTATTATAATTTTCATGTATATAATTTGATAAAATATTATCATAATCATAATGAATATTATTTTGCATTTTCATATTCTTTTTCCTTAAACTAGTTATAAAATTTTGATAGTTCATTATATTTAATATATTTAACAAAAATTTATATGGTTATTAACAAAAATTTATACAGATAATAAAATAATAATTAAGTGGTAAATAAAAAAAAATTGATAAAAAAATATTATATATAAATAAATAATATATCATATATTATATATGCATTATTATAATTGTACTTCTTGTGGAAACAAAATAGCAGATAAAATATTACTTTATCGTGACGAATATTTACGAATTTCCAATAATAATAAAATGACTAGAGAAGAAAAAGAAAAACATTTAACTGAATATTGTAAAAAAGTATTACGAATTAAACGTTATTGTTGTAGTTTTAGAATTAATACAGGTGTTGATGAAGCCGATTTATTAGTTTAAATATTATTTAATAACTATTGTTATTACTATTTTTTTTTATAATAATATATAAATTTATCTAATATATATTAAATATATGGAACAAAAAATCATAAACATATTAGACACATATTCAGGAAAAAGATACACAAAAGAACAAATACCTGATCTAGTTAATGAAATACTAAAACAAGTTAAGAAAAAATATAAAATAGACACTATAGATATAATAGATGTTATAGTAATGCATTTTCATATGAATAAACAATTACAATATTTCATTAATACTAAAATCAAAAGAGAAAAATTAATTGCTAAATATACAGATTTATTATTATCATATATTAATACTATAGATTCTGATAATAATGATTCTGATAATAATGATTCTGATAATAATGATTCTGATAATAATTCTGATAATAATGATTCTGATAATAATTCTGATAATAATATAAAGGGATGCGTGGAATTTACAGATAATAGTGACGATAATAATAGTGATAATAATAGTGATAATAATAGTGATAATAATAATGATAATAATGGTAATAGCAGTGATAATAATGATAATAATAGTGATGATAATAATAGTATAGTAAAATTTTCTGATGACGACAATAAAGAAAATAGTGATAATAAGAACAAAGATAATAAAAGTATTATGGTAAAATTTTCTGATGATAATAGTGTTAATAAATATACTAGTATAAAAATATTAAATGGTTGTAATATATCATATGATATCATTAAAAGAACTGATGAAGAGAATGGACCTTATGGAACATCATGGATTCATGATGAACAAAAGGATGATATAATTACTGATATTGAAAGGATTAGGGCAGAAAAATTTAAGAAATTAAGAGAAATTGTTCTACCTCCGCAAAGATCAGAAGAATGGTTTGCTATGAGAAATGGTAAAATTACAGCTTCGGATGGTGGTTGTGTTCTAGGTAAAAACAAACATGAGCCAATGTTTAAATTTGTATTAAAAAAAATAGAGCCAGCATTTCAAAATAATAAATTTTGTTATCATGGTAAAAAATATGAACAAATAGCGACAATGATTTACGAATACAGAATGAATGTAAATGTGGAAGAATTTGGTTTAATGGGTCATCCTGAATGTAAATTTTTGGGTGCTAGTCCTGATGGTATTTGTTCTTATTATAAGAATGATAAAAAACATTTATCAAAATATGTTGGTAGAATGTTAGAAATAAAGTGTCCCGTTAGTAGAAAAATGAACAAAACAGGTAAAATCAAGGGTGAAATATGTCCTATATATTATTGGATACAAGTGCAATTACAATTAGAATGTTGTGATTTAGATGAATGTGATTTTTGGCAATGTTCTATTTATGAATATGAAAGTCGCGAAGATTTTATAAATGATACTTCAAAAAAAGAGCCTTTTAGATCTAAAACAACTAAATTCGAAAAAGGTTGTCTTATACAATTATTACCAAGAGATCAAGGTATTAAATTTGATACTGAAGAGCAATATTTACAAGTAGTATATGAACATGCATCGTTTATATATCCTGAAAATATAGAAATGTCAGTTCCAGAAGTTAATGAATGGGTAGCAAAAACTATAAATTTAGTAGAAATAGATCCTCAATATTCAAATTATTATGTAGATCGTGTAATATATTGGCGTTTGGCAGATTCTACTAATATTTTAATTAATCGAGATAGAGAATGGTTTAATAAAAAATTACCAACATTAGAAAAAGTATGGTCTTATGTTACCTTTTTCCGTAATAATCCCGACAAATTTGATATTTTCAAACAATATTTAAAAGTTAATAAATTTGCAGATTCTAAACATTATAATGATGATATGATAGAAAAAATAGACAAAACATTAGATAAAATATGTAATCCAAAAATAAAAAATTATGAAAATTATATTAAAAATATTTGCAAACCTCCGGTTTATAAACCAGTGAAACATGAATATTCTGAGTATGTTTTTAGTGATTAGTTTTTATAATTTTGTTATTATTATTTTGATTATATTTTTATAATCATGTCTTTGTGTCTATAATTATGTTTTTATGATTATGTTTTTATGATTATGCTTTATAATTATGTTTTCATGATTTATTATTATTATTTTAATCATTTTTTTAATAAATTTTTGTTATTTAATTAGATAATAAATTATCTACAGTTCTTAAAGATTTTTTATATACTAAGGCTCCTTTGGCGGTTACTGAATTCAAATTAGGATTAATTATTGAAATACTATTTACAAAATCTCCCCTATGAGGAATGAAAAATAATTCAACATATACGACACCTAAGCTAAAAGTTTTAACTTTAATATATTTCAAATCAAAAGTATTAGTATTTGAAATTTCAGCATAATAATCTCGTCTAGGCTTACTAATTGATAAAATATCACTTTCGTCCAAAAATTCAAATAAAGGATAATCAACCAATTGTTCTTGTTTTAATTCAACAATATTGTCATTTTCAATTACACAATAAGTTCCGGGATGATACATGTTCGCAATTATATGATTATTTTGTTCTCCATTATTAATAATAACTGAAACATAATTTAAAAATGTTAAATCTTTATAATCTGGATTACTATCATTTTGATAAAAATGATCTAATTTGGCATTAATTATTAATTCTTTATTATTATACATTTCATAACATAATGTATCATTAGGCATATCATACTTGTCACCATAAATAGTAGTAATATGAGGATCACCCATAGCATAAGGACTAGATAAATTTCTATATGATGGTTCATATTCGTCATCATTTTTCAGAACTTCATCTGAATCATTTAAAATGCAAAATTCTTTCTTTTTAATAGAATCACCCGAATTAAATTTGTAAATATTTTGAAATTCTACTAATATTGATACATTTGGATTAATTGGCGATGTTTTATCAATATTTTCGAAAGAACTGAATATATAAATATTATTTTGTAATTTATTTTTAGGTAAATCAGTATTAATATGTATCTTCCTAATATGATCATCGTCGCCTTCTTCATCTTCAAATTCTAAATAAGTATCATTACTTTTAGTCAAATTTATTAATACTTGTTTAAATGTATTATAATGTTCGTAATGGTTGTCCATATGAATAATATGTTTAAATTTAAAAACAGTTGATGAGGATCTGTTATAATTTGATACTGTAGTATCTTTTAGTTGATAATATATACCAGTTCTATCTAATACTATTTCATCAGAAGTAATAGGTTCACTATCATTTAAAATAATAGATTTATCTAAACCTTTAACACAATAATAAGGCGTACAATTTACTTTTATAATAACGTCATTATAATCGGCATCTCCTCCGGGTCTCATAATATCCTCAAATGCAATTACCATGTTTGTCCCGTTTTCTTCCGTGGTAGTTTGTGAATCAAATAATAAAATAGTTTGAACACTATCTTTTGTATTAAATACTTTATCTGTATAAACTCTTTCAGCAACATTAGAAAAAGTCCTAGTATTACCATTCCAACCATTAGGAATTAGGAAAAATCCAATACCAACGTTATTAGGAAATTTTTCTTCAGGTTTATCAATATTATATAATAATTTCACTTTACTTCCAGGTAATAAATTACCTCCCCCAGCCATAGAATTTTTACCATTACTATTTGCCCAAGTTGGTAATGATGCATTAGGAAATATTATAGTTTTTTTTAATATACTTTTTTTTGATTCATCTACAGCATTTCTATCCGAATATGTCATAGGTACCCATGAACCACTCACTAATTTAGTAGGCACAATATAATCATCGTGTAAGTCATAAACATAATAACCTACAACATTTTTATATCCTGCACCCTCATACACAAAACTTACATAAACATCCGCCCCTGCAAAATCTTCCCTATCAGTTTGTATAATTATATTTCTCGTTGTTTCGTCCGTTATAAATTGAGGATAATTTACAGGTATGTTTGACTTTTCAGGTAATACATCAAAAATTCTATTGATTATAGTAGGTTCTAATGTTTCTATTTCATCTAAATATTTTGGAACTCCATCTTTGTCCCAGTCTCCGAGTGTGTAGTATTCTGTCATTATATATTAATAAATATAAAATATTTTATTTGAAATATGAAAAATACGTTTTAAAATAAATTAATAAAAATAATTAAAAATTGAATTTATTTTTTTTAAGTATTTAAATGTATTATATTAACCTATCAATATAATCAATGTCAAAATTACCAGTATTAATAGGTTCGTTTGCCGAAAAGCCTGAAGGCATTATTTCAGGCTCGAATGTTAATGAATTCAAAGACATTGATATTATTACAGATGTATGTATTAAAAATAAAATTCAAGATAAATATAAACATTTATTAATAGACCAAACAATTGTAGAACCAGGAACAAGTTTTAAATTAATTTTCGATTATTGTAATGATAATATTAACGAACAAAAAGTTATCACTATTTTAGATTCTATTAAAATAATAGTTTGTCCAAGATATTTATTGTATGCTATTAAAAAATCTCATATTCATCGTATAATACCTTATTTTAAAAATACTTTTAAAAATATTGAAATATGGCACAAAAATGTAAAACAATATTTGAATTTACGTTCCAAAATTAATTATAAAGAATTTGATAGAATAATTTATGAATCACAAAAAAATAAAATAGAAAAAATTATGTATGATGTATTTAATTTAGAATTTATCACAATAAATAATTCTATTGGTGATACTAATGTATCTATGGATGATAATAAAGAAAATTTTTTTAATGATAATGTTGAAAGATTTTACGATCATGATAAATTACATGTATTAGTCGCTAAAAAAAATAGATCAACTACAGAACCAATATATTTAAAATATAGTATCCCAAATTCTGTTAATCTAGATAAAGAATTATTTATGCAAGATACATTACAAAATCATATAAATATGTTTAGAGAAGAAATTATTGTTTTGTTATTGGAAAGAAAATTATTACCTACAATAATGAACCATTTTGTTAAATTAAATAAATATTATAATGGATATGAAAAAAAACAATTCAAAAAGGATATATTAGAAATAGTAGCAAATTATGCTACAAATTTATGTGGTAATGGTTGGTTAAGAAATTATGTTATAGACCATTTAGATTTTTTAATGAATTATAATTTATCTATGTTGGAAGAAATAATACAGGTCATATTACGGGAATTAAATATTGTTTTGCCTATGAATACTATTCCTATGGATACTATAAAATTTATCAAATGCGATAAAAAAACATTTGACGTATTTGAATTAGTCAGCAAACATAACGTAAGATTTGCTACCGATGAAATGGTAGAAGAAAATAAAATTTATTTTGAGAATAAAAATACTAATTATTATTTACCTATTACTAATATTTCTAATCAACAAATTAAAAAGTTGGTTTCATCATTGATCAATGATTTTAATAATAATTCTAAATATACTTTTTGTTTCGCAATAAAACAATATTATTATGTTTATAACACTGAAATAGGTTGTGGTTTATGTTATAAAAAAAAGACTGATACATGGATTCAATTTGTTATTGATTATGGTTTTAATAATAAAGTTTCAGTTGATACGAGTTGTCAATATATAAAATTTAACAATACAAAATGTTACAAATTGATAACAAAAATAGATGATTACCGAAAAAATTATATAAAATATAAAGATTCGTTAAAATGTAAGCACGGCACTTTTTATTATTCTAGAGGTCAATATTGTGGTGAAATACAAGATTACATATCTGAACATGATTCTGATGAATATTGTTATAATTATAACGATGACTATGTTTCAGTTGAAAAAACACGTAGATTATTATTGCGTTATGGTAATTTACCAAAATTTTTACATATATTAACTGAACATGTCGCACGTTTATATTTAGATTCATAATTCTAAATAATTCATATTTAATGCTTTTTTTATTTTTAAAATCATCAATAATAATTAAAAAAATGAAATTTTGAATGATTATTAAAGAATTATTAATAATATTTAATAACAATATATATGAATAAAGCAAAAACTTCGAAACAAAATAATAAATCAAATACCCTTTTGAAACAACATAAAAAAAATTTAAAACAGAAAACAAAAAAAAAATCAATAAAATTAGAAAAAATAAATATAGAACCAATAAAATTAGAATTAATAAATCAAGAACCAATAAATCAAGAACCAATAAATTTAGAACAAATAAATCAAGAACCAATAAATTTAATAAATTTAGAACAAGAAATACAAGACATTATTGAAAATCCAGAAACAAAACCTCCAAAAAATAAAAGACACACTGAACAATTTAACATTGATGAATATTACAAAAAAAATAAAATATATAATTATATTGAAGAACCAATTATTACTGAACCAAAAACAAAAAGAAAATACAATAGAAAAAAAAAGATTGTAAAATTACCAAAAAAACCAGAAACTAAAAACGAAATAATTTTGCCAGATAATTATATTATAAAAAATAAATACATCCTTACAAAATTTACATATAATGATATTGTATATTATCAAGACGATTTAAATCAAGTATTAAACGAAAAATTAGAACATATAGGATTTTATAAAAATAATAGAATTTATTTTTTATATAATGATTACAATTTATAAAAATATCTAATAAAATAATATATGTCAAAAAATACAGATAACGATTTAAAAACAATTATAGAACAATATTCTACAGAAAGTAATACAAACGATATAAAAAGTGTGGATAAAAAATGTGCTCCGGGTATTAAATTTGGTCAATATTCATGTATAAGTTTAGATGTTCTAGTAAAATTAGCAACAAATTATAATAAACATAATCCAAATAATATGATAGAATTAAACAGAAATTATGAAATTTTATATCCTAAAAAATATAAAAAATATTTAGTTGATGAATTAACCGAAAAATTTAAAAATACATGTAGTAATCAACATTGTTGGTTGACAACTAAATACGCAGAAAAAATAATAGATAAATATAACAAAAAATTAACCGAAATATTCTTCAGACCGATAGGTCCTCAAGGTAAATTTACTTGGTTAAATACGATAAATATAAATCAAGTTATGGACCAATTTCATCATTTATATGATGATTTTATCTTCTTAGGTGCAGTTCCAATGGATTTTATGCAAGTAGCAAGTTATAAATACATACAAAATTTACAAGTTAAAGAATTATTAGAACACAAAAAAACAAGAATAGGTATTATATACAATTTAGATAATCATAATCAACCAGGATCACATTGGGTAGCAGGATATATTGATATTAATAAACCAGTAATATATTATTATGATTCTTATGCTACTAGACCAGGTAAGAGAGTCAGAGAATTTTATGATAAATTACAAAAAGATATTAAGGCAACTACACAAAAAGAACCTATTATTGATTATAATAAAACAAGAAATCAATATGGTGACAGTGAATGTGGTATGTTTTCATTATACTTTATTATATCATTATTAAAAGGTATAGATTTTGAAAAGGCATGTAAAGAAATGCCTGACGATAAAACAATTAATGAAAAACGAAAAGAATTATTTATATTACCAGAAGAATTAAAAAAATAATCATAAAAAAATAATAAAACTAATAATTCTCAAACATAAAACTAAACCTTGAATCTTTACTAGTATCTCCATAAGGATCAATAAATGACGAACTAATAGGTTCATAGTTTCTATAAAACTTTTTTTTATCATTCATGTTAAAATCATTTACATTAATTTTTTTGTTATTATATTTTTTTTTGTAACTGGTTGTTTTGCGAATAATTGTATTTTCTTTATCCATTATTGATAATTAATATGTATTTTTTATAAAGATCTTATTATAAAATTATATTTCAATTTATAGATCTTATTATAAAATTATATTTCAATTTTTTAAATATTTAACATAAATAATTTAATATAAATTATCTATACTTTTTATTTCATTTGGTAATTCATTACCTCCCGTTAATATAAATGGATATAATGTAGTCCAAATTATGTTATGTGCCAAATTATCATTCTCATCAATTTTATATAATTTGGTTGATGTATTGTATTTGTTAATTATTTTTCGAACCACTTCAGGTGTTAATTCAATTTGTTCGTAACTTTCTTTATTTGGTTCTAATATGTCATTTTTAATATTATTACTTATAGGTTCTAATTTATTATCAATTAATTTATTATCAATTAATTTATTATCAATTAATTTATTATTAATAAATTTATTATTAATAAATTGATCATTTATTAATTTATCAGCAAGTTCTGCCCTTCCTCCCATTTGAATTTCTGAACCTAAAAAATCTTTAAATATGTTTCTATTAACAAAACGATTATTTTTTCTTATTAATGTTTGTTGGTGTTGAGTAAAATAAAGAATATATAATGATAATACAACATAACTAATATTTTTATCTTTCGCAATAATATTAGGATCGGTGATATTGCATGTAGAATAATCGGCATTTACTACTGCTTTAACAGGATAATCAACTAAATTAAATAAACAAATTTCTGTGTGAGTGATATTCTTCCATGAATTTAATACCGGCCCAATATGACCATAGTAACCTCCTATTTCCGGTGAATTTATACACGCAAATTGTAATAATAATGTCATTACTGTATCAATATCTGTTACACTTTGACGTGTTATTCCCGTTTCATCTATTACATTCGCATATGTTGTATTAATAACACTTTTTTTATAATCCTTGTATTTTGTATTTTTTATACCCATATTTTGCTTATTATGCATGGTTGAGTATATTTCTTCATTAAATATATCATTACCATTTACGTTTGTAGTTAATAGGGGCATTTTATTATCATTATAAATATCTTCTAAAAATTCCGCATATTTTTTTGGATATGTAATATTTGCTGTTTGATCAAAAATACCTTCTTGTAAATGATACAATGGATCCGGAAAAATATAATGCTGTTTCATTCTTTCATCTTCATCTCCTATTCCTAATAATCGTTTAAACATATATTCAAAAGATACTGCTGAAACACATTTATATTTTTCATCATAATTAGATGATCTAAAACCAAAAATATCTATCCATCCACGGGGATTAACCCATTTTATTTTTTCATATGGCGTTTTTTCATTTATAATTCTATTTCCGGTAAATTTTATGTATTTTTTTTTCTGTTGAGATTTCTGATATTCATATTTTCCATACTCAGAAGAACCAAAAATTTCTTTTACATTATCTCCTCCATCTTGTAATAAATCATTATTAATGTCATCAACACCTTCAATATTAATTCTAGTCGATTCAAATAAATCGTGTAATCCGGAACCTTTTTCATCTATATACGTGTGCAAATGTAAATGTTGTATACTATTTGTTTTTGTATGAAATATTAAATAAATTCTAGGATCCTCATTAGCATTAGCAATAGGATCTTTAAATTTATAATATTTACCATTATGAACATCATAATTAATATCTGCATCCTTAAATATTTTTTTAGTTTTAGCATATGCATATGAATGAGCTGTATAATAAGTATTCATAAAATTAAAAACTACTTCGTCATCTAAATTATTTTGATATAATAATGCTCCACAAGCTAATTGATAGACACCATTTGGCGGAAAAGTTTTTGATCCTATTTTACAATCAGGATGATCTCCCTTAGTAGGAACGTGATTAAAAGGAATCGACAATAATTTTTCCTCATGGACAGATGGTATATCCTTGCCTAAAGTTTGTGTAAATGCCATTCCTAATGGTTCTACTTGATTTGAACCAGGATGGTAACTATAATACACGTGATTTGCTGATAAACCATACATATGACTTAAACTATCTTTATATTTACTATCGAACCAATTTCTTGTTTTGTTCAAATTACAAAAAGGACATGTTTCAGACATATGTATTTTTTTGTTGTTAAATTTATAATTGAAATATACACGATAGTTATTATCTTTTAAATATAAAAAACCAATTTTACTACCATTTAATAAATCTATAACGTAACCTGTCTCTTTGCCATTTAATATATCATTTATCATATCTTCAGAAGTTTTTTGTTGTTTTAGAAATTCTTTTACTAATTCAGTTTTTTTTCGTTCAATATTATTATTTTCATTTTGTATAAATTTATCTATTTCATTTTTAACATATTCGCGAGCTTTATTATTCACCTCTGTAAATTTATCATTTGCTTCTTTTTGTTTATTTATGATTTTTTGTTTATCTGTATCATTAATATTTAAATAATTATGATCAATGGAACGTAAATTATTTATGTTATTAATATTATTATAATAATTTATGTATGGATTATCATAATCGTCAATGACATATTTATCAATGCTTATAGTATTTATATCGGTAAAAATTTTACGGGTCACCATTTTTTCTTTATACATGTACATATACATGCCATATCCTATTGCATATCTAAATGACCATTCTATTATTATACCCATCAAATTAAATAAATCTTTTGTTTTTATAATTTGATCAATATTATATTTTTCATTTATTTCATTTTTATAATTACCATAATTTATTCTATTTTCCATTATTGCTCGCGACCATGAGCCTATTATATTTAGTTGCCTTGACGTAATTCTGTTCAAATCATATAATTTCTTATAATTATCCCTAGTAAAATTTTTTCTAAATTCAGTTATTAACTTTTTAATATTATGTATATTATTTATGTCAATCAATTTACATGGATTATTTATACTATATGCGACTAATGAAGATAAATTATTTTTCATTAAATGTTCATTTCTTTTTATATAATCATCGACATTATACATAATCATATTTTTAAATTCATTATAATATGAATAAGTTCGCATCATTGTTTCTCTGTTAATATTCATAGCGCAATAAACTATAATAGCTTCAGGCGGACCATACCATGCGGGACTGTATCTATATGAATCCATTATACTACCAGGCGGCACATGTAATTTCGAACATGTTAAATTATTGTATGCTCGCCACATTATCATATCAGGTGATAAATCAATTACATATAAATCATTATTATCCTTATATATAATACCATCATTTAATTTTAATGTATCTATATAATTAACATTATTTAAAAGAACATTTGGAAAACCCCCGGTTTGTACGCGTTGTTTTGATTTTTCTTTTAAATATTTTTCTTTATATTTCATATATTTCAAATGATAATTTGACATTTTATATATACATATAAAAAATAAAAATGAATTTATATTTTATTTATAATAACAAATTATACATAATGCATATTAAATAATATAATTATATGAACATTCTAATTAAACAAATAATTAACAATAATTTTAAAACAAAATATTCCAATTTACTAGAACATTTAGAAAAACAAGATCAAGATCAAGATCAAAATCAAGATCAAGAATTAATAAATAATATCAAAAATATCTTGACCAATATAAGTAATATTAAAGAAATAGTTCAAGAAGTAGAAAAAAATGATACTCAAATAGCAGAAGAGGATGTCCAGAATTATATATATAATAAAGAATGGTCTAAACTCGCAAATGTCCATAAAATGATAAAAATTAGGGAATATTTTAAATATATGGCTGATACTGATTACAAACAAAAAATTATTAATGATTTAGAAATTTTAGTTAATAATAATAAATTAAAAAATGATAAACATGTTATTTACAATAAAAAAACTAAAAGTATTATTGATATACCAGTTTTGATTTTACAACCAACATTTGATAAAGGTTATATTATCAATATTACTAAATCAGATTAAATAATTATTATCCTAAATTTTTATATAAATTATTAATATGTGATTCATAATTGATAATGATGTATTTGGTCATGAATTTTTACTAATTAGGAAAAAAGACGAAATTATAATTATTTCATAACATTTTTTTGTTTATTTTCTATATTAACAACGTTATATTATTTGGCATACCATTAAAATCAAACAAATCTTCCTTTACAAAATCTTCGTTAGTTTTATATTTAATCGATAATGTATTAATATTATTATTTACAATATTTTCTAATTGAACAAAACTATAATCTAATAAGTTAATTTTAGCAAAGTTTTTTTTAAAAAATAAGTCAGGTATATACAAATACAAAGTATTTATTACGTTCAATTTAAATTTTTTATCTGACACATACTTGTTTTTATTTTTATAATTGTTTCTATTGAAACCTAATTTTTTAAATAACGAATTGTCGTTCATTATTAAAGAAAATAATTTGTCTTCTTTATGTTTAAAAATTATATAATTTTTTTCAGTTATAATGCATTCAATATCTTCAATAATATTATTAATGCATTTTATTAATTCTAAATCACTATAATTTTTACTTTCTATTTTATAAGTTATTATATTATTTTCTATTTGAAAAGTTAATGTATTATTAGAATTATTAATATTCGGTTTTACTATCGGTATTTTAACATCTAATAATTTAATATCATTTACGTAGTATGTATTATCCAAAATATATAAATAATCATTATAATATTCCGGCTTTGCAAATAATGTTGAATCAATATAAATAATTTTATTATTGTTATAATTTACATTTTTTTGTATCGTTTTTTTGTTATTATTTACAAATTCTTGATTAATTATTTTGTAATCATTTATTTTCAAATCAGTATTATTAGTTTCTAAATCAATATTATCACTTTGTGAATTATTAATTTTTAAATCATTAATTTTTAAATCATTAGTTTTTAAATCATTAGTTTTTAAATCATTAGTTTTTAAATCATTAGTTTTTAAATCATTAGTTTTTAAATCAATATTATCAGTTTGTAAATCACTTGTTTTTAAATCATTATTATCAGTTTTTAAATCAATATTATCAATTTTTAAATTAATGTCATCAGAATTTTCATTTTGTAATTTATTAAATTTATTAAAATTTACTACATTCATAACATATTTTCTATTACGGATATTTGGAATAATAGTATTTTGTATTTTTTTTACATTATTAACGTTATTTAAGTTATTTTCATTATCAAAATTTTCAATAATATCGCTACTTTTTATATTATTTTTATCGTCGTTATTATTATTATGTTTATTATTTTTATCATCTTTATTAATTTTGGTATTTTTTGTATCTTTATTAGTTTTGGTATTTTTATTATCTTTATTAGTTTCGGTATTTTTTGTATCTTTATTATTTCTAGTATCTTTATTATTTGTAGTATCTTTATTATTTTTTTTATGTTTTTTATTTTGTTTATCTTCATTAGTATTTTTATTAATTTTAGTATTTTTGCTATTGATATCTAAAGCCAATAATATCAAATCTTCAACAGTCATATTTTCAATGTCTAATTTATCTATACGTTTTTTAAATTCTTCATTATCTGTTTTATTATTATTTGATTTATTATTATTCGATTTATTACTATTTGATTTATTATTCGATAATTTATTATTTGATAATTTATTATTTGATGATTTATTATTTGATGATTTATTATTATTTGATGATTTATTATTATTTGAGGTTTTTTCATTATTCGATGTTTTTTTATTATTTGGTGATTTTTTATTATTTGATGATTTAGGGGAATTTATATTTTTCAACATATTTTCTCTCTCTTCTATTAATTTATTCAAGTCAAAATCTGATAAAGGTTCAATTTCTTGTTTGATCGAACCTTTATTTTTATATTCAGAAGATTCATTGTTATAAGAATTTGAATCAGAATTTAATATATTCATAATTTTTAATTTTGTTTCGTTGTCAATATTAGTTAATTGTTCTATTATATCTTCATTGGACATGTAATTAGGTATTTGCTGATTATAATTAGGTAATTGTTGATTATAATTAGGTAATTGTTGATTATAATTAGGTAATTGTTGATTATAATTAGGTAATTGTTGATTATAATTTGGTTGATTATAATCTTGTAATCCATAATCTTGTTGTTGTTGTTGTTGTTGTGATGGACGTTTGGTTTGTATATTAAATTGTGGTTGTTGTGTATTCATTATCATTGGTGCTACATTATTCATATCTTTATACATAGATGATCTTTTATTTAATTCTTCTTCTAAATTACTATTTTCTAAATTATCATTATTATTAAGGTCCATTAACCCTTTAGTAATATTACCTGTGGCATCATAATAAAAAGAATTTGGATTATGGTTAGTTTGTATTGGTTGAGCATAACTTAGACCATGAACGTCATCATTTGGTTTAAAACAATCATCATTTGTGGGTTGTTTTATATTACTTGATCTATTTGTTGATTCTTTTTTTTGTTGTAATAATTTTATTTTTTGGATGGTGTCTTTTATACTTTTTTTATTTAATAATATTAAAAATTTGTTGCTAGGATATTTGTCACTTTGTTTAGAATATTTATTATATGTAATATTCATCTGAGATGCTAAAATTATATGTATTTGTTTTTTTGTTTCATTATTTTTGTTATATAATTTCAGTTCATTACAAAGTATTCCAAAACAATAATCAATATTACTTTTACTTAAAAAAACATCTTTAGACATTATTATTATATATATATTCTTAGTTCATTTTATTATAAAAAAAATATCACAATAAATATATTAATAAAATATATATATAATATGAGAAAAGCTTGTCCATCTTTTGCTAATGGGGAATTTAATAATAACAATATCCAAGGTTCATATATAGAATTAAATGGTTTGCAAGGATTGAGTAAAACTAATAATTATGGTATGAATAATTATGACAGAACATTCACGCCAAATAAAACTTTACTAGATCCTATTAATACTACAAATAAAGGTGAATTATTACATAATAATGTAAATACAGATGTATTAAATGAAAATACTATAGAATATAGAATAAATATTGATAGTTATGATAGAAATATAAATAATTATCCTAGTCCTTTTGATTTCGTAGTAAATTTTACTAATGGTAATATAAAAGATAGTGCAAATATAGGATTAACATTAAATAATATACAATATATAAGAATTGAAACAGTAATTATGCCAATGTTTATTACTACTAAATGTAATAATAATAAAAATTGCCAAATATTTAAAGATAATGATTCTTATAACGACGGTTGTAATGAATTTCATCAAAGGAATTTATTAACAGAAAGATTTATTATTATGGAAATACAAGAATTAGAAAATGAACAAATGCAAACTTTTTCTACAGCAGATAATAGACAATCTTTTCCTCGGGGGGCTTATTGTTCTATCGTTCCTGATACAAAAATGTTAGGTTGGTATTCTGGTATTTGTTTTAATGGTAATAAATTTTATAAAAAAAATAATTTGCAACAATTAAAAAGATTAACTATTAAATTTTATGATAGTTACGGAGTCCCTTTATTTTATGATAATATAACAATCGATAATAAAAAATTAAAAGATCCTAATTATATCCATCCTAAAGATAAAAATATTCAAGTATATATAACTATGGCGGTAGGCGTAAATATTCCAGGTATTACTACTAAACCCACCTGGCCAAAATAAAAAATTATTAAATAAAATTTATAATTTCTAAATATATGAGAATATAATAAAGACTATATGTTATGTCATATAATATTTTAAACTTAGTAAAAGAAACGTGATAATATTTATTTTTTTGTTGCGATATTATTTCTAAAATTATTAATATCGTAATTTCACAAATAACTTGGAAAAAAAATAAATATGTGAAATTATACATAATATAATGAAAATATATTAATCTTAGGATAATTAATAAATATCCTAATTCATTTATTATAACTATATTATCTAATATTCTTTTATAGTTATAATGAGTATCAAAATACCAAGTATAATTCTTTGTATCACTATAAATAACTCTCGCAAATAATATCGTTATTGGTATAGTAATTAATGATGTTAGCATTATAGTCAATAATAATGATAATGTTATAAAGTCATTATTCATAAAACATAAATATATTGGATAAAGATATGCTATAGAACATATAGAATAATATATTTCACTTATTTTGATCATTATTTATTATTTTATTGTTATATTGTTCTGTAAATGAATTTAATTCTAAATATAAATTTCATTTTTTTATACATTAATTTATTTATTGTGAAATGCCAAATTTTTGTTTAAACCATTCAGCATCTTCTTTAAATATTTTACTAGATTTTTTATTTGTATTTTTATTTAATGTTGATAATACATTAAGTTTTCTATAAATAGATAACGGTTTTTTATATTCATTATAAGCTTTAGTTAATGCTTGTTGTCTTTGCATTTTAGTTAAATCTTTAACTTCATGATAACCAAATTGAGCTAAATCATTTTTGTTTAATACTAAAGGTATTTTATATCCTGATCCAGATCCTCTTTTAGGTATACAAGTAGGTTTTACACTTGATGATTTTACTTTAATACTTTTATTATTATGGCTTCTTCTGAAACTTTTTTTTCTATAGCCTGTTTTTAACACTTCATTTTTTTTACATTTAACACTAGGATATTTTTTATTTACTCGTTCGTGAGATTTTTTTTTACTAGCTAATTTTTTTTTATCTATACTAGTTCTTTTTAATCCTGTATAACTTGTAGGTTTTATACATGAACTTGGAACATGTATTGTTTTACTATTTCTAGTTACATTGTAACTCTTCCTTTTAATAGTTCCTGTAGGACATTTTTGTTGTGGCATTATATTATAATAAAATAAATTTGTTCATAAAGGATAATTAAAATATTTTAATAATTATTCCATAAATTGATATTTAGAATATATTTATACATATATTTATACATAATATATATACTAGATAATAAAAAATGAAAATATAATCCTTAAATTAGCCTTTTAATATTTTGTTTATTATAATCAAGATGAATACCAACAACACTTGCGATAACAAATCCTTAATCTCGGCCTTCAAGTTGAATGATTATGATTTTATATTTCCTAAGCATCAAGAATTTGAAGTAGAAAAAAATGAGGTTTTATCAGACAATCAAGCAAGGAGAATTCATGGTTTAATAGAAGCGAAACATATCACACCTGATTGGCCCTGTTTTTCCGATTGTAAAAATGCAACTTCTCAAATAATCAATATTTTACAAAGTCAAGGAATACCAAGAACAGGAGATCCAATGTATCAACTTTGGTTGAATCTTGTAAAAGAGATTTACAAACCAATTTCTGCATATGTTAACACGAAATTGAATGATGCTTCGAGTGTTACAGAAGAAGGCGAAAAATATTTAAGTTTAATAATGTTTCGAAGTGGAAATAACAAATATTTCATTCTTTGATTTAATTTTTTGGATTTAATTGTTCTAATAATTCTTTAATCTTGATTGACAATTTATTTTCAGTTTTTTTATTAAATGACTTTTTAAAAATAAATTAAAAATTAATAAATAAATTATAAATATTTATAATAAGTGACGTTAAATAAATTTATATTATTTATTATAAGTATTTAATGATGTTGTATCTATATTATATTTTGGTAATATTTTTAGCCATTATAACATTTACACATATGATATTTTGTATATTCTTGCATTTTTAATATATTACTTTCATTATTAAAAAATAATACAATGCTTCAAATAAATTTTGAACATTAAATTCAATATGGTTCATATCAACATGACACGTCATCATGACACGTCATCATTTAAATGTTTGTTATTATCATAATAAGACCATAAATTCATCTAATCAAATTTGAATCTAATATAAAAAATCGATAAAATGCATTCATCCTCTTTCTATAATTTTAAGATCATCAATTTTATATATTTCTTCATTTGTTATATTTGCTATATAATTCTGATATTGAAATTATCAAGTCATAATTACATATTAATTTCAACATAATTTATTTTTTCAAAAGTATTATCTAATTTATTTTTACTTATTCTATTTCACTATCCATTTATCACAAATTAATGATAATTAATGATAATTAATGATAATTAACGGAAAAAAAACATTTAATTTTTATAATATCTATAAAATTTTTGTATATAATATTTTAGAATTTTTCTTTATTAATCAAAGGAATAGGAACAACATAATCTATTACATACGTATCGTTATTTAATTTAACAGGTAAATTATCTTCATCATGAGCTACTTTACCGTAAGCATAATGTAAATTATAATCATAAACTATTCCTGTTTTTTCATGATATAAAAATTTTTTAGGTTTGGTATAAACAGGTTCTTCATTTGGTTTAGTTAAAATAATAACGGCATTTATTTCTATTACTTTAATATTAACTATTGCAGATTTTTTACTGTATAAACCATTATCATTTTTAATATCATCATATATATCATCTTTATAAGCGGGACCAACATTATTACGGAAATATACATCTTGATCAAATTGAAAACAATTATATTGTTCATTTAACATATTATCTTTTTCATATAGTTTACAATCTATAGCAACCTCTTTTAATATATTTAAAAATGAATCTATTAAACTTGCTTTTTGTCTAGCTAAATTTTCTATCAATTGATCTGTTGATGTAGTATCGGGTTTTCTTTTAATAGATTTATATCTATATACATCTACATAACGTTCTTCCATAGGTAAATCTTTATGAGAACATTGTCTGACACCTCTACCTATTAATTGTGTAATTCTTACCTCATTCCAATAAGGTTCCATTATATGTATTTGTCTAACATTCATTAAACTTAAACCTTCGGCTCCAGCTTGACTGATTAACATTATTTTAATTATTTTACCGTGGATATTATCAGGATTATTATAAGCTACCATACCTTTATAACGATTATCTATTTCAATACCTCCGTGAAATTCAGTGTAGCCAAATTTATTAGGTATTTCTTTAAAATCAGTCATAAAATTATAAAAATTAAAATATTCCAAATAAATTTTTAACATTTGTAATCCTTCCATATATACATAATTTGAATATACAATAGTTGGACCTTTGGATTTTAATATATTGAAAATAATTTTTATTATTTTTGATGAACATTTATGTAATTCAATAAACAAACTAGATTTTTTATCTTTAGATTCGTAAAATTTTGTATATTTTCCTTTATATGTTTCTAAATATGATTTTACATCATCATCTATAGTATGGTTGTTTTCTTTATCTTTTTTATGTTTTTCATTTAAATATTCTCTAAAAGAATTAGCATACAAATCTAAAGTTTCTTTATATTTTATAACATTTGTAAATTTTTCCGTGGCTTTATCTTGTTTCAAATTCGCTTTACCTTGTAATAATTTTTCAGCATCTCTTTCTGATATCCTAAATTTATTAGGTCTAGGTCTATTTTCTCCATTAACAGATTGTGAAATAAAAGGAAACACGAAATTCGACGCTTGTCTTGTATATGACATGTATGATTTATTATTACTTGAAGCATGTGAAGCCATTTTCTTTTCAAATTCTTCATATACAGTATATATTTCTTCATGGTATTCACTCATAACACATTCTTCATATATGTTATTTTTTCTAGCAAAATAAGCAGGACTAGTTCCAGCATAATAAGATACTAAACCCATAATACGTCTCATAAATAAATTTCTACTTCTTTTATTTATTGTTTCAAATCCTGATTTAGATATAAATAATCTATTAAATTCGTTTTCATTTTTAGGAAATATATTTCTCCTTAATAAATTAAATAATAATGCTAATTCAAAAGGTTCATTTACGGCAGGTGTTCCAGATAATAAAACTACACGAGTGTCAGGATTATCTCTTTTTTCTCTAATAATATAATCATAAATAGTTTGTGCTTTCTTACCAGCTCCAGATTTAAGATTACCATAAACATTACTAATAAATATATGAACTTCTTCGATAATAAACATAGATTTTTTAGATGCATCAGAATTTTTAACAGCATCTAAAAAATTTTTATCAGCAAAAGGGGAATCATAATTAATAAATACAATATTTCTCATTCTGTATTCTTTATCATCATTAGGGATCCATTTTTCTAATTCTCGCAACCAATTCTTTTTCAATGATGCCTTAATTAAAATAAAAACATTCCAACCAGGTGTATAACTATACAACATATTATATATATTAATTGTCGTAATAGTCTTACCAGAACCTAAACCATGATATAATAATATATCTTTGTAAGGACTAGTATAATCTAAATATTTTGCCATTAATGTTTGATATTCTCTTAGTTTATTTTCACTAGTTTTAACATTTTCATTACAAGGATCGTCGCCTTGTAATGGTTCAGGTAATTGATACTCACTATAATTTTTTAACATATAAGAAGGAAAAAATCTGCCATTAATTTTAAAATCTATGTATTGATCATAATTTTTATTTGTATTTTTTAGCATTATATAATAATTAAATATTTTTATTTAATCGTTATTTTCTATTATTAAAAAAAAATTGATATTATTTTATATTTAATACATAACATTCATTATATAATATAAATATTATGAAAAATAACAACAGTTACTTGAACAAAAATTTAGAAAATATATTTAATAATAACATTATAAAAAAATTAGAAAAAAGTCTTGGTACATTTGTTTTAGAAACTTTTAATTGTAAATATAGAAATTATTATAATAATACTCTAGAAGACATAAAAAATCTACATCAGGTTAGAATAGTTGAATTATGTAAACATGGTAATTTAGCTAATAAAATCACAAATAATCCAGATTTAATTTGTCCTATTTTACCGTATTTAAATGTAACACAATTATATTATTTAAATACATTAGACCAAAACCTAGACCAAGACCTAGATCAAGATCAATATCAAGATCAAGATCAAGATCAAGATCAAGATCAAGATCAAGATCAAAATCAAGGTCAAGGTCAAGATCAAAATCAAAATCAAAATCAAGATCAAAATCAACATCGAAATCAAAATCAAAATCAAAATCAAAATCAAGATCAAAACCTAGATCAAAATAATAACCAATACAATCTTGCAATGTTTAAAATACCATGTATTACTTTGGAAGTTTTGAAATTTGAAAGAAAATTAAGAATTTTTAACGTAATTTATAAAAAAAATGATACAAATTATATAATTAATCCAGAATTTAGATTAGATACTTTTAAAATATTTAAAAATATATTTAACGATGTAAAAAAATCATTAATATTAGAAAATGCTATTTATGATTTTGCTATTTTGTATGGATGTAAAAAACAATGTGAAATATCATTATTTCAATCTATATATATTGATAAAAAAAATGTTCTAGTTGAATTATTAACTGAAAATAATATTAATTATTGTAATACACTTTTACAAGATATACTAAATAATACAAAGGAGATACATACAATTCCATTTTTATCACCTCAAGAATTAGACAAAAGTAAATGGAAATTAGAAATGGACAAAAAAGAATACAAGGAATATATCAAAAATAATCACGAAACTACTTCAGCTTACAAATGTAGAAAATGTCATGAACGAAAATCAAAAGTATGGTTAATGCAAACACGTAGTTGTGATGAACCAATGACAACATTTATATTATGTCAAGTATGTGGTTTCTTAGATAAAAAATAAAAAATGATAATATTATACTTAATTATATTTATATAACTACTAAACATATAAAATAATATATTAATGACAGAACTAATAAATATATTAACTGAATTAAAAAACTCGGTAGAATACGAAGCAAATGATATAATATTAATATACTTGTTTAAAATGGATTCTTTATCAATAGGATCATTAAATATAAAAAATTACCAAAATTTATATAATTTCTTAATATCAAAAAATTATACTCTTTTAATAGAAAGGATGATAATTTATAATTATAATAATAAAAATTTAGAATTTAATATATCAACTAGACAAAAAAACTATTATAAAGAAAAAATAAAATATTTTATTATAAATAATGATAAAAATCTATTAACTATCGTCAATAATAAAAAAACAATAAATCATCAAAAGTTTCCTATAATAGATAAATATACTAATACAGAAACAGTCGAGAAACATATATTTATATTGGCAAATGAAATAAAATTAATTTTTGTAAATTCCCAATCTGATATATCAAGTTATAAAAAAATATATTTTGAAATAACAAATACCAATAATATAGACAGTATTATTAACAGGATATCTAGTTCCAATTTTTATAATAGTTTAATGCATAAGGTATCGCAAATTGAGTTATGCTAAATAATGATGCTAATATTAAACCATATACTAGAACGGCCGAAAAATTATATCCATTATTTGTTTCAGGATTTAATATTTTGATATATTTACCTAAAAATAAAATAACATTAGGTTGAGACAATATTATATACAAAAACAATATTATTACAAAATTTATTGCTATCATTCGCATATTATAAGTAATATCATTATCATCATTATTATCATTATTATTATCGTTATTGTTATTCATATTTTTTATTTTTTCAGTAATTTTATTATATTTACCTTTAGTTTTTCCTAATAATAATTTTTTATTTTTTAATTCTTCTGACAAACCATTAATTTGATTTTCTGCATTCATTAATTTGTTACTGAGTATAGAATTTTCATATTGCAATTGTTCGATTTGTTTTAATTGATAAATATTATTAACTTGATTATTTTGAGGAACTTGTTGTTCCGTATTTCTAACTATTTTCGGTTCTTCATGCATAAATTCATTCGGATTATATTTAGTATTATCATTACCTCTTCTATTTTCTATATCTATATTTCTTTCCAAATTTTTTGTTTCTTCCTCAAATTTATCTAATTCTTGTAAAGAAGTTCCCATTACACCAAAATGATTCATTTATATATACATGATAAATAAAATAATACTAATTTAAACATTATATTTTTATATTATACTTTTATAATTTCTAATTTCTAATTTATTATAAAAAAATATGAAATATTTAATATTTTAAGATTAAGCATTATTTAATATTTAATATTAAATATTAAGATTAAGTATTATTTTAAGGTAAAATATTATTTATTGTTCTATTTTTATACAATCTTGTAATTTGTCTTTTTTAATACACGAATGTTTTATATCTGAATTTTTACATTCTATATTATGATAAAATGTAATACAGTTAGCGCAAAATAATAATTCAGATAACAACATTTCATTGTTATAATTACAATTCATACAATATTTATTTTTATTTTTATCATAATATTTTTTGAACTGAATATATTTGTTATTAACAACATGCAAATCATTTTTTTTTATAGCTTCTTTAGAATCTAACGATTCTCTAATACCATTTTGTAATAAATATAATAATATATCCTTCATAAATTCTTTACTACAATCTAAATAAGTATTTTCTTGTTTTAAACATATAATTACATCTCCATAAATATTATGAGAATTTAAAAATATTGATCCTAAATGGTTTATTATATTTCTATTAGGTTTTACTTGGAAACATAACAAAAATTCAAAATCTAATATTTTGACTTCTATATATTGGTAATTTTTACATTCTTCTTCACTAAATTGTTCTAAGGGATATGAATTAAATATAAATTCACATATTTTTTTGTCACAAGTTAAAAACACTGCCTTATGCCATAATTTTAATTTAATAATATTTAATATATCATCAATTTCAAAATTACATGCTTCACATGTATAATCCTCTCTTATTTTTGAACATATTAAAAAAGCATCTCCGTATACATAATTCCCAATATTATTACGATTAGCTAATATCGATGCTAATTGATTATAATTTTTTAATTGGTCTTGATTTTCTAGATTATCTTGATTATTTTGATTATTTTGATTATCTTGATTATCTTGATTTGGATGAGCATATATTGGTAAAAAGAATATTTGATAAATATGTTTATCATTTTCATATACTATTACTGAGTCACCTATAATATCTTGATTTAAATTTAGACCATTATATAATTCTCGCATTAAATTATCTTGCGTAGTTATTATTTTTTCTAAATATTTATCCAAAGATATATTATTTATTGATGACATATTTATTTTATTATCATAAACAGTTCCATAATTAATTTTATATATATTAAAAGTGTTCATATATAACTAGTATATATATATATTAATTACATAAATATACGCATTTTTATTACGAACATATATTTACTTGAGGTATCATTTTATAACATTTGCCATTCACATTAAAAATTTTGTTTCTAATAATATTTGAATTAGGACCTTTGATTGGATTCATATAATTCGATATAAAATAACCAAATAATAAACCAAAAACAAACAACAATAAGTAAAAAAATATCATATTTTATTTTATATAATTTAATGACATAATAAATTACTAAATAAAAAATTACCAAAACAAAATAAATTAAAGCTAAATTTATATTTAATAATTATAAATATACGATATTTTATATATTAATTAAATATATAAATATGGAAATAACAGTTATAATTTTATTTTTAATAATTATAATGCTAATAATTAGTAATATTTGTGTTATTATATTTATAATATATAAATACGAAAATATTACTAGATTGCAACAAGAAACAGAATTACAAATACCACTATCATCACAAATACCACTATCATCACAAATACCCCAATCATTGCAATCAACACAAATACCACAATCAACACAAATACCGCAATCAACACAAATAACACTATCACAACAACAAACACCGATACAACAACAGATACAACAATTGGACAAAGAAAAAATGATAGCAATGATAGATAATAAAAATATACTAGACTATGATTATAATAAATTATATAATCCATTAATAGAACCAACAAGAAGGGTAGAAAGGACATCATTGCCTCCGATGTATTTTAAAAATATAATAGATATCCCCACACGAGGTTATCCTGATAATTATACACAAATAGGTATATTAGTAGATACAAAAAAATCAACATCAAACCCTAATAATATTGTTCGTTTATTTGGAAGACAAACATATCCAGGATCAAATAAATATGAATACTATATTACTGTTACAAGCGGTCAAGACATAATAAAAATACCATTGGAAACAAAAAGATTAGAACTATATGATTATGATGAAATATATATTCCGGAATTAAGTAGCACTTACAAAGTCAAAATATATGATTATGATGCTCCAAGATATTATCCTGATGTTTTATAAATCATCACAATTAACAGGTATAAAAACTTCTATTATGCCACTATATTCTACATTATTTTTATCTAGTAAAATTATTTTTTTTTTATCTTCATTTATTCTGATATTATCAAAACATAATATTATTGGCATTTTTGTGATGTATGATATTAATGCAATATGTATATCATATTGTATATTACTATTAAATATACAACGCGAATTAATCAAGTGTTCTCTAAGTAAATTACTAGTAGGGATATTTAGACCATAATTTAATAATTTACGAATTTTTCCATCATTTGAAGCACTTAATTTGTCACCAGAATTAGCCCAACTCCAAACCCATAACCCAACTTGAATATCAAAACATCCAACGTATTCTAATTTTATATTTTGTTCTTTTTTTTTATATACATATTTTAAAAAAATTTCGTCATTTTCCATAATTAATGAACCATTATACATTTTTTTATATAATTTATTATACTTGACCGTATTATTATCATAATATTCTACGGCGCTCCTTATTGCTTCTAAATAAGGTTTTTCTCCGAAATTTATATATCTCATATAATATATAAAATGAAGTGATAATATTTATACTATTATTTTTGCTATAATATTTTAATGTTGCCTTTGTTGTCTTCTATTATTAAGAATTTGAGATATTGATAAAGTTTTTTTATTTATAGATGTTTGTCTGTTGGATATTTTATCAGAAGTTATTGGTTCCAATTGTTCTATTATATTAGGAAATCCTCCATTTGGTATATCCTCGTTTATGTCACCACTACCTTTTATATCATTAAAAACATAATTTTCACTTTCTATAATTTTATTTTCCATTATATTATCAAGATGATCCATTATATATTATAAAAATAATAAAATTATTATTATTTTACAAAAAATATTAAAACAATGACAAAATAATAACTAAAAATCAGACAAATTAATTAAAATAGATAAATAAACTAAAATAAATTAACTGAAATCTATAATAATACTATCAACAATTGGTTTGGTATCTATTTTTTTAATATATTCATTATCATTTACAAATTTTGGTCCTTTATATTTTTTATTTGTATCTTCATATGGTAATAAATTATTTTCACGATATTTTTTTATTTTATATTTAGTCAAATGATTCACATTACAACATGATGCTTTATTTACACATGTTCTTTTTATTAGTTCATCATCTTTTAATTCACTTACAAAATTAATATATAATAGTCTATGCAATGCAAATCTTTTTTTTCTAAAATAAAAGCCGATATAATTATTATTACTATCAGGAACATAATTTTTGCCTGAATCAGGGAAATGCCATATACAACATTCATTAGGGTCGAATATACTTGTATCAATATTTTCAACTATTCTACGCAGATCTGAATATTGTAGTTTTTTATATACTGGCAAATCTTTTAATTGTTTTTGGATCAATTCGTCCAAGATTAATTGCTTTTTAGAAGGAACTAGTAAATTATTACTCATTTATATATATAAAAATTAAAATAAAAAATGAAATTACAAACTTTAAAATAACCTTGTTTGACATAACATAAAATAAATACAAATGCAAGAATTAGCTCAAGAACTTTTTGTTGATAACGTTTGCCAAAAAAATGACAATTTATTTAATTGTTATTTAATTGATAATTCAGGAAGTACAGATAGTAATATTAATAACAACGAAAACATATTAAAATATATGTGTAATTATGTTAAACAACGGGATACTAATTTTTATTTGCAATTTTGGAATTCTGAAGCAAGAAATATAGGTTTAACTAACAATATTATGATCGATAGTCATTATGCAAATAATTTACCTAGAGGTGGAACCAATTTATCTTGTTCTTTAAAGATAATACCTGATGATTGGTTAATTGATAATATTTATATTTTAACTGATGGTCAAATAGATCGAGAAAATGATTTAATAAATTATTTTAAAAATGTTACTGATAAATATAACAACATCAATATTATAACTTTTGACTATAACAACTATAATTATAATGACAATAATAATAATATAACACCCGGATCATCTATTTTTGAATTTGTAAGATCTAATAATTTAACAAATATTATACGTGAATTTGCATGTCATAATAAATTTCATGATTACAATAATCCTTTTATTAATTTTTCTAATCCTATTTTAATGGAAGGAATGATACAGTTTTTTGACAAAGTGTTTCCTATTAATAAATTGCCAATGTTTATGAAATATATCAGATTGTATATTAATACGATATCTGATGTTGATACATATAATAAATTATTATACCAAATGCCTAAATTATTATTTAATATTACAAAAACTTTGCAACCACACCATAAAAATCAAATTATTGATATGTTTGCAGAAATGTTAAGTAGTCGTCAATTTGATAAAAAGAACGAAATATTAGCATTATTAATTAATGGAGTATATAATGTTAGCAATAATTCAGAATTAACATTTATTGAATTTAGAAAAGGTAAAAAAGAATTATTCAAAAAAATATCTGATGACTTAAAAGCTAATGCAAAAGTATGTTTAGGAAATAATAATAAATCTAGATACGTATCGTTATTATTGAAAAACGATAATAACATTATAGTATCTGGTAATAAAGATTCTTTAAATGAAAGTTATAAATTTAATCATGAAATTTATATAAATTCCATGACCAAAATTAATAACATATTAATACCAAGTTTACCATTAGATATTGCGATTTGTCAAGAACAAGCAGTAAGACAATACGTTAGATTAATATATTCACATATGTATAACGTATCTATTTTAGATGACAGTATAATTTATTTGGTCATGACAGATAATTTGCGTGTTCAATTATCAAATTTACCAAATAACATTAAAAAATTTTATATAACATTATGTACCATTATGTTAAATAGAACACGAGTTCAAGAAGATAATATTACTGAATTAGAACATTTAAAAAAAGGAAATCCATTATTAATTAATAGAATATTCAAACATCTTGAATATGGCAATGAAGATGTTTTAAAATTATGCATGACACAAATAAATGTTAATATGAGATGTTATAGTTTTTGGTATTTTCTGGTATTGGCATATAATAATCCTACTTTAATTAATAATCAACTTGTATATTGTAAACAAGATTTAGAACAAGATTTTGGGTTAATAAATGTTACCTTAGAAGATTTTAAAAAAATATTAAGTGTTGATGTTAATTTAATTGAATTTCAAACAGAAAATATTTTAGAAAATTTAGAATATATATGTTTCATTAGTCTTGACGATACTAGTAAAACTGGAGGTTGGCACATTATGCCTCACGAAAGTAATAATTCTATATGTTCGCCAAAATATGTTATATCTAGTGATTATCTTGAAGATTTTTTAACAAATTCTAATAAATGTCCTTTATGTTATACTACAATTACACAAGATTTATTAGAATCAGTAAAAGAAGAATCATATTATTTAAATAATAATGATAATAATAAAAACGAAATGATTTTTGATACAAATAAAATTTTTAATGATAATATTTCACAAATTAATTATAATGCTAGCGATAAATTATTGCCTTTCGATACTTATTGTTTTAATAATAATCAAGTTTTAAATATACAAGACACATTAATTACTAATAATAAAAATAATAATAAAAAAATGGTTGTTCGAAACAATGATCATTTTAATAAAATTCTTAATGACTTGTTTCCTGTCATAAATAATTTGAATCCTGATAATTTATATTTAATGGGTGGAGCTATAAATTCAATATTATTAGGAGAAATACCAAATGATTTTGACTTGTTTTTAGTAGGTATCGATAATAATATAATTTTCTTAAATCGCGTCCAAGAAATTGTTGATACGATAAAAGAATATTATAAAGATTATGTTTATATGACATTATATAAAACAAATAATAATGTTTTCGAGTTATTAATAATAGAAAATGAAGATAATATGCCAACATTTAATGATTTACCAACATTTGATGATTTACAAAAAAATCCAAATAATTATAAAATCCATATTAAAATACAAATAGTATTAACAAAAATATCGTCAGTTGATAATCTAATAGCCAGTAATGATATATGGGCAACTGATATGATATATTCATTTAAAGAAAAAACTGTTTTCCTAACCGAAAAAAGTTATTTAGCGATGAAATATATGTTAATACCTGTAATAGGTAATTCCCTTAGTGACGATATTAATTCTAGATTATTTAAATATTTTAATAAAGGTTTTTCATTATTATTACTTAATTTTGATATTACTAATAAAAACTATGTAAAAAATGAATTATTGCAAATTACTATAACAAAAAAAATAAATAATATTAATTATGCAACAATGGACATGTTTAAACATGGAAAACATAGATATTGTTCAAATTCTCTGTATAATTCTATTAGTTCTAAAACAATAGGTTCAACTATAACATATATTAATGCTTCTAATTTAGAAGAACAAGTAATATTTTATAGTATTGATAAAGATATTAAAAATATAAATTTATTTGATAATATCGATAATAATATTAATGATAATAATAAAAAATCACAAAATATACAAGTTGATATAATAATTACAGATAAAATAAATCAAAATATGGATGTTCAAACTTGGTATTCTTCGTTTAATCTAAATTAGGATTCAAATAATTAATAGTTTCTAAATTATGAATACTTATAAAATTTTCTATAATTTTTCTTTTTTTATCATTTTCTGAATTTTTTAATTCATCTTTTATTTTATCATTAAATTTCAATCCTTTTTTGATTAATATACTGGCAATATTTAATTTATTACGAATAATACAATAGTCTAATGCTGAATATCCATTAACATCACAAATATCTAAATTTAGTGTCAAGTTAATTATTTTTTTAACTAAAAATAATGGTATATTATCCAAAATATTACATATTAATATCAATAAATTTACATTCTCACAATCTACTAAATTTACATTTTCAGAATTTAATAATACGTTAAACATTGTTAAATATGTGTTATCTTTATCAACTAATTTTAATAAATATTGAATAATTGGAATATTATCACTAGTATATCTATCACAAGTATTATTATTGATAAATAATTTGAATAATTGTATGTTCTTTGTTTCAATTACTTTTTCAATTATGGTTTTGTTATTAAAATCAGTTTGCGAAATATCAACATTAGAAAAATAATTAAAAATATAACCTATAATTAAATCTACTAAACCTTCATTATTTTTTCTATTTTTTAATAAAATGGAAATACAAGTTTCATTGTTAATATTTGTATTATTAATATCAAAACTTTTAGAAAAATTAGTTTTATTAAATAATATATTTACTAAATTCGCTGTTACTTTATCAAGTTTTGATAATAATAACATTAAAATATTATTATTGTCATTATCAACATTACTTATATTAAAATTGTTATTATTAATTAATAATTCAACTATTTTATAAACACTCGAATTTTCAGTAGTTCTTGTATTTATTTTTTTCAAATAATAGAATATTAAATTTTCTGTAATACCTTTACTAGTTATTTGACTATTCACGTTAAAACCAAGATCAATAATACTTTTTAGAGTAATGTAATCATCTAATAATTCGGGATCATGATCGTAGATTAATTGCATTATATTTTTATTATAAATATTGTTTTGATTAATTAAATCAAATATTTTATTGTTGATATCTTTTTGTAATAATAAATAATCTAATATTTGTTGTAAATTAATATTTTTTTTATTTACTATTTGTGGTTTGTTTTTTTCTGTTGCATACACTTTTTGTAAAATCGTCTTATAATCTAGATCATCTTTTTGGATTTTTTGATTTTTGACTAATATATAATTATTAACTTTTTCGTTTATTACCTGTTCTTGTTTTAATAATTCTTCTGGTTCTTGATTTTTATTAACATAAATATTATATCTTGACGTATTTGGAATAGTTATTTTTTTATTTTTTAAACAATGTTTTATCAACAAAAATACAATATTTTCATTATACATATTATAATAATTACCTAAAAATACCGTATTACCAAATAACATGTATATTTTTTTAAATAATTCAATATTAGTAATATATGATAAAGATAACATCAAATCATTATTATTACATTCAGGTCTTGTTTCACATTTTTTTTTATACATTGTCTTAATAACATTATAATCTACGTCAGATTTATAATTTTTAATATATTGTTGTAAATATTCTTCCATGTGATATTTTAAAGGTCTGAATTCATTTAAAATACCCAAAATTTTTGAATTACAATCTTTCATTACCATATCCATACTAGAATAAGGAGATAAATATTTGTTAGAACATAATACCATTAATGGATCTTGAGTATTTTCATATTTGTTATCCTTTTTGTTTTTAAATTTCATATTTTTGCATTCTTTGTATCCTTGTCCTTCCGTAATTCCTGGAACTTGAGGTAATACAAATAAATCAGTTGTGATATCGTCTTGACTCTTGATTCTAGACGTACACGCATCAAAACCTGATTTTTTCACATCTGAAAATTCCGCAAAGTCTGAAGTAAAATGTCTTCCAAAAAACATAATATTTTAATATATTTTTATAATTTAATATAAATTTGGATTTTAAACGCAATTATAATCACACATTTTTCATGTATAAAATAAATAAGATCTTTACAATTTAACAAGATCTTTACAATTTAACAAGATCATTAATCGTTGTTCGTTGGAACAGAATTAAAAAAAAAATGATTACAATATGTTTTTAATATGGAAAAAGTGTCTCACAATATTTACTTTTAGATCTCATATTATCGAATGATTTTTGGCATTCTTTTGTGTCTTTTGCAAGTGTCGCACACCATAGGATTGGATCTTTTACAAGTGTTCCACAGAATTTGCATTTACTTTTAAATCTCATATTTGATTCTTGGGATTCATTTTGGTCTACAAGTGTCTTGCAGTATTTACATTTGCTTTTAAATTTCGTATTATTGAATAATTCTTGGTATTCTTTTAGGTCTCTTAGCGGTACAATTTTTCCATCAGGATTTTTTTTGTATAAATATCTTGCATAATCAATATCATCTTCAAATCCTGTTTTAGTTCCAGATATGAACATAATATCAGGATTTAATGCGTCTAATTTTCTAGCGTATGCATTTTTTGCAGCTCTTGTTGCATTAATTTTTTTTGTGTCTTGAAAAATAAAGTCCAAATTAGAATGTCTTCCAAATTGCATAATATAATTTAATAATTTAATAAAAATTAGAATTTTAAACGCAAATTAAAATTTAATGCATTTTATTTCTATAATAATATATATTTATGGATAATATTGAAATAACAATAGATTGGATAAGACACGGTTATTCTTGTGCGAATGCATACAAAAGTATATATACTTACACTAGTTTAATGAGTTCGTTAATTAACGATCCTGTATTAACTAGAACAGGAATAGAACAAGCTAAAAAATTAAATAATTACGTATCTAATAATAAAACTAAATTTGATTATGATATAATATGTTGTTCAAATTTAAGAAGGGCAATAGAAACAGCGGCATTTGCATTTAATGACAAAGACACAAAAAAGACGTTATATATTTTGCCATTTATTTCTGAAGTAAAAAATCCGGGTTCTTATGTTGGTTTAGACAAAGAAAATTTTGCAATTGATGAACAAGAATCTATAAAATATATAGATGAGATAATAAATAAAAACAAATTAAATATTAAACAAGATAGAAGTATTTATAATGAAACATTTAATATGGTAAATGATAAATCAAAATTAATGTATCCAAATTATGATTATTTTATAGAAAATATATTGCCAATGATTATTAAAAAATGTAGTCCAAATAAAAAATCATATAAAATAGGAATAGTATCACATTCTCATTTTATATCTACAATTATTCAAGATATTACAAAAAATTATAAAAATGTAGTTCGAGTAGATAATACTAGTGTATGGCGAGAAGTATTAATAGTAAAACCAATAATAAAATATAAAGTTGAAGAAAGATTAAACAAATGTGATAATATAATTTGTAATGAATATAAAGGAGTTTTAGAAGGAGCAGAACCAGATAATTTATTAAGATGTAAAAGGACTTCTAGATTATTTGGCAAAGCCCTTGATTTAGATAGTTTTGACAATGGAATATACGGAGGAAGAAGAAATATTGGATATAATAGTTGTAATAAAATTAGATATGTTGATTTGTAATAAAATAAGATATGTTGATTTGTAATAAAATAAGATATGTTGATTTGTAATAAAATTAGATATGTTGATTTGTAAAAAATTATAAAAAAACTGAATTATTATATTTCGTTATTGTTTTTTGTTATTATTAATATATTTATAATTGGTATTCCAAACACATTGAGAACCAAGAAACATTTTCATTAGGATCATTAGGATTAACATTATTAATTCCAGATACGGAAGTAGCAGTAACACCGTTATTAACACAAGTGAAAGTAATTAAATCACCAGCAGTTAATGATTTTCTAATTGAAAGTGAAACAGTTTTCATGAATGTTGAGCAAATTAAAGTTGCAACAGTAGTTCCATTAACTTTTACTCTAAATAAGCTAGATGAAACAGTTGAAGCTACTGTAACATTACCAGTAATATGATAAATACCATTCAAAGGAACAGTTGCAACACCAGTTCCATTATTATACATTGATGATAAATCAAAATCAACATTTTCAAAAATTATGTTTGCATCACTATTAGTCAATAATTGGTCGTTATTTTTATTGGCTAAAAATGCATGTTGTGGTAAAGTAGGACCAGTAGGACCTGTAACACCTTGAATACCTTGGATACCTTGAATACCTTGAATACCTTGGATACCTTGAGGACCTGTAGGACCTGTTGGACCAGCTACACCTTGGATTCCTTGAATACCTTGAATACCTTGAGGACCAACAGGACCAGTAGGACCATCTAAACCAGTAGGACCTTGGATACCTTGAATACCTTGAATACCTTGAGGACCTTGTAAACCTTGAGGACCTGTAGGACCTTGAGGACCTGTGGGACCAGTAGGACCGCTAGCAGGACCTGTAGGACCTACATTACCTTGAACACCTTGAGCACCTGTAGGACCAAAAGGACCAGTAGGACCAGTTACACCTTGAATACCTTGAATACCTTGGATACCTTGAATACCTTGAGGACCAGTATAACCTGTAGGACCTGTAGGACCAGTAGGACCAGTTTGACCTGTTAAACCAAAATAATCTAATCTATATATAGCACTACCGGGAATTAATTGAGCATCTAAAGTAGTAGTTGCAATTCTTAAAGTGTCTTTTTTTTCCAAAGGAACACGAGTAGTAGCAGGTCCAGTTACGGCAGGAGCTAATTCAGCGAACAAAATAGGGCATTTTTTGTGTGATGATGAAGAAGATGAAGATGATGAGGATGAAGATGATGAAGAACAAGATGAAGAAGAATCGTCAAAATGAACAACAGCATTTACACCGCATTTATGAGCAGGTAAAATATTAACTTGTTGTCTTTTCATACATTTTTTAGGACAATTACGTGGCATTATATAATATGTAAATATATTTTTTTATAGATTAATAAAAAAATAATAAATATAAAAAATTAATTATTATATGTTAATTTGGTTATTATATAAGAAATATTTAATTCCGGTATATATTTACCATAACCTTCGATATTTAACATTACGTCTTTGGTAATTTTTAAATGTTGTTCAGGATAATAATAAATATATTTTTCTTCGGCATAATCTATAATTTCTATACTTGTTATACCGTTTATATGTTTGATAAAAAAGTCTTGAACTACAATAATTTTATTAAATCTAGTTTTATGTAAATATGTTAAATATATTGTTATCGGTATTAATATTAAAGAACTAATTAATATAATATTCATTATAATTTGATTATTATTTTGTTATTAAATGATTTGATTATAAAATATAATTTCATTTTTAAATTGTAATAACGTTATTATTATATATCATAATAACGTTTTGTATAGATATATGATAATATATAATATTAATTATAATAACATTATTATTATATATCATAATAACGTTTTGTATAGGTATATGATGATATATAATATTAATCATAATAACGTTATTATTATATATCATAATAACGTTTTGTATAGGTATATGATGATATATAATATTAATCATAATAACGTTTCATATCATTCAAAGTATATGAGGATATAAAACCAGTGTGATTAATATTTAAATCAATGTATCTAGTTTTTAAATTGTTATAATAACATCTCAAAGCATAATCATATTCAAATAATTCTTGTTCAATATTATCATTAAATAAGCCTATTACATTTTTTATTTTTTCAAAATTATAAATTGATGGATTTAAAGTAAAACCGGGCCACCACCAATGTTGGTCATCTTGGTATTGATACTCAAAACCATTTGAATCATACATTGTTTCATCATATTCTACATTTATTTCGGGTTTATTTCTATGTCTAGCATTGTAAATATAGTTATAAATAGTATTATTATCACATATACTTTCCGGTATATGATCATCAGCCCATCCTATTTTTCTTAATGTCAACATATCATAATTTTTTACAATAAAATTATCCATAATAGTTTTTAAATTAAAGGGTTTCCCACACATCCAATCATCTTCAAAATGTAAAACATATTTTGTTTTTATAGATAGCCATAACATATTCATACTATTAACATGGCCTTTTTCTTCAGAAGTTTTCCAAATAAAAGTAAAAAATGGAAAGGTTTCTTGCATAATTTTTCTATCATTTTCATCACTATTATCATCTATACAAACCCAATATTTAATTAATTCTACATTTTGACAATTAATTAATAGTCTATTAATTGTTTCTATGAATAATTTTAGTCTTTTGCATGTAGTGATAGTAAAAGTAATATCGTAGCCAGTATCAATATTGTTATTTTTAATATCTAATAATTGTTTTTTTTTTTTATTTAATACAGGTTCCATATTTTTAATATAAATACCATCTTGTTGATTACGCATTCCATATAAGGGTCTTAATAAATTAGTATCTATAGAATGTTTAATCCAACCTAAAGTATTAAACCCCATACAATTATCCATATCGTCACATAAATCAGATAGTTCGGTAATCGTTTTATTAGGTAAATAATCAATATCATTGCCTACAAAATCAAGATATTGGTAAAAAGTATAATTATCTAACATTATACTATATCATAACAACAAAATTTTAAATAATATACGCATAATAATTTTTATTCTAACATGTTTATTGTAATATTTTTATTGTAATATTTTTATTATAATATTTTTATTGTAATATTTTTATTGTAATATTTTTATTGTAATATTTTTATTGTAATATTTTTATTGTAATATTTTTATTGTAATATTTTTATTGTAATATTACGCAATTATATAAACATACTGAATCATTTACATTAGCTTTCCATTTCCAAATACTATTATTATAAAATGGTCTAACACAAATATTAACCCAGATTTTATTAAAAGTATCGGAACCGCAAATTGTGATATATTTATTACAATTAGATATGCTTATATCATTGTAACATGATACTAAATTTACTAATGATAAATGATTAACATTACATTTATTATATTCTTCCAAAATTGAATTAGTTTGTATAGAAATACAAGATTCACTAATGTCACTAGTATTACAAATATCAGTGAAACAATTTTCCTCAATTTCTTCTATAGATATTTTGACTACGCATTTTGGTTTTATACCTATTAAAGCTTTTATTAAAATGTCTCCATTATAATTATTACTGTATATATGGAAAATATTATTTATTTCATCATTAAGATCATAATAACATAAATTATCTATATATTTGGACCAAGTATATGATCCTAATAATTTATTACTGCAACAATATTTTATTAACCATTTATCTTTTATCCATTCGAAACATGAATTATTAAGGTTATCAATAATTATATCATTATCTTCACCATAAATATAATTTATATTGCAATTAACGAATATAATTTGTCCTGATTCTATATCATAAAAATAATATTTATTTACTGTAGTAATAATTATCAATGTTTTGTTATTAATTTTTTTATATAATTTCAATGTTTTAAGTTCTAAATAATAAATGTATTCATCACAATCAGTTATGTTATCAATATCTTCAATTATTATGCCTATATATTGAATACATAAACAAGATACTTTTGATCCTCGAGGTCCTGTAGGTCCAGTTGCCCCTGTTTCACCTTTTTCACCTGTTGCTCCGGTTTCACCTTTTTCACCTGTTGCACCAGTAGGTCCAGTTTCACCTTTTTTACCTGTTGAACCGGTTACTCCTGTTGGTCCAGTTTCACCTTTTTGACCTGTTGCTCCATTTGCTCCTGTTGCACCAGTAGGTCCAGATTCACCTGTTGAGCCTGTTGCACCTGTAGATCCAGTAGGTCCAGTTTCACCTTTTTGACCTGTAGAACCTGTAGCACCAGTTGGTCCAGTTTCACCTTTTTGTCCCGTTGCTCCTGTTGCTCCTGTAGGTCCAGTTTCACCTTTTTGTCCAGTTGAACCTATTGCCCCAGTTGGTCCAGTTTCACCTTTTTGACCTGTCGAACCAGTTGCTCCTATTGCTCCTGTTGGTCCAGTTTCACCTTTTTGACCTGTCGAACCTATTGCTCCTGTTGCTCCAGTTGGTCCAGTTTCACCTTTTTGACCTGTCGAACCTGTTGCTCCAGTAGGGCCAGTTTCACCTTTTTGACCTGTCGAACCTGTTGCTCCTGTTGCTCCTGTTGGACCAGTTTCACCTTTTTGACCTGTCGATCCTGTTGCTCCTGTTGCTCCTGATACTCCAGTAGGTCCAGTTTCACCTTTTTGACCTGTCGAACCTGTTGCTCCTGTAGGGCCAGTTTCACCTTTTTGACCTGTCGATCCTGTTGCTCCAGTAGGTCCAGTTTCACCTTTTTGACCTGTCGAACCTGTTGCTCCAGTAGCACCTGTTGCACCTGTTACACCAGTAGGTCCAGTTTCACCTTTTTGACCTGTCGAACCTGTTGCTCCGGTAGCACCTGTCGCACCTGTTACACCAGTAGGTCCAGTTTCACCTTTTTGGCCTGTAGAACCTGTAGCTCCCGTGGCTCCTGTTGCACCTGTTACACCAGTAGGTCCAGTTTCACCTTTTTGGCCTGTAGAACCTGTAGCTCCCGTGGCTCCTGTTGCTCCTGTATGTCCTGTTGGTCCTATAGCCCCAGTAGCTCCTATAGCACCAGTAGGTCCAGTTTCACCTTTTTGACCCATAGCTCCTGTTGCGCCAGTAGGTCCAGTTTCACCTTTTTGTCCCATTGCTCCGGTTTCCCCTTTTTGACCTATTGGTCCTGTTGCTCCAGTTGGTCCTGTATCACCTTTTTGACCAGTAGCACCTGTCTCACCTTTTTGACCAGTTGCACCTGTTTCTCCAGGACATCCATGATGTCCTCGTTTTCCTGTAGGGCCAGTAGGTCCTGTCGATCCTATATTACCTTTTTCACCTTTTGGACCAGTTTCGCCAGGACAACCTTGATGACCTCTTTTACCAGTTGCGCCAGTAGGTCCAGTTTCACCTTTTTGACCTGTTGCGCCTGTTGCTCCAGTTGCTCCAGTTTCACCTTTTTGTCCAGTAGCACCAGTTTCACCTTTTTGACCAGTTGCACCAGTAGGTCCAGTTTCACCTTTTTGACCAGTAGCTCCAGTTTCGCCTTTTTGACCAGTTGCACCAGTAGGTCCAGTTTCACCTTTTTGACCAGTAGCTCCAGTAGGTCCAGTTTCACCTTTTTGTCCAGATACTCCAGTTGCTCCTGTTGCACCAGTAGGGCCAGTTTCACCTTTTTGACCAGATACACCAGTTGCACCGGTTGCACCAGTAGGGCCAGTTTCACCTTTTTGACCTGATACTCCAGTTGCTCCAGTTGCACCGGTTGCACCAGTTTCACCTTTTTGTCCTGTTGCTCCAGTTTCACCTTTTTGACCTGTTGCTCCAGTTTCTCCTTTTTGTCCAGTTGCTCCTGTTTCACCTTTTTGACCTGTCGCACCAGTAGGACCGGTTTCACCTTTTTGTCCAGATACACCAGTTGCCCCAGTTTCACCTTTTTGTCCTGTTGCTCCAGTTTCTCCTTTTTGTCCAGTTGCTCCTGTTTCACCTTTTTGACCTGTTGCTCCAGTTGCTCCAGTTTCACCTTTTTGTCCGGTTGCTCCAGTTTCACCTTTTTGACCGGTTGCTCCAGTAGGTCCAGTTTCACCTTTTTGTCCGGTTGCTCCGGTAGGTCCAGTTTCTCCAGGACATCCATGATGACCGCGTTTACCTGTAGGACCAGTAGGTCCAATATCACCTGTAGGACCTTTCTCTCCTGTACAACCTTGATGACCCCTTTTACCAGTAGCTCCTGTTGGTCCAGTTTCACCTTTTTCTCCTTGTTGTCCTGTGGATCCTGTATCACCTTTTTGACCAGTTGCACCTGTAGGCCCTGTTTCACCTTTTTGTCCTGTATAACCTGTAGGACCTATGTCTCCAGGACAACCTCTATGACCTCTTTTTCCTGTCGCACCTGTTTCACCTTTAGCTCCTGTTGGTCCTGTTGCTCCTGTTTCACCTTTAGCTCCGGTTGTTCCTATTGCTCCAGTTTCACCTTTAGCTCCTGTTGGTCCTGTTTCGCCTTTTTGTCCAGTTGCTCCAGTAGCACCTGTTGGTCCTGTTTCACCTTTTTGTCCTGTTGCTCCAGTAGCGCCTGTTGGTCCTGTTTCACCTTTAGATCCAGTAGCACCAGTTTCACCTTTTTGTCCTGTCGATCCAGTTTCACCTTTTTGTCCTGTAGCACCAGTTTCACCTTTTTGTCCTGTAGCACCAGTTTCACCTTTTTGACCTGTAGCTCCAGTTTCACCTTTAGGTCCTGTTGATCCAGTTTCACCTTTAGGTCCTGTTGATCCGGTTTCACCTTTTTGTCCTGTAGCTCCAGTTTCACCTTTTTGTCCTGTAGCACCAGTTTCACCTTTTTGACCAGTTGCACCAGTTTCCCCTTTTTGACCAGTTGCACCAGTTTCCCCTTTTTGACCAGTTGCACCAGTTTCCCCTTTTTGTCCTGTTTCACCTTTAGGTCCGGTTGGTCCGGTTTCACCCTTAGGGCCTGTTGATCCTGTTTCTCCTTTTTGACCAGTAGCTCCTGTTTCACCTTTATGTCCAGTTGCGCCTGTTTCACCTTTAGGTCCTGTAAAACCTGTATCACCTTTTTGTCCAGTTGCGCCTGTTTCACCTTTAGGACCTGTAGATCCTGTATCTCCTTTAGGACCTGTAGATCCTGTATCTCCTTTTTGTCCAGTTGCTCCAGTTTCACCTTTAGGTCCGGTTGCGCCTGTTTCACCTTTAGGACCCGTAAATCCTGTATCTCCTTTAGGACCTGTAGATCCTGTATCTCCTTTAGGTCCAGTTGCTCCAGTTTCACCTTTAGGACCGGTTGCGCCTGTTTCACCTTTAGGACCTGTAGATCCTGTATCTCCTTTAGGACCTGTAGATCCAGTATCACCTTTAGGACCAGTTGGTCCAGTTTCACCTTTAGGACCTGTAAATCCTGTATCACCTTTAGGACCTGTAGATCCTGTATCACCTTTTTGACCTGTAGCTCCAGTTTCACCTTTAGGACCTGTAAATCCTGTATCACCTTTAGGACCTGTAGATCCTGTATCACCTTTTTGACCTGTAGCTCCAGTTTCACCTTTAGATCCAGTTGGTCCTGTTTCACCTTTAGGACCTGTCGAGCCTGTTTCCCCTTTAGGACCAGTGGCTCCTGTTTCTCCTTTTTGACCAGTAGCACCTGTTTCACCTTTAGGACCTGTCGAGCCAGTTTCTCCTTTAGGACCAGTGGCTCCTGTTTCTCCTTTTTGACCAGTAGCACCTGTTTCACCTTTAGGACCTGTCGAGCCAGTTTCACCTTTAGGTCCAGTTTCACCTTTAGGTCCTGTCGAGCCAGTTTCACCTTTTTGACCAGTAGCTCCAGTTTCTCCTTTTTGACCAGTAGCTCCAGTTTCACCTTTAGGACCTGTCGAGCCAGTTTCACCTTTTTGACCAGTAGCACCTGTTTCACCTTTAGGACCTGTCGAGCCAGTTTCACCTTTTTGACCAGTAGCTCCAGTTTCTCCTTTTTGACCAGTAGCTCCAGTTTCACCTTTAGGACCTGTCGAGCCAGTTTCACCTTTTTGACCAGTAGCACCTGTTTCACCTTTAGGACCTGTCGAACCAGTTTCACCTTTAGGTCCAGTTTCACCTTTAGGTCCTGTCGAACCAGTTTCACCTTTTTGACCAGTAGCTCCAGTTTCTCCTTTTTGACCAGTAGCTCCAGTTTCACCTTTAGGACCTGTCGAGCCAGTTTCACCTTTTTGACCAGTAGCTCCAGTTTCACCTTTTTGACCAGTAGCTCCAGTTTCACCTTTAGGACCTGTCGAGCCAGTTTCACCTTTTTGACCGGTAGCTCCAGTTTCTCCTTTTTGACCAGTAGCTCCAGTTTCACCTTTAGGACCTGTCGAGCCAGTTTCACCTTTTTGACCAGTAGCTCCAGTTTCTCCTTTTTGACCAGTAGCTCCAGTTTCACCTTTAGGACCTGTAAATCCTGTATCACCTTTTTGACCTGTAGCACCAGTTTCACCTTTTTGACCTGTAGCACCAGTTTCACCTTTTTGACCAGTGGCTCCAGTTTCACCTTTAGGACCTGTAAATCCTGTATCACCTTTTTGTCCTGTAGCACCAGTTTCACCTTTTTGGCCCGTGGCTCCTGATTCTCCTGTTGGTCCTGTTGCTCCTACATCGCCCATGCAACCAGGATGACCTCTTTTTCCTGTTGGACCTTTAGGTCCTGTAGGTCCTGTTGGACCATGACAACCAGGATGACCTCTTTTACCTGTATGACCTCTCGGACCTGTAGGACCAGTATCACCCATGCAACCATGATGGCCTTTTTTCCCTCTAGGACCTGTAGGGCCTGTTAATCCTGAATTATCCCCTTTTGGACCCGTAGGCCCAATTAACCCAATAGGACCTGTATATCCTGTTGGCCCCGTCGGCCCAATTGGACCAGTATTACCTTGAGAACCAGTAAAACCAGTCGGACCTGTAGGACCTGTAAAACCTGAATTATCCCCTTTAGGACCTGTAGGTCCTGTTGAACCTTTTGATCCTGTTGCACCTATTGGACCCGTAGGTCCAGATGGTCCTGTATATCCAGTATAACCAGTAGGACCTGTAGGACCTGTAAATCCTGTGTTATCTCCCTTTGGTCCTGTAGGACCTGTAGGACCTGTAGAACCCGTTGAACCTGTAGAACCCGTTGAACCTGTATAACCTGTAGGTCCTGTATGACCCGTTGAACCTGTATAACCTGTAGGTCCTATAGGTCCTGTAGGTCCTGTATAACCTGTAGGTCCTGTAGGTCCTGTATAACCTGTAGGTCCTGTTGGTCCTGTATAACCTGTAGGACCTGTAGAACCAGTAGGACCTGTAGGGCCCGTTGAACCTGTATAACCAGTAGGACCAGTAGGTCCTGTAGGCCCTGTTGAACCTGTATAACCTGTGTAACCAGTAGGACCAGTAGGACCTGTAGGCCCTGTTGAACCTGTATAACCTGTAGGACCTGTAGGACCTGTAGGCCCTGTTGAACCTGTATAACCAGTAGGTCCTGTATGTCCTGTAGGCCCTGTTGAACCTGTATAACCCGTATAACCAGTAGGACCTGTAGGTCCTGTTGAACCTGTAGGACCTGTAAGACCTGTAGGACCCGTTGAACCTGTATAACCAGTAGGACCCGTTGAACCTGTATAACCAGTAGGACCAGTAGGGCCTGTAGGACCTGTTGAACCTGTATAACCTGTGTAACCAGTAGGACCTGTAGGTCCTGTTGAACCAGTATAACCTGTAGGACCTGTTGAACCTGTATAACCAGTAGGACCTGTAGGACCTGTAGGCCCTGTTGAACCTGTATAACCAGTAGGACCTGTAGGACCTGTTGAACCTGTATAACCAGTAGGACCAGTAGGACCTGTAGGTCCTGTTGAACCTGTATAACCAGTAGGACCTGTAGGGCCCGTTGAACCTGTATAACCAGTAGGACCTGTAGGGCCCGTTGAACCTGTATAACCAGTAGGACCAGTAGGCCCTGTTGAACCTGTATAACCAGTAGGACCAGTAGGACCTGTTGAACCTGTATAACCAGTAGGACCAGTAGGACCTGTAGGCCCTGTTGAACCTGTATAACCCGTGTAACCAGTAGGACCTGTAGGTCCTGTATAACCCGTGTAACCAGTAGGTCCAGTAGGTCCTGTAGGCCCTGTTGAACCTGTATAACCTGAAGGACCTGTAGGACCTGTATAACCTGTATAACCTGTAGGACCAGTAGGTCCTGTATGACCTGTTGAACCAGTATAACCTGTAGGTCCTGTAGGACCTGTATGACCCGTTGGTCCTGTAGGTCCTGTATGACCTGTCGAACCCGTATAACCTGTAGGTCCAGTAGGTCCGGTATAACCGGTCGAACCTGTAGGTCCCGTAGGCCCTGTATGACCTGTCGAACCTGTATGACCTGTTGGACCAGTAGGTCCTGTATGACCTGTTGAACCAGTATAACCTGTAGGTCCTGTATGACCTATTGGACCGGTATAACCTGTAGGACCTGTAGGTCCTGTAAATCCCGTGTTATCTCCTTTTGGTCCTGTAGGGCCTGTAGGGCCCGTAGGTCCTGTATGACCTGTTGAACCCGTATAACCTGTAGGACCCGTAGCCCCTGTTGAACCTGTATAACCTGTATATCCTGTAGGACCTGTAGGACCTGTATGACCAGTTGAACCTGTAGGACCCGTAGCCCCTGTTGAACCTGTATAACCTGTATGACCAGTTGAACCTGTAGGACCCGTAGCCCCTGTTGAACCTGTATAACCTGTATATCCTGTAGGACCTGTAGGACCTGTATGACCAGTTGAACCCGTATAACCTGTAGGACCTGTAGGTCCTGTTGAACCAGTATAACCTGTGTATCCTGTAGGTCCTGTAGGTCCAGTATGACCTGTTGAACCCGTATAACCTGTAGGACCCGTAGCCCCTGTTGAACCTGTATAACCTGTGTAACCTGTAGGGCCAGTAGGACCTGTAGGTCCTGTTGAACCAGTGTAACCAGTGTATCCTGTAGGACCTGTAGGTCCTGTAGAACCTGTGTATCCTGTAGGACCTGTAGGTCCTGTTGAACCTGTATAACCTGTGTATCCTGTAGGTCCTGTAGGACCTGTAGGTCCTGTTGAACCTGTATAACCTGTGTATCCTGTAGGTCCCGTAGGTCCCGTATGACCTGTTGAACCCGTATAACCTGTAGGTCCTGTATAACCTGTAGGTCCTGTATAACCTGTAGGTCCCGTTGGCCCTGTAGGTGCCGTTGGCCCTGTAGGTCCCGTTGGCCCTGTAGGACCTGTTGAACCTGTATAACCTGTAGGGCCGGTATGACCTGTTGAACCTGTATAACCTGTAGGTCCTGTCGATCCCGTAGGTCCTGTATAACCTGTCGAACCAGTATAACCAGTAGGACCAGTAGGTCCGGTATGACCAGTTGAACCAGTATAACCTGTAGGCCCTGTTGGCCCTGTAGGTCCTGTACGACCAGTTGAACCTGTATAACCTGTAGGTCCTGTAGCACCTGTAGGTCCTGTATGACCTGTTGAACCCGTATAACCTGTAGGTCCTGTTGGCCCAGTAGGTCCAGTATGACCTGTAGGACCCGTATAACCTGTTGGTCCTGTAGGACCTGTAGATCCAGTAGAACCTGTAGGTCCTGTTGGTCCTGTAGGACCTGTAGATCCAGTAGATCCAGTAGAACCTATAGGACCTGTTGAACCCGTATAACCTGTAGGGCCTGTAAAACCAGTCGCGCCTGTAGGTCCTGTAAAACCTGTTGAACCTGACGGTCCTGTTGTACCTGTAGGCCCTGTTTCACCTTTACAACCTCTATGACCTCTTTTACCTCTCATACCCGTATTACCAGTAGGCCCGGTTGGGCCTGTATCACCTTTACTTCCTGTAGGACCTGTATCACCTTTACTTCCTGTAGGACCTGTATCACCTTTACTTCCTGTAGGACCTGTATCACCTTTACAACCTTTTGGACCATGACATCCCCTTTTACCAGGAATACCAGGTTTTCCGCGAAGACCATGAGGACCTACAGGACCTGTAGGTCCTTGATTACCTTGTGGACCTGTAGGACCTGTAGGCCCTGTTATGCCAATTTTATTATCACATTTATTATCACATTTATTACCGACTTTATCACAATTTACGGTTTCACTATCAAAATATTCACTAAATTTAATTATTACATTATTTATATTATTTACACATTCATTATTATCTAATATTTCAGAATAAGAATAATTATCGTCATTACATATTTCTTGACAAGTATCTTGATTATTTTCTAAAATTTCTTTATTATTTTCTAAAATATTATCTTTTTCTTTATTATTTTCTAAACTACTAGTAATATTTATATCAGTATAGGATACTTTTAACCATTTATCATCATAAAAACAATATACTGATTCGTCTATATTATTATATAACATATCTCCATTTTTATTAGCAATTATATTAGAAACTATATTTTCCTTCTTATTTACAAAATATATCTTATTATTTACATTATCATAATAATAAAATGTTGCTTTTGTCTCGCATAATAACCAACTTTCATTCCATTCATATAATGTTCCAGTTTCTAGCAATAAACATTTATCACCAGTTTTTATATCATTATATATATTTTTTTGAATTGAATTATTAGCTACCGAGCCATTGTATAGTATATTGATCTTTTTATAATTATTCATCAAAAGAACACGTATATATATAAATCGTATAATAAAAAAATATTAACATTAAAAAACACTATATTATAAATATATAAATAATACAAATATATCATCATTATAATAATGATACCAAAAATAATACATTTTATTAATTTGGGTCCTAGGGAATTTAATCTTTTACATTTTCTTTCGATTTATTCGGCTTATGTTATTAATAAACCTGAACAAATTTATTTATATTGTGATCATATACAAAAAAATAATTTTTATTGGGATATCTTAATATCTTTAGATATTATTAATATCGAATTAGTAAAAAATACTGAATGTCATAAAGATATATATTTAGAAAATTATCAATATCGTGCCGATGTATTAAGATTAGAAAAATTAATACAAAGAGGAGGAATATATTTAGATCTAGATATAATATGTTTAAAATCTTTTGATTGTTTTTTAAATAATAATTTAGTTTTGGGTGTTGAAAGTTCTGATGACAATAGTGAAATTGATATATATAAAATTAATAGTATTACTAATGCGGTTATTTTAGCCGAACCTTGTAATAAATTTATTATTAATTGGTATAATTCTTTATCTGATAATATTCAAGATAAACCTTGGGCTTATCATGCAGTAGTATTACCACTCGAGATATTAAAAAAAAGTTTAGGTATATATAAACCCTTAATAGTTCCTAGTAGCTATTTTATACCATTTGATTTTATGGAAACGTTTATTTTAGAAGAAGATACTGATAAAGAATATTTAATAAAAGATTCATTTACTATTCATTTATGGGAAACTATATGGTCTAATGATGATAAATTAATATTAACAATAAATTATTTTAATGAAAATGATAGTATTTTTACAGTATTATTTAGTAAATATATTAATGTTTTAAAAGATTATTTATATTTATTAGAAAATATTATTGATAATGTTTTTTTAGAAAAAAAAAATATCGATAAATTATACGAAATTACTAATATGTATATTGATTTATGTTATCGTTATGATAAATTTATACATCCTAGAATATTGACTTATAATAGTTATTCTAAAAGTATTATTAAAAAAAAATTTATAAAACCAGATGCAATTACTTTTTTTAATAACATACCTAACAAAAATTCTTGCGCTCTGTATAAATATATCAATCATGAACATTATTTTAATTGTAATAATGAAGTATTCGTATATAATAACTTTTTTACTATAAAATATTTAGGAACAACAAAATATATTAATATACAATGTGATATTATTTATAAAAAAAATCAAAAATCAGAACCCGTCTTTGATCTAGTTCAAAATCAAAATCAAAACCAAAATCAAAACCAAAATCAAAACCAAAACCAAAACCAAAACCAAAACCAAAATCAAGACCAAGATCAAGATCAAAATCAAGACCAAGATCAAGACCAAGAAATAATAGATTATATAAATTTATTACATAATGATACTATTATTCCTACAACATTTATAAATTTAAATAAATACAAAGGTAATATATCTATTAAACATTTAATAGAATGTAAATATTCTGATACAATTTCTGTATTTTATGATACCGATAATTATAAAATTAAAAATATTAATTTTCAATTAAATTGTTAATCACGAAATTTTGGCTCGATGTATTTCATTCCTAATATATCAAACCAAAAATTGTTAATCACGAAATTTTGGCTCGATGTATTTCATTCCTAATATATCAAACCAAAAATTGTTAATCACGAAATTTTGGCTCGATGTATTCCATTCCTAATATATCGAATATTTCTTTTTCCGAATTTACCATTATTCTATTTAATTTTTTTACTTTTTTTTTATTATTATCTTTTTCATATTCTTTTTTATATAAACCATATTGATTTAATTTGTATCCTAATAATTTTGCATGATGTCTTAATCTTTCATTAAAATCTCCCGAACCTGTAAAATGCAAAATGGCCGTCCAAAATGATTCGTATGGTATATACATAATATCAATGTGTCTAATAGGTTTATTTTCGTATTTACAAAATCCCATATATTTAACTTGAAAATTTTTATCAATATCATCAATTATAAATTTTTCATCTTTTAATTTATTAATTACTATTTTCAAATAATTAACACTTTTATCTAATTGTTCTTTTGTAATTATATTTTTATTTACTAATAATATGTCAATATCATTTGATTCAGGTTTTTCTCTCCTATATGAACCACAAATCATATATAATAAATTTTTATCAACACTAGATATTATTTTTTTCAAATAATTATTAATATCATCAATTTCTTTTCTAGGTATTTTTTTTTCATATACTTTCTCATATTTTAAACCTAAAAGTATATGATCGTTTAAAGGAACTTTTTTTTGTAAATATCCTTTTTTTAATTCCTTTATGTTATGAATATTATATTCTTTTATTAATCTAATTGCTATACTTTCTCCAATTCCGTATATCCTAGTTAAATTTTTAATTGCTTCCATAATTTTTTTATCAGTCCTATCTATTTTTATTTCTTGTAATTTACCTTTCTCTAATATTTCATTTATTCTCTTTACTGAATTTTTACCAACGCCCTTTAAATGTTGGATTTCTTCTCCAGATTTTATTTTTGTCGGATATTTTTTTATTGTTTTTATTAAATTTATAGTATTTTTTAATCTAATATTATTTACTAACTTGTCCTTTGGTGTTTTTGATTTAATTACTTCATATTTTATTTGTTCTACTAATTTTTCTAGTTCCTTTATTAATATTTCGTTCATATATATATTATATTTATTTAATTAATCAACAATATAATTATTTAATCAAACTTGCATTTAATATTAAATTTATATATAATGCAACAATTATCGTATAATATGAATCTACTACAGGATTATGAGCATTTTTATACGGAAAATTACTTAATATCATATTAAGATTGTCATATTCTTTAAAATAATTTTGCATACCTATAAAAGTATTTTCTAATTGAGCAGAACCAAATTTAATATATGAAAACCAATTAAACATTTCTATATCATATACTTTACTAAATTTTATATCACAATGATTCAATACATCTAACATTGTATTTTTAATAGCAATAAAATCATTTTTACCTTTTACAATATAACACACTTCATTATCAAATGATAGCCATAAAGTAAAAAAATTTTTCAAGTCTTTAATAGTAAAAGTCCTGTTTTTAACTAATTTATCATTATAGTAGCTATCCATTTGTGTATAATAAATATCTTTACCTTCTTTATCTAATATTTTTGGATAAACACGAAATGGCATGTTTCTTGTAATACTTAATAACCTCTTTGCATATTTTAAATCTTTATTTAATTTAGTTATTTTTTTTTCATTAGTTGTTTTCTTACTTAAGGTAATTCTTTTTAGTATTTTTAAACCTAATTTAATATTATTATAATCTTTATCTTCAAATATTTTATTTATATATTTAACGCTTAATTTACTATTTATAATATTAAATACTTTGTTATCTAAATTATCAATCGTCAAGTTTGCTATTATTTCATATATATTATAATATTTATCTCCTTTTTCCATTACTTTATATGTTATATCAGACACAGTTGCATATTTCGATAAGATAAATATAGTATTTTCATCATATATATTTTCGACGTTTTTAAAAATATGACCTATATAACTCCATTTATTCGAATCTTTTACAAATATAATTATTCCTATTTCTCTAATAAAAGGCACTATATTTATTTTACTATCGCTATTATTATTATTAACTATATATTTATTATTATTTAAAACCTGATTATGAAATTCAATGTCAGTACAAAAAAGAACTTTGCTATTATTTGCAATATTATCAAATGCACTATTCATTTTATCATCAATATTAAATTTACCCTTATATAGACTCCCATATTTTGAGACGAATTTTCTTAAAATTTTTATTATATCTTGATTTTTTTGATTAATCATTATTTTATAAAAAAATTACATAAATTATTTTTATTGAATTAGTAAATAAAATTATATTATATTCTTTTCAATAAATTCTGAAAAATTATTTATCCAATCATCATTATTAAATTCATCATTGACAACATTAATATTATCATTACTATTATCATTAATATTATCATTACTATTATCATTAATATTATCATTAATATTATCACATTTTGCAAAAACTAGATTTTTTAAATTATTTCGTTTTTGTTTAAATTCCAATGGATCTTGTATTACTTTTTCAATTAATTCTTGATTTAATTCTTCTATATTATTACAATAATATAAGCCATCTTTAATACTTATTGTTTCCATATCTAATTTATCAGCAATAATTATTCCAGGTTTATCTACTAATAAATATTCATAAGCGACACTTGATTGATCAAAAATAGCCAAATCACAATTAAATAAATTCATTGTAAAAGCAATATTTTGAGGCGGTATAATAATTAAATTTTGAGCACATTTTTGTTCTATACATAAATTAAATATTTTTAATAAAACTGAATTCGGCTTAGCCATTTCTTCAGTTATAGGATGAGGACGAATTACTACATCATAATTTTGACATAATTTTACTATTATGTTAATTATTGTATTATAATTATCATAATATGATGTGGGACATATCAATATACGTTTATTATTAGTTTTATTTATTTTATTCATTTCCCAAATCCATTCACAAGGCGAATAAAAATTAAATCTTGGCCAACCAAATAATCTAAAAATATTTTCTTTTTTCAAGTTATGACATTGAGGTAAGCCTGAACATTTTAAATGATAATCATATTGTAAATTACCGGCAACTATATCATAATTTGCACAATTATGCCAATAATGAGCAAACCATTCCTTTGGTCTTGTTCCAACACATATGCCATGATCAAGAAATAATACTTTAATATTATTTTCCCTATAAAAATCCATATGAGGTTTCCATGGCTCAGTTATAAAAGCTACTTTTAAGTCATATTTTAATGTTTCTTCTATATTTATAATAATTTGTTTTCTATCTATTTTTATATTCGTATATGCTTCTAATTTTTTTGTTATTAATCTTATATCATTTTCTATATCTTCTTCACTTCTAGTAATTTCTATTATTTCTTCCGTTTCTTTTTTATCGTCCTTAATAATATTTATTATTACTTTTTTAATATCATAATACCAATATACATTCTCGGGTTCAAAAAAATAATAATATGGTAAAACATGAACAGCTTGATGAGGTTGATTTCTACAATGGAATATAGCTTTCAATTTTGTTTTTTTTACATTTAATAATTTATCATTCGGAATAGGCAACAAACTTGATAAAGATGCTACTTGATCTAACTGACAATGTAATTTATTATATAATATATCAGTAGTAGACATATTTGTAGTTCTAGTTAAATATAACACTTGTATATTTTTTATATTTTTTGGATATAGTGATTTATATATTATTGGTAATTCGTCAAATTTATCTTTCCAATCATCCCCCATTAAAAATATATTAGCATTATAATAATGCATATATCTCGATTTAGCTTCTAAACTTATGTCATCTTCTATAAAAACTTCATCCACGCATTTTAAAGATTTTATAATTTGTATTCTTTCATATAAAGGTATAACGGGGGTTCTATTTTTTTTAGATAAATTTAAAAAATCACTACTAACTCCAACAACCAATTTATCGCCTAATGCTTTCGCCCTAGTTAATAAATTTAAATGACCTATATGAAATAAATCAAATGTCCCACAAGTTAATACCGTTTTCTTATCCATAATATATATTTATTATATTATATTTTATTTGGAATTAAAACAAATAATTTATTTTTAAATATTTAACAAAAACAAAAACAAAAACAAAAACAAAAACAAAAACAAAAACAAAAACAAAAACAAAAACAAAAACAAAAACAAAAAAACTAAAAATAAAAAACTGGAACAAAAACAGAAACAAAAACAAAAAAACTAAAAATAAAAAACTGAAACAAAAACAAAAACAAAAAAACTAAAAAACTGGAACAAAAACAAAAATAAAACTAAAAATAAATAATAATAACAAGTGCGTATTATATTTGTATATTATTTATTATAATATATTATAAAATAAGTAATGGCAACAAATTCTTTAATTTTTGATAATTTATGTAATTTAGCTTGTTGCGATCATAACGACGAACGTATTCACAGTGATCTTGCGAATCATTCAGAAACCTTTAAGCAAGGAATTTATAAAATAAATCAAATATTTTATTTAGCAGTTGGTTATGGTTTGAGTAATATTACTATGATAGAAGGTAATGATGGTATTATTATTATTGATACAGGTGAATCTTTTGACGTAGCTTCTAAAGTATTTGCAGATTTTAGTAAAATTACTAATAAGCCAGTAAAATGTATTATTTATACACATAATCATTTTGATCATATCGCAGGTGTAAAAGCTTTTACTACTAAAGAAGATGTTGAGAATGGTAATGTAAAAATTTATGCTCATAGAAAAATAATGGCAGGCATAATAAACAATGCTAGTGTTGTTGGACCAATTATTAATGCTAGAGGTATAAGTACATTTGGTTTAGTTTTGGAAACTAATGCATCGGGTCATATAAATGATGGTATTGGACCAAGACTAAAACCAGGTAAAGCAACTTTTATTCATCCTACTGATTTTGTTGATACTGAATTAGATATAAATATTTGTAATATAAATATGCGCCTAGTATATGCTCCTAGTGAAACTGATGATGAAATATTTATATATTTCCCTGATCATAGTGTTATACAATCAGCAGATATTATTATGGGCGAATCATATCCAAATTTATACAGTATCAGAGGAACGCCTAATCGTGATCCTATTAAATGGTATGAATCAATTGACCTAATGAGAAAATTAAAACCTGATTATTTAATACCTTCTCACGGAAGACCCTTAGAAGGTAAAGAAAAAGTATATAATATGTTGACAGCATATCGAGATGCTATACAATATACACATGATCAAAGTGTTAGATGGATAAATAAAGGTTATAATGCAGACGAATTAGCAGAAGTAATACCTCATTTACCAGAAAATTTAAATCATCCTTGGTTACAAGAATATTACGGAACAGTAAAACATAGTGTTAGACAAATTTATGCAGGTTATTTAGGTTGGTTCCAAGGTGATCCTACTTTTTTGGATCCAGAAAACAATAAAATTAGAGCTAGGAATTACATTGAAGGATTTGGTGGAAGAAGCAAAGTATTAAGTATTGCCTGTTCAAGTATTGATGAAGGTAATTATAAATGGGCAGCAGAAATATTAACATATCTTGTCACTTTTAATATAAATGATCAAATTGCTAGATCATTAAAAGCAAATTGTTTGAGACAATTAGCTTATAAAACAAAAAATACTAATTGGCGTAATTGGTATTTAACATCAGCTAAAGAATTAGATAATACTATAGATTATAAATTAATAAATAATGCTCATGGTTGTGATTCACAAGATATTATAGCAGAAATACCAATACCTATATTTTTAAAAAGTTTATGTACTAAATTAATGGCGGAAAAATCATTAAATACTTATATTACTATGGGTTTTAATATATTGCCTAAAAATATTACTTATTATTTAGAAATAAGAAGTTGTATAGTAGAATTTCATGATCAAAGTGTCGATAAAGTTGATTATATTATTAATATTGAAGAAAACACATTAAGAAATATATTTTTAAGAAATACTACAGCTTTAGAAGAAATTAAAAAAGGTAATTTAACATTTGGTAAAGGAACCAATCTTGAAGGTATGCAAAGCTTTTTTGATTATTTTGATATCAAAAATGTAGTAACTACACCAAAATTAGCATTACCACATTTATAATTAATAACAAATAATAAACATAATAGTAAATGGTAAATATAATAAAAAATAATAAACAATAACACGAATTAATTAACAACAAACAATAAAAATAATCACAACCATTTTTTTTTCATAAATTATGTAATTAGATAATTTAATTATATGCTTTTTTTAATAACAATTTTCTTTCTTTAGTTTCAAAAGAATTTCTAATAGGTTCTAAAATATAATTTAGACTATCAGTTATTCCTAATTTGAAATCTTGAGGATGTAATTTACCTAAAGCAAAATCGTTTTTAATATTATCGAAAGAATCATATATAATTATTCCTCCAAACTTTTCTTTACGATTAATTATAAATTGTTGATTTTTGTAAGATAATACGGGAAATATTACTTTTTCTAATAAATCCATCAAACAATTATCTTCGACATCACAAGGTAGGCAATATGACTTATTTATTTTTTTTTTAATTTCATTTTTAGTATCTAATAAATCTATTTTAGAATCATTATTTGATGATGACATTTTATCATCTTTAATTGTATCGTTATTTATGTATTTTTTATACAATGTATCAACATAATTATCAGGTAAATCAAAATCAATATTTAATAATTTTAATTTTTCTTCTTTCGTAATAACATTTTTGATTTCTTTTTTATTAAATCGTAATCCTTGAACCATAGGTGTCATTAAATGAATACTTTTTTTATATCCTAATAAATTCAAATTAGAACGAGCAAAAGTAAATATTTTTCGTTGATCTATTCCTCCACTTTGTATATGGACATCTAAATAATGTTCATCTAGAGCTTGAAGACTTGGATATAATAAACCAGTCATTGTAGGATTTTGTGTTTGTTTAACAACTTCGGCTCCAGCATGTTTTGCTTCTTGATATGATATTTTTGAATTTAATTTATAAACATCTAAAGTATAATTTTGAGATAATTGATAATCACTACCTTTTACAAATTCTATTAGGTCAAGATCAACATTTAATGATAATAATACTTCTTTAATCATTGTAATATAATATTCAGTCCTAGCATTTAATAATTCCATACTAGTTTTTAGATTATCTAAAACAGCATGTAAATCAGCTATTAATATTTTTACTTTACATCCAGCTTTTATATAATCTACTATTTTCAAAAATTGTATAAAATATCCTATATGAATTCTACCTGTAGGCGCAGTTCCCCAATATATTTTTATTTCTTCTTGTAACAATAAATTATCCAGTTCTTGTTTACCTAATATTTCTTGCAAATTTTTTGTTATTAATTCTCGTTTTTCATCAATTGTTAATTTATTCATATTATGTTAATATTATTATGATATTATGATATTATGATATTATGATATTATGATATTATGATATTATGATATCATGATAATTTAATATTTCATTTTTATTTTCATATTATTAGTTTTTATATCATATCATATCATATAGTATAATGAATCTTGATGATTACAAAATTATTAAAGTGTTAGGTGTTGGTTATAATGGTGTTGCATCTTTAGTTAAAAAAGGCAAAAAATCATATGTTCTAAAACAACAAAAAATATTTAAAAGAAATATTATCATAAAAAATAATATTTTAGAATTGAACAAAAAATCTGATTTATATTCAGAACTTGAATTTTTTAAATTAATAGATTCTTTGAAAAAATCTGAACAAAAATTTTTTGTAAAGTTAATTGATAATAAAATATTTGATTCAGAAGTATGTAATTATGATAATTTAAGTATCAATAAAAGAACTTTTGGTAATAACAAACGAGATTTACAAGCTAAAAAATATTTTGAAACTTTAGATTCTAGTAAGTATTGTTATTTCACGATAATGGAATATGCAGGAAAACCATTAGAAGAATTTATCAAAAGCAAAAAAATATGGAATTTTAAATATGGTTATTTAATAGCGTATCAAATGATCAATATATGTAAAATATTATTTAATAATAATATTCTAAATGGAGACATGCATGTTGGCAATTTTTGTTTAAATAATAAGCAACTTAAATTGATTGATTATGGTTCCATTAATTTTATAAATAAAAAACATAAATATTATGATTCGTTTTTAATAAAATATGATTTATTTTTCAGCATTATGACTTTCGCAATTAATACACATATTATAAATAATGATTGCAAGTTTCATTTAAATGATGATATTGTAATTAAGAATATGGATAAAATTTATAGTTCTAAATATATTACGAATATTAAAAATGATTACTTGATGATAATAAAAAATGCTAACAGAAAATATATTACAAGAATTAGTAAAATCATAAACAATAAACCAAAAAATATAAAAGAAGCTAGAGAAATTGGTTTACATTTTGATTTATTATGGTATGTTTATGAACCTGAAAATTATTTGAAATTTTGGACAAAGTATTGTAAAATAGGTAAAAATCACAGTAAATTATTAAAAGTCGAAGATTTAAGATATTTTATCGATAATTTTCACGATTTTGACAAGTTGATTATGTATTTCAAAAAAAAATTATAGAAACATTTTTATAACATAATTTAGTTATTTTAGTTGTTATTTTTATAACATATTTTTATTTGTCATCATATAATATAATGAATCTTGATGATTACGAAATCATTAAAGTATTAGATGTTGGTTATAATAGTGTTGTATTTTTAGTCAAATATCGCAAAAAAATATGTGTCCTAAAACAACAAAAAATATTTAAAAATAATGTTATCATAAAAAATAATATTTTAGAATTGAAAAAAAAATCTGATTTATATTCAGAACTTGAATTTTTTAAATTAATAAATTCTTTGAAAAAATCCGAACAAAAATTTTTTGTAAAGTTAATCAACAATAAAATATTTGATTCAGAAGTATGTAATTATGATAAACTTGATAAAAGAACTTTTAGAAATAATAAACAAGGTTTACAACCTGAAAAATATTTCGAAACTTTGGATTCTGATAAATATTGTTATTTTACAATAATGGAATATGCAGGAAAACCATTAAAAGAATTTATTAAAAGCAAAAAAATATGGAATTTTAAATATGGTTACCTGATAGCATATCAAATGATTAATATATGCAAAATATTATTTAATAATAATATTCTAAATGGTAATATGCATGTTGGTAATTTTTGTTTGGATAATAAACAACTTAAATTAATTGATTATGGTTCTATTAATTTTATAAATAAAAAGCATAAATATTATGATTTGTTTTTAATAAAACATGATTTATTTTTTAGCATTATGACTTTTGCAATTAATATGCATATTATAAACAACGATTTTCATCTAAATGATGATATTTTAACCAAGAATATTGATAAAATTTATAATTCTAAATATATCACAAATATCAAAAATGATTATTTGATGATAATAAAAAATGCTAGCAAAAAATATATTGCAAAAATTAGTAAAATTATAAACAATAAACCAAAAAATATAAAAGAAGCCAATGAGTGTGGTTTATGTTTAGATTTATTATGGTATGTTTATGAACCTGAAAATTATTTAAAATTTTGGTCAAAGTATCGTAAAATTAGTAAGCGAAGCGGACCTTTAGGCAAGCGAAGCGGACCTTTAGACAAGGTAGGACCTAAAAATCATAGTAAATTATTAAAAGTCGAAGATTTAAGGTATTTTATTGATAATTTTCATGATTTTGACAAGTTGATTATGTATTTCAAAAAGAAATTATAAAAATATATAATCGTAATATTTTTATAATACAATTATATATGGATAAACAAAAATATTTAAAATACAAGACTAAATATGTAAAAACTAAAATCTTGGAAAATAAAAATAATAATGTCCAGATTATTTTATTTGGAAATGTTATGACAGATCAACTAGAATGGGAACGCGATTATAATAAATTTGTTTCAGAATTAAAAAAAATTGGAAAAGTAATAATATTAAAACCTAATTATGTAAATTTCTTATCTTATTCTAAAAAAAGTAATAATAAACCAAATGAAAATATTAATTTTACTATAGAAGATTTGCAATTTGAAAATTATGCAAAATGGATAAAAACACAAATAGATAAAAAATTAGATTACATAGCAATTTGTTTAGATCAAGGTTGTCATTTTGCCAAGTTTTTTTGTAATAAATATTCTAAAAAATGCATTCGTTTGTATATTTTAGTCGATAGAATTTTTACAAAAGAAAATTATCATGATACATTTTATTCTGAAATGAATTATAATTTTATTAAAAATATTGTTGGTGATGATTATGAAAAATATTTAATTAAAAATTTAACTAATGAAACTATAAATGATTTACTAAACAAAATTACAACTTTACAAGATAATGAAAATTATATACAATTATTGAATGGTTTATGTAAAGGTATAATAAGAAGTCAATATGATAAAATTCAAAAAATGGATGTTAAAACGATAATTTATTCTGATATTAATGTTTTAACAAAGGAAAAATTAAAATTAAATATTACTTTTAATGAGAAAAGTAATAATAAAATAATATATTATTATGTAAATCCTGATACGCATTATTTAATTCATAGTAAGAAATTTTCTGATGAAATAATTAATAATATTTATGGTTTATTATTCAAATAATTTTAAATTGTTTCATTGACTTGTATTTTTAACAAAAATAACATATCAAGTCTATCATCCAAATTTCTTCTACATTCGGCGTAATATTTATCCTCGAAAAAATCAAGATTTATTGATTCAAAATAATTTTCTAATATTTTTATTATATCTGTAGAAATATATATATCATGTAAATTATTGATAATTTTAATATAGTTTTCCTTTTTTAATTCTTTTTGTTTTAAATAATCTTTTTCTAATATACTTAAAACACTTTTTTCTATTTTTTTTATTCTTAAAATAAATTGATTAGATTGAAATCTTGATGAAATATTATTTTCATAATCATAATAATTGTCAATTTGCATATTTATATTTTGTAGTAAAGTTTCCTTTAATTTATGTACATAATGTAAAGAATATTTATCAAACAAATTATTAAATTCATTCTGTAATGTTATTTTGGATATTGGATTATATTTAATATTAATAATTTCTTGTTTTATTTCATCTACTAATTTTAAATAGTTTAAATTTGATTTGTAAGTATCATAACCTATTTTCGAATTGTAGGAATTAGTATTGTTTTTGTAAATTATATTATATTTTGGAGGTATTTTATCTGGTATTATTAATGGCATTAATTTATTACAAAGAAATCTAATATAATCAGCAAATATTTTTTTTATAGTTTCGCTTTTAATAATTTTTGGTCCCAATTTAATAATTTTATCATTAATATTTTTTTCTTCGGTATCAATTATGTTTAATATCATTTGTTTCCAATTATTTTGAATACAATCATCAACCAAATTATTTATCATTATTAATAAATTTTTAACTGATAAATTATCATTTATAGATTCCTTAATATATGAAATTGGTAAATCATTTAATAATTTATCAAAATATTTTTTTTCCATATTATCACTTTCTTCTAAATCTATAATATCATTATGAGTCCTATTTATTATAGCCACACATCCTTTTAATTTTAAACTTTCCATCTCATCAGAAGTTCCTAAAATACGATTTAATAATAAATTATCAATATTTACTTTTTGAGATTGAGAATATTCTGTCATAATTAACCTATCAGCCATAGTTAAAGCTAAAATAGTGTTTTTGCATAAATTTAGTTCATTGATTAAAGCTAATGGTTGGCAAGACGTTAATCTCGTAACTGTCGCCGGAACTACACACAAAATAATATCTTTGTCAGTTAAATATTTTTTGCACAAACTAGTTGTCTTAGCAGCTAAATCAGGAGGGAAAGCTCTTAAACCTGGTAAATCAATAAGTTCTAAAGGCAGTAAATTTGGTTCAGAAAATTCGATAACAATTTCATCATCGGATATAATATCTGAATTTTTTGGCGATATAGAATTATTAATAATTATTATGTTATCAAGTATTTCTTGTTTATTATTTAGTTCTATTATGTTATTTTTATGTTTTATAACATATTTATTAGGTCCATCTTTTAGAATTAAACGTATTGGTGATTTTGTACATATTATATTATTTTTAGGAAATATGGGACATTTTAATATTTTTTCAAATAATGATGATTTACCTGTTGATTCATTACCTACAGTGATAATTCTTGGTAATATAAATTTAGTTAATTCGTCTGTATTATCTTCTATCAATAATTTAATAATTTTCCAAATTTTACCATAGTTATTGTTAGCTAAAATATTTATAATATTCGAGCCTTTAAAAAATTGTGTTTGATCCATTTTATTATAATTATAATTATTATTAATTTATATAATTAGGTTATTATTTAATTAATCTATTATCAAATTTATATTTCATTTTTTTTTGCAAGTTTTTAATTAATGAAATTAATTATTTCATATAAAAAAATTTAAATCAAATTAACTTGTTCTTTATAATTATTTATAATATTAATACGTTCCACGAGTTTTTTTCTAGATTCAGTATAACTTTCATCTTCTTTACAATCACCAAAATTAGAACAATGAACTTGTAAATTAATTAATAAAGGAGTTATAATATGCAAATCGTATAATTTTTCTAAATTATTAATAATTTCATTGTTATCTTTATTCATAAGTGGATCTTGATATTCTCTGCCGGCTAAATACTCAGAATCTAAAGCATACATATAACTTTTGCTAATATGTTTCATATCTTTTTTAAAATTATCACAAGTAAATACGTCTTCGATAAATATATTAATATAATTTAATAATGTATTTTTTGTCTTATGAATATAATTTGGTTGTATTTCATCAAAAATACTATTAAAAGATTTTATTAGTAGTTCTTTTTTATAATGTTTTTCTAGCCATAAGGATACTATATTTTTAAAATGATTTATTATGTTAATATATGATGCATTAAATAAAATCGTATTTATTTCGGAACAAATAGGTTTTCCATCATCATCTTCTTTAATATTCCAACCACGATAATATGTTCCTTCATCATCATCAATATAACCATGTGCGGGCTTTACCATTATATCATACAATTTTATAGCGTGATCTTTTATAAAACTATCAATTACTTCCTTAGTAATAATTTCAGGTCCTAATTCTGTAATTTTATCGTTAATTAATTTAATATCATTATTTATTTTTTCCAATATTATTGGTTTCCAATTATTTTGAATATGATGAACATAAAAATTATTTATTATGGTTAATAAATTTTTAACTGTAATATTTTCTTCAATAGTATTTTTGTCTTTTAAATATTCAGTTGGCAAATTATTTAATAATTTTTCAAAACATTGAATTTCCATATCATCACTCTCTTCTAAATTCATAGTATCATTATGTGTCCTATTAATAACAGCTACGCAACCTTTTAATTTTAAATATGTCATTTCGTCTGAAGTTCCTAATATACGATTAAGTAATAATTCATTAATATTTTCTTCTTGTGCATATTCTGACATTACTAGTCTATCAGCCATAGTTAATGCTAAAATTGTATTTTGACACAAATTTAATTCATTAATTAAAGCCAAAGGTTGACATGACGTTAATCTTGTAACTGTTGCAGGAATTACACACAAAATAATATCTTGAATTGACAAATATTTTTTGCATAAATTAGTAGTAATTGTAGCTAAATCAGGAGGATAAGCTCTCAAACCTGGTAAATCAATAAATTCTAATGATGGCAAATTTGGTTCTGTGAATTCAATTATAATTTCGTGTTCGGTAATAACATCTGAATGTTTTGGGGAAATAGAATTATTAATTTCCATCATATTTTTATAAATTTCTTGTTTGTCATATAAGACAATTTCTTTTTCTGAGCCTGGCATTGTATTTCTAATAACATATTTTTGTTGTCCACTATTCAAAACTAAACGTATTGGTGCCTTAGTACATATTATACTGTTTCTAGGAAAAATTGGACATTTTAATATTTTTTCAAATAATGACGATTTGCCCGTTGATTCATTACCTATGGCGATAATTCTTGGTAATTTGAATTTAGATAGTTCATCAGGATTATTTTCTATTAAATTTTCAATAATTTCTTTTGCTTTACCAAAAGCAGATTTTGTTAAAATGTCTATAATATTTAAACCTTTGAAAAATTGAGAAATTTTTGCCTTTTGAATGTTTTGCATATCTATATAATTTTATTTATTTGTATTATATGTTAAAGTAATTGTAATGTTTTTATTTCAATTTTTTTTAGTAGTTCTATTATCGTTCCGTTATCGTTATCTTAGTTATTATTTATTATTATCTGTTGGTCTAGTTATTATTATTATAGGTCTAGTTATTATTATTATTATAGGTCTAGTTATTGTTATTATTATAGGTCTAGTTATTATTATCATAGTTATTATCATGTTAATAAATATTAAAAAAAATGAAAAAAATATATCATTAACATATCATTAATATATTATTAACATAATATCAATATATTATTAAAATAATGGATAAATACATATATAACCAAATCAATAATTATTATTTTGAGAATTTAACAAATAATCAATATGAATTAATCAAACATAATATAATTATTAATAGATCAAATAATGCATTAGGAGATTTTACATTTACCAATGCAATAAAAATATCAAAAATATTAAATGTTAAACTTGATATTAATGATATTTATAATTATATTAAAAATAATATTAATATATTTGATATAAATATTTTTAGTAATTCATGTTTATCATTTACATGTAATAACAATTCATATGACACTTTATTATTAGAAGCAGAAATTATAATTAATAATATTAAAAATAATACTTATAAAACAATGCAAAATAATAATATTTTAATAGACTATTCGTCGCCAAATATTGCAAAAGAATTACATGTAGGATATTTAAGATCAACTATTTTAGGTGATACTATTGCTTCATTATTTGATTATTTTGGAAATAATGTATCTAGGATAAATCATATTGGTGATGTTGGAAGTAATTTTGGGAGAATAATAGCATACATTAATTTAAATAATATTGATATTGATAATATTGATATTAAAGAATTAGAAAATATTTATATAAAATCCAAAACTGAAACAAGTGAAACATTTAATTTAGAAGCAAATAAAGCAACTTTAGAATTACAAAATAATTTACAAAATTATAACAATGATAATAAAATAATATCATCATGGAAAAAAATATGTCAAATATCCAAAACTAGTTACACGCAAATATATAAAAAATTAAATATTAATAACTTGGTAGATATTGGTGAATCATTTTATATAAAATTTATTCCCGACATGATAAAAAGTTTAGCTCATCTTTTGGAATATGAAGATAATAGATTAATTTATAAAAGTAAAACATATTATATAAAAAAGAAAATAGATGATGAATTTGTAAAAGAATATCATAAACTTACTTTAATAAAAAGTAATGGTTGCTATACATATGACACGACTGATTTAGCAGCATTAAAATATCGTATTGAAGTATTAAATATGGATCAAATATTATATGTAGTAGATACTAGTCAAGATTTACATTTTAATATGTTATTTGAATTAGCTAAAGAAGCAGGATGGAAAGCTAATGTAAAACATATTAAATTTGGTTTAGTTTCTGATGCAAATAACAAAAAAATTAAAACTCGTGATGGTAAAAATATAAAATTAACTGAATTATTAGAAAAAAGTATAGAATATACAGAAAAAATATGTAATTATAAAGATAATGATACTATTGTAAAAATAGCTTATTCTAGTATTAAATATTATGATTTATCAATTCTTAATGGTTATAGTTTTGATTTTAATAAAATAATAGCATTGAAAGGCAATTCAGCACCATATTGCATGTATGGTTATACACGTATATTATCTATTTTAAATAAAATTGATATTGATTATGATGTTTTAACTAATATTAAAATTAATATGAATAATTACAATACATTATGTATAATTAAACATGTTATAAATTATGATCATATGTTATTTAAAACATTACAAGATTTAGAAATCAATAATATTATAGTTTATGTTTATAAATTGATAGAATTATTTAATAAATTTTATAATGATCCTGAATGCTTATGTATAGATAATGATTTAGTAATATTATGGAATGTTAAAGTTATTATATATGTTAAATTAATTATAGAAAAAATATTTGAAATTTTGAACCTAAATTTGGTCAACCGTATGTAATTTGATTAATTATGTATAATTCTAATTTTCTTTATTTACAAATCCAATTTTCGATACATTTTACTACATCTTGATTATATAAAATTCCAATGTGTGAATATTTGAAACCTTTACAATAATAAATATTATTCTCAGGTGTAAAATAATATTTGGCACTAGTAACAGGATATATTAAATGATCATATTGCGGAACTACATGATATATCGATATATCTTCAATAGATGATAATATAGAACTGGTATTTAATGCAATATTTGAATTATAACCTAGTTCATTTTTAATTTTTTTCGTGTTTGGAAATATTTTTTCTAAAAAACTAGGCAAAAATTTATTTGCAACTCGTGTTCCATATAATGGTGATGAAATTGTTATTATTTTTGATATTTTGTTATTGTTTAATTTTCTGTTTGCATAATAACTACAACATGTCAAACCTCCTTTAGATAAGCCTACTAAAATAACAGTTTCATAATGATTATTATTTAAATAATCATCAATTTGTTTTATTTCTGATTCTATAGAACTATGATTATCAAGTTTTGCAAATTTACAAGCATATATATTCCAATTATCTTTAATATGGTTATTTTTCAATAAATATTTTGCTAAATGTTCAAAATCTCCTGGATGACCATTATGACCATGGACCATCAATATAAGATTATTTGTTCGCGATGCATTGTATAATATATTTGTATGATTTCTATATTTGATTTTTTTTATATAACATAATTTAAGACCATGAAATATAATACTTGGTAAAGTTAATATTAAATTAGTAATAATAATTAAATATTCCATTTATTTGATGTTATATAATCTATACAAATTATTTTATTTTTTGTTTTTATTTTCATTTTTATTTTTAATTGTTTTATTATTATTTACCTTGTGTATGATTTTGCTTTTACTTATTTTTGTTAAACAAAGACATAATATAAAATCTACGATAATGAAAATTTAGATAAAATATGTATAAGCATTTTAACCTTCAGACGTTATTGTTTCTAATAACAAAAAAAGTATATCGAAGAAAAAATACGTTCCTAAATTTATTTAAAATGCAAATTCACGAAAAATACCTTTAAATAAATAAATAAATAAAATTTAAAATTTTATTTTATAAATCAACTTACTAAATAGAAAAAAAAATGAAATTTTATTTTATAAATTAGCTATTGAATAAATAAATCAAATAAACTATTAAATAGATAAATAAAATAAATATAATGACTTTCGCTAATAATAATGATATTATCAATGACAATAATGATATATTATATGATAAATTAACACATGATAAAAAAAATGGAAATATCATATTTTCTGATGCACAACTTTCACAAGTAATGTTATTTGAATCAAAAATATACACAAAAAATATTTTTAGTAAGGGTTTTTTTAAAACTCAAGGCAGAAAAAATCCAATTAAAATTTCTGTCGAAATGTTAAGCGTTGGAACAGTATTATCTAAAGTATATTTAGCGATTGATTGTTTTACTGAACCAGATATTAAAAATGTTATTTCAAATGGTAGAGGTGGGCATGTTTTAAACGATGGTTATACATTAAAAAATATTATTTCTGATAAAAATTTTATTTTAAATATCGATAACCAAGAAAATGCTACATTTGCATCATTTAAACATCATAATAATTCACAAAATAAATATTTAACATTGGCAATTTTTATCGATGGTGATACAAATAAATTACCAGATTATATTATCGAAAACAAAAATAATAATTTATATGAATTAATAAAAAATACAATTATTTTGAACGAGTCTATACCCATTAATATATTAAATATGATGATTATAGACAAAACGTTATTCCGTTTGCAACAGACTTGTGGTTATGTTTATCCAATTGGAGTAGTTCAAGTTCCTAATGTTTGGACTACATATTCATGTATATTAGATCCTGTAGGTCAATATCATTATGGTCAAAATGATGTTTTACGAAAGAATACAAACTATATAAAAGTAGGATTATTAGCTAATTATAATCAACATCAAGACACTCAAGCTAAACTTTTAGTAAGAAATTTTTGTATTTTTGAATTAGAATAATACAAAAAATATTAATTTATACACTGATCTTGACACGGATTATGATTTTTTTACTTTTTTTTACGATGTCTATTTACTATATCAATATAGATACTTTTAATTATATTATTATTTTATTATTATTTTATTATTTTATTATTTTATTATTTTATTATTTTATTATTTTATTATTATTATTTTATTATTATTTTATTATTATTTTATCATAATAATATATAATGCAAGATTTAAGCTTTATTAGTCTTAGTGAAAGAATGTATAAATATACACGTTCTTTTTCAATTAAATCTGTTGAAGATGCTTTAGTCGAGTTAATAACTAATTCTATTGATGCCTATAAAAAACATAATCGAACTGATAGAAAAATATTTATTGATATGTATGATGGTAATACTTTAAAGGTAAGAGATTATGCATGTGGTTTGTTTGCGGAAGAAATGTCAAAATGTTTTTTACAAGTAGGTAATTATACTAATGTTGAAGGTAGTAGAGGTTTTTTTAGTAGAGGAGCTAAAGATATTTCGGCGATAGGTGATATTACTTTTAATTCAATTAAAAATAACGCATATTCTCAAATATTTTTAAATAAGAATGCATATGGTAATATAATTATTTCTGATATACCTGTTACTGACACAATTAGAAAAAATATAGAAATACCAGATCCTTACAATGGTTTAGTAGTTACGATTAATATTATGCCAAATTTCCAAAATAATGATCCAGAAAACTTGGCAAGATCATTATCTAAATTATGTACTTTGCGTGATATTATGGCTGATCCAGATAATGAAATCATTTTTAGTTACTACGACAAAATTAATTTAGTGTATAAAAACAGATTATCATATGAGTATCCATTAGATACTATGTTATTAAATTTAGAATATAAAGTTCCAGGATATGAAGATACTATTGCTAAATTTGTGGTATATAAAACTGAAGAACCAATTATGCAACCAGTTAAAGAATCAGAATTGGAATTTGGATTTTTAATAAAAGATTCTACTACTATTTATGAATGTAATACTATAGATTCAAGATTTAGATGGAATCCTTATATGCCATATTTAAGAGGATATTTATATTGTGAGAATATTTCTAAAATGTTAATGGACTATGATAATAATGGTTCATCTGTTAAAAATCCTTTTCCTATTATCGATCCTACACGTGTTACCGGTGTAAACAATAATCATCCTTTTATTCAAGGCTTATTTGCTATTCCAAAAACAAGAGTTGATTTAATATTACGTGAATTAAATAAAAGTATTTCAAATAAAGCTATATCTTTGGATGAAGTAAATCAATTATTTAAAGATATTACTGATTATGCATTAAATGTTATTCCTCAAGCTAATGTCCAAGTTTCTCATACTGTTAATTATGATAAAAAATTAGCAAAAGCTATCGAAGATGATAGAATGAATTTTGTTATTGCTGAACAAAATGCACAATTAAATAGCGAATATAATATAACACAAGCCGAGACTAATAATTATATAGAAGAAAAAATAAAATTATATGTAGAACAATCAGGTATAGATATTCATGATTATGGTTATATTGTAACTGATGAAACTATTATAGCTGTTCCAAGTAATATTATTAATGACACAACGGCCATGGTAGATCAACTTGATAAATTAGGTCCAAATGAAATTTCTATTTTAGAAAAAAAACCATATATTTATAAATTAGATCATGATAATAATTTAATACAATTATATATTTTCGCAAAAGGTCAATTAGATTATATTACTAATCCTGAATCTGAATATGTTTTAAGTCAAGCTAAAAAATTTAATTTGCATTTTATTAATGATATTAATATTAACAAAAGATATATTATCGATTATTGTGATGGTATTTGCATAAAAATTAATATCAATGACGAAGGAGTTAAAAAATATTTAATTTCAGATAATACAAATGTTATGGAAACTGACGTAATGGCTACTATTAATAATACAGGAGAATTAATATTCTTTAAAGAATTAATGACATCGGCATTATCTGATATAATTATAGAAAATGATATAAATACTAATAAAATACAATTAACTACGGGAGATAATTATAATAATATGAGAAAAATTATTGATTGTAAAAATAGTATTACATCACAAATACAAACACCATTAGATCAAATATTCCAAAAATATATTGATTCTAGTGTTCAACAAAAACAATCATCAGTTAATTCATTATTAGATTCAATGTCAGCCATCGTTAGAGCTAATATAGATATGAATAGTTTAGTCGGCGCAAATTTAAAAAGTATCAGAATGCAATTAGTTGAAGTATTAAATAAAGTTATTACCTAAACGAGCAATAATAAAATAACAACAAATAACAAAAATAATTTAAAAAATGAACAAATAACAAGTTAAAATATGAACAAATAATAAGTTAAAACATGAACAAATAATAATTTAAAAAATTAACAAATAACAAGTTAAAATATGAACAAATAATAAGTTAAAATATGAACAAATAACAAGTTAAAATGTGAATAAATAATAATTATGAGCTAATAATAATTTAAAAAATGAATAAATTATTATTAATAATATTTAATATATAAACAAAAAATATAACATATACAAATATGGATCAATTCCCGGATGATATAGATCGTAAAAATTGTATTCAAAATTATAATATTAAACAATTAGAATTATTAAGAGAAACTAGAAAAATATTTACTGAAAAAATTATTTCATCATTAAAAGAATTAAATACAGAAATTATATTAAAATTTAATGAATATATGGATCGTAAATATAAAAAAATCATTATTAATGAACTGTTAGAAAGGTTTTTAAATTTATATTTAATTAAAAAAGGGACTACTTGTATCGAAGTATTTATTAATAATAAGGACCAAATTATAAATGATTCTACACATATTAAAATCATTTTATAAAAAAAAATTGAAATTTTATTTTATAAATATATCCATTACATAAAGTATATATAATATTAATAAAAATGTTTTCTAAATCTATTTTTTGTGATTCCCCTATTAGTTTGAGAAAAGCCAATACCAAACTACCTACTTTTGAAAATAATAAAGTAGATAAGATAGACAAATTAATAAGTAATTTATCTATATCTAACTTTAATAAACAAAACATTGGTTGTGAAGAAACTAGTCATTTCTTAAATCAAGCAACAGTTAATTTAGGTTTCCCCCAAGATAATTTAACAAGTAATTTATCTATACCTCAAAACAATTATTTAGGTCCTAAAAGCTCACCTAACCCTGATGGTTGCGAACAAGCTAAACATCCCTTGAATCAAGCAACTGTCAATTTAGGAGGTTATGATCTTCAAAATCATTTTCTGAATCAATCAACAGACCAAATGTATAATTACATTAGAACATCAAGTTTTTCTACTAGATCTAATTCTAATGCTCAACTCAATGCTTCAGGTTTATGGCCAAATTATTAATTAGCTCGAGGACTTTAATATAACATAATATATTATTTGATAATTTTTTTATTGACGTGATTATATAACATATGGTATATGATAAATTAATTAAAAACAAATATAATATTTCTACAGGAATATACAAATATAAATTTACTAATGAAAATATAAGTGTATTCCTAAGTCATTTTGATATTCTAAATATGTATCCTTTGTTCCCTACGCCTCAACAATATGATATTTCTTATAAAAATAATATTACTACTAAACATATATTAAATATTCTGAATAATAATAATGATTACAAAAAATATGATGACATATTACAAAATACAAATAATATGCAAACATTATTGAAAAACAAAATGGATGAATTTAATGACATAACAGTAAATGTTAATAAAAAAAATATGGACCAAGCTAAAATACGATATTTTTTTTCATATGAAGTTATCGATCATGTTCAAAAAAATTTTGATGCAGAATATGTTACTAATGCTTGGTTAAAATGTTATGAAATAATTACTTTATTCAAATTAATACCTCAAAATGATACAATAAATTATTTTGGAATATGCGAACAACCGGGAGCTTTTTTATATGCCATTAATCATTTTATCAAAACTAAAATTAATAAAAACGTTAAATTTGATTTTATATTGGAATCTTTAAATCCTTCTTTAGATAAAAAAATATTTAAGGCAGAAAGAGAATTATTTACTGAATATAAACATGTTTATGATTATGGAGATGATAACACAGGAGATGTCACACATTTGAATAATATTAGATATTATAGGGAAAAATATTACCAAAAAAACTTTGACATATTAACGGCAGATTGTGGTTTAGATTGTTCGGATGATTTTTCAGCTCAAGAACATAATTTAGTTAAAGTAATATTAGGTCAATTTTTAGTAGCAATATCTTTAGCTAGTAAAGGAACCAATTATTTTTTTAAATTATTTAGTATATATGAAATATTAACTATAGAAATAGTCGAATTAGCTAGGTTATTTTTTGAATCAGTTCATATAGTTCGAGCTTTAAAAACTAAAATTACGTCTGGAGAAATATATTGTGTATGCAAAAATTTTAGATTTGATAAAAAAGACACTGATCAAGTATTAGAAAAATTATATAATATATTTGCTAATATTAATGACAATACAAGTATAATGTTAGCAATTGATAAAGATTTTTTAAATGATTTAATACATATTAACAAGACTATTTTATATTCTAGATTATTAAGTTTAAATTTCTTGTATTTTAGATACAATAATTTGGATTATGTCCTTAATGTTCCTGATGTTAAAACATATATACAAAAAATGATCCAACATTATACACAATATTTTTGTGATTATTATGATATAAAAAAATTAGATCAAAAAAATAAACTAGTCAAAAAAAAATTTGTTAGTAAATGGTAATTAATTATTAATAATTCTGAGGAAAGATAATTAATTATTAATAATTCTGAAATCCTTATAATCATAAGCAACAATCAAAAATTTTTCCAAATCATTTTTACCATAATCTTCTATAAAAATCTTTTGAACTTCATCTTTATCTGTTCCTAAATCAGCCAAATTTAAAAGATAACTGTAATTACCTAATATTCTAATAAAAGTTTTATCATCCATATTATTTTTAACGATTTCTTTTAATACCAAATTGTATTTTGCTTTATTTTTTAACATTTCTTTTTCTAAAATATGTTCTTTCAAATTACTAATTACTTGTTTAAAATTTTTTTTATTATTTTGAATTTGTTCATCTTCTTGTTTTTTAATAACATACGTTTCCATTTCTTTGTACAATAGATCACAATACATTTTGCATTCAGAAACATTACGGTATTTATGATTATGTACAATGTCAATTGCATTATATTCTAAATTTGGTTTTTTTGAAATTATGAGCTTTTTTTCTACCTTATCAACAGTAATAATATGTGTTGGATATAATTTTTCAATTATATTAACATTCTCTACATAAAAATTTTGATCTGAGATTTTATTCAATAATTTAACTAAATTATCGTTACACGCTTCAGATCCATCATAAAAATAAAGAGAACTATTTTTCCCATCATTAATCAAATGATTAAATGCAATTTTATCTAAATCTTGTAATTCACTCAATTTAAATGCATTTTGTCTCTTATCTAGTGTGATTAAAATTGAAATATTAATGTGTGAGCTAAAAATAATTGTATCTCTAAAGATACTTTGAGAAATTTCCATTATGTTTTTTTTATTTAAAAAATTATTTTTAGAAATAAAATGTAAAAAATCACCCATTTTTTCAAGTATAGCATTTTTTCCATGTCTTCCGATCTTAAATTTATCACCAAAAGTATTTTCAAGTATTATATCAGGTTGAGACGGAAACTCGTACTCTATTGAAGTCATTTTTAGATTATAATTATCTAAAAAATATTTTCTATCTCGTTCTTCGACATATTGTTTATAATTCATTGTATATTTAGTATTATTATTGTTTATAGTTATTTTACCATCATTTCAAGTTTTTTTTTCTTTTTTTTTTTTGTTTTATAATTGTAATAAATCATAATAAATCATAATAAATCATATTAAATCATTAAACCATAAAAAAATTATATTAAAATTAATTACCTAAAATAACCAAATGTTCAAAAGGACAAGTGTCGCCTTTATTACATTTACCTTGTGCAAAAAATTTACACATTCTGTCATTTGATAATCCTTTTAATAATTCAGGACAATGGCTAAATTCACAAGCATCACCTTTATTACATTTACCTTGAACAAAAAATTTACAAGGGGAATTTTTGTCACTTGCAATTGATTTTTTGTCACTTGCAATTGATTTTTTGTCACTTGCAATTGGATTTTTACTAATAATATCATGACTAAATTCACATGTATCACCTTTATTACATGTACCTAATGCAAAAAATTTACAAGGCTTTTTTGTTGGTTTTGTATCAACGTTATTAATTACATGACTAAATTCACATGTATCACCTTTATTACATGTTCCTAATGTAAAAAATTTGCAAGGTAATGATGATTTTGGTTTTGTATCTGGTTTTGTATCTGGTTTTATATCTGGTAATACATTATTTAATGTATGACTAAATTCACATGTATCACCTTTATTACATGTTCCTAATACAAAAAATTTGCAAGGTAATGATGATTTTTTTGTTGATTTTGGATCTGGTTTTGCAACTGATACATTATTAGATGTATGGCTAAATTCACATGCATCGCCTTTTGAGCATTTATTTTGTAAAAAGAATTTACATACTTTTGATTTATTATTTGAGATTTGCATTATTATATTATATTATTATTAATAGTATATATAATAAATCACGTGATACGTTTTAAATATCATTTTTTTTTTTGATAATAATTTAATTTATAATAATAACTAGTAATTTAATAAAAAAAGGTTATTTATAATACTCTAAAATCTTTATAATCATAAGCAACAGTCAAAAATAATTCCAAATCAAGATTACCATATTCTTCAACAAATATTCTGGTAATTTCTTCTTTATCTAAGCCAAAATCTACCAATTTCAAGACATCATTATATTTATTAAAAATGTTTATAAATGTTAAATCATTAATAATAATTTCTTGTTTCTTGTTTGATTTATCAACAAGTTCATTTAAAACTGATTTATATTTATCTTTATTTTTCAATGTTAATTTTTCTGAAACATGCTCAGGTAATTTTTTCAAAGTTTCATTAAATTGTTTTTTATTCTGTTCAATTTCTTTTTTTGCGATTAATTCGGCAATTTCTTTATAAATTTTTTTACTATCCTTAATATCAAGTTTTTTTATTGCGTTAATAATAACTGGTTCTTGAACTTGCAAAGCTGACACTGGTTTTGCTTCTAGATAAAACCTATTATTTTTACATACTATATGGTTAAAAATATTATTATTATACAAATGTTTATTTTCATTGAAAAAATTCAAATTTTCATATCTATTAATTAATTTAATAAAATGAGTATTAAAATCAGGATCATTTAAAGAATATGGATCTCCCCTAAATAAATTGTTAATAAATAGTGAGTAATTATCTATTTTAGACAAATGGTTAGTTGGTAAATTACGTAAATTCAAATATATTGCGTTGTTTATACCAATAATTAAACACAAACAAAACATCGAACGACAATAGTCATCTTGTTCAATTTTAATAACGATAGTTTTATCCTTTAATATGTTATTTTCCGCAAAAAAATTAAATATTTTAGCTTGCGATAAAAATGTTTGTTTTGTGCTGCTACGGTTAAACGTAAATTTATCGCCAAATTTATTTTTATAAATTTTATTCTTATCCTTTGTAATACCATTTTGTTCCAAAAATCTTTTTTGTTGTTCTGAAATAAAAGTATTATAGTCTTGCATTATTATTATATATAATATATGATTTATTGATATAAATATATAAATCAAGTATATTTCAGATTTTTATTTCATTTTTTTTCATTTTTTCATAAAAAAAGTTTATAATGTTAGAAAATCTTTATAGTCAAATGCAACAGTCAAAAATAAATCCAATTCTTGTTTTCCTAAAGGTCCGCTAGGCTCACCTAAAGGTCCGCTAGGCTTACCTAAAGGTCCGCTAGGCTCACCTAAAGGTCCGCTAGGCTTACCATATTCTTCTATGAAAATTCTGGTAATTTCTTCTTTATCCAAGCCAAAATCTACTAATTGTAAAATATCTTTATATTTCTGAGAAATTCTTAAAAATGTTGTGTCATCAATATCTTGTTTTTTGTTTGATTTATCAACGAGTTCATTTAAAACTGATTTATATTTATCTTTATTTTTCAGTGTTAGTTTTTCTGAAACATGTTCAGGTATTTTTTTCAAAGTTTCATTAAATTGTTTTTTATTCTGTTCAATTTCTTTTTTAGCAATTAATTCTGTAACTAACTTTTTAATTTCATTGCTATCTTTAACATCTAGATCGTAGAATATTCCACAAATATGTGATTTTGCTTTTTCTAAACTAGTCTCTTGTTTTACACTTAGTTCATATCTAGAATTTGTGCAATCTAAACTATATTTTCTACTTTTATATAAATGTTTATGCTCGTTAAAATAATTTATATTTTCATGTCTATTAATTAATTTAATAAATTGAGTAGTAAAATTAGGATCAGTTACAGAAACGTAAATGAAACTAGTTGCTGCTTCATGAATAAAATATTCATGATCATCCAATTCTAGTGCTTGGTATCGATTGATTTTAGATATATCACCTACAATCAACTTGAAGGTATTCTCTATGCCTACTTTTACAGTTAATCTCTCAGGATAACTATTATTTATAGTAAAATAAAGTTGAATAATAATATTTTTGTCTTTTAAGATATTATTTTTGCTAAAAAAATTTAACATTTTAGGTTCCAAAAAAAATTGATGTTTTGAATTTGTACAGTTAAAAGTAAATTTATCTTGAAATTTATTTTGGTAAATTATTTTTTTTCCATCTTTAATCGTTGTAATATCATATTGTTCTAAAAATTTATCTTCTTGATTCAACATGAAAGAATTATAGTCTTGCATTATTATTTAATATATATATATATATGATTAATATTATAATATATATTTATAGTATATTTCAGATTTTTTATTCATTTTTTTATTATTTATTTATTATTTATTCATCATTTAATAAAAAAATCAATTAGAAATTATAAAATCAATTAGAAAATCAATTAGAAAATCAATTAGAAAAACGATTGTTTATATGATCAAACAATTGATATTTCTTGTGTCTAAGCTCGCCTACCGAAAAAGAATCGAAATCCAATTCCATTTTGTTATTTGACCTTAAAGTTTGTTCACAAAGGGGATCATGAACAAAATATTTAATTGTCTTGTCCGAGTGTTTCCGAATATTTTTAGTCATTGATCTAAATTTATCATTTGTTATAATAAAATTCTTTTCCTTTACCAAAATACAACTAGTAAATACTGCAAGCATATCATCTTCTTCAGAACAATAATCCTGACAAGTACTTAATGGCATATAATCATCTTTATCCCAAGTATTACATGCTATAACACGGCAACAACAATTCTTTAAAGAATTATCTGACAAACAAAACCGAACATATTCGAACATCACTTCAGGTATTTTGCCCTTTACACATTTGACACATATGTAAATTGTTGAAATTCGAACATCAACATTATAGTTTCGAGAACACAAACGTAAATTTTCAATAGCTCTCACAAGAACATTACCGAATGTAGAAAAATCACCATAACGGAAATCTTCCCATTCGCCATTGGTTCCAATCAAATTAGCAAAATCAATAACAAGTGATATTTCCTCAACTGAAGGCTGTTGAGGGGTAAATACTGGAGTTTGAAATTGAGGTGGTTGTCTTAATGTAATATTAAATTGTTGCATTTTTAACTCTTCATCATGGGATTTTTTTAGCTCATAATTATAAACAAGTTCATATTGAAATGGATCTTCTACATCCATTTTATCCTCAAACTCGTATTGCTCATATTGAGGGTTTAATAATTGATAGTTTTGTGGTATCGTGGTAGTCATTTGTTGGTTAATACAAATCCATGAAATGGATATGTTTTAAAATAAAAAATTCAATTTTTTTTTTGTATATTCTTAATTATATCTGTCAATATATTCGAGTTAAATTCTTCTAGATTTACTTTATTTTGTAATATATTTTTCATTTTGCTAGTAATATCTTGTAAATCTAGAATTATTTTATTTTCCATTATACATACATTTGGACATATATATTCTTCAGTTTCTGGAACATATATTCTCATGCAGTCATATGTAATAATTTTGTTATTATATACAGCTTGACATGATCCTCCTTCAATTACGTAAGAACATGTTTTTTTAAATAGTTCTAAAATTTTGCAATAATAATCGAATGTGCAATGACCGTCTAGAACTTCAAAATTTTCTACTAAAAATTTATGATATTCATTATCTATATTTACCATTATATAACCGAAATTCTTCCCTAAAAAATTAGGTTTCAAGAAATTTAAGCATTCATTATGCGCGTTATGTGTTTTGTAGTTATTTAAATTATGGCCATGTGATCTTATTTTAACCATTTTATTGGTTATTTGTATTATATATATATATATATAATTATATAAAACCATTTAGGAAACTATTATTTCAATTTTAAAAATGAAATATATTGACTAATATACATATATATATATATATATATAATTATAAATACAATGTCTAAATATAATATAGAAAAAATTGAAAATTTACGCCTCAAATGTATTGATTTTGACGTCCGGATTAGAAATTCACCAATACCTCTAGTCGTGCCTAATTGTAGGCAATCATATCATTTTGATAATGATCGGTTAATTTGTAGGTTCGAGTTAGTAAATACCATTTTATTAAATAATAAAGTTACCATAGAATATTTAATTAACTTGCAAAAATATACTTTCCAAAATATTATTGAAACTTGTAAATATGATATTTTAAATATATATGATGATTTTATTAATACTGACAATATTATAATTTCAGATATCATTTTTCTTGATAACAAGTATTATTATACATGTGAATTTAATGAATATTTTAGTATCCTCGTAAAACAAGTCATGCAACATATAAATTATGTTAATTTACTATTTCCTAATATAACTAATATGACTACTATCACTATTAAAAATATATTATATTACGAAAAAAATTATTCACTTTCAGATTATTTAATTACAATGAAAAAAAAAGAAGAAATGAAGAAACAATTATTAGAAAAAGCGAAATATAACAATATTATTAACAATATTAAAAAAGAATACAAAAACTTGATAGATTTAAAAACTATTACTGATACTGAAAATTTTATAATATTGTGCAAAGAATCATTAATTTCAGAAAATATTATCGATATTGTTTTAAGTATAGAATCAAAATGATAATAATATTAACATTGTACTAAAAAATGATTTGTTTAATATGTAATTATAGTTATACAAGTAAATATATATATAAAATTTAATTAATTCTTTCATAATATCAAAATTACATAACTTTTTATTTTTTAGATATATTTCTAACAAAGACCATAACAAAATATTTTTTTTTATATTCTTTTTTCCTATTTTACTTATAAATAGTAATCTTATAAAAGGTAAGACATATCTTATAAATCTGTCGTAATATAAATTAATATTTGCCTTATTTTTTTTTATTATACTTGATATTGTTTTTATATATATATTGTTATTATGTTTATAATATGTTATTATTCTATTTAAATAATTATTTATTTTATTATTCATATTATTCATATCATTCGTATCATCTATAACGATCATATTATTCACATCATTATTATAGACACTATAATTATTGTCTAGAACACTATTCATATTAGCATCACTACTATCTATACTATCCGTATTATCAGAATCATCATTAACACTATTCATACTATCAATATTATTCATACTATCCATATTTACATCACCGTCATCTATACTATCCATATTAGCATCACTGCTATCTATACTATCCATATTATCCATATTATCCATATTATCCATATTATTCATACTAGTATCTTGACTATCTTGGTCATCAATATTAGACATATTAATATCTCGACTATCACTATCATCCATATTATTATCTATATTATCCATATTATCCATATTATCTATATTAGACATATTAATATCTCGACTATCACTATCATCCATATTATTATCTATATTATCCATATTATCCATATTATCCATATTATCCATATTATCCATATTATCCATATTATTATCTATATTATCCATATTATCCATATTATTCATATTATCTATATTATTCATATTATTCATATTATTCATATTTTGTCTATATTATCTATATATATTGATACTTTATATCATTTTTTATATAATAACAAAAAAAAAATGATATTAAAATGGTATCGTGAGGTTGAGACTATATATTATAATATCAAAATATATAATTATGTCAAAAACTAACCAACAAAAAGAACATATTTCAATTGCTATTACTGGTCATGTTGATTCAGGTAAATCAACATTTTGTGGTAGATTAATGTTTGATATGGGTGGTTTGCCTGAAAGAGAATTGGAAAAATTGAAGCAAGAAGCTAGAGCCTTGGGTAAAGAATCTTTTGTATTTGCTTTTTTCACTGATAAACAAAAAGAGGAAAGAGCAAGAGGTATTACTATTAGTTGTACTACTAAAGATTTTTATTCAAATAATTATCATTTTACAATTATTGATGCTCCTGGGCATAAAGATTTTGTAAAAAATATGATTTCAGGTTCATCTGCTGCTGATGTAGCTATTTTAATGGCTCCCGCTGATAATTTTGCTATTGCAACTGCTAAAGGTAATCATAAAAATGGTGAAATTGAAGGTCAAACTAGACAACATTCATTGTTATTGAATTTATTAGGTGTCAAACAATTAATTGTTTGTGTTAATAAAATGGATAGCATTAATTATGATCAGGCTAGATTTGAAGAAATACGTGATGAAATTAGACACATGTTGCTTCAAACAGGTTGGCAAAAACCTTTTATTATGAATTCGGTTCCTATTATGCCTATTTCTGCTTGGCAAGGTGATAATTTATTGACTCAGTCAACAAATATGCCTTGGTGGACAGGTGTCGATGTAGAAACCATTAATAAACAAATGGTCCATGTTAATTGTTTGATGGATGTTTTGGATAATCACATTCAAGTTCCTGTCAGATTTCCTAATAATCCTTTGAGAATGCCTGTTTCTGGTGTATTAAAAATTCCCGGAATTGGTGATGTTATTACTGGTAGAATTGAACAAGGAACATTAAAACCAAAAGACAAGATTGTATTTTTGCCTACACATACTAAAGCTAGACCTTGTGAAGGAACAGTATTTAGTATTGAAATGCATCATACATCACAAGATATTGCTAATCCTGGTGATAATGTTGGTCTTAATATCAAAGGTTTATCCAAAGATTATTTACCTAAATCAGGTGATATTATGACTTTGGCTAATGATGCAACAGTTAAAGTTGCTAAAAAAATTACTGCTCAAGTAAAAGTATTAAGTCATCCCGGTGAAATTAAAGTTGGTTATACTCCTATAGTTTATATTAGAACTAATAAAGCTCCAATGAGATTATTAAGTATTAATTGGAAAATGGGTAAAGATACCGGTAATCAAAAAGTTGATACCGGTATTACTTGTTTGAAAACTGGTGATATGGCCGAAATTGTTGTAGAACCTCAAAAACCAATTGTAGCTGATGAATTTAGAAATTGTGAAGGTTTAGGCCGTTTGGCTTTTATGGATTCACAAAATGTAGTAATGTTAGGCAAAATTGTTGGCATTTCTAGCGATTAATTATTTACTAATTGATTATTTACATAACTATTTTTTTATGATTTTTATTATTTAGAGATTTTTAATTATTGACAAAAATATTAATATTAGAAAATAAAAAAAATATTAATAGGAAGAAATAAGAAAATAATTTTTTTATTTTCTAATGTCTCGAGTTTCAAAAGAATAAAACAGTTTATTTTCTCTATATATGTCATAAAAATGATCACTGTTATCAATTTCTATTTCTTGATCCATATTAAATGCGGGACCATCTCCTCCTATTAACACAGGATAATTATTCGCAAAGGGATAGCATTTACATGCTTTTTTTTCTTCTTCTGTAAAAACTGTCGAAAACCCTGGATATCTTAATATAAATTTATTATAACGTAATGTTTTAGAAACAGAAAAATGATTCGTTTCATAATAATAACCGTAATAATTTTCAGGCTTATTTGGTACATAAGGTCTTATTATTGTTGTTCCTTTAGGTAATTCAATAATAGGGATTATGGCTATTTTGTGGGTTACGTATGTTTTAGGTAAATAATTATAAAATATTTCAGTTATAAATGATGGTAAAAAACTATTAAATAATACTTTTTTTTGATCATATTTTGGACATTCACAAAATGATAAACCGTGAGGAAATTCAAATCGTAATATTTCTTCTAAAACATGTTTTCCTACTTTTTCTTGATCCAATATTTCTTCTCTTGTGAGTGTTTCCATAGTTTTTATATAGTTATTGCTAATATAATAGCATTTATAAATATACTAGTTTGGAATATATTTTTTCAATTTTTTTATGCTTATCATTTATTTTTCTAACTGTAATTATAATGGAAAATGCTAAAATTTTTATAGTATTAATATTTGGTATCGTAATGGTAATATCTTTCCTAATATCATCTTGTGGTATCGTATTATATATGGAATCTACAAAAACTAGTTCTGATGATACTACTGATGATACAACTGATGATACTAATGACACTATGGATGATTCGGATACACAAGATTATACTGATGATACCGGTAATACTGATCCTTTTGGTGGTACTGAAGATGGTGAAGGTATTCCTAATCAAGATAATGGTAATACGGGTGGTGGTAATGGTGGTGGTGTCGGTAGTGGTGGCAATGGTTCGCCTAAAAAGAAGGATACAAAAAAGAAGGATATAAAAAAGAAAGATACAAAAAAAGATAAGAAAAAAGACAAGAAAAAAGACAAGAAAAAAGATAAGAAAAAAGATAAGAAAAAAAAGTAAATTGACTTTAGTTAAAAAAATATTTGTAATCATGACTTACCATATTATAAGATATTATCTGGTTTAGTATCTTTTAAATATAATATATTTTTTAGATATATTGAATTATAATAATATATCATTATTTTAATATTTATTTTTTTATTTTTTAAACATTTAAAATTGAAGTTTTAATATTATATAACAATATAGTATTATATAATAATATTATAATAATATATATATATGATTAATAATAAAATTAAGACCATTGATCGTATTGAATTTGGTATTTTATCATCAAATGAAATTGTTAAAATGTCATTTATGGGTCAAGATAGTCAAGGTATAGAAGTTTATGAATTATATGATAATGGAACTCCAAAAGCTAATTCGTTAATAGATACTAGATTTGGACCTGCTAATCCTACTGATATATGTGCTACTTGTGGTTTGACTACTGATTATTGTGCTGGTCATTCTTCACATATAACATTAGCTGAAAAAATGTTTCATGCTGGTTATTTAGATTATATTAAAAAAATATTAAGTTGTATATGTTTGAAATGTTCCAAGATTTTAATTCACAAAAATGAAAATGAAATAAGAGAACAATTATCTAGAAAACCCCCTATTGAAAGATTAGCTAGATTAAAAAAATTAGTATCTACAGTTCCTCATTGTCAAAAATGTGGTAGTTTGGTAACAAAAATAAAAAAAGAAAAAAAAGCTCCTACAGGCATGAATTATTTAGTTTCTGAAGCTAATTTACAAAATATAACTAATGAAGAAGGTGTTTTGTATGATAAAAAAAAATCAAGATATGTATTAACTCCTGATTTAGTGTATGGTATTTTACAAGCAATACCTCCTGAAGATAATGCATTAATGGGTCTTAAAGATAGACCTGAAAATATGGTTTATTCAGAATTTTATGTTCCTCCTATATGTATGAGACCTTCTGCTAAAGCTGATTTTACGGCTTCACAAAGATTAGAAAATGATTCTACTTTGGTTTTAGCTGATACAGTAAAAGCTAATATTAAATTAAAGAAATATAAGGAAGAACCTGTGCAAAAAATGAAAGCGATTGCCGAATCTAGAAATTTATTGCAAAATACATTATATTGTTATTTTGATAATTCTGGTGCTTGTGATCAAAAAGGCAAAACTAGAAAACCATTAACACAACGTATTAAATCTAAAGAAGGTAGAATTAGACAAAATTTAATGGGTAAGCGTGTTAATTATAGTGGTAGAACTGTAATTACTCCTGATCCTCAATTAGATATTAATGAATTAGGTATGCCTATTAAAATTGCTAAAAATTTGACTTTTCCGGAAATTGTAACTCCTTATAATATTGAAAAATTACAAAAATTAGTATTCAATGCTAGAAATGTTTATCCTGGTGCAAATTTTGTTAGACGTATTTCCAGGGATGGTAATGAAATTACTACTGATTTAAGATTTGCTGGTGAAAAAATAGTATTACAATATGGTGATACTGTTGATAGACAATTAGTTAATGGTGATTATGTTATTTTAAACAGACAACCTACTTTACATAAATTATCTATGATGGGTCATAAAATTAAGGTAATTGAAAATGATGATTTACAAACTTTCAGATTAAATCCTAATGTTACTACTCCGTATAATGCCGATTTTGACGGTGATGAAATGAATATTCATGTTCCTCAATCTTATAGGACGATGATAGAAATACAAGAAGCGGCTAATGTTCAAAAACAATTAATTAATCCTAAATCAGGATCTCCCGCTATAGGTACTGTGCAAGATGTATTATCTGGATCTTTTAACTTAACGAAAAATACTACTCAAGTTAATTGGCGAGACGCAATGAATATATTAGCTTATACTGATGTCGATATTTATAATGTTGAAATTCCTAGGAATAAAATATCCGGTATCGATTTATTTTCATATATTATTCCCGAAAATATCAATATAAATAATAATCGTGTTATAATAGAAAATGGTAAAATTATACAAGGTCAATTAAATAAATCACATTTAGGTCCTAGTACAAATAGTATTTTACATAATATTTTAGATCAATATGGAGATAAACCCGCCGTAGATTTTTTAAATAATGTCCAAAGATTAGCTAATAATTATAATTTATATAGAGGTTTCACTACCGGTATAGGCGATTCATTTATTGACAATGATTTAGAAAAAGAAGCAGAAATTATGATACAAAAAAAAATAGTCGAAATCAATAATCGTATAACTACCTTAGAAAATAATCCTAATATGGTGGATCCCGATACTTTTGAAGCATCTATATATTCTAGTTTAAATACGGTTTTATCTAATTTATCCGATATAGTAGATCAAAAAATGTCAGAAAATAATGGATTCAAAATTATGAAAGATTCCGGCGCTAAAGGTGGTTTAACTAATTTAGGTCAAATGTGTATTTGTATTGGACAACAGAATTTAGAAGCGGCTAGACCTAAAAGGAAAAATAATGGCAGAACTTTTCCATACTTTTTCCAAAATGATGACACACCTGAAGCTAGAGGATTTATTAGATCCTCATTTATTAAAGGTCAAACCCCTACTGAATTCATGTTCCAAAATGGATCAAGTAGAGAAGGTGTTATGGACACAGCCATTAAAACAGCAGAATCAGGTTATATACAAAGAAGAATAGTAAAAGCTACTGAAGATATATCGGTTGCTAATGATTCGACAGTTAGAAATTCTAGAAATCATATTATACAATTTGTATATGGCGATGATGGTTTAGATGTATCAAAACAATTTTCATATCAATTGATGATATTAATTTTAGATAATAAACAAGTATTAGAAAAATATGGCAATAAATTTGGTATGAAATTAATTAAATTGAGAGATATTATTAGATATAATATCCAAAAACAAGCAGCAGAATACCAATTATTTAATCATACTGTAATGTTACCTATTAATTTAAATAGAATAATATTAAACGCTAGAAAATTAAAAACTAGTAAAAATGAGGTAATTAATGCTGAATATGTTTTAAAACATTTAAAAGATATTTTAGATTATAAAAATACAAAAACAATTGCAATTAATAATACAAATTATAAAAATACAATCAAATATAAAGATGAAAGGCAGGCAAAATTAATGTTCAAATTAGCAATCTATAGTAGTTTAGCGCCAAAAATATGTTTAGAAGAATATGGATTTAATAAAGAACAATTTGATTATATTGTTAATGAAATTATAAGATCATTTAATAAAGGAATGGTTGAACCTGGTGAAATGGTTGGCGCATTATCGGCTACTTCTATTGGAGAACCTACTACACAATTAACATTGAATACTTTCCATCATGCAGGTATTGGTTCTAAAAGTACGGCAAGTTTAGGTGTTCCTAGAATTAAAGAAATTATGAATTGTTCTACTAATCTTAAAACAGCTTATATGACAATATATTTAAATGATCAATTTAAAGGTGATATTAATATTATTAATGAAATTGCATCACACTTGAAATATACTACCATGAAACACATAATGGATAATGTTCAAGTTTTATATGAACCTTTGATGTTCGATGAAGGTAATATTATGCAAAAAGATAATGTTAAAAATACATTTAAACAATTTAATCAATCTAAATTAAGTTGTTCTACTGAAATAAATAAATTACCTTGGTTAATTAGAATAACTTTAAATAGAGAAAAACTTATGGAAAAAAATATTACATTATTAGATATCAAAACTAAATTTTGTGATAATTGGGAAAAAAGATATAAAAATACTAAAAATGTTAAAGCAGGTGAAAAAGGATTAGTAAATAAAATTATACAATGTGCCATTTTATCAAATAATGATAGTGATACCGTGCCAATTATTCATATTAGATTAGATTTAGCAGTCGTAGATATTAATACTTTAAATCAATTTATAGAAATATTTATTGAAAATTTCAAACTTAAGGGTCTTGATAATATTAATGATGTAAATGGCATTGATATTGATACCAATTTAGTTTCTTTTAATAAAGAAACCGGAGCATTAGAAAAAACTAAGAATACTATTATTAGTACTGATGGTGTAGATTTAGTAGCTATCAAATATATTAATGGTATTGATTTTAATAAGTTAGTAACTAATGATATCGTTGCTATTTATAATAATTTTGGCGTTGAGGCAGCAAGAAATAAAATTATTAATGAACTTAATGCAGTATTTAGTGCTCAAAATGTAGATTTTCATCATTTATCAATTGTAGCCGATATTATGACGCATTATGGTGTTTTAACTTCCATAGATCGTCATGGCTTGCAAAAATTAGATAATGATCCTTTAGCTAAAGCATCATTTGAAAAACCCGTAGAACAATTATTAAATGCAGCAGTATTCCATGATGTAGATACTTTAAAAAGTGTATCGTCTAGGATAATGACCGGTTTAGCAATTAAAGGTGGAACTGGATTATGTAATATTATTTTAGATTATGATATGTTAGAAAATTCTGAATATGATGAAGATATCAATTATAAATATAAAAAGAAAGTAAACGAAATTACAGAAGATTCCATGATTAAAGATTTATTACAAACTAATGTTGAAGAAGACGAAATTTATATACCATATTAAGTATTTTGTTATTATAATATTTGATTTATTATTATTGTTTATTATTTTTTATTATTTTTTATTTTCTAACAAATAAAATTTATATTTTTTGTTATTATTTTTTATTATCAAAGTTTTGTTAATATTCAATATAAAAAAATCAAAAATTTAAAAATCAATTAAAATATTTCTAATATCCTTGTCCATAGAATATATATATTTAAATTTGCTAATATCTTCATCGTTAATATTATCTTGCTCACATAATTTTACAAATTCTTCCAAGTCTAGTAAATTAACTAATTTTATGATTTTTTCGTATTTTAGACAATGATCATATATTTCTTTATCATCAAATTTATTTTTACTTTTGTTTAATAATTCTGGTAAACACATATTTTTAAAATACCATTTTCTAGTTATAATACTTGATTTTGTAATTAACTCGGATTTTATATTATTACTTTGACTAAATTTGATAATACGTTCTAAGATATTAATTGCAATTTTGATTGGTCTAGTATAGTCACATTTTAGATCGCTAAAGTTTTTTTTATGTTTGTTTAATAATTCTGGTAAACACATATTTTTGAAATACCATTTTCTAGTTATAATACTTGATTTTGTAATTAATTCAGAATTTTTATCTTGAACTTTTTTTTTTACCAAGGTTAGTAAATTATTGTCACATGACTTTAAATATTTTAAACTTGAAATGACGATATTATTTAATATATCATCTTTCAAAATACCATATATTTCATTAGTTTGTTCGTCATAATGAACATTATATCGAGTATTGTCAATATTATTTATTGATAACAAAAAATTAAAATTATCAACGTAAACATTTTTATTATTAAACATTAATAACATTTTTATCGCATTAAAACTTGCAAAATAATAAGATATATTAATTTCAGGATTTTTTTTATTTTTTATTATTAATTTTACTATTTCAGAATTATCAATCTCAAAAAAATTTTTATAAAAATATAAACCTACATTTCTTAGACTACTTTTTGGTATTTTACATTTGCTAGGTACGTAACCTTTGGTAATTACAATTTTATCATTAGTATTCAAGATTAAATATCCAAATCTGTACGAAGCTCGAAACTTGTTTAAATCTATTTTAATATCTTTATTATAGTTTCCTTTATTAAAAATATCAATTAATTCTTCAAATTCTTTTTCTACGACAAGTTCTTTTCTAATTGTTAATATATTGCCGCATTTATTTTCAAAATTAATAAATGTCGACCCGACGTGTTTTAATTCTTCATACTTTTCTTGGTATAAATGAACTAGTTTTTCTCTAAAAGAAATATCAGACATTATTATATGTATTATATGTATTGTATATATATAAATTATTAAACTATGCGTGATGCTTTTTTAATTTCAATTTTTTTTAATAAAAAATGAAATATATTTTTTAATGTTTATCTATTAATAAGATATTAATTAACATATGCAATCATCTAAATATTTATTATTATTGTTCGGTATTTTTTGTATTTATCACAATTATTATATTGGTGAGAAAGTCTTAACAATAAATCGTTATTCGTTAATTTCTAATCATAAAAATTATACACAACATATCATACCTAAAGTATATGATTTTTATGATGATAGTTATAATTGTTCGAAAAAAAATATAAATGGTTCTTGTCCTTTAAATTTTAAATGCACTAAATATGAGATTGATGGTCTCAAGTATAAATATACGCGATATGCTTGTATTGATCCTAATTTAGAACAAAATTTATATAGTGAATGTCATTATATGTTTATTGAACACGAAAAAAATTCAGGATTTTTTTGTTTAGAACTTATAATTATGTATACTATTTTCGTAAAATTAATTATTGTAATTTTATTTTTGATTTGTTATTGTATTGGATTTATATTTAAGAAAGTATTTTGTAATTATTATAGCAACTTACGCAAGAAAATCAAGACACATGAATTAATAATATTACAAATAGATTATAGATTGGTGTTTTATACACCAATTACAAGTTTAACAATTTTCAACATGTTACGTGGTTTTACTTGTTTATTTAATAGACATTTGATAAATTCATGTTTTAGTCTTGATAATGTTGAAATATTACCATGGCAAGATATTATTGTTCATTATATTTTGGAAATAATTACTCTAGTTGTTGTTATTATAACAATTAAAAATATGGCAATCAAATATGAAAAAATATACAAAAAAATTATGTAATTAAAAAATAATAAAAATAACAAAGAATTATAAAAAAAATAATTACTAAAAAAATTGATTTTTTTATTTTATATTAATACTCTTAATATAAAAAAGTATTAAATACCATGACCGATATATATATATTGCAAGCATTAATCAGAAAAAATGAAACACAAGCTATTAAAGAATTTGTAAAAAATGTTAATTCTTGTGATATTTATTTTTTGTCTACCTTAATGGATTATCTTGCTAAAAACAAATTATATGATGACATTAATGATATTTTTGAAAATATGTTTAAAAATAATAATATTTATGCTAATAAATTATTGATGGACTATTATAATTATTATAATTATTATAATAATATGAAAAAAATTAGTAAAAATATTTTACAATACATAGATATTTACTCATTTTTAGTCAATTCTGTTATATTACCTGACGTTTATTATTACGATTTATTTGAATGGTTGTTGTTTTCTGATAATTTTTTTAATAGTAATAAAAAAACGAGATATAATATTATTAAAGAAATGGTTAAAATTAAAAATGAAACTATACAACACGTAATTTTCACTAATATTGATAATAAAAAAATTTCTGTTGATAATCGTTCTCAATTATTTAATATAATACGTTCCTTAGATAAAAAAACAATTAATAAATTAAATAATTATAATTACAAAGAATTAAATTCATATAAATTACTTAACGCAATTATAAACCACGTCGATGTCGAATTATTAAATAAAATTGATATAAATGTATTTAAAAATTATAATGACAATAATGATTTACTGATAAAATGTATTAGAAGTGTTTTACTTCCTCCGAGATCTAACAAACCGTTTGATGAAATATTTAACTTTGTTGTAAAATTATACGAATCAAATATAGTATGTATTAACAAAAAATCTGATAATTTTGATGGCTCTGTTTTAGATATTATTAAATGTAATTACCGAGAATATTTGTTTAGTATGAATTGTCTTGATAATTATATTAAAAATTTAATTGGATTTTTAATTAAACAAGGTGAAAAATTTACAAAATTTACAGTTATTAATAATGCCGATGTATATGTATTATATTTATGCATTATAAATAATTATGATTTTGATATGCATCTCGAGGTATTTAAAAATAATTTTCATCATGTTATTATGAATTACTTAGGAAACATAAATTCTAATTATGAACATTATTATGTGATATTAAAATATTTATACGATAATTTTAATTTTACTGCTAATATATTAAATACACTAGATTTAGATATGATAAATTTTAATGTGTCAGTTTTTGATATTTTTACTTTAAGATTAAGAATCAAGGAATATTATGAAAATCATCAGGATAATAAATATCTAAATAATATTATTAAATTATTAGTAGATAAAAAAGAAGTAATTACTTTAAAGATTTTTTTTAATAATTTGTATCAATATGAATTTATAAAACTATTATCAAAAAATGGATACGATTTTAATATACATAATACGGACGGTAAAACAATAATTGATATGTATTGTGATACGCTTAAAAATAAAGAATTTACAAACAAAAAATATAATACGGTAATTGATATATGCGAATTATTATACTCAAATGGTATCAAATGTAAGGAAGAAAACTATAAATTTTGTAATCTTGATGAATATTTAAAATGTAAAAAAGTTAATGAAGAATGTGACATATGCCTAAGTGAAGATATGGTATATGTATGCCAGTTTAAACATAATTTATGTAAAAATTGTATTAGAAAACTAAATTATGAATGTTGTTTCTGCTTCCAAAAATTATAGCATTTTTTATTAACTCGACAATTTTTATTACACTGTCTATAATGATACTTGATCACTTTTTATGTAAAAACAATATTGCATTTATATATTATTTATAATTAAGTTTGCTTACTTTTTGCTATATTTTTGTATGTATTATCATATACCATTAATTATAAACAATATAATAACATAATTTTGTTTTAATACAAAAGTGATTAAGAAACTTTATGGACAGTGTATATATAAAAATTGATTTATAAATATTATCTCAACATTTATGAATTAATTTTTATATACAAAAATTGATTTATAAATATTATCTCAACATTTATGAATTAATTTTTATATATAAAAATTGATTCATAAATATTATCTCAACATTTATGAATTAATTTTTATATATAAAAATTGATTCATAAATATTATCTCAACATTTATGAATTAATTTTTATATATAAAAATTGATTCATAAATATTATCTCAACATTTATGAATTAATTTTTATATATAAAAATTGATTCATAAATATTATCTCAACATTTATGAATTAATTTTTATATATAAAAATTGATTCATAAATATTATCTCAACATTTATGAATTAATTTTTATATATAAAAATTGATTCACAAATATTATCTCAACATTTATGAATTAATTTTTATATATAAAAATTGAAATTATATTCCATAAATACATCTTTTAAATAGCTCTATATTTAAACTTCACAATGGCCGAACCATCTTTGAATTATCATAATCGATTCTTAAAATTTGTAATGTGGTTAGGTAAAAGGCAAAATTTGAGTCAAGAAATGTTTGATAATATTAATTCACTATATGAAAATGCTAAAGAATTATATGACTATATTAAAAAAAATGAGGAATATGAATTAATCAATAACTTGTTTATTTTTCATAATAAAATTTTATTCTTGTTAAATATTTTTTTGAATATGAATAAGGATAATTTTAACAATCAAATAATTTTAGCCAGAGAAAATATTTTACAGACAGAAAATAATAAATTATTGCAATATGTCCAATCATATATTTATATGACTAATTATTGTGGTTATCAAATACCTATAATTTTTAATAAAGACATTATATTTTTTTTGATGATAAATAATTGTCATCAGGAACCTGATATGCCTTTGGATAAAAATATTATAAATGTTGCAAAGGACAGATTATTTACTATAGATGTTTTTAGATGGGTAGTAAGTAATTGTGGTAAAGTGTTTATTTCTAGTTATTGTAATAATTATTTGAATTATGAAGGTGAATATATTGATACCTATGAAGATGCTAAATGTTATAGTAGTTTATTATTAACGGATAAAGGATATAAAGATCTTAAAAATCATATAAATCATAATAATAACCATATTAATCTTGAAGAAATAAATAAACTTGTTAAAGAATTACCTACATATGATAATATTAAAAAAATATTATTTAACATGAATTTATGTTGTAAAACATATTATTTAACCTATGAAATAGCAACTTTGGAAAAATATGTTTTAGATTATTATTTTTGTAAAAATGATATCACTAAAAATTTATTCGAAAATGGTAACATTGATCTTATTAAAACACATATTAATGAAGGATTAATGGCAATTAAAAAATATGGACGTTATGTTTGTTTTAGTAATTTTGCTTATTGGGAAAAATTTATCTTGATAGATACTTTTGTTAATTTTTTGTTCCATAAAAAATTTATTGGTTTTGGGAGAATCAAAAAATTTTTTGATATCGTAAAATTATATAATAATACTATTTTTTGTTCTCATGTTAAGAATAATAGTTATTGTGATTGCAAAGGATATAATAATTTTAATCATATTATAAAAACTATTATATGTCTTGTTCATCATAATTTATTAAATATATATTCTCATCACTTGGATAATTTTAATTGCGGAAACAAAAAAACTAGAATATTTTTTAAAGAAATTTATGTTAATATAAAAAAAATAAATTTAACAGCAAATATTCCTCGTTTAGATGATACCATTAAACGATTAAACAAAAAATTTCATTTCAATTAATTTTTTTATTTTTTACTATTTTTATTAATCATTTATTAATATTTTTTGTTTAAATTATTTGTTAATATTTTCGTATTGTTTATTATATTTTTGGCTATATTTTTGTTGTCAAGTTTTATTATTTTTATGATATTATAAATTATAATATTGTGTAATGAATAAAAAATATTTTTATATATTAATTACTGATCGTATTTATCCTAATGGCGGAGGTGAGGAGTTTGCTTTTGAAACTGTTAAATATACTAATTCTTTAAATATAAAAAGTTTATGGATTACTTTTTCTTGTAATAAATCCGAATCAGAAATTATAAATTATTGTGATTTGATTATGTATTCCAAATATATTTTTAATTCAAAATTTATTTATAACGTAATTGAATCATATAATCCAAAAATTTTACATTATATTGGTTCAAATATTCATTATTTTAATAATATTAATATTAATCCCGGAATATTCATATTTGTTGGTATCCATTTTTGGAAAGAAATATTAAATTATAACAAACAAAAATTTTATGACATATTTAATAACAAAATATCACATTCTTTAACTAGTCATATGAGTGCAAAATTTCCGTATTACAAAAAACATAAAATTACTCGTAAAAAAATAAAATTAAAAAAATACAAAATAGAAACAAAATTTAGCATAGAAAATAAAGTCGGAGAAAATAATAATAAATCCTGCATAACTAATAATTCCAATAGAACTGGTGACCAAGATATAATGAATACTGATGAAACTTGCATTACTAATAATATTTGCAATACTAATAATACTGATGAAACTTACGTTACTAATAATACTGAGGAAACTTATATTACTAATACTGAGGAAACTTATATTACTAATACTGATGAAACTTGCATTACTAATAATACTGAGGAAACTTATATTACTAATACTGAGGAAACTTATATTACTAATACTGATGAAACTTGCATTACTAATAATACTGATGAAACTTGCATTACTAATAATACTGAGGAAACTTATATTACTAATACTGAGGAAACTTGTATTACTAATAATACTGATGATATTTGTGTTACTAACAATACCGATGAAACTTGCATTACTAATAATACTGATGATATTTGTATTACTGATGAAACTTATATTACTAATAATACTGATGAAAACTGTATTAGTGATAATACTGATGAGATTTGTATTAGTGATAATACTGATGAGATTTGTATTAGTGATAATACTGATGAAATTTGTATTACTGATAATACTGATATAATTTGTATTAGTGATAATACTGATATAATTTGTATTAGTGATAATACTGATGAAATTTCTATTAGTGAATATTTAAATAATAATAGTCCTAATATTAGCAATTACAATAATGAATATACTGATACAACTAACGAAAGTGTATATAGTTCTGATAATGAATGTACAGGGGGTTTAAATACTTGTTCTGAATATAATAATTATTCTGATAATAATTATTGGTCTGACATTAGTGATAATACTGACAGTAATAATTATTGGTCTGATAATGATTCTGATAATAATTATTGGTCTGATAATGATTCTGATAATAATTATTGGTCTGATAATGATTCTGATAATAATTATTGGTCTGATAATGATTCTGATAATGATTCTGATAATAATTATTGGTCTGACATTAGCGATAATAATGATAGTAGTGATAGTAATAATAATTATTGGCACAATGATGATAATAGTAATGACATTAGTGATAATGATAATAGTTGTGATAAAAATAATGTTATTAAAACTGATAAATGTAATAAACAAGTGTCATACGTTGTGTATCAAAATATTTTTAATTTGTTAAAATATAAAAATACTGATTTAGGAATATATACAAAAAAAATAATATTTAATAACAAGATACAATATTATGTTCCGTCTACGTATGTTTTTTTGACATTGTATAAATTATATAATTTTGACATTAATAATATTAATTTGATTATTCCAGTAATAGAAGATGTTAATAAAATTAATCTTTCTAAATACTCAACTAATAATATTTATATTACGTGTATAAATACTAATTTTTATAAATGTGGTTATTTATTATTAAATTTATTAAAATATTTTAGAAATTCCGACATTAAATTTTGTGTAATAAATACAAAAAAACATAAAAATAATGACATTATTAAAAATCAAATATTAGAAAATGAAGGATTATATTTAAATTATATTGATAACATACAAGAAATATATGCTAATACAAAAATATTACTAATACCTAGTCTTGTTGATGAAACTTTTTGTAGAGTAGCATATGAGGGTTGTAAATTAGGTATTCCTATTATTACTTCTGGTTTAGGTAATTTTAGTGAATTAGGTATGTTTTCTAAATTATACAGTATTGATATTATTAATAAATCATCAATTAATTTATGGTATGATGAAATATGTAGTTTATATCATAACAATGACAAATTAATTTCTTTGTCAAATTTATCATTAGAAATTTATAATGACCTTAATAAAAAATATTTTTTTGATAAAATATTTAATAAATTTAGTTTTTCACATTATTTAAATTTATTTACCAACAGATTTTTATTTATCGCTCCTTATTCCCAATGTGGTTTATTTTATTCAGTATGTAATTACGCCCAAGCCATAAAAACTAAAAATAGTAATGCTTATATTACACTTTTAACATATAAACCTTATTATTTAACTGAAAATAATGAAGAATTAAATTTAACATATTTTGATGAAATTATTCATACATCTTGTGACTATAAACATATTAAAATAACAAAAAAGTATAAAACTTTTGGAAATATTATTATACCTGAATTATTATTTGAAATTAAATATCATAATAATATAATTTACATACCAAATATTGATACTAGTAATTTTAATAATATTAAAAAATTAACAACAAATAATTATAAAATATTAGCAAATAGTTTTTATTCGAAAAATTACATGTTTAATAAATATAATATTACAAGTAATTTTATTGGTTTTTCTTTGCCATTCGATATTAAAATGAAACCTAAGATTACTGTAATAAAATTTTTATTAGTAGGGGGCGCTTTAAAAAATATATTACCAGTTGTAGAAACATTTTATAAATTATATAAAGATGGTATTAGAAATATACATTTATTTTTGACTGTGACAAATGTAAATAAAAAAATTCATGAAACGATAAATTTACCTATAATAACAAAATTGAGTAATTTGTTAAAACAAGAAATAATAGATTTGTATCATACTTGTCATGTTTCAATAATTAGTTCTAAAAGTGAAGGCTTAGGATTAAATATCTATGAATCAATTAAAACAGGGACGCCTATATTAACTCATTATGGATATGAAGAAATAATTAAAGATAATATTAATGGTTGGTTATGTGAAAAAAAAACTATTATAGATGATAATATAATTCATGAAATAGATCAAAATGATTTGTATAATAAAATAATAAATATTAGCAAATTTGAACAAGATTATTATAATGACTTTATAAAAAAATGTATTAATTATAATCAAGATAATTTTAATTATGATTCCTTTTGTAATAGATTTTATGATGAAATTATAAAATAAAATCGAATCAAATCAAATCAAAAAAAAAAAATTATAAAAAATGAAAACAAAAATTATAAAAATGAAAATAAAATTAATAATGATATTATATATTCAAATTTGAATATAATCTACCATAATAAAAATAATTAAAACAAATGGTCAGAGTAAAAATATTAGAAAGCAAGTATAAATATTGGTCAGAAGATGTAGATATATCTAATAGTAATTTAGAATCTATATTGGAAAATGTTTATAAATTAGAATTTTTAAAAAAATTATATGCTGCTAAAAATAAAATAAGTGATATTGTTATTTTAACTGAAAAATGTAAAAATTTACAAGAATTATTTTTACAACATAATAAAATAAGTATTTTTGAAACTATAAGTAATTTGCAAAATTTACATGTTTTAAATTTATCTTATAATCAAATTTCTATATTGCCAATAGAATTAACTACTTTAAAAAATTTACATACATTGAATTTATCTTTTAATGAAATAACTAAAATACCTAATAATTTTAACAAATTACAAAATTTGCGGACACTTTTTTTAAATGGAAATAAATTATTTAAAATATCAAAAAAAATTTGTGAATTAATAAATTTAATAAAATTAGATGTTTCAAATAATTTTATTACCGTATTACCTAATGAACTAGAGAATTTAACAAAATTAAAAAAATTTTTTGTAGGCAAGAATAAAATCACACAGATACCAAATAATTTATATAACTCGAAATATTATTTAAATTTTGAGTTAATAGATTATTCTGATAATTTATTAACTAAAATACCAGAGCATTTTTATAATATAAAATATGTTAGCAAGTTAAAATTTAATAATAATAATTTAACAGAAATATCTCCTCACTTATGGAATTTATATAGTTTACGCTGTATTAATTTTTCTAATAATCAAATATCGAATATAAATATACCAAATGATGCAAATCGTAAAATTTTGCACATAGAAGTATCTAATAACAAATTAACTGAAATACCAAATAATATATCTTTGTTAAATGATTTGTATGATTTGAATTTGTCACATAATCAGATAACAAGTATATCAAATTTAAATTTAAGTAAATTATGTTATTTAAATTTATCATATAATCAACTTGTAATATTTGATAATATACATAATTTACATAATTTAGAATATTTGGATTTAAGTAACAATAATTTGTCTATCGTTCCTAAAAATATACATAATTTAAAAAAATTACGAACACTTATACTATCTCATAATAATTTAACTTGTTTTTCATTAGAATTTTATGAATTTGAACAATTACAAAATCTTGATATGTCTTATAATAAATTGACAGATTTACCAACTGGTATATCAAAGTTAAAAAGTTTGTGTAGTTTAAATTTAGAGAATAATAAATTAACCTATTTACCAATTGATATCATTAATACACATATATTTAGAATTAATATTTTAGATAATCCTTTAGAAAATTTAGATTTACAAATTCAAGAATGGCTAGGAAAGAAATATAAATTTTCTAAATTATTAATATTTTAAATGATTCCTTAGATTTACAAATTTAAGAATTTAAGAATAATAAAAGAAATATAGACATTCTTGATAAGAACCTTGGTTATCAAGTTTTATCAGATCATATTAAAAATTTAATATAATAATATATTTTTATTTTGCATAAATAAAGAATTACATATTTTTTTACACTTTTTTAAAATATATCAAATATGATCATTATAAAAAGTTTATTTAATAGGAATCGTTTATCTTTAAATCCTTATTTTATAAAAAACAGTCAAATAAAAAATATCATAATAATTTACTCGATTACCTTAAATAATTGACAAAAATTTAATATTTTCATTATTTCTATACCATTATTATTTAAAAAATTATCAACACTAGATAAATAATTAACATAATTATCAATATCATATTTTTTATTAACAATTATATTAATATATTTTTTTATGTCTAAATTTATTTTTTCTATTTCATAAATAAATTTATTACACATAACATATTTATTATTATAAATAATGTAAAAAAGAGGTGTGATTACAAGATAAATATATAAATTATCAGTTATGCTATAATTATCTCGAGTATTTATAATGATATCATGATTTTTATTATTATGAATATTATTACGAATATCATTATTATGAATATTATCATTATTATGATTTTTGTCTTCATTATCTTTATTATTTTTTTCGCTCTTATTCCATAATTTTTTTATTATGTTGTTAATAAATGAACTATTTTTTTTAATATCTGTTTCGCTCAAATTATTATATAAATTTATTATTTTTTTATCTTGATTATTACCTTGATTATTATTTTGATTATTATTTTGATTATTATCTTCATTATTATTTTGTTTATCATATTGGTTATTATTTTGGTTATTATCTTTATTATTATTTTGATTATTATTTTGATTATTATTTTGATTATTATTTTGATTATTATCTTGATTATTATTTTGATTATTATTTTGATTATTATTTTGTTTATTATCTTGATTATTATCTTGGTTATTATTTTGTTTGTTATCTTGTTTGTTATCTTGTTTGTTATCTTGTTTTATATTATTAAATATAATATCATTATTTTTACACTTGATCGTAATATAATTATTATTAATTTCATTTGATATATCTAACGGTATTATTTTTTTGCTAATTGCGAAATTTATTATGTTACTGTTTGTAAAATTTATTAAAATATAATTAGCTAGAATACTATCATTATTTATTAAAATACATAATATTACATATGGTTCAAATGATACTTCTATTATTTTTAGTGTGTCATATTCAAAAATATATTTTTTAACAGTTTTTGTAATATTTTTGTGTATAATATGCATTTTATTATCTAAAAATTTAACAATAAAATTAGAATAATTTATAAAATTCATTATTCCTAAATTCATATAAAAACTATGATTACGATAATAATTATCATTAAACTTGATAGTCTTTAATTCCATAATAATAATATACCATAAAAAAATAAGTATTTAAAAATATTCAAATTATATAAAAAATATTCAAATAAACTTTTTATTCAGATAAGCAAGTAAATGTTATGCATAATCTAGCTTCATTTGGAATAATATGGTGTAAAATCATTAAATTATTTTTGTTTGTAAAATATAAATTTAAACTTTTGTTTTCATTGCCCAAAATGTTAAAATATGTTGAGTCATAAACATTGTCACTTTTTATAATTTTATTCAAAGTTTTAATTGTCATACCACTTTCATTATTTAAAATACATTTTGATCCTTGACTTTCTATTCGCAAACAATCAGAAACATTTATTTTTACATTACCTGAACCAGCATTTGACATTGTAAACCAAGCATCTGAATTAACTTTAATTTGGACGTCCGGAATAATGTTTTTTTCAAATGTATCAAAAATAGGATTAAAAACTTCAGTTTCTATTGAAAACATTAAATTATTTATGTAACCACTAATATCTAAATAACCAGGTGTTATAACAAACATTAATTTATTACCTTGGACTTTTTGCAAACACGAATTAAATTTTTTTAAGTCTAGATTAATTTTAGTATGTGTTGGTTCAGAAATATTTAAATTTGTTACCTTGAAATTAAAATAAGTAGTATTTAACGTATTTAATGCGTGAAATATAACATATTTCTCATTATCTTTTTTATAACATTCTACAGAACATGTATCAACACCAGATAAACTATTGAAAATACTTTTAAGATAAGACAAATTTTCAAAATAAATTACAAGCATATTTAATTATTATTAATATTACATATACTTGTTTATAATTTTTATTTTCATTTTTATAATTTTTATCATCCTTTATCATTCTTTATCATTCTTTATTATTCTTTATTATTCTTTATTATTCTTTATCATCCTTTATTATTTTTCATTATTCTTTATTATTTTTCATTATTCTTCATCATTCTTATCATCCTTATCATCCTGATTATTCTTATCATTCTTATCATTCTTATCATTCTTTATTAATTGATTTTTATTAATGTAAAAATGAGGTCCTAAATATTTTAATATGGCAGTAATAAAACTTTCATGACTGATGCATTTTATTATACTATTTAGTAATATTTTAATGTTGGACAAATTAGTATTAACATCATAATATTTATTGTAATATTCGATACAATAACTTGCACATATATCTAATATATTACTAAATCCGCCTTCTGGTTTTATACTTGCTTTTTGGTATTTTATACATTCGTTAATATAATCACTATACATTTTTTTATCTTCCTCATCATAATCATATTCAGTTAATTCGGTTAAGCAATTTTGAAAATATTTTATTGTATTTGTTATCAATTCATTAATATTATCTTTAATTCTATCAGTAATATGTCCATTATAATCATTAACTATAGTTATTATATAATCTATCAATGGTTTAATTAATAATTTAGTTAAAATGAAACCTTTTTTATCATTAATCCACACAGGATTTGCATCTTTTAATATTCTAATAACATATGACTGTCTGTTAATATCAGTATTTAATATTGGCAAAATATTAAAATTTTCGATATTAACATCTTTCTTAAAATGATTTGCTAAAACATCGGCAATATACTTTGAATAAGTTTTTGTTAAATTTTTTTCGTTTTTAATAGTAAGAAACATTTTTGGTAAAATATAATTACTTGCACAAATATATTTTTTATTACAATTACCATCACACTCATATGTTCCAGGGCATTTTTTTAAATTATTGTATTTACTCACATTAATTTTTTTGTGATTTACCGTATAGTTATCAAATATGTCAAAAAAATTAGGTGTTTCAATTATAGGAGTATTTTTATATGTATTATTCATAATATTCAAAATATTATAATTTTTATTGACATTATTGATAATATTAGGAACATCTTTTTTTTGTAATATTGTTTCTATTTTATCTGTATATTTTGTAATAGTTTTGTTATTTTCTTCATATAATTTTTTTATTTCGTTTTGCAAATTATATACATCTGAACATAATTTTATTTTTTCTTCCTTTAATTCGTTATTAAGATTTGATAAATTATTTATTTTGTTATTAAGTTGTATTATTTCAGATCTTAAAATAACATTACCAGTATTTAAATTACTTATTTTTATTTCCATTTTACTCGTCTTTTCTTTGTATTCATTATTCTCGGCTAATAATTTTATAATTTGCATTTTCATATCTGTTAGTTGATTTGATAATTTATTATTATTATTCATTAATAATGAATTTTGTGATTCTAAAATACCAATTTGACTATATAAATCTTTCTGTGTTTGTTTTGGAGACTTTTCTTTATTATTATTGTTATATTTATTACTACATTTGTTATTTTGTTTATTTTGTTTATCTTTATTGTGACTATTTTTATTATGACTATTTTTATGACTATTTTTATGACTATTTTTATGACTATTTTTATGACTATTTTTGTGATGATTTTCTTGTTTATGATAATTATCTTGCTTATGATAATTATTCTGTTTGCGTTGATTATCTTGTTTGTGATGGTTATCTTGTTTATGATGATTATCTTGTTTATGATGACTATTTTTGTTTTGTTTATGATGACTATTTTTGTTTTGTTTATGATGATTTTTTATAACACTGTTTTTTGTTTCTTCATTTATTTGTTTTATCATGATTTTATTGTGATTGTTAATATCTTTATTAATATCTTTATTAATGTCCTTATTAATATCTTTATTAATGTCCTTATTAATATCTTTATTAATGTCTTTATTAATAATAATATTTTTTATAATATGGTTATTATTTTGGATATTTTGGATATTTTGGATATTTTTGATATTTTGGGGATTAGTATTTTGATTACTCGTAACAACATCCGTATTGTTATTATTATCTTGTACAGTATCTAAGTTATTATCTTGAAACGTGTCTTTTTGTAAGTTATCATTTTGTAATGTATCTTGTGAAATGTCTTGTAAAGTATTTTCTTGTAAAGTATTTTCTTGTAAAGTATTTTCTTGTAAAGTATTTTCTTGCAAAGAATATTGATTATTTATTTTGATTTTACTTTGTAAAATATTATTTTTGCAAATTGTTATTTTTGTTATTTTTTGTTTATCTTGTTTGTTGCTATCGTAACTATAATTATGATATTCTTGACTATTTGTATCTTGACTATTTTTTTGATACTTGTCAGCATTTAATTTATGTTTTATCGTTTCCATATGACGAATATATTTAGACGAATAATCTGATTGATAGTCACAACACTTACAGTAATATTTACTTGTCAAACTCATGTTGTTTCTGATATTATATATTATTATACATTTTATTATTTAAAAGTTTATTGTAAATTTGTAAAAAAAAACAAAAAAAAAAATCATCAAAAAATAAAAAATTTTGGAAAAAGTTGGGGGCGAAAAATTTTGCAACACATGGCCGCCATGTGTTGCGAAATTTTTTACGGTGAAAATTTTAAAAAAATATTAAAAAAACATGATTTTTTCGGAAACGAAAAATGAAAAAAGTGTATAAGTATGATAAAAACATGCTCAGAAAAAAATCAAAAAAAAAAAATTTTTCCTGAAAAAATCGAAAATTTTTGATGATTTTTCGAAAAAACCGGTTTTTTTTGAAAAAAAATGCAGAAATTTGTATTTTAATATAGGTATTCACTTTTTTATTAATTTACAAAAAATTGCCTTTTTTTCCTAAAAAAAAATTCCCAAAAAAATCAAAAAAAAATCAAAAAAATCGTCATTTTTGTGTATTCTTATATTCTTTTTGACACGGAAAATTTGGGCAGAAAATCTCTGCCCAAATTTTTTTTCTCATTTTTTAGTATTCTTATTTACTTTTTTTTCGATTTTTTTTGAAAAAAAATTCAAAAAAATATTTTTTTTTTAGTATTCTTATTTACTTTTTTGACGCGAAAAATTTGGGCAGCCTTTTTCTGCCTTTTTCTGCCCAAATTTTTGACTTTTTTTTTAGTATTCTTAATTACTTTTTTGTCGAAAAAAAATTTTTTTTTATTTTTTTTTTTCAAAATTTTCTGCCTTTTTGAAATTTTTCTGCCTTTTTGCATATGCACTTTTTTAACGAAAAAAAAAAATTTGGGCAATTTCAAAAAAAATCTCTGCCTTTTTGCATATGCACTTTTTTAACAAAATACAAAAATTTAGGCAATTTCAAAAAATAATTCCTGCCTTTTTGCATATGCACTTTTTGATATTTTTACTGCCTTTTGGTATATGCACTTTTTTAACAAAAAAACAAAAATTAAGGTAATTTCAAAAAAAAATCTCTGCCTTTTGGTATATGCACTTTTTTAACAAAAATTTAGGTAATTTCAAAAAATAATTCCTGCCTTTTTGCATATTCACTTTTAAAAAAAAAAATATTACCTTTTTAGTACACACTTTTCTAGAACAATTAAGGTAATATATTATATAGAAGCTTTGGTTAATAATTTCAAGCTATTAAATAATATATTACCTTTTTAGTATCCACTTTTCTAGAATAATTAAGGTAATATATTATATAGAAGCTTTTGTTAATATTTTCAAGCTATTAAATATATCATATTAAATATATCGTATTAAATATATTGTATATTAAATATATACGATATGATAAAAAAGAATTTAATAAATGAAAAATATAATATCGAATTAGATTATGAATATTTTGATTACAAATATCCTACGAGTATAAATTTAGAATATGCACGATATAAATGTATATTAAGATTAACACAGCATTTTAAAAATTTATTAAATATACAAGAACCAATAGGAAATATATTGTTATATGGAATATCAAAAAATTATAATACACAAGATCCTGTTCTAATTAAAATAAAACGATCAAGTATTAAATTTGTATATAACGTCGATGCAAATGACGAAGTAATAAATATATTGAATTCGAAAATAAATAAATATTATAAAAGATTAGAAAATATAAATTTTATTACTTCTAAATTAAAATTCATAGTAAATAAAAATAATAACAACATTACTTTTGGTATAAAAAACAAAGAATACACTTACATAACTATTAATAAACATGTATATGATAAAATTATCAAAAGACAAAATAGAACTATACATAATAATAAAGAATTACATAAACTTGAAGAAAATGAACTTAACCAAATAATATGGTCAGCGTTATTTAGATATAAATATTTAGATATATTGGATGGTAAACAAGGTTCAATAAGAATTAACGAATTAAAATATTTTAAAAATAAATATAAATGTAATGTTGAATTATTTGGATCGATAATAAATACTTCGTTAAAATATTTTTGTAGTATGTTTTATGATTTAGAAAAATATTTTGGTAGTATTGGTAATTTTTTTAATGTTACAATTAAAAAAGGTTTTTATGAAATGAATCCACCTTTTGTTGTATGGATAATGGAAGATTCATTTAAACACATTCAGAAAGCATTACATAATCCTAATAGTAAAATAACTGTGTACATTACGATACCTGTATGGGATATTTTTGGTAGGGTAAAATTAAACAAATTTTGCAATACAGATAAAAAAACTGATTATACTAATCCTGAATTAGTTTTAAAAAATGATAAATATCTCGTAATTGATAGATTATATTGTCAAAATGATTATGGTTATACTGATTATGTAAAATATAAAAACGAATCTATTGTTACTAATTTTGCACAAACAAATATATTAGTAGTATCGAATTATTTAAGTAAAAATGATATTGATTTATCTATTTTGAAAGGTAAATATTTAGATAATAAATTATAATAAAATAATAAAATAATAAAATAATAAATTATAATTTATCAAAAATCGATAATAATTTTTTTGAATCATAATTACTTAACCAATCATCTATTGTTAAATCATAATTTTTAATTTTATCATAAAAATATTTACAATACCACAAGTGTTTAATATTTTGAACTAATATTTTTTTAATATTTCTAATATCTTGGTCATTTTTATTAATTTCTTCCAATAAATATTTATTTTTTTGATAAGTATCATTAATTAATTTTTTTTGTTCTTCGTATATTAATTTATATTTAATGTATTTTTCCGATAATTCTGGGAACGAATTTAAAACTTCATCTTGTTCATTCTTTTGAATAATATCAATGATTACATTATCAGAACCACCATTTAATTTATATGCTATTTGAATATATTTAGTAGATTTTATTTTACACCTATTAAATTTATTATCACATAAAATATAACCTTCACTTTCTATAGGATTTAATTTATTTGATGCATTTAATACTTCTTCTAATGATGCCATATTATAAGATTTAACCAATTGCCAATTATTAATATTAGCATAATATTCAGGATCTAGTTCATTTAACGTTATTAAACATCTTACACCATGTAAAATAATATCGTATTTTTGATATGCTACTATTATACGGTTTTCAGGACTAACAAGTTCAAAAATATAACACTTTGTAGTATCATTAGGTAAAGAATAATTTAAATTATTCCAAGTAGACCAAAATAAATCTGCAAAAGTATTTTTATTATCACCCGTATTAGTTGATCCAGAAGCATCAGGAGTTCCTGAAGTAGCAACAGACCATTCATTATTATAATAATAAAGTGTCATCAAACTTCCATCTAATTTTTCATAAATTTTAATATTTGACCAATCTAATTGTTTTGTTATATCAATTCCCATAGGTTCGTTGTAATTAAAAAATTTATCATATGGATAAGATACTATATTATAATTATTCGCTTCATCTAATATTATTCCTCTAGATTCTTGGACTATTTTTTCTTGAAAAGGAGATTTTACTTGATTATATTTGAATAATATTAAATTTGGATACTTTTTGTGTCTAGTTGATTTAATATAATAATTTTCTTTTAATGAAACAATATTATTGTTAAGTAGATAATTTCTTAATGTCGTCATAGTTTATCAAGTTACTAATTATTATTTAAAGTTTATAATAAACATTTTATTTTTCAATTTTATTTTGTTTTATAAAAATGAAAAAACAACATAAAATTAAAAAACAACATAAAAATGAAATATAAAAATAACAATATACTATTTATAACCAATATATAATGATACAAATATTACAAAAAAATTATAGTAAAGATACAAAAGTTTTAAATATTAGCCATAATAAACTTGATATTATTCCTAAAGAAATATTAGAATTACAAAATTTATCACAACTTTATGTATTTTCGAATTTACTAAAGGAAATAAATATAAACAATTTACAAAAACTAGAAATACTATATTTAAACAACAATTTATTACAAAACAATATAATTGTTAATAATTTAATAAATTTACGGGAACTTGTATTATCAGATAATTTACTTACGATAATACCTACTGAAATATTAATGTTATCAAATTTAGAAAAACTAGATTTAGCAAGAAATAAAATAACATTAATAAATTCTAACATAAAAAATTTAAAAAAATTACGAATATTAAATTTAAATAATAATAATTTAAGAATATTACCAATTGAAATTAACGAATTAATAAATTTAACTGAATTAAATCTTTATTATAACAAATTATCTAATACACCAAGCTTAGATAATTTAAAAAATTTACAAAAATTTACAATATTTAATAATAATTTAAAAAAAATACCTAAAAAAATACACTACATTAAACAATTAAAATACCTTGATTTGTCATTTAATATAATAACACAAATAGATAAAGTATGTAATTTATGTAATTTATATACATTAAACTTGTCTAATAATAATTTAACTACAATACCAAATGAAATAGCAAATTTACAAAAATTATATTCACTTTATTTACATGAAAATTTATTAACAGAATTACCAGATTCTATAGGTAATATGAAAAATTTGAAAAGATTATATATTTATAATAATTTATTAACTACCTTACCTATGACAATTATTAACTTGGAACTGATTGAATTTGTTATTCCTGAAAATATAATAGAAAATTTAGATCCAGGTATTTTAAAATGGAATAATATAGAATTAAAAGAATCTTCAAATGAATTATTAACAGGTTCTGAATCATCAAAAGAATTATCAACAGGTTCTGAATCATCAAAAGGATTAATAAATGAATTATAAATAGATTATAAGAACAAGAACAAGAATAAAACAAGAACAAGAATAAAAACAAGAACAAGAATTATAAATAGATTATAAGAACAAGAACAAGAATAAAACAAGAACAATAATAAGAATAAAAACAAGAATACAAATAAATAATAAAAATAAAAAATAAATAATAAAAATAAAAAATAAATAATAAAAATGAATATTATTTTTTATAAATAACTTAATTTATAATACTAAATTATAGTAAAACTGATTTACCATAAATATTCAAACATGAAATATACCAATATAATATTGCAAAATAATGGAATATTATATAGTTACATTAAAAATAACTATGATAACTTATTAATTAATCAAGAAAATATTAAATGTAATTATTATTCTCATTATAATTCTTTAGGATTTACACACTTACACAAATTAGTATTAAAAACTGAGAATGATAATATATTATATAATTATTTGCGAGAATATTTAGATTCAGAAGAAGGTAAAAAAGAATTAAATAAACAAAATGAAATGGGCATAACTCCATTGATTATGGCTTGTTACAATAAAAATATTAGGACTGTTAAATTATTGTTAGATCATAATGCAATCGTAGATTTACAAGATAAAATGGGTAATAATGCTTTAATGATAACTTGTAATAATATAATTGGTTATAAAAATATAGTAATTGCAAAAATGTTGTTAATTAATAGCAATATAAATTTACAAAATAACAATGGTCAAACAGTTTTGATGATTGCTATAAATGAATTAACAGATTCATTTTTTAAAATGACAATGATAGAATTATTATTACCAAAATCAGATTTAAATATTCAAGACAACGAAGGTCGTACAGCATTAATTCATGCTTGTAAAAGTAATATACCAAATAATATAAAAACAGTTAAATGTTTGTTAAAATATAAACAGGATTTGTTTTTACAAGACAAGAAAGGTTTAACAGCTTTAACTTATGCTAGTATGACACAAGTATATAATAAAAAAGTTAAATTAATTAAAAAATATGAACTTTCTTTTTAATTATCCAATAATTAAAAAAAAAATGAAATTAAATTGTTAAATGTATATAATCATAACATTAATAATAAACAATAATGTTAAAAATAACACCAAAATCTTTTGATTATAAGAATACCATAAACTTGAATAATTTTAATAAAATAACCAAAAATGATTTTAATAAAATAACCAAAAATTATTTTTTAAATAATAAACGTTTTTATGAAACAAATAAAGTCAACAAATTTACAAAAATATTAAATAATAATCAATCAATTAATAAATCAATTAATCAAGAATCAATAAATCAATCAATTAATAAATCAATTAATCAAGAATCAATTAATCAATCAATTAATCAAGAATCAATTAATCAAGAATCAATTAATCAAGAACCAACAAAGCAAGAACCAATAAAGCAAAAAATAAAACAAGAAGTAATGACAAAACAATTCTTTGAAAGTCCTATATTATATAATTCTTTAGTTGTTATAAATATGATAACTGCATGTAACATAATAACTTATTATATAGGTTATAGAGGAGAAGTATCACTTATTCCTATTTTGATAGCGATATTTTGTCCAATTAGTTATTTTTTTTTCGATAATAAAACAAAAAATATTAAATTAGAACTACAAATGTTTACAATGATGCTTTTGTTAGTAATATTAGCTTTATATATGGAAAAAAGTCATGAACCAGTTAAATTTATATTTGCGAATAAATATATATACATGGCAATTGATCAAATTAAAGAAAAAATATAAATAATTAATATATTATGTTTTTTTTATAATAAAACAAACCATAATAAAAAAATTATGGTATATTAAATTTAAAAATGTATAATTTTTTTATTTTATTTTAATATATGCCAATTATTAATAATAGTGCAATAAAATTATTAGAAAAATATGATCTAATGACAACAAATTTCCAAGTTTATATATCAGATAATTATAATTTGTCATTAGAAAATAATTATGATTTGGTAATAATTATTAATATTACTAATGAAACAAATGAAATTATTGATAATAATACACATATACAAATAAATTCTACGCTTGATAATATTAATAATAATTTGGAACAGGTAATCCAAATAGAATTGACAAGTAAATATCAAGGCTTTATCACTGGATTAAATAATAATACTGAGAAAATATTTAAAACACTTAATAAATCAGCAATGCATGAATTATATGACTATTATTTGCCTTCTAATTATACAAATAATATGGCGGTAGCAATAAACTATTTTACGGATATATTATATGAAAAAAATAGAGATTTAGGAAGAATATTTAATAGATGTTCAATGGACTATGAAACGATTCAACTTTTGAATACAGATACGATACACGGAAATACAGATTATTTAAGCAATCAAATTTATAATATAACAAATAAAAATACGATACGAATGGCATCCGAAAATATAATACCTAATTTTATAAATAAAATAAATACCCATGCCAAAAAAATAATTAATAAAAATAATAGTAACTCAATATGGTTATTACCGGGTGGTTATGTAGATGATGTTAATGGCGCCCATATGATTGTTTATTGTATTGAAAAAAATTACGTTACAATGATCAACAGTGGTAATGGTGTAAATCATTTTGATTATAGTATAGTAGTTCAACAATATATGGATGATGATAAATTATTATTATTTATTTGTATGGTAATATTTTATTTACGTGTTCAATTTGCTACATCAGAAATGTATTTTATAGGTGAAACAAATAAAACTATAGAAAATATCAAATATTCTGATTTAATTAAGAAATTTAACGTCAAATACTTTTTTAATGATTATAAAATATTAACTAATAATAATTACAAATATCAAATTTCAGGTTCATGTACTTATTATAGTTTATATTATGCATCAATATATTGTCTTGAATCTTTAAACAGAAGTGATGAAATAATCGAGTTAAAAAAATATTATAAAGAAACAGCGTTAAATATAATTGATAATGATATGAATACCATAAATTATCCATATGAAAGTAAATTATGGCATAAACAAAAAAAAGATTATGAAAGAGATAATTATTATAATAAAGGTTTAATATTTAAAATAGATTTTACTAATAAAAAATTAAATAAAAAAAGTAATGAAATAGAAATTAATACTAATAACATATTTAATTTGATTGATATTTTGTCTGAGCAAAAAAATAACACTAATAATTATTTAGCATATGAATATGTGAAAATATATTTTACTAAATTAATTAAAGATAAAAATAATTATGTAGAATATTCTGAAAATATTAAATATGGTTCTCTCATTTTACAAATAATGCAACGTGATATATTAAATATGGATTCATTAATAGATATAAAAAGAAGAAAATATGTAATACCAAAAGGAGATAAAAAAAATATCAAAGCAAAGGAAAAATTATTATATAGGATACATGAACAATATATGACGCTAAGTTTAATATTAACTTTGTATATTGTTAAATTAGATTTAATTGAAATAATAAAAAAAGGTGATCTTGATTTAGAACTTAAAAAAAATACTATCGCAAGTTTATGTATAGATAATTTTACAAAATATATATTAAATGACCAAGATTTTAAATTAGTTTTAAATAATTACGAGTTATTTTTTAGGGAAATTTATGTAAAATCTAGTGGTAATAGTTTATTAATAGATCATACAGAATTATATACCTATAAAAAAAATATACCTGATGATAATTTAATTGAAAGCATAAATTATATTATATGTAATAGTTTTTATAAATACATAGATAATGGAAATAGAGAAATTTTTATTGATCCAAATTATAAACCGAAATTTAATAATATTGAATTCAGAAAAATTTATATTAATATGAATCGAACTAATTATATTTATTACAACTTTGTGAATATAATAATTAGTATGAAATATATTAGAAAAAATATTATTAACAAAAAAATAACAAACATGAAAATTATTGAATTTGATAAAGTTAATACACTTATTTATGACTTGAAAACACTTTTATATTTTTTAAATTTTAACAAACCTCTTTTTAAAAATGATCTATATGATCCAAATACTTCATTATTTTATAATGAAGGTCATAACCAAATAAATTTTTATCAAAAGTATATTAATAATTACAATTACAATAAAAAAATAATAAAAAAAAATATATCGAATACGATAAATTTTAATAAGATGAATAAATATGCATTAATATATGTTATTTACGTCATAAATTATTATAGTAATGTAAAAAATTATCAAAATATTCTTAATGAAATTTTAACTAATAATGTTCTAGATAAAGAATTAACTTATATATATAATTTTTTACTAGCATCAGATATAAATAATTCTATATTGGAAAATTATTTTAATGAAGATGAAACATTACAATTATCACTATTAGATTTTATGATATATTTTATAAATATTACTGAATATAAATATTTGAATACAATCAGTTATTTATTCAAGGAAACTACAAATATACAACGTAATGTAAATAATTTACTGATTAAATTAAATAAATTTGATTATTTGACTTTTAATACAAATTATGTAGAAATGGAGTCTGAACGGATATATAATATATATGAAAGTTCTAATGAAGAAAATAATATATTTTTATCGAATAATATAATAATATATGAAAATGACAATAAAATAATTACAGCTAATACTAATTTATTAAATTATGTTAATAATATTTATTTAAATAAAAAACAAGAGTCTATGATATATATTAAATTAGAAGGTATTGATTATGCACTATTATATAATATTCCTGATTATTTTAACAATTATCCTAACAAGTTAATGTATTCTAATGAAGAAAATATTATATTAGACATATTTAGTAACATGGAATATGATAATTCACATTTGTGTAGGATTCTATTAAAAAATACTAATTATGGTTATAAATTTATTAAATTTAATTCAGATGATATTTTTGTTCCAAATAAATTGTTTGCAATGTGGATAAATTCGATACCTTATTGTTTTATGACAAAAAATATTAATGGCGAATACGATATTTATTTAATTGATGTTATTGAAAATTTAAACACTAATTTGCATAAAAAAATATATGATACTTGTTGGTTAAAAAAACAAAATAAAAAAAAATATATGGATTTCATAAATAACCTTAATATTAAAAAACCAGAAACACGAATTGAAAAAATAAAAGTCAAATATAATGGGACTGGTTTAATTTTTAATAATAGTAATTCTTTAATAACATATGCTATATATTGTATTCTTTATCAAAAAGAAAAATGTTTAAATTTAATTTTTGATCAAGTTATTAATGAACTGAATAATGTTTCTAATACTATTAACTACCAAATATTAAATTATATATTTACGAATAAATTGTTTAATGTTCCTCATAAATCATATTATGCATATAGATATGATAAACAAAATTTGAATAGTTATAAACATCGTGAAAATTATTTTTCGAATAAATACAAATACAACAAGTATGAATTAAATACAGAATATAATATATTTACTGATATCAAAATACCTGAATTAGATTATTTGTGTATTGAAAATGTTAAGAATAATGAAGGTCTTGATTATAAAAATCTAAATGATATAGCAAAAACTAATATATATGATTATTTTAAAGAATATCGTTCTTGTACATTACGATGTAATAAAAAAATAAAAAATATTGACATGTCAAACATTAAAAATAAATACTTTAATATTATTTATGATAAAATAATTGACGATGATGAACATATTAATCAAATTATATTATCAAATGTTAAAATATTTTATAATTTATTAGAAATTAAATCTATTAATAATGTTATTAACAGTATAAACTATATTATAGAATATCAACCTGATTGTATTGAATTAAAAAAAATACATGATCAAATAGATTTAAATATATTATACACAGAAACAAGAAATAGAATAGATACTATATTATTTGAAATTAATTTTGGTTATTTTATCCGTAAAAAGCAAATGAATTTAATAAACAATATATTAAATGAATTAAAAGGTAATTCAAGTTATAATGTTTATCAAATGTTAATGGGAAGTGGTAAAACTAGTGTGATAATGCCATATTTATTGTATCATTATATTTACGATTATAATTTTAAAAAATGTATTACATTAGTAATGCCGAACCATTTAATTAAAGATTTTTATAATAATCTTGTATCGATACATAACTTAGGTATATATGATTGTCATGTTAATATTATCGATAAGGTAAATTTAAACGATGATAGAATAAAAAAAATATCTAATTTAAATACTAAACATTATTATAATAATAACATATTAATAACAAGTAGCGATGCTTTAAAATGTGCAAGTATAAATTCCGAATCATTAGATACGATACTAATAATCGATGAATTTGATAGTTTATATGATGTTTTAAAAAGTGATTTGAATTTTCCAACTGGTGAATCATCTAATATTATAGATGCTATAAATAACGATAATAATGTTACAGATTTTATTATAGATGAATTAATGAAAGATGAAATAAACATTAAAAATATAGAAACATTTTTAAATGATAATAAATATAAAAATTTACAAAAACTTTTAAATAGCATAAATTTTTGCATTAATAATAAATATAATTATCATTATGGATTTGCGAACGATAATAAATATAATATTTTCTTAGCAACTCCTTATAGCCATGCATTTAATCCTATAAATGGATCACAATTTTCAGATATAGATATACTTTTTATATATACTATCTTGTGTTATAAATATAGTCCAATTAGAACGGACGATATATATTTATTTATATTGGATGTTATCGAAAAATATAAGATGTTTAAATATTCTTATGTTTCTATTAATCCTTCAATTTTTATAGAAAAATACAGTAACAATATATTACAAAATATTGATATTGACATGTTAAGTCAGAAAACTCCAAAAGAATTATATCATTATGTTGAAACTATAATGCCAAATATAAATAATAAATCTAAAGATAATTTAACAAAATTTAAAATCCAATATATCAATGATTTTATTTTGGGAATGTTGAAATATTACAAAACTATGTTAAATGCATCTTTTATTGATATTATTAGTGATAAATTTATCAAATTAAAAACTGGTTTTTCCGGAACCATTAACATAGATTTACCTATATACTTGCAAAATGAACATACTTTCAAAAATGTTATTATGACTAGTGAAGATGAAGGTGCTATTCTTACAGCGATGTTAAATTTAACAGGTAATAATTTAAATGATTCCGTTTTAAAAATAAATAGTCAAGATACAAATATTTTAGAAAATTTAGTATCTTTAATTTTACCTTTAAATATATCTTGTTTAATTGATGTAGGTGCTTTTTTTAAAGAATATAAACCGGAAGTAGTAGCTAAATATATATTAAATCATAAATTATTTAGGTTTAAAAGTATCATATTTATTTCTTTAAATGATATTCAATATAATATGTATAAAGATAAAAATAATAACATTGTAATAGAACCTTATGACAATATTATGAAAAACCAAGTATTTATATATTATGATAATAAACATATCGTAGGAACTGACATTAAAAACCAACCGTATAAAATGAAAGGTATTATTACTATTAACAAATATAATAAATATGATGATATTGCTCAAGGAAGCTTTAGATTAAGGAATATGAATTATGGTCATGAAATATATTTTGTATTAGATGACATAATAAAAAATGTAGTATCTCGTAATGATTTAGTGTTATATCTACTTAATAAAAATAAATCATATAAAAAAAATAGTAAATATAAATTATTTTTGCAAAATGTATTAGCTTTAAATAAAATAATTGGAAAAAATAATAAAAATGAATTAGAACAATATATAGAATATGAAAATTTATATAAAAATGAACAAGAATATCTTAAAAATATTATTATAAAAGAATATGATAATCCTATATACAGAGAATTATGTAATAATTTAATTCAAATGAGCAATGAAAAACATGATATAGGTAAGCAAAGCGGACCTTTGGGTAAGCAAAGCGGACCTTTGGGTAAGCAAAGCGGACCTTTAGGGATAAATATACAAATAGAAGTTCAAAAAGAAATCAATGTAGAAACTGAAACTGAAATACAATTTGAATATCAAAGAATAGATGATAATATTGAATATCCTGACATGGTTCAAGGTATAAAACGTCCAACCTTGAATGATTTTAATGATTGGAATACTATTAAAGAATGTGTTGCCTATTTTGACAATGTTCCTAATTTGTCTTTTATTGGAAACCTTGAATACTATTTTAAACATTATAAAAATGAAAATCCTATTGATAAAAAAATCGAAACCAAAAGATACGTTGATTATAATAAATATTATATTAAATATGAAAAAGAAGATCAATATATAATATTAGATGATTTTATGAGCAACGTATTGTTATCGAAATTAAATTTTTTAAAAAAAAATAATAATATTTTAATCGTTTCTAATAAGGTAGTTTTAAATAAAAATATTAATATGTCAATTTACGATTATTTTATAAGTTTATTATTTGGCGATAATTTATTAACAACGTATAAAATTATAAGTAAATCAGATCTAAAAATATATTTTATACAAATACTAAAATATATAAATGAAAAACTATCAATATTACCATGGTATTCGTTAGATATTATAAATGATATTATGAATGATAAATTTGATAATAGAAAATATATTACTTTGCATTTCGAAAAAAAAATAGAATCATTGAAAAACCTTATAAATATTACGAATAAAAATTTACATTATTTCGATAAACGTTTTGAAGAAATTATAGTAAATAAAGAAAAATATAAAATTATTGAAGATATAAAATTAGAATACGATAATTTTAAAATAATATTTAATGATATCATTAAAAGGACAAAATTTGCTAACTTATTTAATTATTGGAAAAGAAATATTTCAGACATAGATACATTTGCAAATTTTGTGTATGGTGTATATACTATTAAAGAAAAAGAAATAAATAAAATATCTGAAATATTTACAGAAATTAATGATGAAATAAAAGAAGCAAATGCTGATGAAAAAAAATTATTATTACAGGACATAATATTTAAAAATGATAACGATGAAAAAATAAAAAAATATACGAAACAAATAGAAAATTTAGAAAACGAAAAAAAAAAATATGTTAAAATATTATTTGATAATAATTTAGAAATAAATGGAGGCAAATTAAATAAACGTAAATTGAATATAAATAATAAAAATTATGTATAAAATAACTAAAACAACTATAAATAAAAAGACGAATAATTAGCTAATAATATTCTTCTATAATATGAATTATCGATATTTAAAATAATCATATAATCATGTTTATCATTTTGAATATTAAATAAATTATTTTCTATATAATCAAATACTAATAAATTATCACAATTAGATATTAAAAATGTTTTTACTAATTGAAAATCATGAATATATTTGATTATTTTTTTCCAATCATGTCTAAATGTATTTAATTCAGAATCAATAAATATATATTTCAAGTCTTCTAATGACAATTTAATATTATTAATTTGTAAATAATTTATTGTATTAATGTTTGTTTTATGATACAAAATAATATATAAAATATCATTGATATTTAATCCTTGTTTTTTATAATGTTTTATTAATATCATATTATTTGTATTATATGGTATTACAAATTTTTTATTATTAGTAATTATTAATTGATTAATGGAATTTTTTATAATATTTTGCGAAAATTTATATTGTTTTTTAATTAATGATATAGGTAATATATGTTCAACGTAAAATTTTATTTTGTTGTCAAAATAATTAGGATTTATTAATTTAGTTTTTAATAATGTATTATTTAATGATTTTGTTTTTAAAAATTTATCATTTAATGATTTTGCTTTTAAAATTTTATAAAAATTATTCTTGTAATGTATGTATTTTTGTATGTTAATTTTTAACATTAATTATTTGCTTGATAAATTTATGATAATTTAATGATATCATTTTAATTTCAATTTTATGTAAAAAAAAATGAAATTAAAATAATATCGTGTGATTATTAAAATATTATATATATTATACATATATCACAATGAGTAATAAATTTATAATTGAGAATGAAAATGGTAATAATGGTAAGCCTGACGGTAAGCTTTTTATAAGCTATCAAGGAATTAAAATATCTTATAATAACATAGGTTATTGCATGCCACATGATACGTTAGGTCATCAAGAAGGATTAAATAAAATATTATCATTTATAAAAAATAATATTCCAACATTAGTTCATAAAAATATTGTAATTGGTGATGTAGGAAATTCAATTATTAAAATATATAACAAAAAAACACAAGATCAAATACGTATTAGTTATTCTTTTAACATGAAAGAAAAACAAAAAATATTTATGATTAAACCTTATAGATATAAAGAACAAAATTGTTATAATATATGTGTCGTAAATACAATTAATATTAATGATATTAGTAGTAATGACGCAATAATTTTAGGATTATATTTATCATTGAATGATGATAATCTAATTTTGGATAGAATTAATAATGCAAATGCTTTATTTAATTATGTTAGTGAATTGCCTTATAAGATAACCAACGATAATATTGTAATCGATCAAAAGTATGATTATTATAGTAATAATAATATTATTATGAAAAATTTAATATTTAAATTTCCAATTGATTATGCCAAAAATCTAAGTCAAATTTTAAATATTAATTATTTATTATTCTCAATGGATCAAATAGATTTACATCATGATTTAAAAGTTAAAATAATAGAATGTACACAAACTTTCAAAAATGATATTATTAAACAACACGCAAAAAATGAATTATTAAAAAAATGTCTATATTTATTGGAAAATAACTTGAAAATCAGTGAAAAAGATTGTAAAACGATAAAATCTTTAATAGAATATCATAATAATGAAAATGAAAATAATGTAAAAGATAATGATGTTTTATACCAGTGCAATAAGCCCTATTATGACGATGATGATGACGATGATGATGATGATGATGATGATAATGGCGATTATGACGATGATGACGATGATGACGATGATGGCGTTGATTATTATCATCGTCATTATCGTTGTAGCGATGATGATGATGACGATGATGACGATGATAATGATGTCGATGATGATGATGATGATAACGATGAAGATGATGATAATGATTATTATTGTTGTAGTCGTGATGACGATGATGATGATGATGATGACGATGACGATGATGATGATGATAATGATAATGATGATAACAATGTAAAAGATAATGACACTTTATACCAGTGTAATAAGCCTCATGATGAAGAAGATGAAGATGAAGATGATGAAGATGATGAAGATGATGAAGATGATAATGATGATAATGATAATAATAATGTAAAAGATAATGACACTTTATACCAGTGTAATAAGCCTTATGATGATGAAGATGAAGATGATGATGATGAAGATGATGAAGATGACAAAGATGATGAAGATGATGATGATAGAAACGACAATAATTACAATGATGAAAAATATCAAACGGATAAATATGTAAATGACATACTAAACCATAATATATGTGTAAATCTTATAAAACAAGATATCCATAAAATACTAGATCAAGAAACATTTATGGCAATTTATGGTCCTGATTTGACTAACATACAACTTGAATTAATGAAAAAATTGTATAATGTTAGTGAAGAAACTAGAGAAATAATTAAAGCGATAGCTAAATAATAAATAATTTAAACGATGTTAATAATTTTATATCAATAACTTTTTTTTATAATAATTAATTAATAATTTTATATCAATAACTTATTGAAAAAAAAAAAATGAAATAAAATTACTAACATAAATATAATATAAATATAAGATAATATAATATAATATAATGCAAGTTAAACAAAATAACCAAAATTTTATAATTTCCGATGATATTAAGATTCAAGCAAGTAATTTTCCGAATTTTGGTCAACAATTAAGAGAAAGATTATTACTAGCAATCATAAATTTTATTAAAAATTACATACCAAAAAATATACATGATCATATTATATTACGTTATGAACATTGTAATATTGCAATGATCAATCGTGATTCAGGAGCAATTGTGAAATTTATATTTGATAAAAAATATATTAATGATTCAAAAATAATAAATTTAAGAAAAAAACCAGGTTCTGATTATTATTATATAACTTGTGTGGATATGATAAATATTTATGATTTATCCGACGAAGAACTTGTAATGTTAGGTTTATTATTATGTTTAGGAGATTCTAAATTAGTTTTAGATGATTTGAATAATATTAATGTGTTGTTTAATTATGTATGTGGTTTTCCATGTAATATTAAGAATAATAATATCGCAATAAAATATGGTAATAAAAATATGCAAAAAATATTATATACCATATTTGATAACAACATGACCAATTTATTATATGAATTAATGAATTTAAATAAAATTGTTAATTTTATGTTAAAAAATACTAAATCTATTGCCTATGATTTTTATTTGAAAACTTGTGATGATATTGAAAAATTAAAAGAAGAAATAACAGAAAAATATAAATATCGTAAATTATATCAAGAATCTTTATATTTGATATTAGATGAAGATTATGAACTAAAAGATGTAAAAAAAGAAATAGATCAAAAAAATAAATGTAAAGAATTATACAAACAATCTTTAGAATTAATCGAAAATAAACAATTCAAATTAAAAAATATAAAATATCAAGAATTATACAAACAATCTTTAGAATTAATTAAAAACAAACAATTTGAATTAAAAAATATTGGAATTAATAATGTTAATAATAACGATAATGATTTTCATGACCTTGTTATTAAAATTACTACTAATAATACATGTTCAACTTTTATCAGTCAAAATGTTCATAAAATAATGGACAAGGAAACATTTAGAAATATTTATAGTTTAGATATTACTGATCATGAATTAAATTTAATGATGAAATTTTATGATTTGTCTGACAAGACAATATTAGAAGCAGTTCTTTGTTAAATAATTATCAATTTTATGATTTTATGATTTTATGATTTTATTGATACTTTTTTTATTAATATAATATTAATTTTTATTAATATTTTGGTTAGTATATTATTTTAATAAAGCGCTAATTTTTATGGCAATAAAGATTTAATAATAAATAAGAAATAAAGCAATAATTAATATATATTTTGAACTCAAAAAAAAAAATGAAATAAAAAATTTACAATAGATATATATTTATACATATAATAAAAATATACCATGTCAAAAATACAACAATATATTAGTTATAACAATAACCAAATAGATATTGATGAATCATTTATTAAGAATAAGAATAAAATTAATTTTGATTATGTTAACAAGATTATGAATTTTATTATAAATTATATACCAAAAACAATACACGAACACTTAATTATATCATGTGAAGGTAATAGTTTTACAATTAGGAACACGTGTACAGATCGCAGAATAGTTATTTCTGAAGAAGGATTGGAATACATAAAATATAGCATTTATTACGATTCAAACCATAAAGCTTTGCGCATTGCTCGTCGTATTGGAAATGTAAAAAATTATTATTTTGATGTTACTAAAGCAAGTGATGAAGAATTAACAATTGCTGGTATATATATATCATTAGACGATCCATATTTATATATGGATCACTTGAATAATTTTAATGTAATATATAATTACACATATCCTAATTTTAAATATAATTTTAAGAAAAATCAACTTGAATCTGTAATTATTGATGGTTATGAAAATGTCACGGCTAATTTTGAACATTTAGAATTTTTTAACAACCATGTCAAAGAAACTCAAAGACACAACACGTTCGAACAAAATATCGAGTTACAAAATGATATAATTAAAAAAGCTCAACAACAAATTAAAAAAGCTCAACAAAAAATTAATCTTGAAAAAGAAAAACTAGCTGAAATGGAAAAAATTGTTGAAAACTATAAAAATAAATGTATATTTAATAATTCATTAAATTTAATCAAAAATAATGATTTTAAATTAAAACAAATTTACCAAGATAAAATAAAGGAAGAACAAGATAAAATTAAAGAAAATTTAGAGAAAATTGTGAATCTAAATAAAACTAAAGAGAATTTACAACATTATATTGAAAACGCGCCGCGAGTATTTACTCAAAGTATACCTTCGTTGATCACAAAAGCTGAAAATGAAACAAATGAATTAGAATATAAAATTAAAACATCGCAAAATAAAATATTTGAATTAACTGAAGAACAATATAATAAAAATAAATGTATATTTAATAATTCATTAAATTTAATCAAAAACAATGATTTTAAATTAAAATCAATTAACAAATCAATGGATAATGATTTTGTGAATGAAATAATAAAATATGTCCAATGTAGATTATATATTAAAAATGATATTGAAAAGATTATGGACAAGGAAACATTTATTAATATTTACGAATCAGTATTAAGAAAAGATGAATTTGATTTGATGACAAAATATTATGATTCCAATGAAGAATTAAAGACTATTATTAAAAGTTTGTGCTAGAAATGATTATATTTTTTTTATAAAAATGTGAAATTAAGAAATTAATAATTTAGTTTAATTAGAAAGTTTATTTTATTGAAAAAAAAAAATGAAATTAAAAATTTACAATGGATATATATCTATATAATAACTAATAAAAATCATGTCAAATATACACATCAGTTATAACAACGTCCAAATAGCCGCCAATGATTCATTTATTGTAAATAAAATGGAATTAGGTTATATTGATAAGATTATGAATTTTATTATAAATTATATACCAAAAACAATACACGAACACTTAATTATATCACGTAAATACACTAATTTCACGATAATAAACACTAGTTCAGGACACCAAATATTTATTTCTGAAAAAGGATTGAAATATATTAAATATCGGATTTCATGCGACCTATTTTTAAATACTTTACGCATTACTTGTGATTATCACAATTATTTTGATGTTAATAAAGCGAGTGATGAGGAATTAACAATTGCTGGCGTATACATGTCTCTAAATGATCCATATTTATATATGGATGACTTGAATAATTTTAATGTGATATATAATTACATATGTCCTTATTTTAAATATAATTTTAAGAAAAATCAACTTAAATGTGGGTATAGAAGCGTCTTAGCTAATTTTGAACATTTAGAATTTTTTAATAAACATTGCGAAGAAATTCAAAAATATAATATTTTTAAACAAAATATTGAATTACAAAATAATATAATTAAAGAAGCTCAACAAAAAATTAATCTTGAAAAAGAAAAACTAGCTGAAATAGAAAAAAATATTGAAAACTATAAAAATAAACGTATATTTAATAATTCATTAAATTTAATCAAAAACAATGATTTTAAATTAAAACCAATTAACAAATCAATAGATAATGATTTTGTGAATGAAATAATAAAATATGTCCAATGTAGATTATATATTAAAAATGATATTGAAAAGATTATGGACAAGGAAACATTTATTAATATTTACGAATCAGTATTAAGAAAAGATGAATTTGATTTAATGACAAAATATTATGATTCCAATGAAGAATTAAAGACTATTATTAAAAGTTTGTGTTAGAAATTAAGAATTTAGTTTAATTAAAGTTTATTTTATTGAAAAAAAAATGAAATTAAAAATTTACAATACATATATTAAATATATTATCAACATAATCAATAATATAATAATAATATGTTTGAAATAATTAAAAAAGGAACTATAAATTATAATGGTATGAAAATATTAACAGATAGTGTAGAAATTTTACAAAACATTCCTGAGCAAAAGATGATTGAAGTTATGAAATTTATTAAAAATTATGTGCCCAAACCCATACATGGTCATATTAAAATTCAGTGTAATTATAATTATAAAAGTCTGTCTGGTGAATTGGATAAATCGGATTGTCGATTACAAATATGTAATAGAGAAACAGGCAACATAATAACATTTTATCGAGTCGTCAATAATGAAATTATGTATTCAAGACAAGAATATCATTTATCTAAATATTACAATGAATATATGATATATGCTAGAGACAGTGCAGAAAGTGCAGAAACTTTTACCGAAGAAGAATTAATTTATGCCGGTATATATTTGTCATTAGGAGACTCATTATTGCGTTTAGACGATTTAAATAATTTTAATGTCATGTTAAATTATATTTATCCAAATTATAAATGCCATTTGAAACAAAATAATATATCCTATATTATTAATCGCATAGTTATCAATTTTTCAAAAAATGATGATTATTTAGAATATATTGAAAAAATACAAGGCATTAAAAATATTGAGAAAAATATCGATCAAAGTAACATTAATATTAAAAATTCTGAACAAAAAATTATCGAATTACAAAAATCAATTGATAACAATAAAAATAAAATTATTAATGACACAGAACAATTAAAAATAGAAAAAGAAAATTTACAAGAAATTATAAACAAGAAGAATAATAAAATTATATTAGGAAAATCTTTAAATTTAATTAAAAATAATAATTTTAATCTAAAACCAATAAAACAAGACCAAAATCAAAATCAAGACCAAAATCAAAATCAAAACCAAGAACAAAATGATGATGATTTTGTTAATACAATAGTCTATAATTCGACATGTCGTCATTTCATAAAATGTGATATAACTACAATTGTTGATAAAGATACATTTTTCAGTTTGTATCTAGAATTAAACGAAAAAGAACTTGATTTGATGACAAAATATTATGATTCTAACGAAGAATTAAAGATGATTATTCAAGCGCTAATTAATATATAAACAATTAATATATTAACAATTAATTATAATCATTAATGACTTTTTTTATAAAAAAAATGAAATTTAAAACATATCGCGTATTTTATTATATATAATTATTATAACAAATGGCAATTTTAATAAAAAAAGGTTATTTAGATTATGTTAAATACAATAACATTGAAATATTTGTAAATCGTACAATTGCTAATAATTATGTGAAATATTCTGAAAAATTAGCTAAAATACTTGATTTTATTCAAGATCATATACCTAAAACAATACATAAACATATCGAAATTTACAGTGTTGGTGATAATTATTTTAAAATTTTAAATAAAGATACGCAACATTATGTTCTTTTTGTGGATTACAAAAAAAAATTCGAAATTAATTTAATGACCTATTTTATTAGTTATGATAATCGTCCTTGGATTATATCAAAAAAGAGTTTCAAATCATTAAATATTCAAGAATTAACACAAGAACAATTAACAATTATTGGCTTATATATATCATTAGGCGATAGGAAATTATATTTAGATGATGTTAATAATTTTAATGTTATATTAAATTATATTTATCCTGAATTACCATGTAAATTAAGTAGAAAAGATATTGGATATCGTGTGGATAATAATGTTTTAATTGTATATGTTAATATAAAAAACAAGGAATATAATAAATATTTACATAGTATAAAATGTGTCAAGCAAACAGAAAAGAAAATTATTAAACACAATAATTTAATAAGAGATTATACAAAATTATTAAACAAAGAACAAGAGAATGTTAAAATTTTAAGTGATACATTTAAAATGAAATCTATTTTTAACAATTCTTTAGATTTAATCAAAAATAATAATTTCAAATTAAATAATAAAAATCAAGAACAAAATGATAAATTAGTTGACGAAATATTAAATAATGATTCTTGTAGATATTACATTAAATATGATATATTTACGATTACGGATCGCGATACATTTGTTGGTATATTCGAATCAGTATTAAAAAAAGAAGAACTTGATTTAATTCTCAAATATCATGATTCTAATGAAGAATTAAAAACACTTATTAAAGCTTTGGTTTAATTATATTATGATTATTTTTTATAAAAAAAAATTGATTATAATGAATAATAATTATTATACATTATAATTAATTTTTTTATTAAAAAAAAATTGATTATAATGAATAATAATTATTATTAATTATAATTAATTTTTTCATTAAAAAAAAAATTGATTATAATGAATAATAATTATTATTAATTATAATTAATTTTTTTATTAAAAAAAAAATTGAAATAAAAATCATATCGCACGTATATCTATAGAATGTATAATAACACTATAATACTATAATACTATAATATTAAATAATGCAATTTGTTGAAGGATTAGAAGATCTTATTGTTTTGGATGACATTAAAATAAAAACAAATATTACAAAAGAAGAATATGATATAAAAAAAGATCTAGTAATGCAAATAATGACTTTTATCAAAACAAATTGTTCAGAAATTCAAAATCATTTGTTAATTGCATGTAGTCTAATGGATAACATGTTAATATTATTAAATTTTGACAATAGTTGGAAAATTAACATAACAAGGAAAGAAGTTAATAATGATTATTATTTTAGTATGGTATTCGAAGATTTCATCGCAAATAAATTTACGTTTCGTTTGCTTGATGAAAGTAATCCTATTAATTTAGAAACTTTAACAGAAAAACAATTTTCCCTACTAACTTTAATATTAAAATTGGGCGATTCAAATTGTGACGATAATTTAACTTATATGGTAAATATGTTATATTCTAATATTTATTATGATTTGCCTTATCAAATTAAAAAAGAACAAATAACAATAGTTAGACATAGTTACAATAATTATAAAAGAGTTATTCGTGTTATTAATTTACCCAAGAATATTACTAAATATGTTAAGGCATATAATTATGCAAGTGTCGCTAAAAAACAAGAAATAAGCGACAAGTTTAAACACGAAATGAATTTACGACAAAATTTAGATATGATTATTAATAATAAATTTACATTAAATAAATTTGTTGATAATAAATATATCAACGAGTTATTAAATACCAAAGTATGTGAAAAATTTGTAGTCAAAAATATTCATAAAATTATGAGTGAAGAAACTTTTTTTAGTGTTTTCGACCTTTTATTAACTGATAAAGAAAAAGAACTCATTAAGAAATTTTATAGTCTTGATGAAGAAACACAAGTTATTATTAAAGCTATGTTTTGTTAATTAATATTTTTATTAATTTTTTTTAATTAATTTTTTATCCAAAAAAAATGAAATTATTATGTTATAATATTCATATTATTTTATAATTATTTATAAATATGGATAAAATACATGATTTACATGTTTTATTTAATCAAAAAATAAAAGAATATAAACAACAAAATAATAAAAATACAAACGATAACAATTTATTTTTTTCGAAAGATGCAAAATATGGTTTATTATATAATTTTGATAAAACAACAAGAACATATAATATTATTAAAAAACTCGACAAAATTTTAGATGATAAATGTAATGTATTATATAATTTTGATAAAATAACGAATACTTGTAATACATTAAAAAAAGCTAAAAAAATATTAAATACATTATCATTAATTTTTTTAATATGTTTTGTTATGTTTATTATAAATATAACGTATAATATAATTTACACTACAATTATTACTTCAATATTATTTGTTATATTCACAATATTTATTTCATTATTCATAGCAATGTTGAACATGATAATAAAAACTAGGATGTTTTTAAATTATAAATTTATTAAAAATAACAACGAAAAAAAAAGACAAAAATATTATAAAATAATTGGTTATGATAAATTAGAAGAATTAATTGAGTTATTAAATAAATAATTATTAAATAAATAATTATTAAAATAAATAATTATTAAAATAAATAATTATCACAAACAAATAATTATCACAAATAAATAATTATTATAGTAATTAATATAATAAAATGAATTTAGAAGAAAAATATAAAAGTGAAATTACTATGATAAGAATAAAAATATTAGAAAAAAAAATTAATGACATATTAAATAATTATAAAAATACAATAAATAAAAATATTTTTTATCAAAAAGATATAAAATATAATTTGATATCAAACTACAAATATTATAGAACGGAACCAAACTATAATAAATATATATTAACAATATATAAAATATTTTTATATACTTGTTTTTATGTTACAAATAATTCGCTATTATATAAAAAAATTGTTGAAATTAAAAACAAACAAAACTATATAAAAAATCAGAAAAAAGTATCAAAGTATTATAATATTATTGGAATACAAAATATGGAATTATTACTTAACTTATTAAGTCAAATTATTTAAATCAAATTATTTAATTTAATCAAACCATTTTCAATATTAATAAATTTATTCCAGTCAATATTCAAGTCTTTTTTAGTTTGTTCGTGTAAATGAGCAATCATGATAATCATTTTGTTATCATATTTTTTAAAAATAGATTGAATATTATAGAGATAATTGTTATAATCTACATCAGGTATCGGTTCGTCCAATATTAATATTTGTTTATCTAATTGATCCAATTGATAGCAACGAGACCAAAGAATTAATCTTGATTTTTGGCCACCTGATAAGGTTTCATTAATAGGTAAATCATATTCGTGTCCTACAATAACAGGACATTCATAATCATTGCTATCAACCGCTTTAGCCTTAATATTAGCAATAATTCCTTGATATTCATTATCTTGAGACCATGCATATTCAAGATAAGTTTTAATCAAGTCATTATCCTGTTGATCTTTAAAAAAGTCCCTAATTGTTACTTTACTAGATGGCATTTTTTCTTTAATTTCTTGATAATAATCTGCGACAGTATGATAATAATTATTAGGATTGTTATTTTCTAAAGTTATTCCAGGAATAAGACCAAATAAAGCTTTAACAAAACTAGATTTCCCGTGTCCTGTTGGTCCTGTAACTAATATTTTATCATTCTTGTTTATTTTGATTATATCATTACATTTTATTACATAATCGCCTCTTTTTATATTAACATTTTTGATTACTAAACCATTATCATCAATGTTTATTTTTTCAGGTTCATCATTAAAAGATACATTAGACATAAATTTTTTATAATTATCATAGTCATTTTTGTATCTGTTATATTGATTAATAAACCACATAGTATTATTGATGTCTCTAGTTAATTGATTCATGAAAATTGATAGTAATAAGAAATTATTAACGTCATTTGAAGCCGTATAACAAACGATGAATGATATTATATTATTGGCTGTTGATGTAAAACTAGAAATTATAGTATATTGTTTGGTAATAGTTTTTTGGTTCTTTTTAATTTCGACATAATTTTTAATAATATCTTTAGGTGTATATTCCTTGTATTGAAAAGGAATCAAATACATTTGGATTCTTGCGAACAACATTTGATTTTTTTGTTTTAGTTTTTTGTCCAAGGTAGTTAATTGTTTTTGTTTTTTTGATATGAAGAAATAATATATTATACCAAAAAATATAATAACTGATATTAAGATCAGTAATAAATCCTTATAATAAAACACATACAATGTTGCTACAATAGTCCCGAACAAACTTAATGCATTAGGCATACCCCATTCAATTAACATGTATGAAGCTGATGTATAAGGACATAAAGCTTCTTTATGTTCAGAACTAGTTTTAATTGTTTTATCTTCAAAGGATATATTGTTATATTTTTTGTGTTCCTTTTTTATAATTTTAATTTCTGCAAATGTTGCCAAATTAATATACAAAGGATTCAAAATATACATAACTAGTAAATTATTAACAAAATCTAGTATTAATAATGTTAATGCACTATTACCATTTTCAGTAAAAACAATAGTTAAGTGAGCGACAACAATTGGAACAATTATATATGTAATTAATGTTAGGATTAATATATAATATATTTTTTGTTGCTTGAAAGCTATCGCCAAGGTAGAAGTCCAGAAATCGTAGTGAGACATTGTTTAATAAGGTCTTTTTTAAAGACTCGCTTAAGAATAAAAAATTCAATTTTATTTTAACTAAATAAAATATTGTATTTTAAATAATTTTAGGGCAAAGTCCGCCGTTTCGTCCCCTAATTCCTTTAATTCTTCTACTTTTTTTATATTATCATGATTTGTAGAAATATTGACAATATTTTTATTATTAATAAATTGACATATATAACGAAACCTTTCTTGAGCAATTGCGAAATGTGTTTCGTGATATACTTTTTGCAAACGTTCTAATTCACGAGCTGTGTGTGGTTCAAAACGAAAAGAAAAATCAGGCAAGCTTGGTCTTTTAGACATTGTTTATATATATAAAATCATAATAATGGTCATATTATAGGATATTAATTTCAATTTTTTTTAGTAATATTAATATACTTATATACTTATATTAATATACCTATATTAATAAATTAGCAACTATTTACACGTCTTCGTCCGTATATATTACAAGTTAAAAAAAAATGAAATTATATGTTTTAAATTAGTATATATATATTACTAAAAAATATATTAAAATGCAACAACTGCAAACTGCATTATGTGGCTGTTTTATAATATTAGGCGTCTTAAGCAAAATTGCTTATTGTATATTTAAAATTGTTACAATAATATACATGTTCGTAACAATTTTAAATATTGGTTTTCATGAATGTATTTACATTTCAACATTATTATTAATCTCTATTATTACTCTAATTATAAAATCATGTGTAAATGGAAACATATGTTATGATATATTTCATTTAATAATTTGTTCGATAATTTTTAGTTTTAGTATCTACTTTTTAACTATTGATTATGATTGTAATTTAGACCATTATGATTTAATACGAACCAGTTTAATATTAATATCAGTATTATATGGTATATATTTATCATTAATTTTAATTTCAAAATCTTTAATGGTAGGCATTTTATTAGGCGCATTATTATATTGTTATGTCAATGATACTAAATTAGATGAAGACTGTTTGAATCAAACATATAAAACAACAAATTCAATTAATGATACAGTAAATATTTGTACCTGTACTTTTTCTGAAAAAGATTATGATAATAATAATAATTATTATAGAATAATATGATTATGATTATGATTATTATTATGATTATAATATGATTATGATTATGATTATGATTATGATTATGATAAATAATATGATTATGATTATGATAATGATAATTATTATAAAATAATATGATTATGATTTAATATAATCATTTATAGTTTTAAAATAATTACTTATAATTTCTTTATTAACATCATTAAAAAATAAATTTGGTTCTATTAATTCTACTTCCATAACATGAAATTTATTATTATATAAAATACCATCTATCCTAGCATATACAGTATCATAACCATTATTTTTTATTGTTGTCAAAATATTTTTACCTATTTCTATAAAATCTTGCGGCAATCCTTTATTTATTATAACTTTATTAAGTCTCGACGGTTGATCTTTATCAATAATAGTTTTTTTAATTATATGATGTGAATATTCGTAATTAAAAAATACCATTAAATATTCTATTTTTGCTTCTTCTAAAAATGGTTGAATAATAAATTCATCATCATAATTTTTTTTATTATCATTTAAAAAATCTATATTATCAGACATAAAAATATTATACGAATTTGCTCCTTGTAAAGGTTTCATTACAATTTTTTTATATTTTGTTAAATAATTATTAAAATCAACAGATTTATTTACTATAAAAGTTGGTATTATATCAATATTCCATTTTTGTAAATCTAATAAATATTTTTTGTTAATATTCCATTTTATAGTTTTATATGGATTTATCATAATATTTTTACATGATTCCAATAACGATAAAAATTTATCAATATTATTAAAATAATCCCATGATGAAAACAACAAACAACCTGAATATTTATTTGGATTTATTTTATCTTCATCAAATTTTTTAATGACTATTTTGATATTATTATCATATGCTATATTTTTTAAATTATTTATAGATTTAGGAAACCAAAAAAACTTTTTTGATGTTATTAATGCTACTTTTTTCTTTTGGTATAAATCCCGATATTTTTTGTCAATCATTTGATAAACAGATTTTTTATCAGGTAAATTATACATATCATTGGTAATTTTTAAATCAGTATTTTTTCTCCATATCCATAAAGGTTTATTTCTTCCTGACATAGTAGAATAAGAAATTACACCCATATATAATGAATTTTTTAATTTCGAATACATAAAAGGATTAATAATATCAATTAATATACTTTGACATATAAAATAACCCCCAGGTTTAAGACATTTCCATAACAATTTTATCGTTTTATATAACCATTCAGTAGTCCAAATTTCCATAGTAGGATATAATTTTACACTTTGTTCTGAATCTTGTGAATATATTTCAGAATCAAACGAAGGAGGAGAAAAATGGCAAATATCAAAATAATTATGTTTATACTTTTCCTCGAATAAATCATAAACATCAGGAAGACCATTTAAATATACTTTATAATTATTTTGTTTATTACACAAAGGTTGAAATTTTTTAATCATTTCATTAAATCCATAATGAGATAATTTATTTGGTTCTACACCTATATATTCGGCAACATTAGAAGCCATTGCACTTAATAATCTATCACCATAACCAGCACAACCATCCAATATTTTAATATTTGTTGTATTATTATTATACAAAAATTCCAATAATACATAAAATGATGCTTTTTCACCTGAACATTCATGAGTTAATTTTTGATAATATGTTTTACAATTTTCTACATTAAATTCTTGTTTATTAACTAAAGTATTAAATATTGTTTTTTTGACTATATCATCGTAATTATACCATGTTTCGATAGCATTCTTTTTCATATATTTCCTTAAACATAATAATCTGCTATTTTCTACAAAATAATCTGTTAATATATCTAATTTTTTATAATCTTCAGCATTATATTCATATAAATAATATTTACATGTTTTATGATCTAAAGTAAAAGTAATTGGTAATTTTAATGTCATATCTTTTTGTTCATTAATTTTATATTCAGAATTTGTAAATTTATATTTATTATTTGCATTCCTAATATTATTAAATAGTTCATAAATATCATATCCGAACATTCTAAAGTATGGAAAATCTATTTTGTTAGTTTTAAAATATTCTAATAATATATTTGTTATTTTGTCTAAATCATTTTTATCTAATTGTTTAATAATATTTTTGTTAATTTTAATAAATTGTAAATTTTGTTTGTTATTATCGACGATAAAATTATTGTATTTAATTATTTGCATTTCTTTTAAAATGTCAATCATCTATATATATTACCAAGTATAATAATAAAATTGTTATATTAATATTAACAAATATTAACAAATATTAATAAATCGTTACGATAAATATTATTTAATAAGTATGTTAACAAACATAATATAAAATTGAAAATAATATTTTTAAATATACCATATTACAATAAACTAATAACATAACTTGATACAAAAAATTACAATGTCAAATAAAGTTAAAAACACAAACACCGAAATTTTATTTGATTTGGACGATATTTTTCAAGATAATGGAAATTATGAAAATTTAGAGGCTAATGATTCTGAACATGAAGATAGTAATTATAAAGATTTAGGAATTAATGATTTGAATTATAAGAATAATAAAGATTTAGAATCTGATAATTTTGATAATAATGAAAAAAAATATTACTATAATAATGATTATTATAAAATTAGTCCTAGTTTAAATAATAATAAACGAAAAAAATTAATATTTTTGTTAAACAATAAAAATAATAAAGTTCATTACGGCGAAAATTTAGTATTTAGTAATTATCGAGGCATGCAATTTAGAATTATAGGCCATTGTGTTCAATATTTACCTACAATTGAAACAACGAGTCTTTTTTATGGTTCTGAAAAATTCATTAATTATAAGAAGATTCATATTTATGAATGCAAAATACTTAGTGAAAGTCATCTTCAAAGATTGAAATCAGATCGCATATTATTGAGTTTTAAAATTAAATATTGGTTTGATTCAATTTCAGGATGTTCAGTTAGTGTGAAATATAATGTATGCATATCATATGGAATGGATGTGATGGATATCTGTCCTGGAGAGAAATATTCAAATCATTGTATAGTCATAAAAGATAATCGAGTTTTTGGAGATTTTGGAGATTTCGAGTGGTATGATCATATCGAATTAATTAACAATAAAAATGACAACGAAGATAATGAAGATGATAATGAAGATGATAATGAAGATGATAATGAAGATGATAATGAAGATGAGAAATATGGATATGATTCAACTGACAATAGTTTTACGTGTCCATTTTTTAGTTATTCAGACTTTGGTCATGATATGTTTTATCCAAGAGGATATTTCGAACATTATGATAATTATTTTACTACTACCATTACAAAAAATAATATTAAGGCAGCTATAAAATAATAATGCTATATGGAATAATAACAAATGTATGATCATTTTTAAATTAAATTTTGAAAATCTTGATTAATTTTTTTATATATAATATAATGAATACATATTTAATAAAAACAATTGATCTAGATCAAAAATATATTGAAAAACAATTAGAATCTAGAGGATGGAAAAAACAAAATCAAAATAATTACGTAACATTTATGTTCGTTGATGATAAATTTGTATATGATAGATCATTATATAATATAAAATCGGATATAAAAAATTTAGTAAATTCTGATAAATTAGAAATATGTGATAAAAACAAGTTATATAATAATTTTATAAAATACAATGAACAAATAGCATTAAAATACATGATGAAACAACAATATGTAGATCAACATAATTATTTAAATGTTGAAAAATTCAATAACATACATATTTTAAAACCAATTGGTTCATGTTTAGGTGTAGGTATTGAAATATTTAAAAATTATGATGAGTATATAAAATATTTTGAAGAATTTAAAAATAAAAAAAACGATAATCGTATGCTTAAAGATGGTTTTGTTCTAGCTAGATACATTGAGAATCCTTTTCTATATGATAATAAAAAATTTCATTTACGAGTATATTTTTTATATGATGCAACTAATAAAAAAGGTTATGTATATAAAAAATCAAAATTAACTACAGCCAAACAAAATTATAAAAAATCAGATTATAAAAACAATGAAATACATGATACTCATTGTTTAGTTGCTAATTGTGGATATGTCTTTCCAGATGATTTTGATAAAAAGCAATCTCAAATAATATTTGAACAAATTAAGATATTATTTTATCATATTTTAAAATTAATAAATGCAGGTTGTTTTTCTGAAAGTAAAAAATGTTTTGAGATTTTTGGTGCAGATATTATGATAAATGATAATGGTCATATTAAATTATTAGAAATTAATGATAAAATAGGTTTTCATGATTATGATAAAGATAGCATAATACAATTAAATCGCGATATAGTAGATGGCATGTTATTAACAATTATAGATCCAAACTATAAACCTAATCATGAAATAAATGACAATATCGATAATTATTTAGTAGATATCAGTAATTATTCCGGAGATAAATATTTAGATAAATACATTAAATACAAAACTAAATATTTATTTAAAAAATAATCATTATGAATAATAAATAATAACAAAATATAAAATTAATGTTATTAGTAAATTAAAAAAAAATGAAAATTTAAATATTAATATATTTAACAATAATCAATATTTAATCAAGAATGAATAATATATTAATTGAAACAATTAATACTATTTTACCAACATTATTAATAAAATATATACCAATTGATGATTTATCAACTAGATCCTTATTGGCTTATCCTTTATCAAAATTAATAGTGTCGTTACTTGTATTTATATTTGATATCATATCAAATTTAATAAATTTTATGCCATTATATTATTTTCAAAAAAAATATGTTATATTAGATAATACTATGCTGTATTATAAATCATTTGGTAAATACATAATCAGTAACCATATTGACAAAATTAAAGCATGTAAAACAATACAAGAAGATTATAATACAAATTTTGAAGCAGTAGAATTTTGCAAAACTACAATAATTGATATATTTGAAAAAAATAATAAAAAATACAAAATGCATATAACTATTGAGAATAAAAATTCTTATAAAATAAGTTGTAATACTAATGTTGAATTAATACAAGAATATATAAAAAATATCCATGATCGCATAGCATTAACATGTGAAAATTACGATTTAGTAATATTTAAACCTTTAATTTCTATTAATAGTGAAAACAAAAATAACATTAGTTCATTTACTGGTTGGAATAAAAATATATCAAAAACTAATAAAAGATTAATTAATACTATTTTATCTGATTCAGTTAATAAAAATTTTGTTGAAAAAATAAAAATCTTTTTGACTAAATCACAATTACAAATATATAATGAGAAAGGATTACCTTATAAAATTGGTTTTCTATTATATGGAGAACCAGGAACAGGTAAAACAAGTATTATTAAAAGTGTTGCCGTAGAATATAATTTACCTATTTTTACTTTTAGTTTTGATGTTATAAATACAACAAATATGGTAAATACAGCAAATGAAATGATTTATAAATATATAAAACCAGGAACGCCTCATATAGTAGCAATAGAAGATATAGACACAACTAATTTAGCAAGATATAATGATATCCAAGTATCAACATTATTACAATTATTAGATGGTATTGATGAATATCATGGTAGAATAACAATAATGACAGCTAATAATATGTCATATTTAAATAATAATCCAGCATTAATAAGACCAGGAAGAATAGATAATATTATTCATGTTACTTATTGTGATGAGAATCAGATTAAAGGTATATTAAAATTACATTATGGTCCTATAATAGATTCTTTAGTATTAGAAAAAGGTATATTAATAACAAGTGCATCTTTAATACAAATAATAACAGTTATTAAAGATTTAGATTTGGTAATCAAGTTCTTAAATGAAACTAAAAAATTTGATAAGATAACTAATAGTGAATTAAATAATTTGATTGCAAAACAAAATAAACCTAATATAAATGAAAAAACAGAAATAAATATAAATTTAGAAAAAAAAGATTCAGAAAATAAAAATAGTAATTTTAATAAATTTCCTGAATTGAAAACATCAACAGACGCCTTTTGTTATAACATTAAAGTTTATGATAGTTTTCTTAAGTTTAGCATTAGCATTAAATTATATTGTAATATCATAATTATACGTAATTTATATGCTTATAATATTGACAAATATAATGAAATTCTTAAAATGTTAGAAAAAAAAGCTATAGATGATGATCATTTAATAAATAAATATAATTTGGAAATTGACAGTATTATAAAAAATAATAAAGTTAAATTTCCTGAAGGTCGAACATCTGCTGATTCCAATACTATGAATATGGCTGAAATTGCAAATATATATAAACCAAACAAAATAATATTGCTACAACATTATAAATCAATGATATACCATTGTATTAAAAATTTAGAAAATTTAGAAAATTTATTATTAATTTTAAAATTGCAATATGAATGTAAATTAGCAACAGAGACCGAGTTAATTTTTAATAATTTACATATTTTAGACTATTTCGATACATTAATAAAACACCCAGGAAACACAATTGAATCTAAAATATTTCCTCATAACGTTGATACTTTTTGTAATATTTTTGGTTTTTATAATCATGTTGAATTATGTGACACAGTAACATTTTTAGGACCAAATTATATTTTGTTTGCGCCTTATCTTTATGATTTTTTTGATTATACAAAAATAGGTCTAGTTTATGAAAAATTTTTTAATAATGATGGAACTAAAAAATAATAATTAACGTTTTTTTATATTAATTCAAAAAAAATGTTAATTATGATTTCTTTGATTATACAAAAATAGGTCTAGTTTATGAAAAATTTTTTAATAAGAACTAAAAAATAAAAAATAATAATTAACATTTTTTATGTTAATTCAAAAAAAAAAAATGTTAATTATGATTTTTTTGATTATACAAAAATAGGTCTAGTTTATGAAAAATTTTTTAATAAGAACTAAAAAATAATAATTAACATTTTTTTATATTAATTCAAAAAAA